CCGTATTACCCGTAGCACCTGTTGCTCCAGTTTCTCCAGTTGCTCCCGTATTACCTGTAGCACCTGTTGCTCCAGTTTCTCCAGTTGCTCCCGTATTACCTGTAGCACCTGTATTACCCGTGGCTCCAGTTTCTCCAGTTGCACCCGTGGCTCCAGTTTCTCCAGTTGCACCCGTGGCTCCAGTTTCTCCAGTTGCACCCGTGGCTCCTGTATTACCTGTAGCACCTGTTGCTCCAGTTTCTCCAGTTGCACCCGTGGCTCCTGTATTACCAGTTGCACCAGTAGCACCAGTTGCACCAGTTGCACCAGTAGCACCAGTTTCACCTTTCAATTCCAAATTTGTTATGATATAAGATGGTGTAGGTCCTTGAAAAGAAGCAATTATAGAATGTCCGGCCGAACTTTGTTGTGCTTCAATTAATACTAAAAATCTATAATTTATAAAATCTGGTAAGTAAATAGCAGTATTAATATATAACGGTACTGATAAAAGTGTTAAATTAGTTGGAAGTAAGTTATAAGGCACAAGAATAGGTGCAGATGTATTGATAAGTTGGGGATTAAATGGTACAGTTATATCAACATAGTATAATTTCCAACGAATATAAACCGAATTTGCTGCTGACGCTCTACAATATATATTTAATTCCCATAAACCTTCACTAATTGTTGGACTGTCTAAAATTCCTTCTAATGAGGCAAATTGTGAAGATGCATCCCCACCGGATGGTGTGTCAGGAACAGGAATCCATCCTAAACCTGTTAACGAAACATTTGTTACTTGCGAAACAAGTGGTTGATCCAAAAATAAACTCAATGGATAAAATTGTGGATTAATAGTAATCAGATTACTTGCTACTTCGGTATAAAGGGGATAAATAACAAGTCCTCCAACTACCCCTGGGTTTCCTTGAGAACCTTGTGCGCCTGTAGATCCAGTATATCCAGTTGTTCCATCAACGCCAGCAGGTCCTGCGGGTCCTCTTGGTCCCCTTGCTCCAGGCTGTCCCTGAGCACCTTGAGCACCTTGAGCGCCACTGCCGCCTCCACCTCCGCCGCCTCCACCTCCCCCGCCTCCACTTGGCTGATAACAAACGCAATCACATTCCCCAGGTGGGGGTTGATCACAATTATATTCACAATCATTTTGAGGGGGTAAATCATCGCATCCTGGTGGACAAACACAAATTGGTAATATTTTGCTAATAGGCACACCATTGATTTCCTGTACATTTAATGTAGTAGTATTAATATTTTGACTGTTTATATTTGATGCGTTTATGTTACTCATATTATATATATTTTACATAAAATATATATAAATTTAATTAATTATATATAAATGATATAATTAATTCATTGAAACATTCTAAATAATTTATGGTATAGGGAAAGGCCTCTCTTGTTTTTGAATAACTAAAGGTTGAGGCATAATAACGTCTACTTTTTTGATTATATTGGCTGTTTGTAAGCACTTAAATTCAGGTGTTAAAGGTGGTGCAGGGTTTACCAAATTTGTGGAGTTAATACCAAATAAAAATGACTCAATATCAGCAGGATTATAAGATAATACGTTAATAGGGTACTGAGCAGGATTTAAACCTAATCCAGGTAATCTAGTATCATAAGCATATCCATTGGCTCCATTTTTATATAATTGCCATGCTTCTGATCCAGTATTTTGTCTTTGATCTAAACAATAATTTCCAGGCGTGTTTTTATTGCGTGTAGATGCCATTTATATATTATAATAAATTAAAATATTTGTTAGTTCTTATTATTTGTTAAAATAGTAATAGTGTGTCTTTTAAGCTCATCTAATAAATCACTAGAAATTTGTCCTGTGGTTATTTGTTGAACAATGATTTTGTGTGTTATAAAAAATATATCATAACTAAATAAAGTTAACATAATCATAAAATTTGAATTATCTTTAAAATTTTGTAACTTATCTGAATCTAAACTGCTAATATTAGCAAGTTGCCAAAATCCCCATTTCATTTGAATTTCCTCTAAAACGGATTTAAAATTTGAATTTTCTTGTAAAGTTTCTAAAACAGTATGCATACCTAAGTCCATTTTATTATCAAAAATATTTGTTGCATAAAATACGCTAGAAACTTCATCTTGATACAACTTATTACAAATAAGTAGAACATCTTGATGAGAATAATCACAATCTACTGTTGAATCATTAATTTTCTGAATTAATTCTCGTTCAATATCATAGTATTTTACTTGAAATGTGGTATTATACATAATATATGAATATTTATATATTTAAATAGTTTTAGTAGTCAATAGATATCCATGTAGGTAGTGCTAATTCTCTGATTGTAATATCAGTATCATTGAAGCATATAACATTAATATTGGGATCGGTCATTTGTTTAAAAAGCGCAATCCAATAATGAAATGTACTTTCACTCAATATAAAATTGCTGCACATTAGCCCTGCATATATCTGATCAATGTCAGATTCGTCAACATAAATAATGTTTCCTTTGATGGGAAAATTCAATTTTTGTTCTCTTCCCTCAATTTTATCCGAAATAACAATTAAATTATAATCAGTTTCATCTGGTTCTACAAACGTATTTAATGCGGCTTCATAAGATTTTTCAGTAATCTTAGTCATATGTATAAAATCTTGATCAATTCTCAACCCAATCATAATGTTTTTTTTGGTCTCATTAATATTATATTTTGTTTTAATATATTGCTTAATGTGATTATCCTGAAAATTAAAATACTTAAATATTTTGTCAAATACGTCATAAAATAATTTATAGTTTTGACACCAGCCATTAATTTTTAAATAAATGTCATCTGATTTAGGTACTATTTTATTATTTTCATAAAAATGTGTGACTTCGGTATAATTAAACGATTGTTGTAAATTTCTAAATGTAAATTTATTTAAAATAGTTTTATCATATCCAACTTTATTTCCTTCAATTCTTTTTGTTTTGTCTCTGTAGTAAAAATATTCAGAAGAGGAACCTAATTTTAATAATTTAGAATTATCGTCAAAAATAATGTTATATCCATATGTTTCAGCATAATAAATAGCAGTACATATTTGAAATAAACAATTACCTAATCCTCCAGTTCCAAAAACATGTATTTCTTTTTGCATTTGATATATTATTTTAAATGAAAAATGCTTAAAATAATAAACTTATTTGTTGTTATTAAATAACTAAAGTGTAAATATATAACTAAAGTGTAAATATATAACTAAAGTGTAAATATATAACTAAAGTGTAAATATATAACTAAAGTGTAAATATATAACTAAAGTGTAAATATATAAAGCAAGAAAATATTAGTTGTAACCATAACAATCTGTTGAATAATTAGCAAACTTTTACTTAGAGTCGTGATTGGCAATAATCCAGAATAACCCACTCCGGCTTCAACAGTTGTACTTAAGAAAACAAAATCTATTAATTCACCTGGAATAAATTTTTCAGGATTCGGTGATTTTGTAAAATGAGTAGGAATATTAAAATAAATTAAAAAAAACACAATAATACATAAAATATGAAAAACAGCCCCTTTAAAAATAAGTTTCATTATATACATTAGGGTGAAAATATATAATAATTATAGTTTGATTCATGTAAGTTTTTATGGTTGTGCTTGTCCAGCAGTGTGTGTGGTATAATAATCTCTATCTCTGGTTAATTCCCGAGATGGAACTCCTCCACGTATCCATCCTTCAGAAGCCATAGACTCAATCATCAAATTAGGGTTCTGTATATTTTGTTTAACTTCTGGAATTAATGGAGTAGTATGATGTGGTAAATAACTTTTTTCAGTCAAACGTGTAACAGTTCGTTTGTTAGTTATAGATTCTCCTTGTTGTATTTGTGATTCTAAAATAGGATCAACAGATCCTCTTCCTAAAAATGGTACTGTAGCAAATGGTCTTTGATATAAATCAATTCTGCATCTAGGATGAGTTTGAATGGTACCAATTAATAATTTTGAACTGTCATCAACATTGCATCCACCTGCTCCTAAACCAAATCCTCCTGTATAATTTATGCAGGGTTGTGCAGTTGCTAAAGCCTTTGTATCTTTCATTGAACAATCTTTTGAAAAATAATTCTGCAATGAATAACTGCATGAAGCAGAGTTTTGAATAGAATTTTGATCAATGCAGCAACTGTCGTTGCCAATTCTTCCCATATTATTAAATGTAAAATCGGAGACGTAAGCCATTTTATATATTACTATAATAATATTTTTCTAAAATAATCAATTTGTTTATGAAATATGGATTATTTTAGAATAAAAAGATTAATATTACAAATGATTTAGTACAACAAATATCTGTAATTATCCTTGACACGCATAAATGCACCTTCGGCTCCATCTTGTTTGCCAGAATACATATTTCCATATAAATATTCTCCATATGCTCCTTGGTCGTTTGTAACACGTGTGTTAGCAGTAGAATAAAACTGCATCATAGAATTGTCTAAATAGTAATTTTCCAACAAATCTCCATAGATTTGTTTGTTAGTATTTTTAATAGTTGGATTTAACATTTGTGTTTGTTTCTTAACCATTTTATTGATATCATCAACAACATCAGGATTAAATGATGGTGCTGCTGCTTTTCTATCTGGATCATCCATAATATCTGTTAGTAGTACATTTCCGAAAGGATTTTTTTTAGTAGTAGGATAAAAATCACTTCGTAAAACAGTATCTAATGTAACCGGATTTGTAGTTGTTTGAACCATAGTTTGTTTAGAATTATTTTTAAAGCCTTCTTGTTTTAATAATGAACTAACAATTTTTTGTTTTCTCATTTTATAAATAGAATAAATAATTGCTAGAGTAATAATTCCTATAATTATAAGGTTCCAACTTCTTGTAAATAAAAATCCTAAAATAGATAATAGAATAACGATCCTGGATATTGCGTTTAATTTGCCTTCAAATGACATTTGTTGAGTAGGCCATAATTGTAAAATATTATCTTGTTTAAAAATTATTGTGGGATCATTTGACCAAAATGGAGTTGTCATTATATATATATAAATTTAAAAAAATACATAATGTAATTTTATTTTTTGCCCTTTTTATTTTTTTGTGGTGGTTTAGCACCTCTAGGAGTTTTTTCAACTTTTTCACCAGTACTAAAAATCTTAAGTAGTTCCTCTTCCGATAAAGAAGGTGTTGTTTGGGAAGAATTAGCATTAGAAGATGCTATATTAGCAGCCATTTTTGCATTAGCATTTGCTTGTGCCTTTGCTCTAATTCGCTCTTTTAATTTAGCATTTTTCATATTTCTATTAAGTTGTGCTTCCATGGCTCCCATATTAAGTTTAGCCCCTTTTCCTAAACCAGGAATTCCCATTTGAGAAAACATTTTTTGCATATCACCCATCCCAGGCATATTTTTCATTTTATTTAAAAGTTCCATCCCTTCTTCCATCAATTCACTTTCCTTTATTTCTCCTGCTTTAATTTTCTGATCTATTTTGCTACCAATATTTTTAACCATATTCATCATTTTTCCAGGATTTTTGAATAAATTTTGAAAAACATCTTGGGCATTGGTAGTATTTTCCATATCTAAGTTCAAATCTTTGGCAGTTTCTTCGGCTAATTCCATTGCCAATTTACCTAATTTACCGCCCATCATACCTTGAATATGTTCATGAAGTTGTTCAGCATTTGGTATATTTTCCATATTGATACCATTTGCTTCTGTCTCTTCAGCAAACATAGAACCACTTGAATCAAACAAATTTTGCATATTTTCTAAAGTTTCTTGCAATTTCTTTTTCAATTCTTCTTCATCAATTGCCTCAAACAACTTAGCAGTATCACCTAATTCAGAACTATTATGTACAGATCCAATTACAGAAAATAGAATTAATTGTAAATATTTCCAAATAGTTTCTTTAGTATTATCACTAATATCTTGATGCCATAGTAATTTAAAAACTATTCCTGGTAAAAATTCTGTATTTGAGTCTGAATCTTGAGAAAAGATTTCAACATTTTTGTATAAAATATCAAAAAATCTTTCGGGAAAATGTTTTACACAATGCTTAAATACATAAGCAGTCTCACGTTCTCTTATTACATCTTCGGATTCTTGAATATTATGATTATCTTTATTCCACCATTTTGAAATAACTCCACTATATTCAGGAAATGTTATTAAAATGTCTGACGTAAAATCGTTTATAATCTTATAAAATTCTTCAGGAATCTTTAAATCTTCAACTGTTTGAGGTTGAGTATTATTGGACATTATAATATAAATTTACTAAAAGAAATATATTTAAATTAAACTAAAATTAAAATATATTAATTAATTACTTTTAGATTATATTTTCATAAATTATGTTGGTACCATTAATGCCAATTTAGACAAATTTTGAATATATTTCATGGTTTTTGCACGATTTTCAGTTGACATTTGCTTAACAGGTTCTCTTAAACGGTTTATCGACTCCATAATTTTTTCAGAATTTTTATTACTAGATAAATCATTTGAATAATCCTTTTCAATAAAAAAATTTATATCTCCGGCATCTATTTGAGTTTTATAAGGGTTATAAACAAATAACAACCAAACACTAACTAACAATTTTGGATTAGCCTTTCTTATTGCAGTCAAGGCATTTTTAGCAGTTAAAATATCAACATCATCAGGAAAAACACTTTGAATATCATCAACAAATTCTGTAAAATGATTATTGAACACTGAAAGCAAATTAGTTGCCATTCTTTATGTAACTTATATATTTTTCTTTAAATTATATTTAACGCAATTATTAAATATAATTAAAAAGATACATTAAAATCTAATAATTTATCTACATATTTTTCCAGATCTGAATATCCCCCAATAAAACTATTACCATCAAATATCATTGGAAATGTTCTCCATTCTTTGTTAGTTAATTTCAATATAGACACTAAAAACTCCTCTTTATTTTCTAAAAGAAATTCATCACAATCAACTATTTTAAACAACAATTGTTTTTCTTTTAATAAGTTCTTTGCTTTTGTACAATTCGGACAGCCACTTTTACTGTAAATAGTTATTTTTCCTTCTTCTGGTTCTGGAATTTCCATATATTATAATTTATTTTATTTTTAATTAATTATTTTGAAATATTATTTATAATTAATGCTTGATAATTCTTGATCTCTTTTTCTTTGTAATGCTTCCAAACTCATCTCACCATCTTTTATCTTATCAGATTTATAATCAGCATCATCTTGTGGTAAATGCATCGTCAAGTTCATTGAATCTTGCAAAGAAACATAATTATGCATTTGCCTCATTCCTCCGTTACCTTTTACACTTAGTTCGTTATCTGATTGATCCAAAAAACTATAATTATCTGATACTATACCTCCACTAAATCCACTAAAGGCACCAAAACCATCTTGATATGTTACTGGTTCCATATTATTTTGAGTTGCCTGTTGTATTTGCTTTTCTACATTTGGTTTTAAATGTTGATATATTTCATCACCATATATTACTTTGTAGTTTTGATTTAATAATAGTAAAGCAGGTACTCTTGTTACATTCTCAGGCATTATAATTTTTTGATTATTTTGTAATATAATAAATATTTTACCACTTGGGTCTTTTACTCTTTTATCTATACAAATAAAATGTATATCTTTAGCATTTTGTGTTTTACTAATTGTTTGCAATAATTTTTTAGATGGTTCACAGAAATTACTATAGTATAAAATACTGCTCATTAAATTATCAAAAGTTTTTTCCTATATTTTTTTAACTCATTTTTAAAAAAAATTGAATTATTATTTTATATAATATTAAATATATATTATTATATAGAGATATGAGTTCTAAAATTGCCAATTTTAAAGAAGAAGATGGTGTTTTAACTTTCACCATTGGTAGTACCGATGTATCTTTTGTAAATGCTATTAGACGTACTATACTATCCGATATTCCCGTTGTTGTATTTAAAACAGCACCAGATAATGAAAATAGAGCGAATATCCTTGTCAATACTTCTAGATTACATAATGAAATTATTAAACAAAGACTTGGATGTATTCCTATTCATATTTCTGAACCTGGATTAATAGAAAATCTACAGAATTATCAACTTGAGTTAGATGTTGAGAACAAAACTGATACAATGATGATTGTTACTACTAAAGATTTCAAAATTAAAAATCTTTCAACAGATCAATTCTTAGCAGAAGATGTTGTTAGGAGAATATTTCCTCCATTTATTCCTCCAACTGGTAAAGGCGAGTATTTTATTGATTTCGTTCGTTTAAGACCAAAGGTTTCTGAGGATTTACCTGGAGAAAAAATAAAATTAACATGTGCATTCTCTGTTTCAACGGCAAGGGATAATAGCATGTATAATATAACAGGTACGTGTTCTTATGGATGTACTCCTGATCAAAGTAAAATTGCTGAACAATTAGAGATTCGCAAGCAAAAATGGAAAGACGAAGGGAAAAGCGCTGATGAAATCAAATTTGAAGGACAAAATTGGGTTTTATTGGAGGGATTACGATATGTCGTACCTAAGAGTTTTGATTTCATTATTCAAAGTGTTGGTATTTATGAAAACACTGAAATTATTATAAAAGCCTGTCTTATCCTCAATGACAAATTTACTAAATTGTCTCAAGAATTGGATCAGGATGAAGTGCCAATTGAACCATCTGTAAATACATTAGAGAATTCTTATGATGTCACCCTAATTAATGAGGATTATACCGTTGGCAATATCCTCAATTATCAAATATACACCATATTTTACTCCGATTTAAAAATTGTAGATTATGTTGGATTCAAAAAGATGCATCCTCACGATTCTGATAGCATATTAAGAATAGCATTAACGGAAAAAGGGGATGGAAAAAATGGCATAAAAAAAATATTAAAACTTTCTATAGAAGAATCCATAAAAAAAATTAATTCAATCAAGGGGCTCTTTGATGGAAGCAGAAAATAATGTATTAATTCAAAAATATTGTCTAATATATTACATATAATTAATTTATTTTTTATACTATATTTAACGTATTATAAAAAATAATTATATAAAATTGCCTATACATTTTCATTGTCATTTTTTATACAATCAATTGATCTTTTTCTCATGTTATAATTCAAACAATACATTAATAATGATGGATGCAATTGATTCACATACTTTATAACTACTGTGTTAGTAACAAACAAATTTTGCGGTTTAAGATTATTTATAAATATTTGATGAATATTATACATATGGGTACGGAATTGGTGTGAATATTCTTTTAGTGGTTTTTCTTTATGCACATAGCAACCAATATAATTCTTAAACAATGTATCGGTAAACATGTGAACATGATCTCTATATTTTGAAAAATCTGGTTTTGATTCAGGATAATAATTTAAAAATTCGGCCACTCTACCACTATGTCTTAAACACAAGTATTGATACTGTAACTTAGGTTGATTTCCTCTCAAACTTTTTACTTCTTCGTATATTGGATTTCTAATTTTTGTTCTTTCTCCAGTTTCAAGATTTTTTATAATTATACCAACGGTATCATAAGGAGTATTTGCCGAACCAAATTTATCAATTAATTCAGAATACTTAGAAAATTCATATTTGAAAGGGAATTTAATTCCTGTATAATTCCACATTCCCAAATTTTTTACATCTTTCATATCTTGTTCAGTTACATAAATTTCATTATTTTTTTGTACAATCTCATAAACTGCAATTAAATACAATTGTGGTGAATGAAACGGTGTAACTATTCTATTCTCTGGATGTTGTAAAACGAAACTGTAACAATAGTTTGAATTTAATGTTGAAATCATGAAATTATTTCTTATACATGCTTCATTAAACATCTCGTTAAAAGTTTTTTTAGATGCTCCTTTATAAAAAGATACATTTGCTCCAACAGTATTACGTGTGGAGATTTGCCAACCCCCATTAGCACTATAATTGTTATCATAAAATACATTTACCATTGTTCCTTCAACAAATTCTTCAGCAATTATGTTATCATTTTTGGTTGGATATCTAGTCATAAATGTTTCGGCTGTAATTGATTTTGGTGGTGCAAAACTAACAATTTTGGATTGTGACAATACAACTGATCTTAGTAAACCAAATGTAGAAAAAAGATCATATGATAAAAAATCCTTATTATAACGTATAATTTGGTACTTTTCATTTGCTTTAGTAGAATAATTCTTTACATTATAGTATTTTTCATATTCATCCGAGATACTACCTTTTTCGATAAATTCTGTAAAACCAGGTATTTGAGATAAGTTATAATTATGTTTGGACATTATGGCTAATAATAATTAAATGTCTTTAAACTGATTAATATATATCTTATTTTTGAATTTTATATATTTTGGATTTAACTATTTAATAAAAATTTCTACAATAAATATAAGATGTCTCAACAAATATCAGAACAAGAAAATATAAAAGATCTAACTCTAGAAAATACTCTTCAACCTATTGAAAATATAATAGATGATGAAGTAAGTAATAATCAGTCAGAAGAACCTGTTATTGAAGAAAAAGTAGAGGTTTTGGAAAATATAGAACCTGTTCAGCAAGATATTATTTTAAAATTAGGCGATATAATATTAATTTCTAGTCCAAGTAATGAAATACTTAATAATAATGTGTTTTTAATTGAATACATTAATCCAACCAAGATTAAAATTGTGAACGCAGAAACATTAGAAAAAACTACTTTGCCTATAAGTAGTGATGGTATTATTGGTGATGGTACTATAGAGTCATTAAAAGTAATTAGCAGTAATCCTAAAAATGGATATGCACGACAAAATGAATTATTACCAGGTACATGGATAAATATTTATTTTGGAGGAGATATACCTACTGTAATTACAGGTAAAATTACAGATTTAGATGAAGATATGATTGAATTAAAAACAACAGATAATGATACTATTTACATAAACTTTAATTATGAAGGTATTCCTGAAAACTTACCAATTGAGACTTTTGAAATAAGACCTCCACCGGAATCATTAAAAGAAACAGAAGTACCTGCTGAAGAACTAGTTGATATTGGTGAAGAAGAAGAAGACAGAGAATTAGAAGAAGGAGAAATAGCAGAATCATTTCCCAAAATACCTGTTAAAGAAGTAAAGGAAAAAATACAACGTTTTTTAATAGATGCTAATGATATTGAATTTGGTGATGTAGTGTTAGTTGAAGAACTAGTTAATATTGATAAAGAAAAAATGCGTTTTAATATTGAGGCTCAAACAAACGACTTATTAGAAGAAATGATTTCAAATGTACCTAGTGCTAAACGAACTAACAATGTATTGAATAATATTCATATAATGATTACACGTTTTATACAATTACGTGATTTGGCTTCTACATTTGATAATTATAGTAATATTTCAGGAGTTATTAAAAAAACTGCAGATGATAGACCATTAGCCGAATATTTGGCTGACTTTAAAAATACATTATATTGGATTATGATTGTAGCAAGTAATGTGAAAAAAATATATCCAGAAGATGAACAAAAGACGCAATTTAAACGTTTTGGTGATTATGAAAATATAAAAGAATCAAATGACTTATTAGAAATAAAACAATTGTTTTCTAATTACCGTTCAAATACGACTGTAGAGGGACAAAATAAATATTCTAATTTGTACTACTCATTAGATCCATATATGACGCCATTTTATTCTATTCCTGTAGATGCTGCTGATGATGTTTTTAGTTCCCCAAATAATATTATAATAGATGGAGGGGTTAAAACAGATATTAACGCAATAGTTAACAACTTACAAGAACTATATTCAACTGTTGTAGCAAAAAGTGAACTAACAAGAAGACGATTTGTTTTACAAAGATACAATTTAGGTATGGATCGTTTAGAAGCAACGAATTTAAAGGGTAGTAAACTGATTGCACATAGAGTAAAACTAACTAACAATGACAATATTTCTGTTAATTCTATATTAACTTTACCTGAACCAGCAGTACGATTCTCACAAATAAACTTACCTGGTACTAATATGTTAGTTAGAGCCAATTTAAATTTGAATTTTTTAAATTATTGGCAATTATTAAAACAAAATACAAATTCTTCAACCATAATTATTGATGGATTAGATAATGAATTAGAATATGATGATTCAAATTTTGTAGATAATATTAAACAATATATGCTTGATTTATCTGAATATGAAAGACCAAAAGAACTAACAAATTTGGACATTTATAAAATATTTTTAAGAACTATCATTCCAAAAATACGTGTTTTATTTTTACTTGTAAAAAAATATATAAAAGGACGTTTATCTTTGGTAGATGTTGTTAATTTTTTAGAACCTTTTTTAATCTATCCAATTGATTTAACTTATATGCAATATAATGAAATAAATAGTTTTATTTTTGAAAAAATTAAAGAGTACAACATTAAATATAAGTATTTTAGTGGTGTTTTTGCCGATTTGAAAAATTTAAAACGAAAAGGTTATGTTGAAAATAGTTATGTATATTCTAACCCTTTATTTGATATGTTTGACAGTCAAATGGGTTCACACGTATATGACTTATATGGTGTAAAACCTGGTTCAATGTCTGGATCCGAGTTTTTGAAAAAAATGTTAGTTGAGGATTTTGGAAATTTGTTTAATACCGCTGTATCCTATACTAATATTTCATTAATGTATCCTAAAGAATTGAGTTCTGTTTTTGATATGGATAAAGATAAATTAAAACAAATGATGGAAAAAGATAAATCTAAAGATACATGTACTAGTTACATTATTGCTAAAAAATATTATGATACCAATAAACTAGTAGAAGATAATGGAAAGACAATTTATTTTGATAAAGAATATGATAATACACCTTATGAGATAATTCAAGAAAAGTATAAAAATCAACGAGACAATCTATCTCCTGAAGACTTTATATTATTTTTATCTGAAGAATTCAAAAATAATCAAAAAATGGATGAAAATAAGGCAGAATATATGGCTGAAACTCTAGTTAATCAAGCAAAAAAAGTTAGAGATGGAAATTATGCTATTTTAGTAAACGAATATGAAAATATCCCGGAGGAGTTAGTTTATTATGTAAGAAAAGATGATCAATGGGAAATTGCAAAAGAAGTAGATCCCAATTGGTTCATTAAAGAAGATGATGTATTATGTAACATTAATTACAATTGTATGTACAATACTGCTTCTAAAGATGATGAAAAATGTGAATCAACTGCGGTTATGAAAGATACAATAATGTCTAATGCACTAAAAGAAGTAATAGATCAATTTGACAAAAATTATAACATCTCAAAAGAGCAATTAGAAGAATTATTAAAAAAGAATATGATAAGATATGGAAATATATTTGATAAATTGAAAGAGATCCGAGAGAAACAATTTTATAAATATAATAATGAAAAATACAATATTGGATTATCAATACTTGAAGAAGTTGAAAAGAAAGTTGTTTCTCCATATGCAAAATTAAGGGATCTCATAATAGGTCAAACTGATTTTGTTAAAAAACAATCAGATATAATACGGTTTGTCAATTTATATTGTAGATATGGTGATCCTACTGTACCTAATATACATGATGGAGAAATGGAATCTGAATGGTGGTTATATTGTAAAGAAACTAACACAAAACTATTACCGATGTTTAGAGAAACACTTGCTACTGCTTTTTTGAATGGTCCTGAAGCATATGAAAGTACTTTAAATGAATTAATTCAATATATTGGTAAACAAAGTGATGATGGTAGTGCTTGGGTAGATGAGCATAGTGGTGAGATAATCTGTTATGTAGATTTTGATGTTTCAGAAGGATATAAAGATGGATTTGTTTCAAAAAGTAGAGATATTATTGAAAAAGACGCAGGTGAAGTATTACTTGAACAACAGCAAGATTTAAAATTAAAACAAAATAAAAAATTAACATTAGAAGGTCAAATCGTTTCAAATATGATTACATCATTATCTTCAAATATGGGTATAAATATGGAATCTCAACGTGATTTTATAATAAAAATAGTTACAGAATTGATGACAAACTCAAAGGTTTTGGAAAAAGAATCAACATATAAAGAAAGAGAAAAAGAGGCTGCTAAAAAGGGTAAAAAAATGCCAGAATATTCAAAAGTATACAGTCAGACTCTTCTCTTTTTAACCTTGGGTACATATTTAATTGGATTACAAACTAGTATTCCTTCAATTAAAACACGTAAGACGGTTCCAGGATGTGTGCGTTCATTTAGTGGGTTTCCTTTAGAAGGCGAAGGTGATACAACTGGTTTGGATTATTTAGCATGCGTATCATTAAAACATAGAGATCCAACAACGATGCCATGGAATCAATTGCCCAAAGATGTGGAAAAGATTTCAGGTACTACAAAATTATTTATAATTAAATATTTACTTCCATATCCAGAAATAGATCAGAGAATTAAGTCTAAAGTTGAATACCTACTAACAAATCCAGAGCAAGATATACCAGAGGAGCACAGTTTAAGTAATTGGGTTAACTTTTTACCTCCATTAAAACGATTTCATATTAAACATTTAGAAAATGTAAGTGATGCATTTACAGATCAATTAAAAGATGAATTAATTTCTGGAAATCCACGCCAATTAGAAAAGTTGTTAGTTGTTGAATCAAAAATAATATCATTTTCATTGGCTATTCAAGAAAAGATTCAAAATTTAGTAGAGGCAAAGGATTTACTTTTAAAAGGTGCAGGAAATCCATTTATGGAGAATGCTTGTTGTAATGAAAATGGTACTGAAAATATAACAACGTTACAATATTTTATAAATGATGATCCGAATATTTCAAATTATAATACAATTGTAAAACAATTATCTGCTTTGATGAATGATATTGAAATTTTAACAAATAGTGCAATGATGCTTTCAGAAGTGAATACTAAGAGAATTTTTTCTCCAATTTCCATGGATTTCAGTGAAGAAACAATATATTTAGCATTTATAACTTTATGTAGATTTCAATCTTCATTAGCATTATCGGAAGAGTTGGCTAGTGTTTGTATTGATAAACCAGATTATTTAAGTATTTCAGACTCTATTCAAGAAAAAATCGCGAAATTAAAAAGAGATGGTAGAAATTATACAAAAGAGTCATTTTTAAGACTGTTCCAAATTGTTTGTAGAAACAATATAATTAAGATGTCTATATCGTTCAATAAACCTTCATGCATTGACAATTTAACAACATTTTTTGATGAAATAGATGTAGACGGAGATAATAAAAATATACCCAAGGCGTTAACACAAAAAATGGAAAAAATACTAGAATCATATGATGTTACATTGGAACAAGATATTCCTGAAATGAGACAATTGAAAAATTATTTACAAAGTTCAATTCAATCAATGAGGAAAGAGATATTAGATTTTATACGACTAAAATCAAAAATAAGTGGAATAGAACTAACAAGAGTAACCCGTTTTTTGAATAATTTGATGGTTTGGAAATATGATGAGTCAATAAGAAATTCAGATATAAAAATATCAGATGATAATTTGTACAATACTATAAATTTTGTAAAAAATTTCATATCGTTATTTAGTGTAGTATTTCCAACAATGATATATAATAAAAAAGTTCAATCTATTTATCCCCACAAGTACTGGGGTCTCTCAAGAGTCCATGATAATGATATAAAAGAGATGGTAAATTCTTTTTATAAGCCTCTTGATAAATTTTATGGTAACATAGCAATAAATAATGTGTTATTGGAAATTCAAAATAAAACACGTGGTATATATTTATTGTCAAATCTAACTCCGGCTATAAGTAGTATTAAAGTAGGTGAAAAAGAGATATATTCAGTATTTGAAAAAAATTTAGTATTGTTACTTTTTGAATATTATTTTTTAAGTGTGTTAACAGAATATGTTGTCTTATCTAAAGATCCGTCAATGATAACAAAAATGTTAAAAAATCCTGACAATAGTGATGATTTATTTAGCGAAGATTTTTTGATAGAGCAACAGTTGCGTTTTGCTGATACTGAAGAAGAATTTATAGAAGGAGATGTGAGTAAATTAAAAGAAGATATTGCAAAATTGTTAGTTTCTTATTTAAGTATAATGATGAATTCAAAGCAAACAATTGATGTATCATTTGATGATGTAGAAGATAGAGTATTTAAATTAAAAGAAGCGGAAAAATACACATTTACGGATAGATTAAAGGCAATGAAAGAGGAGGAGAGACAAGTTGATACAGTACTAAAACATTACAAATTAGGGCCACTATATAGTATTGGTTTATCAAAGGGTATAAAAGAATATGATCCTGATAATTTTGATCATGATAAAAAAGTAGCAGAAAAAGTAGCAGAAATTCAGCGAAATTTAAGAAATAAAGGTGTAGGTGATAGAGATATGGATATGGAAGTGGAAGATATGTTAGAAAATATAGATTTAGAAAATGATATTGAAAGAGATATAGCAATGACAACAAATCAGACAGATGATTATGATGATGGTGATCCATGGGGTGAAGAAATGGATAATATGAATGAATACGATTAGTATTCTAATATTTATTACATTAATATAAATATTAGATTTGTTTAGGTATGATGACTTCTCGTGCTATATTTTTAATAATTTTTTCGTAATTTTTAATGGATTCTTCTTTAGTTGATCCTGACATAGAATTACTAACAATTTTTTGGTACCGATCATTTTGTTTAGATTCAGGTAAGCAATATTCTGGATTTAATTTTTGCCATTCACAAATTTGTTTAATATTTTTGTGTGCTACACTTTTAATTGCGTTAGTTAATATGAATTTATCATCACCATCTTTTTCCCATTTATTGGCTTCTTTAATATATAAAGTTTCTCGTTTGATGTCACTGCAGTGTATTGGTCGTTTATTATAATCAATTCCATTTAAGTTTTTAAGTAGTACTTTGCTGATTCCTTCTGCGTATCCTAGTCGTCCTGTTTCTTCAAGATCTGCGATGCTGACTTGTAATTGATTAAGAAAATCTGATAAATTGATGGCATCTTTGCATGTTTCATTAAGAAAGACTTGTAAATTGAATGTTTTAGTGTACGTATTATTATTATAGTTTCCGCTATTTTTGGCTAATTCAATCATTGCGTGATTTTGTTGAATGAGTGTTTGTTGCATTTCTTTATTTTGTTCTATTAATTTGATAATAAGTTCAGGAGTGATTCCTCCAATCATCTTGTCAATATTGTCGTCATAATTGTCGGTATAATTGTTGTCTTCTTTATGATTCTCAGTGCTGCATTTTTTCTTATGATACCATAATGAATTTCGTGCGCTATATTTTTTGAAACATTGATCACAAATGAATTCGCGTTTTTTGGCGTAAAATTGTTCAAAATCGTTCAATCCCGCACTGATCTTATGTTTATTAGTAGAAATATGTCGTGACCAATCACTTTTTTTAGAGCATTTAAAGTCACATGAATTACATATGAATCCATCGGCGTTTTTTGGCGTAAAATTCATTCTAAATGTTCTATATTAATAGAACAAAAAAAGCGCCATTTTTGTCGCCCAAAAATTATGCAGTGGTTTTTATGGTAAGGAGAAAAAAAAGTCAAAAATATTTTAAGATCATTAAGGTTAGAAACTCAAAAAAAAACATGTTTTTTCGAAACTTTTTTCAGGTTTTCGAAAATGGACATTTTAAAAATGTCCAAAATTGATTTTTCGAAAAAACTTTTGGATAAATTTTGTTACTGACACTAAACTTCAAAATTTCATAGATAATATTTTACAGCATAAATGATAATAAATAAAATGACTTATTTTGACAGCATAATTTTAATAAATGTACAAATAGAACAGTAAAAAAAGTAACAGTAATATATATGTTAAGAACATTTATAAGAAATAATATAACTTTAGTATCTATAATTTTATTTATAATAATATTTGGTTTTGTGCAATTAATGAAACCAAATTTTTTATACAATGGTGATGGAAGTATAAGAGAATTTGGTGTAGGATATAAGAATAAAACTATATTACCAGTATGGTTATTTTCTATACTTTTAGGAATATTATGTTATGTTTTTGTGTTATATTATATAGCACATCCTAGAATATATATTTAAATAATAACTTAAAGGTCTTTAAGTTCGTTTTTAAATATATATTATTTAACCTGTATTATTCGTACTTTACGGCTCAGGATTTTTTTCATTCTCACGCATGTAATCTTCATAATTTTTCTTGATTGTATCTACATCTTGAACACATTTCCTTGATGCTAAATAAAAAAATACCAATGACGATACAAAAATTCCTGTATAAACATACCAAAATGCTTCACCAACATTATCTTTAGTAACTACTAAATCCAATAAACTTTGTTTCTTTTCATTCATTTCTACTGGAGATAATGCTAAAAAATCTGGCTTCATTAGCGGAACAAGATTTTCCCATACTTGATTAAAATTCTCCGGCGACAATTGATTTATTAATATAGAATTATTACCACATATTTTTATTATTGCTTCTGCTGATTTTTCTAATTTTAATCTTTCTTTTTGATCTGTTATATTCTGCAATTGTTCATTTATATCAGTATTTTTTAGGATATCTGAAAATAATGTATGAGCACTTCCAGCAATTGAAGCATAACCTACCACATCCGAAAAAGCAGATTTAAAACCTGGAAAAACTAACAAAACTACCAGTACTAAACCAAATATTAATGTCCAAGGAATAAATGTATACAAAAATGCAGCACCTATATTCAACCTCAATGATGAACCACATTTATTAGCAAGGAATATTGTATTCAAAAATAGTTGAACTATTAATATAATTACAAAAAATATTCCTAAACGAACATTTGTTTTTTTATAAAATTCTTGAGTTAAACCAATATCATCCAATATTTCCAGAGTTAATTTAGGTTTACCTATTGATGGTACAACATAGTATATTATAATTATCACAATTAATGATAGTAAAGACCACAAGGATATATCCATATAGATAATTGGTATAATTTTTTTTTGTTTTTTAAAGGTAAATATTAATTATGAGTTCTGATACTAATTACAATAGACCTATGTTAACTGAACCTGGTGTAAAATATTTTATTAATCAAACACTTAAACAGTGCCATTCTTTCAAAGAAAAACATCAAAATTTTATTTTTAATATAGGATTGTTAGTTGGATTCTTTGTCATTTTAGGAATTATTTTACTATATAAATGGAAAGGTAAACTAACACCAGAAGAAATTGAAATTAAAGAAGTACAAAAAAAACACTATATTTTATCTAAAATTAAAAATTATCAAGATGCTAAACTTAAAGCACAACAACAACTTATTACTGGATTACCACAGTGGGAAAATGAATTTGACATTATCAATGATAATCCTATTTCACAAGTTAAGCAAATACTTGAAAGAAGGTAACTTTTAAGTTTACCTAATAGAATAATATATATATATAAATTATAATGACAGAACCATCTACTAAACCACTTAACATAGATGAAGCTATAAATGAATATTATAAATTAAAACAAAAATATGAGGATGATTATCGTGAAAAATATATTCTTCCTATTATTAGAAATAAAAAAACTAACAAAAAAGAAAAACGTGTCGCGTTTTCTAGATTGCCTAAACCTGAATGTATTAATTGTAAAAGAAACGTTGGTACTATTTTTTCTACAAAAGTACCCACTGAAGATTTAGTTAAAGATTTTACAGTTAAATGTGGTGATATTCAAGATCCATGTCCTCTTGATATTCATTTTAAATATGCACTTAGAGATACTTTTGAAACACTTGTTAACGAACTTGTAAAAAATGTTGATAAAAGTAAATTAGATATTATTAAGGAAAAAAATAATGTACTTTTTTTTGAAAATCCAAATGATCCTAAAATTGTAACAAATTTTGATAAGTTATCATCTAATTTAAAAAATGATACAACTCTTGCTGGATCATATATTGAACAACAAATTTTACAAACAGATAATCCAGCAAGAAATGAAATGATCAAAAAACTAGTTGATGAATTTAACAAATTTTACATTATACCATTCAAAGATATGATTAAACGTTTTTTAGATAGCAGAGATGAATTAATACTTAATGAAGCAATGCGTTTTTATGTTGAAGAAATGCAACCCAAATTAAAAGAAATACAAGACGTAAAATATCAAGTTAATTTTGTTGAATTTAATGAAGATACTGGAATATACCAACTTATTCAATATAAAAATAGTCTACAAACATTAGAGTACTTTTTTGGAGGAGATGATAAAATTATTAGTTTTGTTAAAGGTGTAAAAAAATCAAAAACTAAAAGTAAGACTATGAAAACTGTTGAAAAAGAAAAAGGTTCTAAAAATAAAACTAGAAAATTGACTTCTCCTGAATTTGAAATTTTGGAAGAAGAAGGAGAAGAAATTATTGAACAAGAACCAGAAATATCTCCCAAAATTGCACTCTCACCAAAAAGTACATCTGGAAATATTAGTCCAGATTCAGCAACCATTCTTGAAAATGGAGATGTTATGTGGACAAATCCAGAATATACTGAATTCTGGAAGAGAATTCCAAATAAATTAAAAGGAATATTAATTAAAGATAAAGATTGGTTAGAAAAATACGTACATCAATGTATTAATGCCAGAAAAAATAAACAACCATGTAAGATGTTTTTACCAGAACAAACTATTTTTCCTCCAATAATATTAGAAAATGGAAAATATGATTTCGGTTCAGAAGTGGTAAATGAGGTTTTTAATAAACAAAATAAGCAATATAAAGAGGCTATAATGTCTACTGTTATAGAAAAATACGATTCTCAACCGACATTTGAAAAATCCGGAGAAAGGGTTAAAATTATACTAGGAAAACCAACTGGTGAAAAATCATATCATGTACTTAAAGAAACTCTAGAAAACCTTTTAGAAAAAGATCTAGACACAAATTATACTAGAGGATATTACTAAAATATATATGTATATGTATATATGATAAGTAAATATATATCTTTACCGGTATTTTTAGTAAGTTTCGCAATTGGATTATTATTTATATATATAATCGGACCAGAAACAAAAACTATTTATATGTTTCCAAATCCACAAACCTATATGAATATTCAATATAAAGATGACACAGATCAATGTTTTGAATTCAAACCCACTGAAACAAAATGTCCATTAAATCCTTTACAAATTAAAACTGTCCCAGTACAGTCATAACATTGAAATAAAATAAAATAGGAATATAATATAAATGAATTTAAGTAAATTTGTAAATAGTGATACTGGAAAATATATGATGTCTATTTTATTAGGGTTGGGACTATCAACATTATTTAGATCAGTTTGCAAAGGAAAGAGTTGTAAAGTTGTAAAGGCACCCCCTCTAGATGAAATAGATAATCAGATATACAAATTTGATGGAAAATGCTACAATATGGAACGAAGCGCTGTAAAATGTAATAAAAATAAACAAATATTTGAATTTGCGTAATTTTAAAAATAGTGGAATCTTTAGATATTATATGGCTGAAATAAATACAACAAGCATAAACGATTTACCTACTGATCCTACCGGAGGAGGTAGTGTAGGAGGGAATGTACATTTGAATATAAGTGAAACGCCTCCACCAGTTAATAACTCGGTAGGTATTCCTCAATCAAATTCTTTAACTCTTGATCAAAATACTATTAGTCAAATAGTAAATGGACTCCAACAAGCAAGTTTAGCAGGTGCAACTCAATTGCCAAGTAGAGACATTCCCATGTCTACTAATCAACTAACACAAGATATGACTGTTCAACCAAATTTTGTTCCTCCTCCTCAAAGACGCGACTATATATATGAAAATAATGATGATATGGAATATAATTATTATCGTAAAGAAAATGTAAATAATACGTTAGATTCATTTTACGATGAATTTCAAATTCCTTTATTACTAATAGTGTTATACTTTATGTTCCAATTACCTATTTTTAAACGTACTATTTTTAAATATGCCCCTTTTATGTGTCATAATGATGGTAATTATAATATTACAGGTTTAATTTTTACATGTGGATTATTTGGATTATTTTATTATATAATTTTTAAAACAATGAAGAGTTTTAATAAATTTTAATTTAACGTTTATTATAATAATATAATAATATCATAATATAATAAATGTTTGATGTTGGTGAAATATCTGTTACACAAATAGATTTATTAAAAACCTTGACTATTTTTTATCTATTAGTAATTGGAAAACAGGTTAGTTCAAGTTTATTTCCATGTTTTGAAATTATTTATTTAAAAAAAAGTAAATATTTACAATTATTTATAGCATTTTTGTTATTTTATTTTTTAGTTGTAATTGTATCAAATACAAATACTCTTAGAGTTATTCCTCCAATACAAAAATTATTTTATGCAATATTTTATTTCATTTGTTTTATATTTTTAATGCGTTTAGATATTCGTATATCTTTATTAGTAATTTTTTTAATTTTTCTAGTGTATTTTTTGGAACTAAATAAAACATTTTATTTAGAAAAAGGTAAAGAAATTACGGAAAATGAAGAGATTAAAAGATACAACGACAATTATTTTTGGTTTACTCTTGATTGGCCAATTAAAATTAGATTATTACCAGTAAAAGAAGAACAATTTATGTACATCAATAAAATTTGTAATATTTTATTTTATGCAATAGTTGTGTTAGTTATTATCGGTTTTATTGTTTATGCTGGGCAATTAAAATCTACTTTAAATCTTAAACAAATATCATTATCTACTGTTATTACTGATACAAAAGTATGTTATTTAAAACACAATAAAAGTTTTTGGCACTATTTTAAATTAGGACTAGGAATTATATAATTAAAATAATTATAATATAAAATAAACTTAAACATAATATAAAAATTATATTAGATGAATAATTTCAATTTGCAGTCACAATTAAGAACAATGAAAACAAATATATTAAATATGACAATATTTAGTGTTATAAAAACAAATGATCCTATTTTAGATGGCTTAATAACAACATTTGTACTATATCTCGTAACATATTTATTTGAATTTATAAATATATATAACATTAAAAATTTTTTTTTCAATACAAGAAACTTACATTTTCAGAAGTTTTTTTATAATTTACAAAGCATTGAATACGAAGGAAAAATATGTTCATCAACTAATTTTTATGACAGTAGATTACACAATTCAACATCTTTTAGCGATAGATTCAAAGCACTATGGACATATATTATTTCTAATATAGATAATAATGATACAATAAAGAGTATAAAAGAATATTCTTTTTCAAATCCAAACGACTCAAAGAATAACAGTAGAGATTTAGGTATTTACATTGTAAATCAAGAAAACAGTTTTTTAATTTCAAAAGAATATGAAATTTATGCGTACACATTAATAAATACTGAAACATCTGAGGCTGATAAAAATGAAGAAACTAGAGAAAAAGGTAAAATGAGTCGTATTGATAAAATTGTTATACAATTGTTTTCTTATAAAAGTAATGTAGAAGTAATTAAAAATTTTGTTGAAAACATAACAGAAAAATATATTTCAGATATTGAAGATAGACGTGACAATAAAAGATATCTTTATAATTTGGTAAAAAATAAATATGAGGAAAGCATGACAGAGATGTGGAGTGAAGTTGAATTTTCAAGTACAAGAAGTTTTAAAAATTTATTTTTTAAAAGTAAATCTAATCTAATAAGCAAATTAGATTTTTTTTTACAAAATAAAGAATGGTATTTTAATAAAGGTATTCCATATTCTTTAGGAATAGGTCTCCATGGACCGCCTGGTACAGGTAAAACTTCTTTAATTAAGGCTATAGCCAATTACACTGGTCGTCATATTGTAACGATATCTTTAAAAATTGTAAAAAGTAAACAACAATTGGAAAGAATATTTTTTGAAGATCGTTACAATTCTGACAACAAAAAAGGAAGTATAGGTTTTAACAAAAAAATCATGGTATTTGAAGATATTGATTGTATGGGAGATATTGTGAAAGCAAGAGATAAACAAAATAAATCAAAGACTGGATTAGGTACTCAATTAAATTTTGATGAATTGACACCATCATCTAAAGTAAATGTGGGAGATTTATTAGAGACAATTGCTGCAAGTGATAAAACATCAACTAAAACTGCTGAATTTCCAAAATTTCCTATAGACGAAGAACCAATTACGTTGGATGATATTTTAAATTTATGGGATGGTATTCGTGAAACACCTGGAAGAATCATGATAATATCATCTAATTATTATAGTGAGTTAGATCATGCTTTAATTAGACCTGGAAGAATTGATTTATCAATAGAATTATCATTTTTAGATCATGAAACCATATCTGAGATATATCAACATCTATTTGATGAACCTATTGATAAAGATAAATTAAAAATAGTTCAAGAAAATTTTTATTCTCCAGCAGAAATTATTAATATATATACTAATGAAGAAAGATGTAGTAAACGATTTATGGAAAGATTATGTAAAAATAGTCATGTATAAGTATTAAAAGAAAATACCTAATCTCTTTTTAGTTTTTTTTCGTCTTTTCCTAGTTTTTTTAGTCTTATTTTTCTTGTCCTTTTCTTCTTTTTTATTATCAAAATGTCTATATCGTAAAAACCATTCCTCATATTCTTGACTCTTTTTATTATCCTTTAATTCCAAATACTTTTGCGCCTTTTCGGCTCGCATTTCTTCAACTGTTTCTTGATGTCCTAAACAATTTATACTAAATCGTCTTAATAAGCCTTTTTGAGCCAATCTATTTCTTTCTTGTACTTCAAATAAATAATTTGACATACAAAGTATTCGGTCTTTATCATAATATGGACGATTAGTGTATAAAAAAGCCAACCAAAAACTTAACATAGTATCAATTGTAGCAATTTTAATATCATAACCGTTTTCTTTAATAATATTGTAACTATGACAAGCAATTGGACGATAAATAAATGCAACAGTATCTGAATTAACTTTTATTTCATAATGAGGAGCAATAATTTCGCCTACACCTGGTCTTTCAATTATTTTCACATTTTTTATATTTATGTCTGCTAATCTCTCTTTTACGATTTGGGCTGTTAATAATGGTTCCTCTGATAGAACATCAAAATCAGGTATTTTCTCTAATTTATGCTTAAGATGTTTAGGCATATATTTAGAATACATGGATAAAGCGTATCCTCCAAAAAATACCACACCTTGATCAATTAATGTTTGTTCTACATTATCATATATTTCATCTGATTTTTCATTGTCAGCCATAGCACGTTGAAAACTAACTTTTGCACATTCTTTTCCAACTAGAGGATAGTTTTTATTTAATAGAGTTAAACGTTTTAAAACCTTTTCCCATCTACTAACATCCCCGGCTGGACGTGATAATTCTAAATACATTCCCATACGCAGTAAATTAGGAGGTGCATATAGTATTCCTCCCACTCTAATTGCCTCTTTTTTTATAGAATTAAATAATTCTTTTGGTACATATGTAATATCAGCAACAGGTATGAAATTAACAAATACTTTATATGTACCATGATGCTGACCTGACTTGGCCTCTACTTCTAAAAATCCATCACTAACATATATATCTACTAATTTTTTTGCATCAGAAAGAGCATTTGGAGAATAAAAATCATAATCAGGTATTTCAACATCTTTATTGTAAAATTGATCTTGTTTGGGTAATATATTATTTATGGCTGTTCCACCATAACAAATGCAATTATTCTTTTTAAGAAAATTTTCTACAATACTAATGATGTGTTTAATCTCTGGTGAATTGACTATTTTTTTACCCTGTCGTTCTTCTGCTTTGTCAACGGCTGCTCTTAATATTGCTAACTCACAATCTTGAAACGTCATTTGGTTATTACATATTTCTTTTTTCATAATATATTATAATAATAAAAAATTATTATAATTATGGTAATATAAATTAAATGTCAAATTTATAAAAATCTGATTGAATTGTACGTGTTGCATAAGATAATTGTGGATTTTGCATAGGAGGTATTGGTATCATATCTGGTATATATCGTAAATTATCCGGTTTCAAAACGAATGCTGAGTTGTTATCATCAAAAAATATGTTATTTATCTCAATATTACCATCAATTAATTGGTAACGCATCGCTATTAATTGACATCCTGTTTCTCTCATAACAATAGAACTTGGATTAGGAGGATTTTCACCTTTATCTGGCATACCAAGAGTCATACCAGTTTTATTAAAAGTAATAAGTTCATCACCAGATGGTTGTGCATTTTTGATATCATAATAATGTAATGCTCTCATATAGTTTCCGTTACTTTTCATATTAATATATTCAATAAATTGTTCATTTTGAAAAGGAGAATTATTATCTTTTCCATCAACAATAATAACAATTTTGTTTTTAAGTTTACTTAGTGGTATATCTCCAAAATTTTGATTATAATTTATTAAACTATATTCGGGACCAAGTAAACGAGATGAGTTAACATATGGTTCTAATATTTTTGCAAAATTAGTAAACATAGTTTGATTATTACTCTTAATACGTAGATGAATAATTATAGGATCCAATGGATTAGGTGCTGAAGAATTTGTGAAAGCATAATTATTAATAATAGACATTACAGAAGAAAATGGTACATAATTAAACGTTTCTTTTACATAAAAACTATCAGATGTGGATGTAGCAACAACAGGTTGATTACCTATAGAAAAAATTTCAAAATCAAGACCTCTAACTCCCTGTTTTATTATATCCTTTAATATGCATGTATCAACATAATCATTTTTATAATTTCCAATACTACACGCATTATATGCTGATTTAATGTAATAATCCTTAAATGTATATTGATTTTTTTTGTTGTTAAAATCTATATTTAAAATATATTTGTTTATATCACCATAGATAGCACTAGATATTGAACATTCTCTTTTTTTGAGATAAACAGAATAATATAAATAAACTAATAAACCTATAATTAATAGAATAAAAATTAAAACAGTAACAATAAAGGTTAATTGTGATTCTTTCATTTTAGTGAAAAATTGTAAACTATCCTTTAACATTTGTTTGGTGTTTTCAATAGTTTTATTTACAGGTGTAGGTACTTTTTCAGTTGTAATATTCATCTTTATATTATATACATAAAAATAAAAAAATAATAGTTAATTATAATTAGTTAAAAAAAATACTACAACTATATATAAACATGCCTGGCGGTTTAATGAATCTAGTAAGTCAAGGTCAACAAAATATTGTTCTAAATGGTAATCCAACCAAATCATTTTTTAAAGCAACATATCGTCAATATACTAATTTTGGATTACAAAAATTTAGAGTTGATTTTGAGGGAGCAAAAACGCTACGACTAACCGAAGAATCAACATTTAATTTTAAGATTCCGCGTTATGCTGATCTTTTAATGGATTGTTATGTATCTCTTATTTTGCCTAGTATATGGAGTCCTATTTTGCCTCCTCAACAAATAACTCTTGATTCAACATCTCAAGGGTTGGGCAATACAGAGCAATGGGCTCCTTATGAATTTAAATGGATAGAATATATTGGAGCAAAAATGATATCAAAAATATCTATAACTTGTGGTAATTATACTTTACAAGAGTATTCTGGTGATTATTTATTAGCAGCAGTACAACGCGATTTTATTAATACTAAAAAAGAATTATTTTTTGAAATGATAGGTCATGTACCAGAATTAGTTGATCCTGCAAACGCAGAAGCACGTGTAAACTCATATCCAAATGCTTATCATACAGAAGATTTGGCGGGACCGGAACCTTCTATTAGAGGAAGATTATTATACATACCGCTAAATAATTGGTTTGGATTAAAGTCTCAAATGGCATTTCCTTTAACTGCTTTACAATATAATGAATTACATATAAATATTACTTTTAGACCAGTTAATCAAATATTTGTTATACGTGATGTTTTAGATGCCACTAATAATTATCCATATATTTCACCAAATTTTAATTTATGGTATATGCAGTTTTATAGATTTCTACATCCTCCACCAGATGTTTGTTTAGCCATAGATTCATATCCTGATCAACGCACTTTATGGAATGCGGATATACATTTAAACTGTACATATTGCTTTTTATCTAATGATGAAGAAAGATTATTTGCTCTACAAGAACAAAAATATCTAATTAAACAAGTGAGAGAACAAATTTTTTATAATGTTACTGGTCCTAATAGAGTAAATTTAGATTCTATTGGAATGGTTTCAAGTTGGTTATTTTATTTTCAGAGAAGTGATGCTAATTTACGTAACCAGTGGTCTAATTATACAAATTGGCCATATGATTATATGCCATTGAATGTGTTGCAAGCACCTGTTAATGGGAGTTACACTATTTATAGAACTGGACCAGGAGGACAACTAGTAGAAACACAAATAGGTCCAGGTGTTAATCCAGACGGTAATTTAACTGGTTTTGTAATAAATCAAACTTATAGTCCTCAAAATGAAAGACCAATATTAGTTGCACTAGGAATATTATTAGATGGTTCGTATAGAGAAAATATCCAAGCAGCAGGTGTATATAATTTTATAGAAAAATATGTAAGAACTACAGGTAATGCTCCTCCTGGTCTATATTGTTACAATTTTTGTTTACATTCAAATAACGGCGATTTACAGCCTTCAGGAGCAATAAATATGAGTAGATTTAATCAAATTGAGTTAGAATTTACTACAATCATTCCTCCATTAGATCCATTGGCTCAAAGTTTAACTGTTTGTGATCCAGAAACAGGAAATATTATTGGAGTTAATAAACCTACATGGCGGATTTATGATTATAATTTTGATTTACATTTGTTTGAGGAAAGAATAAATGTTGTTAATTTTGTTGGTGGAAATGTTGGATTAATGTATGCAACATAAAATTTGTACTACTAAATAAATTAACTATTTGCTGCTGGTGGAGTGGTTTGATAAAATAAACCTGTAACTGATCGTTCCAAAGGATATTTAGGTATTATATTTAGTTCTGATTCAGTTGGTCCATTATTATACTCTCTATCAGCATTATACAATTTTAACCCAGTATTAAAAGAGTTTTCCCATCTATCAACACCACGATAAGTTTGATATATAACAGCATTTTTTGATCCTGGATATGCTTCATCAAAAGTTCCACCATAACTTCCTGATGTTAAATAACTGTAACTTAATCCAGCACCATATTTACCTGCTTCTTCAGCGCCAGGTACATCTTTTGTTTCACAGTTACTTAAAGGTGTTGGTCCTGGATTGCAACCTTGACAATCTACATCTGATGTACATTGTTCTCTTGTTATAGCACATTGTGATTTAGGTCCACAAAAATTTTTACAACTAAATGGATAATTAAGAGGAAGGTCAACGGTATGACTATACAATGGTGAATTTCTATCATTCATATCTATTAAAGCATCTTTAGGATATGGATTCAACATTTGAGAATACTTTTCAAAAGTATCAAAAGTCTCCTTACACCACCATATTTTATTATTTAAAACATTTGTTCCATATTTTATTATTAACCAAAATAAAATTAAACTAAGAACTGTATATAAAAATGTATATTTATAATTAATTTTCATATAAATATAATTAGATTTTTATTTTTCATTTGTTAGTTTTATTCCATTTTTTAATATACAATTATTATAATTATGTCTAGTACAGAAGATACAAATACCATAGATGAAAAGAAAAATGAAACGTCTGGGGCTACCTCAACTACACCGGACTTTAAAAGTTTTAGTTATAATTATATAACTAGTCTTATTTTTACTATAGGTTTGGGAATATTTGTATTGGGAACAATGGGTTTATATAACACAAAAGTTGCTCAATCTAATATTTTACCTGATAATGTAAACTTAACACCATTTACTGATATTTGTCGTAAAGTGCAAGAAATGCCTGTTAATATAAATATTATCAAAGACTCACCATTTAAGGCAAAAACTATCGCTGCTCAACAAGCATATTTTAACAGTAAGGAATATTTAGAAAGTTTTAAAAGTACACTTATATGTACTATAAAAGATAAGGCAAAACCTACTGATAGTATATTAGCAAATGGATATTTATACTATTCTCATGTGTTAGATGCTTTGACTGCCAGTAACAATAAAATAACAAATGGTCTATTTTTGTATTTATCTTACCTTCCTGAATGGTTGATAATGATTGTGTATTCTTCAATCTGTACATTTATATGGGTTGTAATGCTAATTTATAACTTTTTGATAAGTGTATATTATCATATTTCAACTATACCAAAATTGTTCAAAATTACAGTAGAAGCATTTAAAATAAATAATAATCAAGCGGAAAGTGTAAAACCAGAAGATAAATATACTTGGATTCCAGATGCAGATATTAATATTTTTAATCCAACTAAAATATTTTTGTATATTATACTCTGGTGGTGGCTAATCATATTTTCGATGATATTTACCCCATTTTACACAACATTAAAAGGAATATTTGCTCCTTGGTCTGCAAAGTATTATGTAGGAGAGAATAGACAAGATAGTAACACAATTTTTAATTTTATACGAAATACATTTTATTATAAACAATCAATGGTACTAATTCTTGCTTCATTGAGTTTATTGGGTAATGGCAGTACATATTTGGGTTTAAATTATGTAATTGCTATAGTAATAGCAATAATTATAGCATATTTTATGGGTTTATACAATTCATTTATGCCTGAATTAAATCCAGTAACAATGTTTAACAAAGTTTCTGATAAGGATTTACAAATTTCCCAAGCGAAAGTAACAAGAGATCCAAAAGATAGTGGTTGTAGTTCTATTAAAGAAGGACAACCTGATTCGGAAGCAATCCCAGTAGCAGAAGTGGTGAAAGATAACGATAATTCAAAATATATGAATAAAAAAGGAGGTAAAAAAAATAAACTTAAAAATTTTAATATAAAACTAGTTTGAAGTTAAAGTATTTAAATATAAAATCAAATATATTTAAATATGGGAAAAAATAAAAATAAAAATAAGGGTAAGGAAAATAAAAGTAACCAAGATTTTCCTTTTGTTAGTATATGTACTCCTACATTTAATAGGAGACCATTTATTCCTTATATGATAAAATGTTTTGAACATCAAACATATCCTAAGGATAAAATAGAATGGATTATAATAGATGATGGTACGGATCCAATAGAAGATTTAGTAAAGCATATTCCCCAAGTAAAATATTTTTACTATAATGAAAAAATATTATTAGGTAAAAAACGCAATTTAATGCATAGTAAATGTAGCGGTGATATAATAATTTACATGGATGATGATGATTATTATCCACCTGATCGTATTTCTCATGCTGTAAATGTGTTATTAGAAAATCCACAATTTTTAATAGCAGGATCATCAGAAATGCATATATATTTTGAATCTCAAAACAAAATATATCAATGTGGACCATATAAAGAATATCATTCAACTGCCGCCACATTCGCATTCAAAAAAGAGTTATTAAAACAAACAAGTTATAATGAAGAAATTGCTTTTGCAGAAGAAAATTCTTTTTTAAAAGGATATACAATTCCTTTAAAACAATTAGATACGCAAAAATCAATTTTAGTATTTTCGCATAAACACAATTCATTGAATAAAGAAAAATTATTGGAGAGTCCTGAGTTAACGAAAACGGTACCATCTAGGTTTACAGTGGATGATTTTATAAAAGACCCAGAATTAAAACAATTTTATATGCATGATATGAACAAAGTTCTAGAAAATTATGAACCAGGTAAACCTGAACATAAGCCAAAATTATTAGAACAAATAAAAAAAATGGAAGAAGAAAGGAATAAACGAATGGAAGATTACAATAAAATGATGGCAAGTCAAAAACAAATAATGTATGATCATAAACCATTTAATGTGGCTATACAAAGTATAAAAGAGGAATATGAAAAGAAATTAGCGGATAAAAATTATCTAATAAATGAACTTTTAAAAAAAATTAAGATAATGACATTAGAATTAGATACACTCAAAAACTCTAGTATACCCAAATAATATATATTAAAAACAATTTAAAGCCACTTCATATAATAGATATATAATACCCCCGACAATGTACTATAACGACCGTTTTGATCCTAATTCCGAAAATGATTCTGATAAGAATTCTGTAAATAAACAAAAAGATAAAGATTTGAGGGATGGGGATAAGTACTACTTTAAATACACTCGTCCTGTAAATAAGACATGGACTGATGGCAGACATTACAAGAAAGTCTCTATACAACTATTTGGTTGTGGCGATATGGGTTATAAAATTAGAAATGCAGTAACGGGACATAGATATCCTCAAAATTTCATAGTAGGAAGTGAATATGAAGATTTGTTATTCACTGTTTCTGAGTGCTCAGGTATAAATCGTCATAAAGAACCAATTCATTTATATTATGATAGTCCAGAACAATATGAAAATCATCAATTCATTATTTTAGATGAAAGAATTAAAAAGAAATGGCATGCCAAAAATTTGGAGGCAAAACGTAAGTACAATCTTATTTAAATTCATATAATTTATTTTTGCCAATTTGTAACCAAGTAATTAATTTATTATTTCCATAAATAATAAATTATTCAAATACTTATTAATCTTCTTCATTCTCTGTATCAGAAGCAGTATCTTCGTTCTCCGAAGCATTTTCCTTAATATATTTTTCCAAATATCTATATATACGATTTATATCTAATTTAGTAATCTCATAATTTTCAAACATTGCTACTATTTCGCTATCAGAATGTTTATTTTTTAAATCAAGAAAAAAAGCAAACATATCCTTTTTGTCCATTCCTAATTCTTGGCACAAATTTTGAATAAATACGGAATTATTATATTCGGTTGAATATTTTGTTAGTACCTTTGTAAATCTAACTTCTGCAGGATTAAATTTTACTTTTTTCTTAAATGTATCATGATAAATTTTGTTATTTTTAAAGGTTTTTATTAGTGAACTCATTTCATTGAATTGCCATATTTGCTTTTGAAATGTAATTCTATCAATATAATCTGCAAAACACATATTATCTAAAATACTTAAATAAAACGGTATAGAATCCTCTTTTTTCATTTTACCAATAACATCAATAATATTTTCATGCCATAATAGACCCACAATTGTTCTATCCGTTTCATTCATTATTGTTAAATGATCCTCAATATTATAAGGTTCGTTTATCAATTTTTTTGTTATTTTTCTAGTATCATCATTGTACGATTTCATTAAAAATATATTTTGAATTATATTCGTGTTTAATAATTCTTTATTATTTTTATAAAGTTCGTAAATTGTTTTTAATTTTCTTAAATCTCCTTGCATAAAATTTATTATGTTTGTTTCTAAATCTGATGTCATATTCGGCATCATTTTATTAATTAATGATGATATTTGAGGTTTTGAAGGAGTTTTTAATTCAATGACGTAACATACACGCATTAGTTCTTTAATTTTTTTATCTATATGATAATTTCCTATACATATAATAGGATTTATTGTTATTTCTTCCAAACGTTGTTTTTTGGTTTTTTTTGGTCTGATAATCTTTATCAAAGAATTTATACCACCTTTATCACCATTGTTCATACCATCTATTTCATCCATCACAATTGCTATTGGTTTTATCTTCTTTTGAAAAAGACTCATTATATTTTTATCTGCCATATTGTGTTTCGTTATTGTGTCTATTATAGATTTATTTCTTATATCACCTGCATCATATTTTACGGCATCATAATTCATCTCTTTCAATATATTTAGTACGAATGTACTCTTTCCTGATCCCGGATCACCGTATACATATATGCCTTTTTTTGTAGTCAAGTCATTTTTGTTAGTTTCAAAATGTTTCAATATATATTTTATTTTGTTTGCTTCCTCTTCACGATTTAAAATAGTATTTATATTTATGTCTTCCATCTTATATATTTAATAGTATTCTTTTTATGTTGATTTTTACTCAAACCAAGTTCTTGTAATAATTCTTTTATTAATTCTTTACATTTAGTTGATTCATTTTCAATACAATATGATTGTAAAAAGTATATGTAATTTGCATATATTGAACTCTTATAATAATAATTTCTCATAGTTAGCCACCTTCTATAATTCTCAACTAACAAATGAGTAAACACAAAATCATTGTCTTGTCTTACCATTGTTCGTATATAATTTTCTATTTGACGTCTATTTATACGTTGACGTAATTCTTTATGAAATTTTAAATAATAAGTTTTGTTAAGAAAAACTTTAACACTTAAAGGGATAAATGATTCTATTATTTGTACTAACACTTCCGGTAGTTTATTAATTTTTTCTAATAATTTTACTTCTTCTATTAAAAATGACATATCTTATAAAAATATAATAAATTATTTTAAATATAAATTATTATATTTATTAGTACCTGCATATATTGACTAATTAAATTATAAATACAATATTTATTAAACTATTTATTAAACTATTTATGACGTTGTTCCTGTAACCGAAGCACATGGATAAGTAGAAAAACCATATGTTATACCATCCCATGAAACACCGCAACCTTTTGCCCATGTGTATTTAGCGCAAGTTCCATTCTCTGCATTATAAGGATATGTATTGAAATTTTTTGTACCTTGTTCATCAGCCGTTGGAATATTACATTTTCCTAAACTATGAGAATTAAAGCATGCTTCGCCGTTTCCTGATAAATCAACCCAAAAATCAGGACAATCACCTATCATAGGTGGCCATTGAATATCACTTTTTGATTGAGATAAAGAATATCCAATAAAAAGTAATACTATTATTAGAATTATTGCTGAAATTATTAATACAACTTTTTGAAAATTCATTCCTTATATAAATTAAATATATATATTTTTTTTGTGAGTGTATTATAATATGAATTCTACTAAAAGTTCAAATGGAAGAGTTGACATCATTAACAAGATGGAGAGCCCAGATATTTGTAATCTATTTTCAATGTATGATAAAATTCCTGCTAATCAATGTGCTACATTTAGAGAACCAACTTTAGGGCAATGGGATGAAACCCCTTTATCAAAGGCCTTTTTTTCTAAGGAAAATATTCAAATTATTCAAAACGGAATTAGGGCCGGAGTATATGAGAAATCTAACGGTCAATATGTTATCGGACCACAAGATTGTGACGCATTGAAAATTATTATGAGAAGTGTATTTTTAGAACATTCTGCTAATCAACCTATTAACATAACTCAACAAATTGATAATTTAAATAAAATCGTATTAGATTATTGTATTCAAAATGTATATTCTGAGGCTATCGGCTATATGAAATATTTACATGATGTTAGTACATTAGCCGTACCAATGGCTACACCTATTTTAGAATGTCAAAAGGATAAGAATAACTATAAAATGCCAAATTGGTTTTAAGACAATATTATATCATATATATAATATGCCATCACACATTACAATAAAAGAGATAACACATGATTTAAGAAATATGAAAGTACTTACCAATGAACAGATTAGTTTTATATTTGATTTATCCAATAATGAAAAAAATGATATTATTAAATTGTATAATGAAGTGTTTAAATATATTAATGTTCTATTAGATGATAATAATCATAAATAATTTTATACATATATATTATATTAATGACAACTATATATATATATATGATAGTGATACTGGAAGACCCTTAAACTTAAACTCCTCTTCTCATAAAAAACCAGATTTTTTTACATCAAGACGAATAACAGATGAGTTACGGGAAAATCCAAACGATTTAGATGCACATGTCCATAATGTTGCATATCTATTAATGCAAGAATGCAATGTAAATAGTGAATTATTGGAATATTTAAAAAGTTTAGGTTCAGATAGTAGCAAAGAAATTCCTTATTTAGAATTCAAAGAATTTGAGCATATTAAACATTTAATTGAAAAAAATCCTAAAACCGATGAAGATTTAGCAATTGGAATTAATAATGAAATTAACAAATATTTACGTTTAAAATTTCCATCTAATTTTTCATCTAAATCAATTCCTTTTTTAGAATCAGATTCAGAAATAAAATCAGAAAAACCAAAAATTATTTCTGATTGTCCTTCAAGTGATAAAACCCCTACCCTTTCAGGATGTGTTCCATGGAGAAAACAAGCGTTGGTTTTTCATCCTGATAAAAATCCAGGTTGTAGAACTGAAGCCACAAAAAAATTTCAGTATTTTCAAAAAATTTGTCCCAAAAATGGTGGAAAAAAATGTAGTAACAAGAAACGTAGTAATAAGAAACGTAGTAATAAGAAACGTAGTAATAAGAAACGTAGTAATAAGAAACGTACTAACAAAAAAAATAATAAAAGATAATCTGAATATATCTATTTTTATACTCAAATTATCAATACTTAAATTAGAAAACTATTTGTTAGTTCATCTTCCTTAATAAAGAAAAAAATGAAAAGATATTAATTAAGATTACAAAAAATAGTTATATACAAGGTATTGCAAAATATCTATTTAAAATAAATTAATTACACGTATTTTAATTTTCCTCTTCAAGTTCAACTAATACCTTTTTTGTTTTTTTTATATTTTTCTTTGCTCCACTAGAAGCCTTAGTTGCAGAGGTTTTCTTTGAAGGCATTTCTCCTATTTGCGATTGTTCCCTTTCTTTTCTAAATTTTTGATATTCGTTTTCAAGAATTTTTAACTCGTCAAGCCACATTTGCTGAATTGTTGTTGATTTTATCTTTTCAAGTTCTTTACTTTTATTAGCATGTTCATTATTTATTTTTTGAATATTTTCTTCTGAAACTGCGTCCATTGGCATTTTGACTAAATAACTAAATTCTTCATCTTCTTCAATTGTATCATAATCTTTTTCTAATAATAGTTCTGTTATTTCATACTTCTTCTTTTTCCTTAAATCAATTGTTCCTTCTAAAATCTCTTTAATGTACCTTACCTTATTTGACAATATCATTAATTCTTTCTCAAGAGTATCAATCATAAAATCTTTTCTAATTTCATAATACTCTAAACGAATATCAAAGTAATCGTCAATGATTTCTTGAACTGTGTCATATTTTCTCAACTTATCTTCAGCATTGAATAAATTCATATTTGTAGTTGAACTAGTGTTGTACAATTTTAATAATTTTTCTAACCCATTGCATCCATATTCGCCTTTATTTGATTCTAAATCAGATAATTTATCTTTTGTAAACGTTATGACAAATTCAACTGTTGTGTCCGTATAATTTTCTAATACATCCTTAATAATAGGTGTCATCTTTTTACCTTCTTTATCTTTATCATTTTGTAGTTCGTTTAATAGTTCTTTGAAATCTTCGGTCCAAAATCCGACTGGCAGTTCTGTTACTCTAATTTTATCGTTGTCAATTTTCTCATATTTACCCTTAAATAAGAACTTAGTATCACTTACTTTAGAAATATCTCCCATAAACCCTTCATAATAAGGTAGAAATTCAAAGTCAGTAGATACGACACTTTGCAATTTACTCTTTATATATGCAATAATATCTGTTGGATTATAACACATGATTTCTGTACTAAATCCAGTTCCAATACCTTTCGCTCCATTCACTAGAACCATCGGGATAATTGGTGTATAAAATTGAGGTTCAACAGGTGTTCCATCATCATCTAAATATTTTAAAATATTGTCATCTTGTTGTGGAAATATGAATCTAGTAATTTTTTCTAAACGCGTAAATATATATCTTGGAGATGAAGCATCTTGTCCCCCTTTAATTCTTGAACCGAATTGACCAGATGGTACAAGTAGATTGATATTATTTGATCCAACAAAATTTTGCGCCATCCCTACAATTGCCTTGTTAAGACTTTCTTCACCGTGATGATAACAAGAATGATTAGATACATAACCAGAAAATTGTGCAACTTTCATTTCACTTGTTAAACGATTTTTAAACGCACCAAACAAAATCTTTCTTAGACTGATCTTAAGACCATCCATTAAATTAGGAATGCTTCTATCACAGTCATATTTTGAGAAATGAATGAGTTCTTTATGAATGAATTCTTCGTATGGTATCATTGCTTTACTAGTATCAGCATAACTATTTCTATCATAAAGAGTTTCTAACCATGTTTTTCTGTCATCAGCACGTTTTTTATTAAATACCATATCTATAGCGTCATCACTTGCCTGACCAGTATGTTCAAAACCAACAAACTTTTTTTCTTCAAAATATTCTCTAAATTCTGCTTTTGAAGAAGTACCTAAACCTTTGTAATATTTTATATTCCAACCCTTAGTACTATTGGTTGTTTTCCACTTTTCATATTCACCTTCATTATAGAATTTGATTTCTTGAGAATCTTTTTTTGCTTTTAGAATGGGTGTATTCATAAATCCAATGAATCCAGGAATATGTGTCAAAGAAGCCCATTCATTTTGAAATAGATTAATGCATAACCCTTTTATGTGACTCCCGTCTAGATCCTGATCAGTCATAAACACAACCTTTGAATATCTCAAATATTTATTAACGTCTTCTATTGTGTTATATTGACGATCAGTTTCCAAACCAAGAATCTTTTTGATTTCAGCAATCTCCTTATTTTCAGAAATCTTTTTAATCGCTTCACCTCTAACATTCATTACTTTACCTTTAAGAGGATAAACTCCGATTGTATTTCTATCTTCTGATGTAAGTCCAGATATAACTCCAGTCTTTGCTGAATCTCCTTCACAAAAGATAATAGTGCATAATTTTGATTTTTCAGTACCAGCCCAATTTGCATCATCTAACTTTGGTATTCCCTTAATACTTTTGCTTTTTGTTCCATCAGTTTTCTTCGCTGCTTTATTATCTTTAATCTCAGTAATAGCACAAGCAGCATCCATAACGCCCATTTTTGCAACTTTTTCAATGAATTTCTCACTTACATCACATTTGGAACCAAACTTAGACATAGGAGTATTCATGAAGTCTTTTGTTTGACTATCAAACGCAGGATTTTCTATGTCACATCTAATGAAAAGCATTAACTGTTCTTTAATTGAATTAGGGTTTACCTTTATTTTTTTCTTTTTCTCAATAAATTCAGATAATTTTTTTGTGATTTGATTCAAAATATATTCAACGTGTTTACCACCTTTTGACGTATAAATACCATTAACAAATGAAACTTGAATAAATTCATTTGTTGGAGTAAGGGCAACAGCATATTCCCATCTGTCACCATTATTTTCGTAAACTCTCTGGGTTTCTGTTTTGTCTCCAATGTACAGGTTAATATACTGTTCAAAATTTTTAATAGGAATGATATTGGAGTTGTACTTCACTTTAATTGTTTTATCTGTTACTGCTGAAATATCGTATACTCTTTTTTTCAGTAACGATATCATATCTGGTGTTAATCCTGCAAGTCCCAAACGTGTATAATCTGGTTTGAAAACAACCTTGGTATATGGTTTTGTTTTTGTTGCTTTTGTGATTTTAGGGGGACATATAGTATCTAAATTATCCCTAAACTCTTGAGTATATTTTAACCCACGAATGTGATCAACTGTTTCAATCATTCCATATGTTGACCAAATTAGTACCAATTTGAATCCAAAACCGTTTTTACCTCCAACAATTTTTTTTTCTTCTTTATTGTAATTTGTAGATGTGCGAAGGTGCCCAAATATCAGTTCTGGAACCCATGTTTTATATTCTGGATGTTGTACTACGTCAATTCCATTACCATCATTTATCATAATGATGGTACCATCTTCTTGAATAGATACATCAATATATGACACAGGTACCGAATTTTCTACCTTAGCATCTACTTTCGTCTGCATTCTTACAACATGATCCCTACAATTTACAATACCTTCATCAAATAATTTAAATAAACCAGGAACATAACTGATAGACTTTTGAACTATCTTGTCACCAGTTTCGCTCATAATCCAATTGTCTGAATCAACATTTTCAACAGAGCCGATATAAGTATCAGGATTGTCTAGAATATGTTGTTTATCGGTTTTTTGTTGTACATCAAAATATAATTGCTCATTTGTATTAAAGTCAGTAGCGCTCATGGTTTATGATATATAATATGTTTTTTTGTATTTAAATTATTTCAATTTTATTATAAAATATTTTTTTTAAAATAATTAAGAAAAATGTAAAACTATGATTTAAATAAATTATTTTTTTTATTTATCATAATTTATTAGTATATGTCCAATTACAATAATAATAGATTTACACCAGGAAATAAAGCAAATTTAAGGAGATATATTGCAGCACAATATCTTCGTCAATATTATCAAACATTTTTGATAGGTCAAACATTTGACAACGTATTAAATTCAGACGATATAACTCAAGGTTCACTGTGTACTTGTATACCTCCTCAAGCAAATGCAATTAAACAAGGTTATAATGACCCAAGTCAAACTGAAAATAAAAGGGTAGCCAGAATATTAACATCTACTTTAGGAGGAAGGACAACATTTGGAAATAGGAATGGACCAGTATTTATTAATTATTTGGGTGGAGTTTATGGCCAGCCAGGAGGTACTCCAAAACCATTAAGAAATAATTTTTGATTGTTGCGTTTATTAATAATTTATATTTAGAGATAATTATTTTTTCTTACCTTATTTTATAATGACTGATAAAATGAAGACTATCGGTACTCGTGCTCAAGTATGGCATGGAACTGCTAAAAGAACTCCTGGTGGATTATCAAAAAACGACCTAATTAAAAACAAACAAGGACGCATAGTTTCTAAGGCTAAACATAACACTGCTAAAAAAGAAATGCGATTATTAAAGTATGGTTATGGAACCAAAAAAGGTAAATTTGGTTTTGTTAAAATCGGATCAAAAAAACATCATAAGGGTTCTAAACATCACAAAGGAGGATCAGGTTATGCTCCTTTAACTCCTTCTAGTGTAGATGGAAGTTATATGATTGCAGATGTTGTTCCTCAATCATTCAGTCCACTTGATAGGGCTTTAGTTGGTGGACGCAAACGTCGTCACCACAAGGGTGGAGCCTCTATTGGTGGAGTTCTTCAACCAGCAGATGTAAATGCCACTGCTGTTGGTGGACTTGTCACTGATAAGAGTGTTATTGGTCTTACTGATTATCCTGGAGCAGGTTCAGATGATGTGCAATTTGCTGCAGGTCAATCAGGTGGACGCCGAAGACGATCTCGAAGACATCATCGTCACATGAGAGGTGGAACTACAAGTAGAACAATGTCACCTGGAACAGTTCCAGGAAACAGCGTTTTGGGAAGGGCTCTAGGAGCAGCATAAATTATAAATAATTTAATTAATAAAACAATAACTAAATTATTTAAGCCAATCCGAACTAACAAATTTATCAAATTGAATAAATTGATGTAGATAATTTGCTATATATTTTTCAAAAAATTGTTTACTTACAATAGGTAAATTCTTTAATTCAACTGCTCCTTTTGCTTTAAAATAGCCTTTATATAGTTGGTACAAATCATCAAATGCAATTATTTCCATATTTGAATAATTATTATTTAATACTAAATTTTGTTTGTAATAATTTAAAAACTCATTTATATCGTCATTTTTTAGCCACAAATTACATTTTATATTTGTTATGTATTTATTATCTACTATTTCAACAGTTGGTGCAAAATAATGATGAATCATTTTTATCATGTTTTGTTCATTTATTGCACTATTTTTAGGTTCTGAATTTTTATAAAGGGTTAATAATTCATCTATTTCATATTCATACTCATAATCATCGTTAATTTCTTGATTTGTATCTAATATTGTTATATGTTTTTCCCAAAATAAAAGAAATGAACTAACATGTGGCAAATACTTACTAGTAACATTGATAAATTGTAAATTATCTATACTTTGATTATTTGTTATTTTTGTCATTAATAATTGTTGTAATTCATTACCATAAATCATATTTGGAACATTTATGTTATTCAAATATATTTTCCATATATAATGCATATTTTTCCAATTTATATTTTCATTTATTTTAGATTTTTCTATACATTGTTCCACAAATTCGTTCGCAATTTTATCTAATGAATTTCTAGTAAAATATAAAACATAATTTTGTACTGACTCTTCAGTTTTATGTAATAAATAATTATCGGAACTTCCATAACGCTCAGAATAATGAGTTGCTACACATAATAAGTCTATACAAATATCATTCAAGACCGATTTAATAATATCATAGGATAGATTGTTAGTATGTTCATTTGTTTTAAGCAACCTATATGAGTGAATTTTATGAGTATCGTGATATTTGGTTATAAAATTGTTTATAATTGTACTACCATTAGTTACATATACAATAGAATCAACCAATCCTATGATTTTTTTTGCAAATGAACTAACAAAAAACAATAACCCTTCAGTATTTTTCTTTAATATACAGTCACCTAATATAGTTAAAAAATATTTTGTTTCTGTTTTTGATGGAAATATGTTTAGAAGAAATCCCAATACATTTTGAATTGTAAAAGTATCAGGAATTGATTTAAACAATGTTCTTTCTTTTATTTTTTTAATTAATGTTTGTTTTGTTTTATGTTTCCATTGTACTAATTTACCTTCATCTGTAATAGTTGAAAGTAAATGATGGTGTATATCGTCTTCACTAACAATTCTATATTTTTGTCCATCATACAAATAAAATATGTTATTATATGGCATATAGTAGTATGGATATTTACTCAAAAATACTTTATAAAAATTATCTTGTTCCGATGTTAGTTCATTTATCCTACTAACACGTTCATCATTTTTTTTATTTTCATTCTCTAATAATGTAGGTAAATTATTTAAATGCATTTGTAGTCTTTGAAGTACATACGGATTATCCTGATACTGACTAAAAAGTGCATTTATGGTGCTCATTAAATTTGTTTGGGTATCTATATCCATAATAAATAGTTTTTTTAAGTCTTTAAATTACTTTTTTATATTATTTTATATGTTTTTATATTATGAAAACACGTAAAAATAAGGTGATAAATTTGCGTTATTTACCTAAAAAATTAACAGTACGAGATAGACAAAAACAAGCACAAATGTTAGTTAAATCTAGAAAATTATACAAAAAAGGTATATATTACACACGAAAACCTATTTCATCTTTTAAATCTAAAATATCTCCTCATATTTTAAAAGCAAAAAAAATGTATAATATAGAAAATATTGGAGCAACTGATGAATTATCACGTAAAACCGGATGTACTAAAGCAGCCCTATCTAAAATTATTAATAAGGGAGAAGGGGCTTATTATTCATCAGGTTCCCGACCTAATCAAACACCGCAATCATGGGGAATTGCCCGATTAGCCAGTGCAATAACAGCAGGTAAAGCAGGTGCCGTTGATTATAATATTTTAATAAATGGATGTAAATCTGGATCTAAAGGATATAAAATGGCACAATTAGCACACAAAAAATACGGATATGGTAAGAGACGTGTGCCAAAAGTAGAATTATAATTTTTTTCTTTTTATATAATATAATGGATAATAATAATAAAGACCAAAAAGATGAACAAAATATTGTTGTAGATGACGATATTTTAACTTCTGAAGAAGAAGCAAAAATATTAACATTACATTCAAATAAACCCCATATTGACAAATCTTTAGAAATAAAATTACATAAAGTAGAGGACACAAATATATTTGGATTAGGAGGATTAGCAAAATTAGGAGCATTAGCCGGAGCAGCACTTGGGGTATCACATCCATTAGCAGATTTTGCTTTAGATAGGAGAACAGGAATTAATCCATGGGTTACTATTAATAATATATCAGGAAAAAAATCCTGGGTTATTTTATCTCCTGCACCTATTACTGGTATCAGTTCAGTAGGAGTAGAAAAAATAGGACAGGTATCTTTTTCTTCAGTAGGGGATTATAAATGTCAACAATATTCATTAGCAAATGATAGTACACATGATTTTGAATTAGATAATAGTCAAATTTATTATACTGTATTTTTTGATTGTGATGGTAAGTGGAAAACTCCTTTTAAAAATAGACGTATTAATACAAGAAAGTACAATATTAATTTATTGGAAAGACACGTCAATGATTCAATTGAGGTAGATTTTGTTCCCGTAATTTAATTATCGTTTATTTAATTTAAAAATATTTTTAGATAACTAATAATGAGTAATATTATTAATTATCCAGATATAACAAATGCAAAAATAGGGGTAATATACGTATATTATACTAGAAAAAATGAGACAAAAAATCAAACAAACTTGTCTTTTTTTTTAAAATATGCATTAAACAAAAAATTGTGGTTACCTCTTGATATAAAGTATTTATTTGTTAATAATGGAACATTTTCTGAATGTATTTTTCCTACCGATGATGATATATATTTTATTAACAATGATAGTGACAGTGATTGGGAAGGATGGGCAAAAGGTATGTTATATTTTGAAAAACTATTTAATAAAAATATATGGGATATTTTTGATTATATATGTTTTATAAATTGTAGCGTTATTGGACCAATTATGGAAAATGATACCGGAACTCATTGGATTATTCCTGCTTATAAACAATTAATTAATGATAATGCTATATTATGTTGTCCTAGTTTATCTTTTATGACCAAAAATGATCCAGCAGGTGATGGACCAAGGGCAGTTCCAACATTTTCACTGTTAAGAATAACTAAAGAAATCTCAGATTTAATTAGATACACAGAAATAGATCTTGTGGATGAAACATTTGTTCATAAATATGAAGAAAGTACAGACAAAAGAAAAAATGTAGTATTTGGAAAAAAATATGATAAAAATGATGCTGTTATGTCTGGAGAATACGGCTTTTCACGTATACTACTACAAAATAATTATAAAATTACTTCACTATTATATTATGGGTTAGATATTTTAAATAAAAAAAATTGGTCAATAAATAATTTTTGTGCACCAGATAGATTTAATAATTATTTTTTACCTACTGATAAATCTTTGAGAAGTAATATTCCATTATCAACTATTTTTATAAAAAACGTATGGAGAGCAGGGACTTGGTATGCAAGTTATCCAGTAAGATATAGTGAATGTTGTGATTTTGTTTATGGTAAATTGAATATGTCCCCAATCGTATATGATCCCCAAAAAGTACCACTTGATTTTGAAAAATTAGACCCAAAAGTTGTTTATTTTGGAGATTGTAACGATATTAAAAATGGATCTGCTGGTATACCTAAATCAAAAAAATATTTATATGAAAATTTTTTATATGCAGAGGAAGCAGTTATTTTTTCAAAAAGTAAAAAACAAAATTGTGTCGTTTATGTACATAATGATACTAACATAATAAAAGATTATGTTATTCAGTCATTACAAGCATTATGTTATGCTGATTATGATATTTTATTCTACACATTATGTGAACAAATTGATAATGTTGATGAAAGTATATTACCATTTAATGTAATTAAAGTAAAAAATAAAACAAATATTGAAATATTTGGTAATGCACTTTTATTTATTAAAAAAGAAATGAAAAAATATGATTGGATTTGTTTAATAGATGATAGTGTTGTTTTACCAATTAATGGATTAGATACTTTTCTAGAAAGTATATCAAATATTAGAAAAAAATGTGATATTTGGAGCCATTGGGAAATATATAACGACGATATGTGTTTTTGGCCAATAATGGAATTTAAATCAGCATTACTAGATAATATGATAAATATATTGGATTTAAATAAAAGTTATTTAGAAATGATAGAAAATATATTAACTAACAATTTTAAGTACGAGTTTATAGTAAAAAATAAAGATATAAGTTATAATTATTTTAAAGAAGGGGTTTTTAATGTATATATTATGAGCCAATGGTTGTTTAATGATAGTACATTTGCATTTAGATTAAAAGACAAATATACTAAGGAAACAATATTATTTCCAAGAGAATTAAATTACTTATTAAGATATTTATAGTGTTTTTAACCTTGTAATCTCATTCTTAATTGCTTCTTCTAATATGGGACATTCATTCAACATATGTACTTCACTTAGACATTTATTTTTTTCACGAGTCATCTCTTCTAGGCTCCAAAAATGATGAAAACCCCACCAACTTGGTCGCATATTTTTTTTTACATCTTGTTTTCTTTTAATAAATTTTTCATTCCAAGGATAATATGCAAAAGTACCAATATATGCTGGAAAAAAATGTCTTTTATCAAATGGTTGTTTTTGGAAATCATTTACTAAATCCCCCATTACAGAACTTTTATCTATTTCATATGATATAATATGTCGTCCACTATCATAATTTCCGTTTTTGTAAGAATGTATCTGTCTAGGACTACGATTTGATATATGAATTGCATCAACATTTTCTAATAATTCTAATAAACTGTTTACATTAAAATTATCACCATTATTTTTTGAAAATAACGCCATATTTTGTAATTGTATACAAGTATTATTTTCTTCAGGTAAAATACTTTTTAATTCGTAAGGGCAAAAAATAAATTCAGTTACATTTAATATAATCTTGTAGCCAATGTAATTATTTTCTAATTCCATTAATTCGTCATTTGAATTGGGACCGAAATAATTGTTTATTGTAGTAATAATTGTCCAAGTTGGACATATTTTTTTTACGATATCTAAAGAATTATCACTTGAATGATAGTCTACAATAATCCCATGATCAAATATTCTTTTATGATATTCTAGCCAAAAAGGAAGTAAATATTCCTCGTTAAATATATGTGTTAGTACAGTTAACTTCATAGTATAATTAATTTTATTTATTTAAATTACTATTAAAATAATTTGTTTATAATTTATAGTAATTTTCTTATAACTATTTCTGGAAAATATGTTTCAATAATTATTATATTTTTGTTTCCTTTATTATTTCTTATTTTTTCTTTGATTTCATCTGCAAAATTCCATGCTAATATAAGTACTACTATTTTTTTATTTGGGTCATTTATAAAATAATTTATATCAACAATAGGAATATCCATTTTTGGAGAGTATAGACCTATTTTTAATGGATTCTCATCTATTATATAATCCAAATTAATATTTCCATAACATAATACTGTTTGACCCTTTGCTGCAGCACCAAAACCAATACACTTATAATCTTGTTGTTTATAATTACTAATCTCATATTTTAAGTTTTCTATAATTTGTTTTGTTTTAATATTAAATTCATCATATGTTTTATCATTATAAATAGATTTAATATTTTCATCTTTTAAAAAATCATCTATATTATTAATATCCATATTTTTCGTTTTAGAAATTTCAAAAATATAACTGCATCCATGAATTTTTGCTTGTATTACCCTATTTAAATATAAACCATTTCTTTCCACCAAAGTTTTCATTGATAAAGTATTAAAAAAAGAAATATGTTCGTGATATGTAGTATCAAATTCATTATTTACTATCATATTTTTTTGAGATGTTTGAATGAATAATGAAGTTTCATTATTCATAATTTTTTTACAATTTTGTAAAAAGGTATCAACATGTTGTGTATGAGCAAATACATTTTGTGCAGTTATTACATCCATAGTAGGAAGAAGAGTACACGCTTTTTCCCCCCAAAAATCACAAATTATGTTATGTCCTTTTTTTTGAGCCAACGGACATAAATTAGTGGCTGGATCTACACCATACGTTTCCCAACCGGCTTCTTTAAAATAATCTAATTGTGTACCATCATTAGAGGCAATATCTAATATTTTTCCATTTGTTAGATTCTTATAATTAATTATAAATTCAGCATTCTTTTTAAAGAAATTTTTTCCGGTATTTGTTGTCCCACTTACATATTTGTAATGCTTAAATAATTTATCTGGGTTTACTGAGTGTGATAATTGACAATGAAAACAAGATGGACAATAATTTAGTTTTAGAGGATATACTTCAACTATTTCTCCTTGTTCATGATAATTATTCGCCAATGGTTGTTCTCCTAAATCTAAAAACAATTTAATATTATTATTTTTACAACATAAGCAGTTTGTTATTTCTGTATAATCATTATTCATCATATAACTTAAATAACAATATAAAGCCTTTAATTTAACTAATTAAATGTCATCTAATTTGTTTACTGATATGAGGGGAACTTTATTTTTTCCTGTAAAAGAAAATCATAATTTTAGTCAATGTACAGTAAGTGTTAACAAAAAAAATGTATTTAGAGGCATTCATATTAATCAATTTGAAAAATTAGTCACATGTATACAAGGTAGAGTACTTGATATAATAGTTAATTTTGATGAAAAAGCAAGTGATTACTTAATTCCTAAATATTACTATTTGGATCCAAAAACATCGCTATTTCAACTGCATATACCAAAAAACTATGGTCATGCTTTTTTATCTTTAGAAGAAGATTCAATACTTATATATCATTTATCTGATATTTTTAAAGAAGAAACAACTATGCATATTAACTATTTAGATCCATGGATAAATATTGAGTTACCTATAGATGATAACACAATTATATTGTCTGAAAAAGATAAACAACTTAATTTTGTAAAACCAATTGATTATTTAATATTTGGTTCAAATGGATTTTTAGGTAGTAATGTTACTAATTTTTTAGGATTAAGAACTAACAATTTTATTAAAAGCAATTTAAGACTTCAAAATACTGAAAAAATAGAGAAAGTTGTTAGTATATTTAAGCCAAAGTATATTATTAATTGTGCTGGAATTACTGGAACCCCAAATATTTTTTGGTGTGATGAAAATAAAACTGAGACAATTGAAAATAATATAACATATCAACTAACATTAGCAGCAATATGTAAAAAATATAGTGTACATTTAACAATACTTGGTTCAGGTGGTATTTTTGAAAATAGAATAGACAAAATTTATGAAGATCAAGATGAAGGTAATAACTATGATACATTTTATGGCATAACTAGGATTTATTTAGAGAGTATCATTAAGAATTACGATAATATATTATATTTAAGAATTAACTATCCTATAAGCAGTACTCCATCGCAAAAAAATTTATTGACTAAATTATTATCATATAACACAATAAAATCACAGAAATTTTCAATAACATATATAGATAATTTATTTCCTATACTATTTGAAATGATTGAAAACAATGAAACAGGAATTTGTAATTTCACTAATCCAGGTATAATAAATATTGTGGATATTGTTAAAACGTATTATAAAACTAACAATATTTGCAAGGATTTTTCTATAGATAGTAGTTTAGATAGTGATAAACGATCAATTCCTACGTTGCATTCTAATATTTTAAAAAAATATAATCCTAAAGATATAAATGAAGTAATAATTGAATGTTCAAAAAATTATCACGAAAAAATTATCACGAAAAAATAATTAAATAAAGATTATATAAAAATATAAATTGAACGCATAAGTATTTAAAGATTTATATACCAATTTAATCATAATGTCGCAATTTGTCAATAAAAATACATCTACTGAGGGCAATGTTCTTACAATTAAAACAGTACAAATAGCACCTTTTCGTACTTTAATGACTGCTCTAAAAGATATTTTATTAGAAACTAATATTTCTTTTCAACCTGATGGTATTCGCATAATTAATATGGATAAGTCACATACTATTTTGGTACATTTGCATTTAGCAGCACAAAATTTTGAATTTTATGAATGCAAAAAAGAAAAAATTATTATAGGTGTCAATATGTTTCATTTGTTTAAATTAATTAATTCTATTGATAATGATGATACCTTAACAATTTACATTGAAACATCTGATTATTATGATGGTATTGTTTCACATTTGGCACTAAAGTTTGAAAATGGAGATATTAAACAATGTAAGACACAAAAACTTAAGTTAATTGAACCTGAACAGGATGAATTAGAGATACCAGATGTTAAATTTTCATCTATAATTAATTTACCTTCCGCTGATTTTCAAAAAATAATTAGAGATTTATCCTGTATATCCGATAAACTTGAAATTAAATCTGTTGGTAATGAATTAATATTTAAGTGCCAAGGTCAATTTGCTTCTGCTGAAATTCATAGGGCCGAATCAGACGGATCTATGGGATTTATATTAAAGCAAGATAGTTCTAAAATTATTCAAGGAGAGTTCTCTTTAAAAAATTTGGGATATTTTATTAAATGTACTAATTTGTGTCAACAAATTGAGGTTTATTTAGAAAATGATTTGCCACTTGTAGTAAAGTATAATGTAGCCAGTTTGGGAACTATTAAACTTTGTCTTGTTCCATTGCCTTCAGTATGATTTTCTAAATACAATAATTTATAAAAAATAATATATTTTATATGAAATATATATAAATGTCATCATTTAAATATATTGGAGATTACAGTAACTACTATAATTATTTAGGAGCCAGACGATGTTGCGACGGTATCAGAGGCTGCAAAGGTCCACAAGGGGCTGACGGTCCGCAAGGTTCCAGAGGATCAGCCGGTTATACTGGAGCAACTGGATCAATTGGAGCACAAGGAAATACTGGATATGGATGCAGAGGACCTACCGGCGCTCCTGGCACAGCAGGAGTAACGGGCTCACAAGGCGCAACTGGTAGTTCCGGTATTAATTCCGGTATCATTTATTATTTAACAACACCAGTATCTACTTCATTAGCAAGTGGAGTATTACAAAGATATCAAAGTCCACCTGGATTTTACGGTAGTTATGATATCAGCGGAACTGCCCCTGACGATATTTTAGAATATGGGTCCAGTGACTTAGTATATTTTTTTGGATCTTATCCATTTACCATACCCGAAAGTTTGTTTACAGTATATTTGTATGGTTATCCTGATGCTGGAGAAAATTTTAAGGCTACACTTAAGGTTTATGCAACAGATCCATCACCTGGAGGTGGTGATATATTAATCGCTACTTCAGCAGCAGTACCGATACCATCTATAACTGCTACACCACCTGCTTCACCAACACCCACAATACTTAGCGCATTTACAACTTCACCTTTTTTATTTGATTATGGAGGGTATGAACAAATTAAAATAAATATTGAAATTACAAATGATGTTGGGACTTTGTATGTTAACTATATGTATCAAAGTGTATTTGGTACATCATTTTTACAAATAACCGAAATGCCTAAAGGTGCAACTGGTGCAACTGGTGCTCAAGGTGCAACTGGACCTAGTTTTTGGGGATTAGATGGTTTAGGAGTATTGTCTTATACTGGAGATGTTAAAATTGACGGTAAATTGGATGTAAGAGATGGTATTGACCCTACATATATTGGATTTACTAAACAATCTACATACCTTGGTCTAGCACCAAATACTATTCCTGGTATTTGGATGGATAGAAATATTTCATCTAATTTAAGAGTATCTACTAACAAATTATTGTTGTCAAATACTACAAATACATCCACTATAGGTTCTACTGGTACACAAGTTGATGAGACTGGCATAGCAATTAGTTCTTTGGGAGCAACTGGAACATACAATAGATCCTCTCTTTTACTAGATAAATCAACTGAAGGAAAAACAGAACTAACAACAACTTCATTATCTATAAGTAATTTTGCTGGATATACTTATAATATTGATGTTAATAAAATTGCTTTGCCAGAAGCAGTTGATGTTGCTTCAGGTACAATTACATTAAATGCGCGTAATAGCAGTATTTTAACATGGACATCTAGTACTAATGTAGATTTATCCAGTAGTAATCTATCATTAACAGTAACATTTAGTAATTTTGTTATAAATGGTACGTATACAATTTTTATACCTCTTTCTCCTTCTTCTTCTGGTACCAATTATTTACGAATAATACCTAGTGGTAGTACTATTAGCACTACATGGAATAATAATGTTGGACATGGAATAACTCCAGTTGTTAATGCCACTGCTATAATTATTAATATTTACTATGATGGAGTTAATTATTGGTTATCAAGTGCTTTTTAATGTAAATAAATTATATAATAATTTTATATATAATATTATATAATGGCATTCACTAGATTTCATGATGACCCATGTAGAATAACAAAAAGTTTACAACAAAGTACAGATGTAGGGAGATATATACTAGATGTTCCAGGAAACGGCCCTAAACCTTGTTTTATGTTAGATCCTCAAATTATACCTCAAAAATGGGGTGCCAATTTATGGACCCACTCTACTGATATCCAAAGTTCTCTTTTAGGAATAGATAAACAATTAAATCGTGACTGTTTACAACAGGATAAATATAAAAGACAAACTATTTATGCTTCACCTATTGATTATCCTGTTTGTGACAAATTTTTAACAACTGAACAATCTAGAACCATTATGCCTGCTTGGACAGCAAGAGATTTAGAACAAAATCATGCATATATTTTACCTATTGATCCCCAAGTACATACAGAAATGCCTTTTGATAATTATACTAGCACACGTATTTTAGAAAAGGATTATTTTAAAAGAGACTTTGTATGTGTTTCAAATGATCAAGGATATACAGTTCCTACTAATGTATACAATGTACAATATAAGGCACAAAACAATATTGGAGGACAAAAAACGTGTAAAAATGATTGTAAAAAGATGTAAAATCAAATAATTAATCATTTAGAGAATAATTAATTATTAAAATGTTTTATATATATATTATAAATATGGAATTAGCAATACCATTAGTAGCATTAGGAGGTATGTATGTAATATCCAACCAAAATTCAAATAAAGAAGCAATGACAAAACAATCTATGAAACAGTCTACGAATTTAAAAGGCAAAACTGAAGGTTTTAATAATATGGGGATTAGAACAAATTTACAAGATAAAAATATTGAATCTAGGTTTTCTAATTATTTACCAAATACACATGTTCCTCCTGAAAACTATCCTATTATGAATAATAAACAATTAATTGATACAGTTCAAGAATACCCTAATCCAAATAAAGCAACTGACAAATATTTTAATCAAAACGTATATGAACAAAAACAAAGGGCTGGGGTTCCGATTGATAGTAATATTCAAGATATTTTTTCATTGTCCGGTAATTACATGTCATCTAGAGATTTTATTCATAATAATATGGTACCTTTTGATGGATCAAAACCTAAAGGTCAAGTATATAATGTAAATAATAGTGAAACTATTTTAGATAATTATGTTGGGGCTGGCTCTCAAACTATCAAAAAGATTGAACAAGCACCATTATTTAAACCACAAGATAACGTACAATGGGCATTTGGAACACCTAATATGAGTGAATTTTTTCAATCAAGACAGAATCCCGTTAACCGAAATAATATGGTTAAACCTTTTGAATCTATGCAAGTTGGGCCTGGTTTAGATAAAGGTTATACCGCAAATGGTAGTCACGGTTATAATGCTGGAATGGAAGCAAGAGATAAATGGCTTCCTAAAACTGTAGATGAATTGCGAGTTGCTACAAATCCTAAAGAAGAATTTTCTTTATTGAATCACGAAGGACCAGCAGAAGCATCAATTAAAAATCTTGGAATTGAAGGCAAGGTTCAGAAATATCGTCCGGATACATTTTTTATTAATACACAAGATCGTTGGTTAACAACAACTGGTGCTGAAAGAGCAGGTCAATTAATTCCTGAACATATTGTAAAACCTTCTATAAGAAATGAAACAACAACATATCAACATGGAGCGCCAAATGCTGTCTTAAAAACAGCCAGTTATGTTCCTAAAATGCACGAAGATTCTAAGAGAATACAACTAAATGGTTATGATGTAGGACATTCTAACGCAACAAGTACTGCTCCATTACATGAGGATAAAGATAAACATCATCAAAGTCATACTAATTATACTAACAATAGAGCATTAAATCAACAACCACAAACTTTTGGAACTGGTTTTACTAGTGCGATTGGAGCAGTAATAGCACCAATAATGGACATACTTAAACCATCAAGAAAGGAAGAATATACATGTAATATGCGTATTTATGGTAACATGAGCGGAGAAATTCCAGGTAATTATGTATTAACACCTGGGGATATGCCTAGTACTACTATTAAAGAGACTACTTTATATCAGCCAAATGGATACATTGGTAATCAAAAAGATAACGCTGGTTATTTAGTAAATGAACAACAGGCTATAACAAATCAACGTGATACTACAACAGAAAATTGTCAATTGGCTCCAATTGGTGGTTCTGGTACCAAGTATGGTAATAGACAATATGATGCCGTATATAGACAAACTAACAGTCAATCAAAAGAAAGACTTGTTGCATCTAGACCAAATCAAGGTAATATGAAACATTTTAACCCTCAAATTAATGTTACTTTGTCACGTTTAGATGCTGATCGGGAAAATAATAGACTATGGGCGCCACAAGTTGTTATTCCAAATGGTCCATCAGTTCAAACATATGGAAAAGCCAATATGCCCCAATACTATAATAATTGTATAGGTTGTGAACGTATTTCTCCGGATATACTAACAGCATTTAAAGAAAATCCTTACACTCATAGTTTAACAACGTCTGTTTAAGGTATCAATCTTCAAATTAGCAGTAAAAAATATTTAAAGATTTCATAATATATATATACACATTATGAAATCAATATATCCTATTTGTGCTTCTACATTTCGTAAATGGTGTAAAAGTAATTCAAAATATGAACAAATATATAATTCTTTAGGCAAACCAAAACCATTTGACGTCTCTCTAAGAGATGGTTTACAAGGATTGACAAAGGAACAACAAAAAAATGTACTTGTAAATGATAAATTAATAATTTATGAAGATATTGTTAAAAATCATGAAGTTACAAATATAGAGGTAGGTTCTTTAGTATCTAAAAACGTTTTGCCAATTTTTCAGGATAGTATATCATTACTTAGATATTTAAATAATAAACAACAAAATAGTAACGAAAGAAACCATTTTATTTTAGTACCAAATAATGAAAAATTAAATACAGTTATAAATATACCAGGTGTAAACAAATTCTCTTTTATTACATCAGTTTCTAATAGTTTTCAATTAAAGAACACAAAAATGTCGTTAAAAGATACTGACAACGAAATATTTACTATGTTATATAATTTAGATGAAAATAATAATCAAAAAAAAAAGGCTTATATAAAATTATACGTCTCTTGTGTAACAGAGTGTCCTATAGAAGGAAAAATAGATAATGATTTTATAGTTAATAGGTTACTAACTTTAAATAAAATGGAAGTTGATAATATTTGTATTTCAGATACTTGCGGAACATTAGAAATAGATGATTTTGAATATATAGTAGATACATGTAAATTTTTTGGTTTGCCAATGACAAAATTATCTTTGCATCTACATGTTAAACCAGAAAGAGAAAAGATAGTAGAGACAATAATTTATAAGGCATTGGAACGCAATATAACAAATTTTGACGTTTCAGTATTAGAAAATGGAGGTTGTTCTGTAACAATGGAAAAATCAAATCTTTGTCCAAATTTATCGTACAACTTGTATTACAAATGTTTAGTGAATTATATTTTAAAAAAAACAAATATTTAAGCCGTATTATCAAATAATACAGTTACAGTATCATGAATAGTAACAAATGAAATATTTTTATAAATTAATGAATAAGTATCTATCCATGATTTGGTTCCATAAAAACCGATCCAAGATTCACAATTAAATCTATTATCAGTTTCATCTAATTTTTTAATATCAGCAATATAAGACCCTCTAGCCCACCAAAAATTAAACCAAACAAATCCACTATCACTTGGTAGTAATCCTGCCTTATTAATTAGTTTATTTTTTTTAAATTGGTACAATGTATCTTCCCAATTTAGTATAGTATTTTTTGTTAATTTTATTTCAAGAAAGGTTCTAAAATCGCTGGGATTATGGTTAACCATACCTTTACTATGCATATAAATAAAAGTTTTATCTCTATTATCATCTGCTAGTCCTTTAAGAATTTTGATAGCATTAAACTCATAATTATTTTCTGTAAATTCATAGAAATAAACATCAGTTTTTATGAATTCACTAATATATATTTTTGCCTCATCAATATCATTTTGATTTCCACAAACAACAATAAATAATTTACTACGAGTAAGTATTTGAGAATTATATATATCAATTAATTGTCCATACACAATGTGTCTCCAATTTTTACTAGGATTTAAATAACAATAATAAACAAAAAATATATCTTTATTATCACTTGTGTTAGTACAATCAACATCAGAACTTTTAAAAAATATATCATGAATGTTTTGTTCAATTAATTTTACTTTTCCATATTTAATATAACTTTCAATAGCATCGTTTTTATTTTTTAAATACTTATTCCCATAATGAGAAGGATTATAATTAACAAAATCAATATAATCTTCCCAGTTAAAATTATCTGAAATATCGCAATATTTTTTATTTTTAAATTGACCATCGTTAATGTAATGTGTCTTCATTTCTTCTTCATTATAAGAGACATAATTTGTTTTAATATCTGGATTATTTTCATAATAAAATCTAGAATCAAATATAGATGGTAAAACTTTATTCATTAATAATATTTATTAACAATAATTTAAATTGTTTTTTACAAAAAAGAATAAACTTGTTTTACTCCTCCTCTTTGTGTAGGTTCTATATTGAATCTTTTACAAACTAACACTTTTTTAACTAGTCTTTTCAATCTATATCTATATACATTTTCCACATGTGAATCAAATTTACCGTTAATTGTCATATATATATCAAAAATTGTGTTAAAATTTTTAATATGTGATCCAACAATTTCACATCTATTTTCGTTTTGTTGTCTTAGTCCATTATATGTATTTAAATCATAGTTTGACAAAAATTCATAGAATTGTGGTATGAAAAATCTGCCAGTTACTTTAATTAAAAAATTAGATGTTTTAACCAATCTTGAAAGATGGTACGCATAATTAATAGCATATACTTCACTTGCACCTTTACTGGTATTATTGTGTAGATATCGCGATCCTTTATTAGTTTTTTCATTAAATGTTATGACATCAAGTCTATCTTGAAATGTTTGTTTTTCTGAATCCAATTCTGGAAATGTATAACCGGAATTTTCAACGATGACAATCTTAAAGGGTGTTTCATTTAACCATCTGTTAAATGACTTTAAATAAGTTTGTATACGTGATTTAGGATTGTTTTGAAATACACCTTTTATAGATTGTGGTCTAACAGTACATGTAAGTATGATACTAACATTATTAGTAAAAGGAGGTTGGGGTGCAATAGACATTATTATATATTATAATGTAAAAAAATCTAAAATAATTAATAAGTTTTATAAAAATATAAAAAGAGTTATTAATTATTAGATAGACGTATGTTAACAATTCATCAAACAATAAAGGATAAATTAAAATATTTTAATGATATAAAAAAGATTCCAAACATAATTTTTAACGGATTATCGGGTAGTGGAAAAAGTACAATAGTAAACGAGTTTATAAATTTGATATATGATAATGATAAGGATAAAATAAAAGATTTTGTTATGTATGTAAATTGTGCTCATGGTAAAGGTATAAAGTTTATAAGAGAGGAATTGAAGTTTTTTGCTAAAATGCATATAAACTCAAATGGTGGTGATACATTTAAAAGTATTGTTCTGTTAAATGGTGATAAACTAACAATGGATGCTCAATCAGCATTAAGAAGATGTATAGAATTATTTAGTCATAATACCCGTTTTTTTATAATAGTAGAAGACAAATATAAATTATTAAAACCAATTTTATCGCGTTTTTGTGAAATATATATACCGGAGCCAGAGTATAATTCAAAAAATATAAATTTGTATAGGTACAATTTGGAAAATATATTTAAATTATCTGATGTAAAAAATGCTAGAATGGATTGGTTAAAAAAAGAAATAAATAAAACCATAAATGAAAAACTAACGGAAAAGGGTTTGCAAGCATTTATAATAAAAATATATGAAAAGTCATATAGTGGTTTAGATTTAATAAAACTTCTGGAAGATGGTTTTTTTAATTTAGAAAATGAAAAAAAATATGAGTTATTAATAATATTTAATAAAGTACGTAAAGAATTTAGAGATGAGAAACTGTTAATGATGTTTATAATAAATTTTATATTTTTAGATAAAGAAACAAAATTAGAAAATATATCCTTTATGTGAAATATATATTTAATTTAAAGTAATTTAAAGGGCTTTAAATTAAAAATAATATTAATTATCCTTGTTTATAAGTACTTCTTTTGCCAAATTAGATATTATTCTATTTATATTTTTATTAGATTCTTCTTTATCAATACCACTCATTGCGTTACTAACAATTTTCAAATATAAATTATTCTTTTTAGAATCTGAATCTGTGCAGTCTGGATTTAGATCTTTCCACTCCATTATTTGTTTAATATTTTCATTCGCTATCTCTTTTATGGCTTTTGTTAGTATTTGTTTTTCTTCATTTTCTTTTTTCCATATATTATTGTCCTTTATATAGAGTATCTCTCTTTTGTAATCAGAACAATGAATGGGACGCTTGTATTCTTCTAGATTTTTTAAATTTTTTAAAACAATGTTAGTTATTCCTTCAATGTAACCTTTTCTGCCGGTATATTCAAGATCATCTAAACTTAATTTAATTGATTCAACAAAGTCTGAAATATTTAACGCATCTTTGCATGTTTCGTTTAAAAAAATTTGTAAATTAAATGTCTTATTGTTAGAATTAGTATTATGTGAATTTGTATTGTTAGTTCCATTTTTAATTATTTCCATTAATTCGGTATTTTGTTTAACTAACATAGTTATAATTTCTTTGTCCGACACTAATTCTTTGGTGTTTGGTACGTTGTTACACTTCTTTTTGTGTTTCCATAATCCAGAAATAGTTGAATACTGTTTACCACATTCACAAATATTTTCGGCGTTTTTTGGCGTAAAATTTATTTCCAAAATTTCCATTTTATTTCCATTGTGACGATACATGTGTTTTTTCGTCTTAACGTGTCTTGACCAATCACTTTTTTTAGAGCATTTAAAGTCACATTTTTCACAGAAAAAATCGGCGCTTTTTGGCGTAAAATTTATTTCCATATATTTCCAATATATAAAAAATATCTAAACCTTTTTTAAAAAAAATAAAAAATTATCGTAACAAAAAAAAACGCAAAAAAATGCAATTTAGACGATGTCAGTAACAAAGTGAACTCGAACGAGTAAAATCCTTCGATTTTCGACTTTTGGACATTTTAAAAATGTCCATTTTCGATTTTGGCGCCGACTTTTATTTTCGATATTCAAACTATACCAACAATCTTAATTTTTAACATATAATTACCTTACCTTTTATCACGTAGAAACCAAAATAATAATTTACATGATACTTTGTACTATATATTACCAATATTTAGTACAATTAGTTTAAATAACAAAAATTTAACATTAATTATTTACATTATGGATGACTTTAATGTTAGTTCATTGCATGAATCTAAAAATGAATGGGGTGCCAGATTATTAATTATTTTAACACCACTTATTATTGAAGGTTTTAAATCTATTTTTGATGAATCTTATAAATTATGCAAAGATAATGCTGAATTAGATAAATATCTAATGACGTTTCAAAATTTTATTTCTAGAATTCCCAAATGGAACGCAACTATTATTGAAAATGAAAGAAAGAGAATTATTGAAAGAAGTGGATGTTCCTATTTAGAAGAACTTGTTACATGTATACACATTATACAATTAAAACTACTAACAGCAATGCGAGTTGGAAATAAACAAAAGAAAATAGATATCAATATACCCAAATTAGATGACTTTATTCATAAAACGTACATTAATGTTGCACGTAAAGTATATAGAAATGTTTACTTATTTGAAATTAATACTCCTCCACTTCAAGTACAAAAAAATATTAGGGAATTAGAAATAATCGTTCAAGAATGTATTTTAAATTCTGTTAGAGATAGTATTCCTGTTGAAAGTATTCTTAGAGCATACATGGATGAGACAGTTGAAGAAGATTGTATTGAAGAAATAAAAGAACAAATTGTTGAACCTACACCACCTTTAAATGCTAGAGCAGAAACTCAATTCATATCAGAAGAAAATAAAGAAAATACTGTAACTTCAAAAGAAACAGAAAATATTACACTTAAGTTTAATGATGTTGATCAAGTAGTAACTGATGAAGGTACCAAAGAACTTGTAAACGCACCTAAAACTATTGAAAGATTAGAAGAAATAAGTGCTTTAAGAAATCTACAAAGAAAAATGGAAGAAGACGAAGAAAACACAAAATTAAACATTAGTCAAGAAGAAGTTTCACTAGATAACTTAGATGTACATATAATTCAACCAAATAATATTAAATTAGAACCAGATTTGTTATTAAATGATATAGAAGTATTAGCATAGATTTAGGAAATATATGCGTTTTTTATTAAATTGAATTCTAAAAATATATTTTAATATGGATAATATATTTTTAATAGCAGCATTTATATCCTTTATTTTTTTTGTGGCAAAATTCTTTGAAATGAAGTATATTGATCAAGAACCAAAACCATTAAAGTTACTAATCAGAGATACTTTGTTAGTTTATATTAGTGTTATCTTAGGAAATTTTATAACACAACAATTGTCACCAGTCATTCACGAAATTGAAGCACCAACTACACCCCAGGCTTTCACAGATAATCCACCATTTTAACGTCCAGTCCACACTTTAACAAAAGAATTTGGTACCTTTTTTCTTTTCAAATCATTGTGATATAAATTATAATTATAACTAAATGCCTGTGGAAATGTAAAAATATCTCCAAATAATGATTTTTTTGATAATAAATCTGGACACTCTTCATTGAACAGTATTCCTAATATTCGTTCTAATGCACATCTATCACTTCTATTATGTATAACGTGAACTAATGATGATATTTTATATTTTTGTTCTAATAATTGTAAAAAATTAAGATTTATAAATGCTTGACCACCAAAACATAAATTATAATGTTTTTCTAAACCCAATATTGTAAAACCATTACCTCTAATTTTATCAGTTATTTTCATACTGTTAGTTAATACTGATGAAATCCTAAGAATATTTGCTACATTCTCTCTATCATAAACATGATGCCATAATGGCAATACAGGAACAGTAAATCGTTCAAATGGAATACGTCTATGAATAAATAAACTATCATGTATTATTACTGCGTTTGGAAACCATTTATAACGCAAATAATATATATATGGTAATATTTCACCTCTTCCAGGATATTCTGATTGTATGACAGTTAAATTTTTATATGGAAAATCAGGTTTAACGTACATATTATTACTATTATCATCTATTACTACTATTTGTCTATGTGGATAGAATGTTCTTATTAATTTTACACATCTGTTCCAATATTTGTTAGTTAACTCAGATGTAACATGTCTAGTCAATATAAATCCATAATCTCTACTCATTTAATAATTATATACTAACAATATAATTATTTTATCATTTTAACAATAACTAGGGAGTTCATCAATATTTATAATTTCTTCCCCTTTTGGAATATTTTTTGATCCAACACAAAATTTACTAAACTCATTTCTTTCTAATTGTACTTGAGGAGTATGATTGTGTACACATCTTGCAATCATTTTATATAATTTAAATTCAGGATAACGTTCTACACCATTATTTTTGTATAACATATTTATTCCATTATCATCAGTACACCAATCAACAATTAATTTCACTATAGGTGAACATTCATCTAATTTTTTCATCATATCAAAATCATCAACAACATAATCAAAAATGGAACATGCTAATCTACATAAATCAAAACTAAAATTAGGTTCTAATCTAGGTTTTTTATCATTAAAATAGGGTTCTGTATTGTATTGTGTAGCCGCGTCACCGCCAGTTTGAAAACTATCACTACAAAATATCTTACCTTTAAATTTGTAAATAGCGCGGCCAAAATCAATAATCTTATATATTTTTCCAAATGTTGGTACTTTATAAGTTTTCTTTTTATATGTATAATATAAAAACTTCCTTTTTGTTGAAATATACATTATGTTGTTTGTATGCAAATCATTATGAGTAAATGCAAACATTTTTTGATATGTTATTAATATCATTATTATTTGCATTAGTGCCGAATACCATTCATCATCACTAATATCTCCACTCATAATTAAATCATCAAATGTATTTTCACAAAATTCCATACATATTACTTGTACCGGAAACTTTGGTAAAGTTAAAAATAATGTCTCCTCTTCAATAGAAGACATATCATCAAGATCCTCATCACTTTCAGTTTCATCGCCATTATCATCTTCAATATCTGAATTAGAATTAGAATTAGAAACTTTGTCATTATTTAAATCAGATGATGGACAATCATTACATAATTCGTCGTCGCTTAAATCATCATCATTAGTATGTGATGTTCTAGACGAACAACTAGAACCAGATTTTAATGTTTCTGATTTTTTCTGTTGAGTCACATCAAATAAATTAGATTCAGTAATATCTACCAATTCTACACCTAATTCTTTAATATCAGAAAGCGAAACAAGTTCTTTATTTTCTTCAAATATATCCTCAAAAATATTTTCGTCTAGAGACTTAACTGATAATATAGATTTATTTGATGTATTTTGAGAAATTTTCAAAGGTTGCAACTTTTTTACTTCAGGTGGAGTGATTAAATGAGAATAATCTTCTATTTTAAATAACTTATCTTTTTGCTTATTAAAAAAATCTGAATGAACCAAATATTCAATATCGTCTATAACATTTATTTTATAATCATTTTTTATTGCTAAGAATGATCCATAATAATCTAATCCATGAATAAATCTATGATCATTAAGTAGACGACTTGTTAAATATGAAAAAAAACCATCAATATAAGAAGAATTGTTATTATCGGCAATTTTTGGATGAACATTATGAGACTTGTCAAATGACGGTAAGTTAAATAAATTTTGATCATTATAATTGTACTTTCCTACTAAATATTTAAAAGGATCAAGAAGTGGAGCCATTTTAATAAATATTTGTTGAGTATTAATAATATCATGTTCATCTGAAATATTTTTTAATTTACCTGTAAAAATATGACTATTATCATAATCTTGATCTTTATTCTTAGTTTCTTTAATATCTGAAATAGCCCATCTATGATTCAAATTTATGGAATTAAAATTAGTATTATTTAAAGCAAAAAATCTATCATAAATTGGTATATAGTTTTGTACATTTGATAAATTAATATGTTTGTTAGTTTGAAATTTAGTAAACAAATTACTGTTCTTCCTTTTCTCATAATCAACAGAGATACTCATTAGCAATTAAAAATATTAATAAAAGATATATTTAACTTATTATTTTAAAAATAGTTAAGTATATTCTTAAATATAACTAAATTCGTTATTATTATTTTCTTTTTAAATATAATAATTATAATGAATTTAGAATTAAAACGGTTTGATATGAAAACAATAAGTTTTAAACCAAATGAATCTAAAGGTCCTGTGGTTGTTTTAATAGGACGTCGTGATACAGGTAAATCTTTTTTAGTTAGAGATCTATTATATTATCATCAAGATATACCAATTGGAACAGTTATTTCTGGTACAGAAGAAGGAAACGGGTTTTATGGAAAATTAGTTCCTAAATTATTTATTCATAATGAATATAACACTGCAATAGTAGAAAATATTTTAAAAAGACAGAGACAGGTTTTGAAACAAATAAAAAAAGAAATGGAACAATTCAAGCGTTCAACAATAGATCCACGTACATTTGTAATCCTTGATGATTGTTTATATGATAATACATGGTCTAGAGATAAAATGATGCGTTTGTTGTTTATGAATGGACGTCATTGGAAAGTAATGTTAGTAATAACTATGCAATATCCATTAGGTATTCCACCAACACTCCGAACTAACATAGATTATGTTTTTGTTTTAAGAGAACCATATATTGCTAATAGAAAACGTATTTATGATAATTATGCTGGTATGTTTCCAACATTTGAATCATTTTGCCAAGTAATGGATCAATGTACAGAAAATTATGAATGTCTTGTTATAAATAATAATGCAAAATCTAATAAATTACAAGATCAGGTTTTTTGGTATAAGGCTGATGCTCATAACGATTTCAGGTTAGGCTCAAAAGAATTTTGGGAATTATCTAAACAAATTAATGACGATGACGATGATGGTGAACAATATGACCCAAACAATGTTAAAAAACGAGGTCAGGGTCCAAAAATAGCAGTACGTAAAAGTAAATGGTAAATATATATTAAGCGATAATTATATATAGACAAATTATATAATTATATAATTATAATAATGATTGTTTTTAGGTGTTTAACATTGTCATTAATATTTGCCTCAAGTTTGTTTTCTTATACAAAGATACGATTATTAGGTTTAAAAAAATTTAGTTTATTAATGAAAAAAGATTCAAACGTAAATAAATTAAGTGGTTTATATTTGCCAAAGACACCAAATCAAAAGGACTACGTAAATGCTTTAAATACCAAAGAAGATAGTATAACTATTGTTGTTGGACCGGCCGGTACGGGTAAAACATTAATGGCATGTAATCATGCAGTAAGTTATTTTAAAGAAAATAAAATAGATAAGATCATAATTACACGACCAGTGGTTCCTGTAGAGGAAGATATAGGGTTTTTGCCTGGTTCAATGGTAAAAAAAATGGATCCATGGACAAGACCAATCTTAGATATATTTGAAGAATATTATTCCAAAACACAAGTAAATAATATGATTTTGAATGGTCAAATAGAGATATCTCCATTAGGATTTATGCGTGGCCGAACTTTTAAAAATTCATTTATAATTGCTGATGAAATGCAAAACAGTAGTCCTAATCAAATGTATATGCTTTTAACGCGAATAGGTACAAACAGTCGTATGGTAATTACAGGGGATTTAGAACAAAGCGATAAATTTGAAAATAATGGGTTAAAAGATTTAATAAATAAATACAAAATTCATAAAAATTTAAAAAATATAATGTTAATTGAATTGAATAATAATGATATACAACGTAGTGAGTTAGTTAATCAAGTTATTGAATTATACAAACCAAAACCAAAAGACATATTGTCAACCAATATAATATCTCCAATAATACCTACATTACCAATCATTCCAACTATAAAAGTTATTGAAAAAAATGACACAATAAAAAATGACACTGAGAAAAAACAATTAAATAATTATAGTAATTTTAAAAAGAATAATGACAAATATAATGATAAATTTAATAATGGTACAGGAGATGCTGCATTAATACCCAGTAAAGATTCGTAATATGGTATTTACTATCGTTTTAAAACAAGTTTCATGTAACTTTCTTCTCCATACTTAGCAATATGCTGCATAACTCTCATAGTGTGTCCGAACGAAAATCCACTGTGACCATTATAACCTAAATCAGACATTTTGTTTGATATGACCCAAATAGTTGGATCATCCGACCACATGAAACTTTCTATATCTTTTTTGACAAAGCCCCATGTCTCTGTCAAAGAAATTGCTTGAAAAGCGTTTGCTAACATTTCTCGTTCATGAGAAGATTCTATATATTCAAATTTACCTGGTACAAATTTGTCTGTTGGAGGTAATGGAGGTATTTGAGAGTACTCACCTTCGGCTTCTTGTGGTACAACTGGCATATTTTGAGATAAGACATCACCACTTTGTGGTTCTCCTTCATTCATAATATTTTCAGCGATGTTATGTTTAGCGATCATATTTTCAGAGATAATTTCCATTGTCGTTAGTATATTTAAACATATTAAGTAAGAATATATTTAAATCAATTTTTTTTTTACGTTTTATCATTTCAACATTTTACACACAATTTATAATAATCACTTTGTTTTACTTTTGGTTTTGTTTAGCAAATGGACCTGATTTCAACTGAGATTGTCCATAGTCCGTCTTTCCAGTTACAATATTATCTCCATCAAATAATTCATTACGAATGTCTGCAACTGAAATAGATTCAGGATCCTTTGTGCTGAAAGTATTTTCTTGACTGGATGTACCAACACCAATCAAATTACCTTCTTCATCAATATCTTGTGTAACAACATTTCCATGTTTTTCAGCATTCTTTTTATTTTCATCAATAGCCTTTTGTTTGGTCTCTTTAACTCGTTGTTCAAATGCTGTTTTTGCCGCGGATTCATTTTTATTTTTCTCTTGTACCAATTGATTAAGTTCTTCTTCAAGATATTCAACACGTCCAGTCTTATATGCTTCTGGTTCCCATGGCAACCAAGTACCAACGGGTCCAACAAAAACATCAAAATTAGGGTCAACTTCTCTAAGCAATTTAGCGCGTAACTCAGCCTCTTCTTGTGAAGCAAAATGACCTCTAGATTTGAATCCTCGTACTGATGTTTGAAAATTATGTTTAAGATTAAATTGTTTCTCTAACTCTTCCTCTTCTTTGTCTATAAATGTTTTATAGTCATCTTCAATAGAAGATTTAATAATGGCCTCACGTTCCTCTTTAACAAACCCCTCAAAATCTTTAATAATGTCTTCAAAATTAATCTTATATTTGAATGAAACAAAGTTAAGAAATTGATGAAATTTTTCCATAGATTTATTAATCTCCCATTTTTTCAAAAATTCCTCAAAGAAAAACATCTCTTTTTGCTTCAGTACCTTGTCAGGTGAAATAAATGAAAAACATCCAAAAATTTGTCCAGCAATAGGTTTATCAACTTCTAATAGATCAACATATTTAGGATTATTAGTTCCATCCTTTTTCAATTTCTTCTCAAAAACTTTTTTTGAGTTATTTCGGCTACTCATTATATAAATTAATATATTATTGGTTTTAAGTTTTAATTCATTAAATTAATATTTTTTTCTTTTTTATTTATATAAACATGGGAAGTATGTTCGATATTACCGAATTAATTAAGCGTATTATTAAATACTTAATTGAGGGTTTGATGGTTGCTATTGCTGCTTTTGCTATTCCAAAGAGATCATTAAATCTTGAAGAAATTGCATTAATTGCATTAACTGCTGCGGCTACTTTTGCTATTTTAGATACATATATTCCTTCAATGGGTGTAACTGCTCGTTCAGGAGCCGGTTTTGGTATTGGTGCTAATTTAGTTGGATTCCCAGGAGGTCTTTAAAGCATTATTAAAATGATAAAATTTAAATCATAATATATTTTATTCTTAATATATATTATGTCACAAAATTCAAATTTAACTGCGTTTAAAGGTGGAGATATTTTAACAAAAAATGAATTTACTCATAGGATACATGCTTTTCTTGCTGAGAGAGATAAAGATACAACTGATGCTGTGATTCATCGTTATTACAACAAATATTATAAACGAAATCCAAATTTTGAATTATGGTTAAACACTTTACAATCCGGGTTTCATTTTAAACCCAATTTATCATTAGAGGATATTTTAAATGAATTAGATGAACATTCGGGTACAACAGTAGGTGAAGAAGATAGTATGTCAATTCCAAGCAACACAAGTGAAATAATTCATATGGATAGTTTTTCAGGCTTTAGTAGTAATAATTCAGCAAATATAGGTCATGGTTTAAAAAGTACAAAAAAAGTAAAGAAATCAAAAAAGGCAAAGAAATCAAAAAAGGCAAAGAAATCAAAAAAGGCAAAGAAGGCAAAGAAATCAAAAAAGACTAAAAAAGCGAGAAAAACAAAGACATCAAAAAAGGTAAAAAAAGGAGGAGATGGATTCATAGTGTCAGAAGATCCCTTTAAACCAGATCTTTCTAAGGAAGAATATCAGGAGTATATGAATGTTATTAGACAAACCAAAAATTAATCCTTAAACTGTTGGTATAAATTCCCAATCAAGATTAATACATATTTTTTTCCATATTTCGTCTTGTTCAATTAGTTTTTCTCTATCTTTTAGAAGAGGTATTTCATATAAATATTGTGTTTCTTCTAATAATTCTAAAAATTTATAGAGTACATAATAGTAATTTAAAAAATTAACACGGTAATCGGGACATACCTTAGCATATGGTGCTTGTATTTCCATAAACAGATTACACAATATTTCCTCAAGTTCGGGACTAAATACAGGAGGTTTTATACCTAATTTATTTTTAATAAATGCAATATGTTCATAATATTTATTAAATCCAAGTTTTTTTAATATTTCTTTAGTTTTATGATGTGTTAGTTGTTCTAATCCAATTCTCTCTTTTTTAATTTGTTGTTGGATTTGTTCAATTACATCTTCAGGTATTTGAGTTGTTTCTTTACCTTGGAATTGGGCTAAAATTTCCTTAAAATGATTTATTTTTTTGTAAGCATAAAAACATACCTCTTTAGGAGGTTCTTTATAACTAGGTTTTTCATTTTCAATTAAATAAGGTATGCTAATTGCACAAACGTTGCATATAAGCACTCCTTCATCATCTAAAGGTATCATTTCCCCTTTAAAACAAGTTTGACATACGTCAGTTGATCTAACAAATGAGTTCATATCCAGAAAAGTTTCATCAATATTACTTAAATATTTTTGAACAATATTTTTATTAATAGTTTCAGTACTATTTTGAGTTTCGGTTTGTTGTTGTTGTTGTACCTTAAAAATATTGAAGAGTACTTGATTTTTGTTAGTAATTGGCTTGGTACTTTCATCAATATTATTTATATTTTTTTTGTTTTCAAAATATTCAAATATATATTTAGAATTGTCCAAAAAATAATTATGTTTTTTATTTTTTAACTCCACTATAGTCTCATTAATTTCTTTTATTCTATCTTTAATTTCCATGATTTGTTCAATTTGTAAATTTGTATTTTTCAATTGTTCTTTCAAATCATATTTTTCTTCTTTTAATTTTGGTATTGTATCAAACTCATCTTTGGCAAATTCATTTATGTATTCTTTGTGCTTACCATCCAAAGTAGCAGTATATTTTCTGCAAATTCTTATTTTTTTATTAGCCTTGGGTTTAAAAGATGGCATTAGTTATTAGTATATATATTTTACAGAAATATTTAATTAGTATTTTAATGAAATATATAATACTAATTTTTATTGCATTATAAAATATTTAAAATGATGATATATAATAATTATATAAGACAAATGTCAAATGATAATAATTTGAATATTAATTTTTACTCTAGTTTTATATTTATAGCAAATAGTGTTATATGTTATATATACAATTATTATTTATATTCTTTTCTGTTTTCACTATTAACAATAACATCTTTATTGTACCATTCATCAAAAAACAGTTTTATTAAAATAGTAGATCAAATAGTTGCTGGTTTAATTGTGATGTATGGGGGTTATGTATTATATAAAAATTCATTTAAATTTAAAAACATAAGAGAATTAATATTTTTATTAATAATTATACTAACATTTTTAGGTACGATATTTTTATATTATTATGGTTATTTAACAAATTCATATTGCTTTCATGAAAATATGTATAGTTCGCAATTATATCATACATTAATCCATGTATTAAGTTGTTTAGGTCACAGTTTAATAGTAATAATCTAATAGTTATAAAAAATATTCTTTAGTTTAAAGCAAAAATAAAGAATAACATATAAATTTAGTAAAATGGATATAAAAATAAATTTGAATGATAAACAACTAACAAATTCAAGTCTAGAAATAGATAGAATAAAATTCCAAAAAATGATATTTTTATACAATGCTTTAGATAATGGTTGGTCAATAAAAAAACGCAATGATTCATATATTTTTACAAAAAACCATGAAGGAAAAAAAGAAATATTTGATGAGTCATATTTAAGCATATTTATGAAGGAAAGTATGGATATAAATAAAATACTTTCGTAATTATGTAGTTAAAATAATTAAGTTGTTTAATTTAATTAATTTAATTTTAGGAAATTTTTTTTCTTAGTGGAATGTATAAAATGGGAGGCGGATTAATGCAACTCGTAGCTTATGGTGCACAAGACGTGTACTTGACTGGAAACCCACAAATTACTTTTTGGAAAGTAACTTACAGAAGATATACAAACTTTGCTATTGAATCTATTGAACAAACATTTAATGGTCAAGCCGATTTCGGAAGACGTGTTCAATGTGTTATTAGCAGAAACGGTGACTTGGCTTACAGAACCTATTTACAAGTCACTCTTCCTGAGATCAACCAACTTATGGGTATCGCATCCTTTGCTGCTGGCATTGGATCTGGTGTCTATGCCCGTTGGTTAGATTACCCTGGTGAGCAAATTATTGCTCAAGTTGAGGTTGAAATTGGAGGTCAAAGAATTGATCGTCAATATGGTGACTGGATGCACATCTGGAATCAACTCACAATGACTGCTGAGCAAACTCGCGGTTATTTCAAGATGGTTGGTAACGTTACCCAACTTACCTTCATTACTGATCCTTCCTTCTCTGAAGTTGATGGACCTTGCGACTCCTTGGCCCCCCGTCAAGTTTGCGCTCCCCGTAACGCTCTTCCTGAGACCACATTGTACATTCCTCTTCAATTTTGGTTCTGTACCAATCCTGGTCTTGCCCTTCCTTTGATTGCTCTTCAATACCACGAAGTCAAGATCAACCTTGATATTCGTCCCATTGATGAGTGCTTGTGGGCTGTGACAACTCTCTCATGTAACAACAATGACTATGCTAACAATGCTACTGGATTTTTGGTTGATAAGGGCCCTGGAGGACCTCAACGCCCTGCTGTCCCTGGTTACACTGCTAACCAATTCGCACCTGGCCGACCTGTCCCTGCTGCTATTGCCTACAATCAATCTTTGGTTGCTGCTTCTTTGTACGTTGATTACGTCTTTTTAGATACTGATGAACGCCGAAGATTTGCCCAAAATCCTCATGAGTATTTGATTCAACAACTCCAATTCACTGGTGATGAATCTGTTGGTTCTTCCAGTAACAAGATCAAACTCAACTTCAACCACCCTGTTAAGGAGTTGGTTTGGGTTGTACAACCTGATCAAAACGTTGATTATTGCTCATCCCTTGTTTGTGATGCTCTTCTCTTCAAGGTTCTTGGTGCTCAACCATTTAACTACACTGATGCTATTGATGCTCTTCCCAACGCTATCCATGCTTTCGGAGGTCCCACATCTCTTGCTGCTGACTCTCGTTCATACATTGATGCTCGTGGTCTCTTCCAAGATGCTGGTGCTCTTGATTATGAGATCCCTGCTGGTTTCACTGGATACTGGCATGGACCCCAAAATCCTTACAATGAAGTCAACTTTGGTGGACCTACCATCCCTGAATCTCCTGCTGTCTCCACTCTTGATCCTCTCATTCTTGCCCAATTGAGAGATTTGGCTGCTGCTGGACACACTGATGGATCCACTGTTTCTGATGCTGGTACATTCGTTCTTTGCGAAACCTCTTTGGACATGCACTGCTGGGGCTTAAACCCTGTTGTTACTGCTAAACTCCAATTGAACGGACAAGATCGCTTCTCTGAGCGAGAAGGTTCTTACTTCTCTTGGGTCCAACCTTACCAATCACACACCAGAAACCCTGATGAAGGTATTAACGTCTACTCCTTTGCTCTCCGACCTGAGGAACACCAACCTTCTGGTACATGCAACTTCTCTCGTATTGATAACGCTACTTTACAACTTGTCCTCTCCAATCCTACCGTTGAGGGTACCAAGACTGCTAAGGTCCGTGTTTATGCCACCAATTACAACGTTTTGAGAATTATGTCCGGTATGGGTGGTTTAGCATATTCCAATTAAACGTTTTGTTATTGGATATCGTGTCATCGTTTTTTATATTTTTTAATTTTTAATTAAATTTTTTAAAATCTTTACATTTTAACCCCATATTCATAATATTTATATAAAATAATTAAATAAATATTATAACTGTATATAAGAATGCTAGTTAGAAGTTGTTCAGAGTCAAATTTGTTATCTGAAAAAACGATAAATAAACATTATAAACTAAAATTGATGCCTGTACAAAAGTTAATATCATATGGAGAATTTATAAGAAATAATCCAACAGCAACAAAAATGCAAAGAAGAGAAGCAATAAAAATATTTTATGATAAATTATTACACTGTTAAATATTCAAATGTGTAAATAATATAACATTAAAAGTCATTATTAGAATAAAATATTATTATTAGGTAAATATTTAAAAAAATAATAAATAATATATTATGACTCGTGTACCATATTTTTTAATATTTGGTGGAAACGGTTGGATTGGTTCAAAGGTATATCAAATGTTAGTTGATATGAATATTAAAGTAGAAAAAGCGCAAAGTCGTGCATGTAATCGTAAAAATGTAGAAGAAGAAATAGATAGAGTAGAACCGACACATATTATGAGTTTTATCGGAAGAACACATGGAATATATGATGGCGAAGAAATAACAACAATAGATTACTTAGAAAAACCAGGAAAATTGGTTGAAAATATACGGGATAATTTGTATTCACCTGTAAATTTAGCCGATATATGTAAATCAAAAGGTATTCATTTCACATATATGGGTACAGGTTGTATATTTGATTATGATAATTCTCATCCTTGTTGGACAGATATAGGGTTTACAGAAGAAGATCTTCCAAATTTTTTTGGTTCATCTTATTCTACAGTGAAAGGTTTTACAGATAGATTAATGCATGATATCTACAATAAAGACGTATTAAATATAAGAATTCGTATGCCTATAACGGATGAATTCAATTCAAGAAATTTTATATCAAAAATACTAAAATACAAAAAGATATGTTCAATACCAAATTCAATGACAGTTTTAGACGAATTGCTTCCCATTATGATAGATTATGCTCTAGAACGTAGAACAGGTACTATAAACTTGACGAATCCAGGTGTAATTAGTCATAATGAGATATTAGAGATGTACAGAGAAATAGTAGATAATGATTTTACATGGGAAAATTTTACCATAGATGAACAGAATCAGATATTATCTTCTAAAAGATCAAATAATTATCTTGATACTACTACGTTAGAGACAACTAAAAAAGTAAATTCAATTCATGATTCTGTGCGAAATATTTTATACAAGATGAGAGACAGAAAAAATAATTGTTAAATATAAACGATACGTTGTAATAAAACTAATAATTTTATTTACATATAATATAATGAAATTATTAGTTACTGGTTGTTGTGGTTTTATAGGTTCTAATTTTGTTAATTACTATTTTAAGGAAAATCAAGATGTACATATAGTTAATTTAGATGCAATGTATTATTGTGCGTCTGAAAACAATATAAATACAGATGTAAGAGAATCAGGCCGTTATCATTTAGTAAAAGGAAATTTGTGTTCTTTTGACTTGATATCTAATATACTAGATATTTACAAAATAGATACAGTTATTCATTTTGCGGCACAATCGCACGTTCAAAATTCATTTGATAATGCTCTTCAATATACTAATGATAATGTGGTAGGTACACATACTTTATTAGAAGCATGTCGTAAGTATGGTAATATACAAAAGTTTATTCATATTTCTACTGATGAAGTTTATGGTGAATCTATGTTGTCAGAGAATGAGGAAAAGAAACATGAAGGTTCAGTATTATGTCCAACGAATCCATATGCTGCTACAAAGGCGGCTGCTGAATTAATAGCCAAATCTTATTACCATTCTTTTAAAATGCCGATAATAATTACAAGAGGCAATAATGTCTATGGTCCAAACCAATATCCTGAAAAATTGGTACCTAGATTTATTCAACAGTTATTAGATGAAAAACCAGTAACAATACAAGGAGATGGTTCAAATGTAAGAGCATTTTTACATGTAAATGATGTTTGTAGTGCGTTAAAATTAGTTTTAGAAAATGGAAAAATAGGGGAAATTTATAATATTGGAAGTGATGATCATCATGAGTATACAGTTACCCAGGTTGCCCATATTTTAATTAATAAAATACAACAATCAGATGATTATAATAAATGGATAACTTATATAGAAGATCGTCCTTTTAATGATAAACGATATTATATTAGTAATCAAAAAGTAAAGGATTTAGGCTGGACTATTAATACGAATTTTGATAAGGGGTTAGACGATTTGATTGAAAATATGAGAAACAAAACAAAATAAAATAAAATAAATTATAAATATATGATTAATCAATACTTGAGAGCATTTGTTATAGGTTCTTCATTTTTTGTGTTTTTTCCTTATTTTTTTATAGTATCAAACTTTGAAAAAAAAATGTATAATTTCAGTTATAAGTACTATACATTTCTAGCACCTATAGCACTAGGTCTTATGAATGTATTTTCATTAATAATTGCTAATTATTTAAATCTTTCAAAAAAAAATAGATTCTTACTTATGAGTATATTATCGCCTGCAATAGTAGCGTCATTTGCTTTGTTAATTAAAGCGTATAATTTTAAAAATAATTATGAGGTTCTATTATACATTATTAAATTATTTGCTCTGTATTATATAGTTTTTAATTATATTATATTTTTTTTAGATGAATATGTATAGGGTAACTTATATCATTGCATGGTATATCAATATGAAGACCAACTTTTTCTAAAAATAGATTTAACGACATTGGGTACCACATCATAAATTTTCCTTTATTATGATTATAATATGGGCTACTACATTCAGTATAAACTTTAAAAAATATTTTACTTTTATCCTTCAAACCTTTGTAGAATAAATATGCTTCTTTCGATTGTTCATATGTAATAATTGCATCATATTTTTGTTCAAATAATGTGTAACAAATATTTTCATTGGTATAACTATATATTCTTATTCCAAAAACATCATAATTGGTATAAATTACCATATAATATAAATATTACTATTAATATTTATATTTATATTTATATTTATAAATTATATTACAATATAAACTATTATCTGCGTTTCAAATATAAAATGTGAAAAGTATTTATGTTTTATGCCAGTTTACTGAACAATCTGTATCTTGACATAATTTATGAGAATCATTTGTATATTTATCCCAATATGGTATAGCATCTGGATTATTTTCTCCAATCATGTGTTTATGTTCATCAATTTGTGATATACCTAGTACCCCAGTATTTATGTATATATCCTTCACATAATCTCTTAATTCTGGATTAACCATATTACCATAACGTAACATACGAGTATCTGGAATATCAAAAATATTTGACCATCTAGTTGAACAAGCAACTGATATTTTAGTTTTATTATAAACACAATGAAACCATGACATAGGATTATATAATATGTCTCTTTCTTCTAATTCTACTTCATATCTTTCGGCATATTTTATTAAAGGAAAGTTATTTAAAGTGTCTGTATCCATATTTAATAATCTACTTTGGGAAGCCATATAAATCCCTTTTTTTTGAAAATTTGGATACAATAGTGCCAATTGATTTGGATTAAAAAAAGTCCACTTTTTTTGTCCCTGTATCATTAAATAAAAATTATTTGTATAAGCAGCATGCAAAGGAGTACCTGAACCTTTAACAACTCCTAGAAATAGTTGTTTACTGTCATTTACCATATATCCATCAATTATCTTTTTTATAATATCCATATCAGAATCAGGTAATAAATCTTTGTAGTAATAAAACAAATTTGTTGAATTAGTTATATAACATTTGTTATGAAATATGTTTTTTAATTCCGTAAAAATATTATCGGGACAAGTTTCTTCTCCATTTGGACTCATATATACCTTATTGTCTCCGGCTATTTTCATAATATTATCAATTCTCATTGTTGTAAAACATTTTAAATCAACACCACGCATAACAAATGGATAATCATGTTTTACATAGTATAATGCTTTTTGCCTAAAATTAGGATCATTAACATAAATAATATCTACTTGTTTTGGATTATCACAGATTCTTCCATATTTTTGTAACCATTTTAAATTTCTGTCACAAATATTTATAATTTGTTCACTATTTATTTCATTATTACCTGTAGGAATTCTTTTAAAAATTGCTTTATTAAAGTCTGCATAATAATCTAACGGCATTACTGGGGTAAAACCATACTTCATATTGGAACAATATTGTGGCTCAAATATCCAATACAGACCAAATAATGAATAAATATCATAAAACAAAAACATAATGTTAATATCTATTCTTTTTTTGAATAAAAAATAAAAAATTACAAAAATTATAATAATAATTAAAAATTTTAAATATATGTATGTACTATTTTTCATATATATATATATTTTACATATTTTATATTTAATATTCAATAAATGGTACAAATATTTTTAGTCCTCTTCGTCTAGATCTTCATCATCTTCGTCATCATTTTCATCTTCATCCTCATTTATTGATTCCTCTTCTGTTAGTTCGTCATTGACTAATTCATAATTAGTTCCATTCCATTTAATATTTTTACTATTGAACAATTGATTCATGTTAATAACCTCTGGCTTATCTTCATATGCGAATTTAGTAAATAGCATCGCAATTTGAGAATCATCCCTGAAACGTGCACTGTATTCTTGTTGAATATTATTGCGTCCAATACGTCCTAGTGCTTGTATAATTTTTTCTTGAGTCAATACTAAATCTTTGCTGAGATATCCATGACAGAATTGATAATTAGTTCCGTAAATATAATCACTATCAGCGATAATAAGATATAACTTTTGTGTATCTGCTAATTTTTTCATAATCTCAGTGTATGCGCTGCTTTTGTGTTCAGTAAATACTCCTATACCTAATAGCAGTAAAACTTTCCAACTATCATCTACATCTTTAAGTGACATGATTGCGACAATAGTATCATCATCAATATCACTTGTAAATGATTTTCCTGAATGAATATTATCAGCCCATTTTTTTAAATGCACCAATTTATTTGGAACAAATAGATCATCCAGGGATGCACGTTTTATCATACCTTTCAATGTACCTACTTCTTCTCTCATTCTTTGAATCCTTGCGTCTTCCGTTTTATTGACTAAATTATTAGCAATTTTAGCCTTATTTTTACCATCTTTTTTACTTTTTAGTCCTCTAGCCTCTTTGGAGTTATCATTGCTGGATCCTCCTAATTTTGAAGCCATTTTCTCTTCTTCCAACTCTAAAGCAGATTCAATTTCTTCTATTTTCTCATTAATTTGATTATTGAATTCAATCTTTGTTGTAATGTCTTTCATTACGCTTGCAGGAATATTGGATTGTTGAATGCAGAACTTGGCAATTTTTTCTAGATCATTTGCCAAGAATATTGTAGGTCCATCAGTTAATGTATACGCGTCTTTAGTTGTTACATATACACCCGCAGCACCAGTTGGTTCTACAGTAGTTGAATTTGGCATTTGCTCGCTGGATAATCTTGTTAGTTGCTTACCTGCTAGCGAATTAGATGATGAACCTACACTAGTTGTACGAGTAATTTTATTTCCTTTACAGTCAACTGTATTGTTGAATGTAATCTTTTTTGTTCTTTGTAGCATCATATAACTATAAATAGCGCTCCATGAACTCGGAATAATGCCTTTTAGAACGCGTAAATAATGTAATTTTATATTCTTCATATCTACATCATCTACACAGGCAAAATTTCTTGAAAATCTTGAGCGACTATTACAATAATTGTTCGTTTCAATGTAGAAGATGAACTTTGATGCTTCATTAAGATCAAAATATCGCAATAGCGTTAGATTTTGCTCACAATGTTCCACTACTTGCAAAACTTTGGGATAATTATCACTAATATAATGTGGCATTACTACATAACCGTTGTTATCAATCAATGGTATCGTCTTGCGACAATCATGACTGACAATATTACATACTTTACCATTAGGAAATTTTTCCATAAAATCATTTATTGTATGAGACAACTCAACCATTTTCGGTAATGTGGCTGAAGATAGTACAAAGTTTGGAATAACATTTTCTTTCCAATTTTTTTTAATTACCTTGTGCAGTTCATGTTCTTCATAATCCAATGTTATTGTTGGCTCATCCCAATACGTTATAATATCCGTAGACTTGTTAAATGCTAACATGTAGTACATTGCTGGCAAGTAAGAACGTATATCGCAAATAATAATTTCTACTTTGTCACCAATTGTATTATCAACTTTTTTAATTTGACCAGTCCGTTTGTTCGTTGTATATTCTTTTGCAGCAAAGTAATGTAAACGAACATCTTCTGCACTTGAACAACCAAAAGCAAATGCTATTCTTTTATGGATAGATATAGCAGAACGTGCTAATGCCAAACCAACATGTCTTGCAGCACACACAAATATAACTTTGTGACTTTCTGAAAGCCCAAGAGGTGACAATGTTTTTCCAGTTCCTGTTGGAGCAATATATAATATTAATTTCGGTTCAATATCCTTCGTAACTGTGAATATCTCTTTCTGATGATCATATAAATAGAGATCGCTGTACTTCAATAGATTCTCGTTTCGCTCAATATAATCTACTGAATTTTGAAGAATGAACAGCAAATTGATATCTTTTTCGTAATTATCAATAAATGCCTTGCATATCTTTTTAACAAATTTGTTCAACTTTTCAATGTTATTTTGTAACAGGCGATTCAAAGTGTAATACTGATACATCCACATATTATTATTATTACCTTTGTAAGTAACCATTTTTTCTAAATGGTCGCAAAGAATATGTTCGTAAATGGAACCTGTATTGCTTATAGAATCTAATCTAGATAAACGCGCTTGATCTGTGCTCTTCAATTTAACAATAGTTGCTACGTTAATATAACATACTTGTTCTGAAGAGGGCGCTGCAACTGAACCGCGATGCTTCGGTTTATTTTCAGGATCTGGGCAAAATCGGATAAATGATATACTGTATTCTTCTACTAATTTTTTTATTTTATCCGCAAAATATTTGCTGTACAAGAATTCTTCAATTTGTGGGGTATATTCTATCTTTAAGAAAGTAAAGAGAGAATCTGTCTTATTAATCTTAATATTTACATTACTATAACCTGCTGTAATAAGCGTTAAAATCTCTTGTTCGGTTTTTGAAACGGGAATTTCAATAGAATCCCATTCAGCCTTAGATAGTTTTCTTTGTTTAAGATCCATTTTGTGGCGTATATGATAGTATATATTCATATCTTTATGTAGTTTAATAATTCAATTTTATTTTAAAATTGAAATAAAAAATAGGATATAAAAATTGTCCATATACATATTACACGATGGCATCCAATACTAATTTTGAGATTGTTTCTATTGAGGGAAATATTGGCGGTGGAAAGAGTACATTACTGAATAAGTTAAAGGGTCTATTTGAAGATAAAGCGGACGTAATATTCTTACGCGAACCTGTAGATGAATGGGAACAAATAAAAGATTCAAAAGGAGATTCTATGCTTAAAAAATTTTATGAAAATCAAGAAAAATACTCATTTCCGTTTCAGATGATGGCCTACATTTCTAGATTGAAAATTATCAGAGACGCTCTAAAAAATAATACAGGGACAAACAAAGTGATTATAATAACTGAACGAAGTCTCTATACTGACAAACATGTGTTCGCTAAAATGTTACATGATCAATGCAAAATTGAAGATGTCTGTTATCAAATATACTTAAATTGGTTTGATGAGTTTGCGAAAGATTATCCTGTAACCAAAGCAATTTACGTAAAAACAGATCCAGAAATATGCTATCAAAGAATCCACAGTAGATCTCGCATTGGAGAAGAAGTTATTGCACTATCATATCTAAATGACTGCCACAAATATCATGAAGAATTTCTCAATCCAGTTACAGGAGTAAGAGTACAAAAATTAATACTAGATGGAAATGTTGATATATATACAAACCAACATGTGTTTGAAGATTGGGTAAATCAAATTAATGGATTTATTTACAACTAAACTAACATTCTTTTGATGAAATTATATGTTATTTTGTGATAGTAATGAAATAGAATTTTTAAGATCTTTTGGATAATCTGAATAAAAAAATATTTTTTCTCCTGTCAAAGGATGGTTAAATTCCAAATATTTAGCATTCAACCATTGATGCTTTACACCAATAACTTCATCAAATATTGTGTCTGAACCATATTTTGTATCACCTATTAATGGATGATTCATATGAGAAAAGTGTACACGAATTTGATGAGTACGACCAGTTTCAATCTGGACTTCAAGTAATGAAACATTAGACAAAATACCAAGTCCATTAAAAACTTTAATAGTTTTGTAATTTGTAATACTTGGTTTACCATTTTCAACCACAGCATAAATATTATCTTCCTTATTAATAATCCCAATTGGCAAATTAATAGTTCCGTCTGGCTCTTCTAGTTTTCCTTGAACTAATGCATTATATATTTTTTTTACAGTATGATTTTTAAACTGATATTTTAAACTATTATATGCATCTTCATTCTTGGCTAATACCATTACTCCACTTGTACCTACATCTAATCTATGGACGACTCCATTTTTGTAAAGTTTATATCCATTGGCATTCAATGTATCAACAATAGTGGGTCCTTTATATTTTAAGGCTCCATGTACAGCAATGTCGCTGGGTTTGTCTATAACTATTATATAATCATCTTCGTATAATATTTTTAATTTTTCATTATAAATAGGAGATTCGTTTAATGTCCTAAATATGAATACCAAAATTAATATTAATAAAAATAGTAATAAAAACTTAATAAAATTATAATATAATATTTTCATTTATTTATATTATATTAAAAATAAAATAACATTTCATTTATGAAAAATGAATCAAATTATGATTTGATTGTAGAATGTCCGCATTGTAAATATCCAGTTTTAATTGAAAAACTTAATTGTTGTATTTTTCGTCATGGGATATTAAAAAGCAATGGAAATCAAATAGATCCACATTCTTCTAAAGAACTATGTGATTTTTATATTGAAAAAAGTTTAATTTTTGGTTGTGGGAAACCGTTTCAAATTATAAAAAATGATAAAAATGAATTTGTAACGGTTATTTGTAACTATATTTAATAAAATATTTCACCTTTGTACATTTCAAATGCTGATTATTTATAATAAAATTGATTTAAATAAAATCAAGCATACTAACATTAACAAATATGCCAAACAAAACTAAATATATAATTGAAAAAACACAACTTCATATAATAAATGAAGTCAGAAAATATGCTAAGCAAAAAAAAATATTAGAAAAACTGTCTAGTATTTATATACATATTGAAGATGAAATAACATTACAAAATAAATCTATGGATGAATTAGTTGATATTTATAATAAATCAGTGAATGGTTTATTTAATTATGTTGAACAACTCACAATTTTAAGAGATTATAGGGTATTAGTTAGAAATATTATTATAAAGAAACATCATGCTGAATACGATAAAAATTAATTTATTCTTATTAACCCTTAGTAATCATTATTTACACTTTTTTCATTTTAAACGCCGAAATCTGTTATAAAATTGTTAAGCGATATCTTCAACCAAATCATACATTTTTCTTCATCATCAATAGATTTACAATTTCTATATATTTGAAATTTTAAATTTTTTTTAATATTTTCGTCTAAATTTTCATAAAATGCTTTTACTTCTTCAATCATTTCATTAGTCATTAATGTATTAAGTTGTTGTTTAAATAAAATTGTACATTCTCCATTAATATAAGTATATATTTTTACTCCATAAATACCTCTCATTGTATAATAAATATTATTGTTTAACATAATAATTATACTTAAGTTATTTTATATAATTTTATATAATTTTATATAAATCAATTTTATTTTAAATAATCTGCATTTGAAATGTTAACAAGTTTAAAATTCAAAATCAATTACAACGGGCCAATGATCAGAATTCCATTTTCCACAATATTCTTTATAACCATGATAAATGTATGTATTTACTATTTTTTTGTCTATTTTGGAAGTAACTAACACATGATCAATCATAGATAAGTCTTTTTGAGAATTAGTATCACAATTATTATCTGAATCCCACCAATCACTATATCTTTCTGGTTGATTTATTCTATATGCAATATTAGTTAAATTGAATGTACCTTTTTTTTGTCCATCTAAACCTTTTAAAATATCTAACACTCTAGATGTTGGTTTATTAGAATTTAAATCTAACACTTCTCCATCATAATCATTTAGATCCCCAATCAATATAATTTCGTATCCTTTTTGAATATATGAACTAACAATATTTTGTAGCACTTGTGCTTGGGCTTCTCTTTGTACACATCGTGCAGGATCTGTAGGAATAGCAAGTAGATGTGCTCCAATAAAAGCAATATTTGTGGAGTCTATATTAAATTCAGTTATATAGTGTTTAGATACACCAGTTGTACCTGTTACACTTGTAGATCCGCATTTAGAATCTGGTATAGGATATGCTACTTTTTCTTCACTACGATATAAATTTATTAAAGGATCAATACGTGTTATCATACCAACATTTTGACCGGTTCCAGTATCTGTACCTTTTTTTAAATAAGGTTTATAAGAGTTATCTAATTGATCAACTAACATATTTAATTCGTCGCACCCTTCTACTTCACATAAATTAATTATATCTGGTTGTAGACTTTTAATAACATTAGACACATAGGATAAATGAGTATTTGCTTCTGAAACTGAATGCCATGTACATCCATTGCCAGGACAATCCATTGGACTATAGTAATCAACAAAAAGCCATTCTACATTATATTGAACTAAACGTAATGATTTTTTGTTAGTTCTACGGTCATTCAAAGTGGAAACTATAGGACATTCAGTATCAGCATATATGCTATGAAAAAAATATACACAAAATGAAAATAATGATATTAGAAATCTGTTAATATTCATTATTAATATATAATTATAAAATAAATTGAAATATATTTAAATATATAATATGCTTTTAAAACAATAACATATTTATAATGTTTCCAAAAATTAGACATGCAAACGTACATGCCAAAATATATCCGATTTGTGATTATGTATTAAGATTTGATGGTTGTAGTAAAGGTAATCCAGGTAAGGCAGGTTGTGGTGCAGTAATTTATCATGATAATGATGAATTATGGGGAGGAAGCCAATATCTAGGAAAAAACATAACAAATAATTATGCCGAATATTCTGGTCTCATTTTAGGACTAGAAAAAGCATTAGAAATGAATATTTATAATCTATCTGTAGAAGGAGATAGTCAATTAGTAATAAATCATATGAATAAAATATATAAATGTAAATCAGAAAATTTATATGGTTTATATGATAAGGCAAATAATTTATCAAGTAATTTTAAATCAATTCAATTCTCGCATATATATCGTGCTCATAACAAAAGAGCAGATGAACTATCAAATATTGCCATAAACTCACTATTTGGTGATTGTTTGCATGACCATAATATAGGAGAGGAATTTAAAGATGAATATGACTTAATACGTTAATAATGACAAATTTAAAATTTGTGGTGGTTTGTATTTTAAAAAATCAAGTTCTTTTTTAGTAGTGGGGAAAAGTTCATTACCATAAATATCTTGTAATACTAACCATTCAAATATCCCTCCAGGATAAATAAAAACATTATAAAAGCCAATAGAAATTAATTGATTGTATTTTTTATGTACAGTTTCATCATTGCAATTTTTTCCATATACAATAATTCTTACATCTTTATTTTGTTTCATATATATATTTATAAGAGATTCTTCTTGTTCAATACTTGTAGTATTAACAATTAAACATTGTTGTTCAGTATTTGGTAACGTATTAATAAGTATATAAAGTTCAGGATTTTTAATGACTGTTTGTACATCTTCAAAATTAATTTTTCTAACAGATTGTGTATTACCCATTTATTTTACATTCAAAAATATTTTTAAATCTTTAAATATAAAAATATTTAAAACGATAAAAATTTTAATTAAATTGCACTACAATTTCAACCTTTTCCTTTTTAATGCTTTTAGTAGCAGATATTGACAATTCCTCCCGCTTCTTTCTAGTTTTAGAATTATCAACAATTAATTCTTTACGTTTAGATGTACTATTACGATTATTCATATCTTTTTCAATGGTTTCATAATTTTTTTCAATATAATCAACAACTTTGTTTTCTAGAGCCCATTTAAAAAAGTTTAATTGTCCTATAGTTGTTTCAATAAATTTCCCCTCTTTGTAAGGTATACTAATGCGTTCCCATCTACAAAAAGGATCAAATCTTTTTTTAGAATATGCTTTTAATTTTAACTTGTAATCTTCATATACTTTAAATCGTCTTTCAAACCCATTTTGATCTAAAACATATAATGTATAATATTTTTTAGCATAATTAGTAGCAAACCAATCAACAATCCTTAATGAAATTTTAGAATCTCCAGTTATAATTCTTAACATTTTATCTAAATTATTGTCTGGATTGTAAACCCCATCTATATCGGTTTTATAAAAAGTTAATAAGTTTCTTAATAATAGATCATTTTGTGTTGTATAAGTACTGGTCATTATTTAAAATTTCCTAAAATTTATTTAAGTAGTTTTTAACGCAAATAATTTATGCTAAATAAAATTTTTTATTTTATTTTGTTTAATATGAAAAAATAATCTAACTTTATAATATTATGGCGAATTTTATGAATGAGTATTTCGGCCCACTCCCCCGTGAGTACTGTCTCTATTTTTATGCCTTGTCTATTATTTTTGGTGCACTATTTGTATTTACCCTTATTTCTATTGCTTATTTTATGGTTATGCATTTTAATAAAGTAAATACAATGTTTGTTCTCAACTCTCTGTTAGTTTTACTCAATACATTTTTGGCTTATTTAGCCAATAGATTATTAAATACCATGTGTGTAAAAACTATTTAAATCCTAGTTTTGTATTTAGAAAACAAATAATAACAAATATTTATAGAATTCAATATTTATTATTATTTTATTGTGATGTTTCTTCACTAGAATTTTCTTTCGTTTTGCCCTGAGTTGTATTTATTGGTTTTAAAAACATATCACGTGTTACTATATCATTAACATAACTTGTCTGACCTAAAAATGGATTTATACCTCTTTGAGCCACCATTTGTCTATCAGCAATTTTAGTATCTAAATCTTCGCGTCTTGTTATACTCTGATTTGCATTTCTTGAGAATATAGAATTTGTAATATTTAATAAATCTTCATCTTGATTAAATAATGAATCATCTAAAGATTGATTTATAGCAGTTTGTTTTGTATCGTATTCAAAAACTTCTTTTTTTTTTTCAGGGCGAGCGCTTTTATAGTATAGTTCTCCAGTACTCCATTTCCAAGAAGACATTATAATATATTTTTTTTAAATAATATATTAATAAACTAACAAATTAATTTATTATTTAATTTAATTTATTTAATTTATTTATCTCCTTTTATAATTACCATATTTTTTGTGAACATAAAAGCATCTTTGTTAGTTCGTCTTCGTTTTAAATTGCATTCTAAACAGGCAATAACTAAATTTCCTGAATTATGACCTATGTCGTTATTAATTCTATCTAAAGACCATTGTTTTAATTCACGAACACGTTCATATAAAATATATGTTTCACATGCACAATAATGACATTTTAAATTACTGTTAGTTAATAGAGAAATAGTCTCTATAAAGTCAACAAATTTTGATTCGTCTAACTTTTTTTTAATAATATCTTGATGTCTATATCCGTACAATTTTTGTTTTACATGATTTATAAATTTGGAAACATAATCATCTTTATCTTGATTTATATTTTCGGCACCATGATTATCAATATCATCATATATTTGTCTTATAATAGTTAATTGTTTTTCATGTGTTAGTTGTTCTTCATTTAAACCCCATGTTTTGGTTTCAACACGAAATTTTTTTTCCCTTTCCCAATTTATTTTTTTAGTATTTTTTTTATTTTGTTCTGGATTAAGTACAATATTTTTAACTATATTATCCTCCATTATTTAAACTAACAAAAAATCTTTATTATAAAATCAATATAAATATTTATCATTATCATATTGTTTAAAACCATTTGTTATCTAAAATATATAAACTAAATAGAATTGTAAATCGGATTTCAAAATGAAAAAAGGTGTAATATATGTAAAAAAATGTATTAAACTCTATTTTACATATATATATATAAAATGAGCAAAGAAACTCAACCGGAATGCAATGAACTTAAAACACTTAAATACAAAACAATGATTATTAATGGAGTACAATGGCCAGAAACTAAATCATCTACTGATTTAGCAAATTTAGATAAATTTTTAGAAAATGAAAAAAATAATAACGCAAGTGAACCCTGGAGTAAGTTGGATAAAACAGCAAAAATAAGAAAATTAACAGTTTTTGCTGATAATTACAAAAAAGACAACAATTTAGACGAGAATGAATACAATAAATTAATTTTTTTCTTTAGAGACTGTTTAGACAGAAAAAAATTACAAAGGGTTAAAGATGTTAATTATGATAAAAATCTGGGAGAAATTAAGGACGTACCAGCATTACATTTTGTAAAACAAACCGGACATTTTACACTTAAAAATTTAGATAAAAGACAATCTACCATTAAAAGTTTGGCGCCAAAAAAAAGTAATACTAGAGGAACTATTAAAAATATTGTTGCGAAAGATATTGATTCTGATTCAGATAAAGACGATTAGTAACTATATTCAAAAATTTTAAAATTGATTTATATATTTTTTATTAATATAAAAATAATTATATATATCTAAATAATGAGAATTAATGATCTACCTCAATTAGAAAATATACTAGACACCATAACACCAGAGGATGAACCGCGTTTCTTTAATGATGAAGAGTCGCTAGAATTATATGAAACATGTATTCATATGATGGGAGAATTAATTATTGATAATCCAAAATTAATAACCGATCCTGATTTTGATGATATATTTGATGAAAATATTAACGAATTAATGCACTCACATTTTGATTTTGACTTATTTTATACTGAAGAAGCAGAAGATGAAATGGATGAAATTATTGAACAAGCAAAAAAAGACTTTTTTAAAGAATTTATGCCGATTAGATCACATCCAACATCATGTATTCTTGAAATGCCTGATTATGATTATATCACTGAACAACTTATTGTACTTAGACAAAAACCGCAACCACTACAGAGAACAAAAGAATGGTATGAATCCAGACATAATCTTATCACAGCATCTAACGCATATAAAGGTTTTGAAAGTCAATTAACAAAAAATCAGTTAATTTATGAGAAATGTCAACCACTTAATTCAAATTTATATATTAATGATGACAATGACGATGACGAAGATACTGATGTAAAAGAAATAAATTTAGAACAAAAAATGGTAAATGTAAATACTACACTACATTGGGGACAAAAATATGAACCACTCTCTATACAAATTTATGAACATATGTACAATACTAAAATAGAAGATTTTGGTTGTATTCGTCACGACAATTATTTATTTCTTGGAGCATCACCAGATGGTATCAATGTAGATATTAGTTCATCTCGTTATGGACGTATGTTGGAAATAAAAAATATTGTAAATAGAGAAATTGATGGAATACCCAAAAAAGAATATTGGATACAAATGCAGTTACAAATGGAAGTATGTGATCTAGAGGAATGTGACTTTTTGGAAACCAGATTTACAGAATATTTGGATTTCGAAAGTTACAAAACTGACTCTCCCATAAAAAATGAACAAGATGAATCAATAAATACAAACTATGTTACAACATCAGATAATAAGTACAAAGGAATAATTATATATTTCCATACAAAAGAAGGTAAACCTTTTTATTGCTACAAACCACTTAATTTACAAAATCAAACTGAAATAGAAAAATGGGAAGAAGAAACATTGAATTTGTATCAAAATGCACCGTATAATTATACATATATGAAGTATATCTATTGGAAACTAGAAGAATATTCATGTGTGTTAGTTCAAAGAAATAGGCATTGGTTTAAAAGTAATATTGCAGAATTGCAAGAAATTTGGGATATAATTACAAAAGAAAGAATAAACGGTTATGAACATAGGGCTCCTAATCGTAAAATAAAGAAAGAAAGTACTATTGAACTAATGACAAAACCCAAAGGAGGATGTCTTCTGCAATTTAATAAGGAAAGTGGTAAAATTACAATAATAAAATCTCAAGACCAAAATAGTTTGGTTATTGATAAACCAATTATAGCAGAATTACAAAATATAGATATAAATATATAAGTTATTTAGTATAAGATATTCTCATTTGTTGGAATTGAAAAATACAACTCATTAGGCTCAGTCCTAAAATAACCTACGCGTGCCCCTGGTCCTTCTTGTGCTGGTGGCAATGGACAAATAATATTAGATTTATTTTTTTTTCTGTCATGATAAACCGCACCACAAAATTCTGATCTTGTACATGTTCCAATATCGGGATTTTTTGAATACTTAATATTGTTAGTAATTTGTTCATATCTACCGACTGGTAATACAGGATAATACCACCATATGTCAGTGATACTATCATTTGAAACCTTGTTTTTACCAATTTGTGGATAATCATTCAAAATTGCTTTATCCACGGATACAGGATATGTACCCGGTGTTGTTAGTTCATATAAACCACTAAACCCTTCTACCTTTATAAATGGTGCTAAATAGAGACCAAATATAATTATTAATAATAGAAATATAATGCTTCCGATAAAAGTGCTATTCATATAATATATCTTTATAAAAACTATTATTCAATATTATTAAAAAACTTACTTATATTTTTAATAATATTAACTTAAAATTAAATTAATATACTATATTATAAAATGGATTCATCTACTACTATGCGTGTTACTAAAAGAAATGGCGAATTAGAGGAAATTGCTTTTGATAAAATATTAAATAGAATAAAAAATATTGGTTCAGAAGCCAATATTCATATTAACTATCAAGCACTTGTAATGAAGGTTATTGATCAATTACATGATAAAATTTCAACAACCAAAATTGATGAATTAGCCGCTGAACAATGTGCTTCTTTATCTACACAGCACCCTGATTACGCAACTCTTTCTTCCAGAATTGTAGTATCTAATCATCAAAAAAATACAGATTCTAGTTTTTCAAATGTAATTAATAAATTATATAATTTTATTGATGTACATGGAAACAATTATCCTTTGGTTTCTGATAATTTATGGAATTTTGTAAAAGATCATGAATCAGAACTAAATGATATGATTGATTATGACAGAGATTATTTAATTGATTATTTTGGATTTAAAACATTAGAACGCGCATATCTATTTAAAATAAATGACAAGGTGGTTGAAAGACCTCAGCACATGTGGATGCGTGTTGCTATTGGTATTCATGGATATTCTAATAAATATAATACAAAAGAAGAGTGTCTAAAATTGGTTAAAGAAACATATGAATTAATGTCACAAAAATTTTTTACACATGCTACACCCACGTTATTCAATGCAGGAACACCTCGTTCTCAACTATCTAGTTGTTATTTGATTGCTATGGAAGAAGATAGTATTGAAGGTATATACAATACGCTCAAAGATTGTGCGTTAATTTCTAAATATTCAGGCGGTATTGGTTTACATATTCACAATATAAGGGCTAAAAATTCACATATAAGAGGAACCAACGGAAAAACAGATGGCTTAGTTCCTATGTTACGTGTCTTTAACAGTACGGCTAGATACGTAAATCAATCCGGAAAACGTAATGGTTCATTTGCTATTTATTTAGAACCTTGGCATGCTGATGTTTTTGATTTTTTGGAGATGCGTAAAAATCACGGCGACGAAGAAATGAAAGCACGTGACCTCTTTTATGCTCTCTGGATTCCTGATTTATTTATGGAAAGAGTTAGAGAAAAGAACGCAAAATGGTCTTTATTTTGTCCACATGAATGTCCTGGATTACCTGATGTATATGGCGAAGAATTTAAAACTCTTTATGAAAAGTATGAAAATGAAGGTAAAGCAAGAAAGACAGTAAATGCTCGTGATTTATGGGTTGCTATTATGGATGCACAGATGGAAACAGGTACACCGTATTTATTATATAAAGATGCTTGCAATATAAAATCAAATCAAAAAAATCTTGGACCAATTAAATCATCTAATTTATGCGTTGCTCCTGAAACTGGGATACTAACAGATAAAGGAAATATTGAAATAAAAAAATTAGAGGGTAAAACTGTGAATGTTTGGAATGGCAGTGAATGGAGCGAAGTAACTGTAAAAAAAACTGGAGAAAATCAAAGAATTATGAAGGTTATTTGTAAGTCTAATAAATCTAATGGACGTTTTTTTTTCCTAGAATGTACTTATTATCATAAATTTTATGTTACTGTTCAAGAAAATGTTATTGGAGAGTACAATCAATGGCAGACTGTAACATATGATAAACAAATTGATGCTAGAGATTTAAAATTAGGAATGCGATTAATTGGATGTGAAATGCCGACCGATAATGAAAATATTTTTGAAGTCTCTTATGATTTTATGGAAGTAGTTGCTTTAGAAGATTTTGGTCGCATATCGGATACATATTGTTTCACAGAACCAAAAAAACATAAAGGTGTATTTAATGGTATTTTAACAGGACAGTGTACCGAAATTGTGGAATACTCAGATGAAAATGAAACAGCAGTTTGTAATTTAGCATCTATTGCTTTACCATCGTTTGTAAATACCCAAACAAAAGAATTTGATTATGAGAAACTTCATCAAGTTACAAAGGTAGTAACTAACAATTTAAATAAAGTAATTGATATTAATTTTTATCCTACTGAGAAAACTAGACGAAGCAATTTGAAACATAGGCCAATTGGTATAGGAATACAGGGATTAGCAGATGCGTTCATCTTAATGGATATTCCTTATCATTCTGAAGAAGCCAGACAAACAAATAAATATATTTTTGAAACTATTTACCACGCTGCACTTGAAAAAAGTAATGAAATTGCTATTCAAAGAGAAAATATTATTAAAGGTTTGTGTCAAGAATATAATAACATCGGAATTATTCAAACAACTAGTTTTTTAGATAGAACAAAAAATTCATATGATTTTGAATATGTATGGTCAATAGCAATAAATAATTCATCACTTGATTTATGTGGAACTTATAGTTCATTTGTAGGATCTCCAGCATCTCAAGGTATATTACAATTTGATATGTGGAATGTAAGTCCAACTAATCGTTACGATTGGAATGGTCTTAAACAATCAATTATTGATCATGGATTACGAAATTCTCTATTGGTTGCTCCAATGCCTACAGCATCAACATCACAAATTTTAGGTTATAATGAATGTTTTGAGCCATTAACTAGTAATTTGTACAGTCGTAGAACACTTGCTGGAGAATTTGTTGTTGTAAACAAATATTTAATGAGAGATTTAATAGAACTCGGACAATGGAACGACCAAATTAAAAATAATATTATTGCTAACAAAGGTTCAGTACAACAACTCACAGTACTTCCGGAACATATTCGTAATAAGTACAAGATTACATGGGAAATTCCAATGAAACATTTAATTGATATGGCAGCAGATAGAGGTGCTTTTATTTGCCAAAGTCAAAGTTTGAATCTCTGGATGGAAGATCCTGTTTACAATAAATTAACTTCTATGCATTTTTATGCATGGGAAAAAGGGTTAAAAACAGGTATTTATTATTTAAGAAGAAAAGCAAAGCATCAGGCTCAACAATTTACAATTGAACCTGAAAAAAATAACAAAGCAGAAGAGGAAGAAGAAATATGTGAAATGTGCTCGGCATAAAACTTATTATTTATGTCTTCTTATTTTTCTAGATTTCCTAGATTTTCTTTTTTTTCTACTATTTTTTTTTCTACTATTTTTTTTTGTACCACCTTTTGCTTTGAATTTAGAAAATGGATCGTTTCCTGTTATACTTATATAACGGCTTAATCTTTTTTTCTTTTCATTTGCTTCTATTATATCCGAAATTTCAGCACCTGTCATTTGTGCTTCTAGGGTGTTATTATCAATTATGTCACATATATGTAATTCTGTACCTAGACCTTTAGGATCTATACCAGCAGGTGTTATTTCTTCTATTATTTTAACTATTTCATTTTCCGGTGCACTAACTAATAATTCTAAGTATATATCAGGTTGTCCTATACCACATACTGCTTCTGAGTCTTTTGATAAAAACCATAAGCGATAAAAAACTCTTAAACATACAACTACATCTATTAATGAATTATGTAATAAACCTTCTTTAGGAGGATATCCAAACATCCGGTAATATGCTTCTTTAAGTTTCGGTTTTTTGAATATAGGTGGTTTTGTACTACAATTATTAGAAAAACATATTTTTACAAAATCAGTTGATTCGCAAGCAGTGCAGTAAATTTTGTTTGGAAGTAATTTTGTTGCGTATATTTCATCTATTAATCCTATTTGTTCAGTTCTAGCACATTCTGCTAATAACATATTAATATCAAAATCAACATTATGTCCTGTTATTACATCTGCAGATCTAAAATAAGTCATAAATTCACTAATGACTTCTCGTATATCTTGTCTTTCTATACCCTCTGCTTGCCCTGCTTCAATTGCTTGTCTCGTTATAGGATGTACAGTTGATAAATATTCACTTGTAGTAAATTTTGGAGGTATATCTATATAAATATCCCTTACAACAGTTTCTTTAGTATCAGAATCATACATGATAAAACTAATTTGAACAGTATATGGCCAATTATCTTTGTATGTTTCCCATAATTTAGGGTTTTCTTTCAATGCTTTTGATTCTTTTATTCCCGCTTCTTTTATTGTTTTTAAACGATCATTATAACTTTTCCAAGTTTCCCATTTGCCATTTTCGTTTCTATTTGGTAACAATTTTGTTTCATCAATGTTATAAGGTTCCAAACCTGTTGTTTCGGTATCAAAAACTAATATCTTTACCATTATTTATATAATATAACAAATTTTTATATTATATTAACAATACTCTTTACAAATTCCAAAACTTTTTCTATGCCATTTTGTTATACCAAATTGTTTAATTCCATCCATATGTTTTTTAGCCCCATAACCCTTATTAGAATCAATACCATATCTTTCGCATAATTCTGGATTTTCAACACATAAATCATCTATATATTTATCCCTTTCTACTTTTGCTAGAATAGAAGCAGCCGCTATTGAGGTGTACTTGTTGTCACCACCTTCAATCATATTGTATCTTAACGTTATTGACTTGGTTTTTAAAGAATTCAGAAGTGTATATGGTTTAAAATAGTTACCATCAATAAGTAAAAGTATATTGTCATAATTTAAAGGACTTTTTTTATTTAATTGAGACAAGACATCTTTTATGGCCTTATGCATAGCAGATTGAGTTGCCTGTAAAATATTAATAGTATCTATTGTTTGTTCATCTTCATAAGCAACAGAATATGCTATGGCATTTTCTTTAATATATTCTGCACAAGAACAAATATCTTTTAGTCCTTTCTTAGATTTACCAAATTTTTTACTATCTTTCATCTTAGAATGCTCAAAAGTATAATCTTTAGGCAAAACTGCCGCTCCAGCATAAACCCTTCCAAACATTGGACCTCTTCCAGCCTCATCTACTCCTATTTCTATTATATGTATATTTTCATCAAAATATATCTTTAATGCATTTGGTATTTTTTTTGGTACTTTACTTACATTTTCTAAAATCACTTTTAAAGTTGGCTTTTTCTTCTTGTGTACTTCAATCTCAAACGTTTCTTCTGAAGGAATATTGACTTCTGAGTCGCTACAGTCAGAATCATCAATAATAGTTGCACTGATCCAATCTTTGTTATTAGACATGTTCTATAGTATTTAAAAGATTTTTTTAATTGATAAAACAAATCAATTATATTTAAAAGAACTTTTTTCACTATATAAATTATACAATGCAAGGTGAATTATTGATACTCTTTGTTATTTTATTATTGGGTCTAATTTTATGTTCTTTTTTAGGAGGTAAAACATGTGAAGGAATGGATAACAGTACAACAACTTTTTACGGTCCTAACGGTGAAATTGCTCAGGTTCAAGTTGGTTCTAATAGTTTAGTGATTGTGAATAAAGATGGAACAAGTATTAACTATACAATGACGCCAGGTTCTAATACAACTACATCTACAACTACATCTACACCTACATCTACAACTACATCTACACCTACATCTACAACTACATCTACACCTACATCTACAACTACATCTACACCTACATCTACATCTACAACTACATCTACACCTACATCTACATCTACAACTACATCTACACCTACATCTACATCTACACCTACATCTACAACTAGTTCTAGTTCTGTCTATTACGGAGCAAATGGAGGAAAAGCAGTTGTATCTACTGATTACTATGGAAATCCTACTTTAACTGTCACAATGCCTAGTGGAGAATCTTACTCTTATACTAAAAGTAATGATAGTAGTAGCACAAGTTCTTCCAGTACTAATTCAACTTCTTCTACTAGTACTAATTATGATAATTACGATCACTATAATGGTGCCTCCTATCCAACAATTTTTTATGGTCCTGATGGAGGTACTGCGAGAGTATATAAAACCCAAAATAACAATACTTTAGTTATAACAAATGCAAATGGTACAACAGAAATATATTATATTAAAAATGATAATCCCGATCCTACTGTAACACAATACTACGGTCCTAATGGTGGTTCAGCCAAAATTGTTACAGACAGTAGTGGTAAGAAAGCCGTTGAAATAACTACACCAAACGGTTCTAAAGTATTATATTATGCTGATAATGTGTATATGTACAAAAACCAAGATGAAACCATTAATCAGTATTCATCAGATACTAACACTACTGGTGCCGACTATAATTCTTCTTTTTCTGCTAATACATATTATGGTCCATATGGAGGAAGAGTAAATACGATAACAGGTCCTGGTGGTAATACCTACGCAACATATGATTCCTCTGCTTATAGTAATTCATTGCCGCAAGGAATTTCTCGTTCACAAATTCCACCAGGTGACGAAGATTTATATATATTAAAGTCCGAAGTAGTACCACCTGTTTGTCCAAAATGTCCTGATCCAATTCTTGAATGTCCTAAAAATACAGATGTAACCAAATGTCCACCTTGTCCACCATGTGCTCGTTGCCCAGAACCAGCATTTGATTGTAAAAAGGTGCCCAATTATAGTGCATTTAATCAAAACTATTTACCAGTTCCAGTTTTGAATGATTTCTCAAGTTTCGGAATGTAATTTTTATATAATATAATATAATCTAATAATTATATAAAATGAGTTATTCAAAAGAGAAAAGATGTAAATGATAAAGGTATATAAAATTAATCTCTGGTTTTCATACATTTTTTATCAATTTGTATACTTTGTCCTTTTTCCTCCTGCGGAACAATATTTAATATACATCTTGCTTTTTTTCCATATAATGGTTCAGTACAACCTTTTTCTTTCTTATTTTTTCGTGTTTTAATATCACTAATTTTATAAACTTTCGGTTTTTCATCTGTGCATCGTGCTCTAAAATGTTCATATCTTTCTCTTACATCACAATATGTCAAATTTGATTTCTTTTTTAACATTCTATTAACTAATTCATGTAAATTATAAATATAACGAGAAAAAGAATCACGATTTTTCATATGTTCCATAGTTAATGGATATTTTTTTAAATTGTTTGTTAAATTTTTTCTACAAGCACGACAAGGTAGTACATCTTTTAATGATAAAACATAATCTCTGTATTCTTTTTTTTCTTCAGGTGTAGGATTTACAGGATAATTAAAAGAGATTGTGTGTAACATATGCCATTGTGCTGGTCCCCATACAGTTGTTAAGAAACCATCACCTGAGTAAAAATCATTTCTTTTAAATATTCTATGTTTTTTGGTTCTGGTTTTAACGTTTCTTTTTTTAAATGTCTTACTCATATTATAATATAATATTTTATATCTCAAAAATATTATATTAAGATAATATAACGAATAGTATGAGTGTTTCACTTTTAATTATTGAGTACACAAAATCAACCCAAAACGCATGTATATGTTTTAGTATAGTAGCATTGATGATCTTAATATTTATTATATCTCCTCTTAATACTTTTTTACTGTCTTCAATGATTGGTAAAATAATAATCGTAATTCTTTTAGTATATTGTATAGTCTATAACATAATACAAACTAACAAATTCGCAAAAGAATTTAACATAGATTTTATGTCAGGATCTTTTTCTCCAATAAAAAATAATATTATATGTAGTTATGTATTTTCATTATTATTAATAATTCTATTATTTTCAGTCATCCGAAGAATTTTTTTGTAAAGTTTTTGTAATAATTGTTGTATCTTTAGGATGATTTACAAATATACTCTTGTATTTTGCGGTATAATTAAATGCGATATCATATAATTTTTTGTTATATACCCTTTCATCTTTACAGTCTTTTCTAGAAATGATAACAATTTGTCCATTTATATCTCTAACTAACATAATTTTAAAGTACCAATTAAACTTTATATTCGTTTAATTGATATTGTAATTTATTCTTATTTAATATATATAATGAGTGTTAATAATAATACATCTGCGAGATTTATTGCACCCCAAACGCAAATTCTAGGAGGTAATCCTACTTTAACAAGTCGTTTGACAGGTTATGTTAGGAATATCTCATGGCCAATGTTGTTAGGAGGAATTTTTGTAGTTATTATATTGGGATTATTTGCTTATATGACATATTCTCAAATGAAATCTAGTGGAACTGCGTTTCATGCGAATAATGAAAATATACCGATAAATACAAATTCAAATAAAACAGCAAAGTTAATGTTATTTTATGTGGACTGGTGTCCTCATTGTAAGACTGCTAAACCTGAATGGGAAAACATGAAAGCCGAATATGATGGTAAAAATATTAATGGATATACAATTGTATTTGAGGAACATAATTGTACCACAGAAAGTGAATATATTGAAAAATTAATGGATCAATATCAAATAGAAGGTTATCCTACAATAAAATTAATAAAGGATAATCAAGTAATTGAATATGATGCAAAACCTACAAAGTCTACAATGGAGAAATTTTTGACAACAGTTCTTTAAGTTGATTTAAAATATATATTAATTATGAACTTAAAGAAATATTCTTTTTTTCTAAAAATATTGATGCATCTTCTTCACCCATTGTAAGCCATTTACGTCTCATATCTGAATTACTTATTGAATCTTTTAATACATTTAACGTCATAAAATTACCATCGTGACGACACTTAACTTCATTAGTAATTGTATCTTTTTCGGTTTTAGACGATATATATTTCATTGCGTTTATTGAAAATCCTATTATAAAATCTAATATTGAAGATTCAGGAGTTATCATATCTATTTTACTAATTGTCTCATCTAATTCTTCTGTTACCCCTAATATTTCATCTTTGTTAGTACAATTCTTTAAACAATGGTTTATAGGATAATTGTCTTTAATACCTCCATCAATATAACAACCTTCTTCAATAAATATTGGTTGAAATAAACCTGGTAAACTACATGACATTGTTACTGCTTGTAATAGTGATAAATCTGGATGAGTCTTATATGACAATTGCACTGTTTGAAATTTATTTAATTCAAATGTCAATAAATTTAATTCAATATTTGAAAACTCATAGAATTCCTTCAAAGTTATTTCTAACGATAAATCTTTTGCCTTTAATAAAGGACTAAATAAAATCTCGGCTAGTTTTTTGTCACATAGACCTTTATTGTAATATGCATCTATTATTTGTTTTGCAGACAATTTGAAAGCATCATGCCATGGTCTTTCAATTATATATTTATTTAATGTTTCCCAATCATATTTTAATGCTATAAATACACCTATAATTGTACCTACAGATGTTCCATAAATAGACTCTATTTCATTCAGATCCCAAAAACCTTCTATATTTAGTTTTTCTAATGCACCTAGGTATCTTAAACCTAAAGGACCACCACCTGCTATTACTAAATGTTTTATTGTCATAAATAATTATTATTATTAACTATTTAAATATTTATTAATATGTATATTTTATATACTTAAAGTTATTAATTTATTATTTTTTTCTTTTATCAATTCAAATGGCTAATATATTTACTCTTGAAAATTTTGATGATTTTTCTGAAAAAATCAATATTGATGAACTTTATGAGAAAAAACGTTCTTCTGATTTAAAGAAATTAGAATTATTTAAAAAAATATTAAATAGGGTTCATGTACGCATAAAAACAACTGCTAGAGTAAGTAGTCATGAAAAATTTTGTTGGTTTGTAGTACCAGAAGTTATTATTGGGGTACCTAAATATGATCAATCTGGATGCATTGCATATATTATGGATACATTACAAACAAACGGATTTCAAGTGCGTTATTTTCATCCAAACACTATTTTTATATCCTGGAATCATTGGGTACCAACATATGTTAGAAATGAAATTAAGAAAAAAACTGGCATGATTATTAATGAATATGGTGATAAAATTGAAGACAATAATGATGAATATGAGGAAGAAGAAATTAATACAAATATCCCTCAACAAATTAAAAACAGTAAAAAATATACACCAATTAACTCTTATAAACCTTCCGGTAAATTGGTATATAGCGATGAATTATTAAACAAGATTGAAAATAAAATAGAACCTAGAAAATAATATTGTAAACAAATACAAAATTAATAAAAGATAATATTTAAAAATAATAAATAATTATATTATGACAAGCAAGAAATTTAGAAGATTTTCAACAAAAACAAAAAAATGTATTCCAAGTAAATCAGAAATTGAGAGACATTGTCGTAAATATGCTAATGCGTTTAATCAATTTGAAGAACAATATGAAAAAGATTTTAAACATTCTTTGAAAACCGAAGATAAAAGCATTGAAAGAGAACTCATTAAATTATTTAAAACACCATTTACTCCTTCTAAAATTAAACCAACTAATGATTATTATACTTACATTAACTATCAATGGTTAGAAAAAACTAGTAAAGAATTAAAGGACAAAAGCAGACATTATGTACAAGTTGATAGTTTTAGGGTAACACAAGAGAAAGTTTATTATGAATTAATTGATATTGTAAAAGAATATATACAACACAATGATTCAAGACAATCTAGAGCAATAAACGCTGTATATACATCATTATATCATTTAAATAATAAAGCAGCAGAAGATTTTGCTAAATATTACGTGGAATTAACAGATAAAAGAATTAAAAGTGGAAATATATATGAAATATTAGGTGGACAAAATCAAAATGAAATTATATCTTGGGGATCTCCAGTTGTATGGCATGTCTTACGAGATGAAAAGAACACGAACATTTATAAGAGTCTTATATCGGCACCACAACTAACACTGTACGATTATGAATTATATATTGAAGATACAAAAGAGGACCAAAATACTCAAAAATATAAAAAAGAATTTAAAGAGCGATATTTGGGTTTTATTGATGAAATGTTTGATCTATGTTTAGGAAAAGGTCATGGATGTAAATCTCAAGACGTATGGGACTGTGAAATTGATATTTTAAGTGCACTTGGTTGTAATTCTATTAAAGGAGATAGTGAGGAAGGTTATAATGTTTTAACCACTACAGATGCACTTAAATATGGATTTGATTGGAAAGAAATGGCTACTAAAATTGGTTATAAAAAGGTTCCAACATCATTCATTTGCACCAGTAAAAATTACCTTAGTTGTATTATGGAAACATTATTAACTGACGACGCATGGAAAAGCGATAAATGGAGATCATACTATCTGTACTTAAATTTTAGACAATTAATGCGTTTTCATAGCAAATGGAGAATAGTATATTTTAATTTTCATGGAAAATTTATTAAAGGACAGCCTATTCCTTGGCCAACAGAGATTTATCCCATTTTTGGATTATCTCTATGTTTTAATACTTTTTTAACACACGAATATATTAAACGAAATTATAATCAACAACATATTGACTATGTTCGTAATATGGCAACTGATTTATTGACCGTTTACAAACGTATTATTAAACGCAACACTTGGCTGTCACCTTCCACAAAAAAACATGCACTTTTAAAATTAGAAAAAATTAATTTAGAAATTGGAAGACCTGAAGTATTGCGCGAAGATCCTATTTTAGATTACAGCAGTACTGATGCTTATCAAAATATGAGAAAGATTGCTAAGTGGAGAACTAAAAGGTTAATAGAAATTGATGGAAAATCCAGCAATGTTGATATACCAATAATAGATTGGGAAGAATTTAAATTAGTTGGTAAACAATCATATATTGTAAATGCGTATTATACTCCTACTGAAAACTCTATTTATATACCATTAGCATATTTACAAAAACCATTTATAGATTTAGAGGAAAGAGGCATTGAATATAATTTAGCACATATCGGTTATACTTTAGGTCATGAAATGTCACATTGTTTAGATGATTTAGGAAGCAAATATAATGAAAAAGGCAACTTACATAATTGGTGGACAAAAAAAGATAGGAAAAAGTTTAACGCTAAGGTTAAAGACGTTATTAAACAATATGAAACATTTTCCGGATATGACGGAATTAAAATGGACGCTTCGTTAAGTACTGGTGAAAATTTAGCAGATATTTCTGGCATGGCTATTTGTGAAGAATATTTAAGAGATTTTCAAGATAAAAATGACGATGTTGTTCCTATTCGTTCATTGTCCTTTGAAGCCTTTTTTGTATATTTAGCCATTCAGTCAAGACAAAAAATATTTGATGAAGCAATTAAGGCACAATTAAAAACAAATCCCCATCCCATGGATAAATATAGAACCAATTGTCCTTTAGCACGTTTAGAATTATTTAGAAGTATTTATAATATTAAAAAGGGGGATAAAATGTATTGGCGTTCAACTGATACTATTTGGTAAAAATAAAATTATTTTATTTAGGAATTTAAAAAATTTTTTTAAATTTGCTATAAAAAAATTTTTTTTTCTTTGTTAAATATATAAAATGACAAGTACTCGTCACCGTCATCGTCATGGAGGAAAGACCAGACATAGTCTTAAACGCACAATGAAACGTGCGGTTAAAATGGCTAAAGGAGCCGCCAGAGAAGCAAAATTAGCCGCTAAGGCTGCTATTCATGCTCCTCATGCATCCGGTCGCCACCAAGCACAAAAATTGGCTAAAGTTGCTGCTGTACAAGCATCCAGAGCCGCTCACTTAGCAGCAACTGCTGCCAGTCATGCTAGTCATGCTAACACTGCACGAGCAGCACGCATGGTTAAAAAGGCCCAACACGCTGCTCAAAAAGCACACAAGGCTTCTATGAAGGCCCAACACGCTCACTAAATTTTTAGTGTATCTACCAATTTAATTTAATTTTTTTTACTTATTTTATATTATTGAATAATAATATAAATGACAAAAACAAAAAAATATAGACGACGACGTACCATTCCTAACGCAAAAAAAGGCGCGTTAATTAGTAATAGATTAAAAACATATAAAATTAAGAAATATCAATCTATTTACGGCAAAGGACAAAATCTTGACATAAGAAATCCACGTTTATTATATTTCTAACTGTACTTTTCAAATTTTTCATAAAAATATTCGTTTGTAAAGTAAACTAGTTCACAATTTATTAAATCATCAATATTTTGTTTAAATTCATTTTTATAAATATACCATAATCTAACCCCCACTATATTTTTAATAATTAATTCTTGCATAAAATCTATTATTTTATTGAAATTCATACTGTCATCTATTTTTTCTATTAATTTTTGGGCTACTGTTATTCCACCTGGATTATTACCTCCCAGTAATAATAATATTTTCATTGTATCCGAAACCGTCATATTTATTTCGTCTGACATTTAAGTATATTTATTTTAAATTTTTAAATTAAAAATATATATTGTTTTAATTTTAATTTAAATAAAATATGGGATGATTTTTTATTATTACACTAATAAGATTTACGTCTTCTTGTCTTCCTTGACTTTCTTGACTTTCTTGACTTTCTTGACCTTCGTGTTTTCCTTATTTTCTTTCTTTTACCACCACTTTGAATTAAACCGTACGGATTATTATATGCAGAACCAGTAAATGCTAGATTTTCCCCATTATATAACTGACTATTCATTTATATAATGTATAAACATTTTATTCTTAAAACTCAAATTACTGTGCTACCAAAACTTGTTTTGTACCTTGTTCCGTTGTATTTTCAACCGGCTTTTCTAAATTTTCTTTTGGAATTGGCTTTGGAATATTTGGTTCATTTATACTTCTAATTACAGAAATCGGATTTTTTGCTACTTCCTTTTCTTGACTTGTTAATTCATTCTCTTTTTTACTTATTTCCATTTTTTCTGCCTCTATTTTTTTTTGAGCAATATTCTTTAACTCTTGCATCTCTGCTGGGATCGCAATCTCATCAGTTACTGTTTTATCTGATATTTTTTCCAAATTATCTATTTGACTTTGAGCAGTTTCTAGTATCTTTTTTTCTACAATTGCTTCAAAAATTTTTATACCATTTGTATAATCTATCTCACATGTTAAATATAATTTTATTATTAAAGCACGAGTTTCTATTATAAGTGCTTGCAGCGCATCCTCTGTTAAAAATGGACTTACTCGGATCTGTTTTTTATTAGTTTGTGGATCTATTGTATACAAAAATAGTTGATTTAATATATTTAATAGTGCTTGTTGATTTAGATTTGCCTTTATTATCATATCTCTCAAATTTTTTGCATAAGAAGCAAACAAATTATCCGAGGCTTTATCTTTATAAACTTTTCTAAATACAGGATCTGTACCTGTACAATTTTTATTATTTTTGTAGTCTCGTAATTTTATATCTCTAAAACTTTTTATTATTTCTGGGACTTCATCATTGCCAGTAAATATCTTATAAAATATCTTTAAATCGGCATCATATATATCTCTTGTCTTAGGCGACATACTTTTGAATTCACCACTATAATAATCATATTGATCATCGTAATATAAATCTTCTAATTCTGGTATTCCAGGTTCTTCATCTAAATTTTTTACACTTCCGTCTTGATTCAAGTTCATATCACAAATTTTTGGATGCACTCTCATTTCATTATCTCCTGATAATTCAGAATAGTCTTCTTTATTAGATAATGTATTCACACGGGTTTCACAAATATTCAGTTTATATATATCACGAGGTGTATGAGCAGGAATTTTACCTTTATTATATAAATTTGCCTTTACTTCATTTCCTTCAGCATCCTTATAAACATATATTGGATTTATAGTACTAACAATAGCAGCAAATGTATGGGCTATTTTGATATAAAATTTTGCTATACTGTTGCACATTCTCTTTTTTTTTATAGAATTTTGTACATCTAATTTATTTAAATCATCTTTGAAAAAAAACTTTACTTTATCTTTTTCTAATTCGTTTACTTCAACACCATCTTTTATTCTTTGGGCTAAATAAGTTATTTCTAAATCTGTGAAGTATCTCTCTATTATATCTGATGTTAGTATTATTAGATTATCACAGTACTCCTTATCATAAAGTTTTCTTAAACTCTTAAAATCCATTGTTAATATGTAATAAGTAGCAATATAGTCAAGAATTTGTGATATAGATTTTGGTTTTAATTCGTCTGATTGTTCTTTATTTGTAGAATTTTGATTTCCCATATATTATAAAAATTTTTTATTTTTTTATAATCTTATTGTATAAACAATGAAAACTAAAAAGAAATACCATAAATATTCAAAAAAATTAAAAAAAAATAAGAAGATACAAAAAAAAACTAGACGTCATCAAAAAACCAGAAAACAATATGGTGGTATTAGCAGAGAACAAGAAAACATCAATAATTTTAGAACTGTTTTTATGACACGATTAGCAGCATTGAATACAGCAATTAGTAATAATAATAATCAAACTCAAATTACAGATGCTACTAATGCTTTTAATAGGTTTTTTGTAAGTAATAAAACGTACATTAATACACTAATTCCTGTTGCAGACAATTATGAACCAATTGATAAATCTCAAGGAAATGTTAGGGGATTTGTTCCATTACTAGCGATTGTTATGAAAAAAATAACCGATCCAAATATTAAAAGTAAAATAATTAAGTCTTTTAAAAAAAATACAGGTAATATAAATTTAAAAAGTATTAGAGGAGATATTACAGCATTATCTACCGCTATTGAAAATAACGATACCGAATCTACTATTTTACTTCGACGAATGGGTGCGGATGAAAATACACTAACTGATGAACAAAAACATTTATTGGATTCTTTATTGCAACAGCATATTAACGCTAGAGAGACAACTACAACAGATATAGAACCAATTATACAAGAATCACAACCATTGCCGGTTACTCAAGAAATCGCAACAATACCAGAGACATCTACTTTATCAAATGTAAAACTTGATGTACGTTTAGAATTACCAGCAGAACATTATAACCCTGATATTGAACCAGAATTTTGGAAGCCAATTTTCGCTACAAATGAAATGTTTGAATTAAGGGAACGAATACGAAGTATGATGGTAAATGATCTAACAATTGGTTTTAGTAATGGAACAATGAGCGATATATGGAGTTTATGTAGAATTAATAAAACTATTATACCAACTTATTATGTTCCAACAAAAAATGAACCATATATGGTTTTTGATCGTTTAGTTGCCGACCATCCTACTGATTTTTCTCAGTATAATATTATTCTTTGTGCTTCTCTATTATTATTAGGTGTAATATCATTCAAATTAAGTAATCAAGATTATCAATTAATATTCAAAGGAGGTAAAGCAATTCAATTAGTATTGTCTGGTATTTCAGAGAGCGAAACATATAAAACCGAAGATATTGATGTACTTGTTGCACCTAAAAAAGATATTAGTTATGATCAAAGTATTGTTCAAAATATTGCAGGACATGTTGCATATTTGGTTCAGTGGTTTTTGAATTTTGACAAATTTGATATTTCGGTCATGTCACCTAATCCAAGTAACCCTAAATCTAATCCTTTTATATATAAATTAAGTTACATAAAATTTAGTCCAAAATCTTTTAAACAATTTTCAGATATAGATTTTAAAGAAATTCCTGAAATTTTGAAAGAATATTTTGAAAAGAGTACAGTAGAGTACGAATTTGATATCTCAGAATTAGGGGAAAAAGTATTATTTAGATGTCCAAATATTGGAGCAATTATAGATGAAAAATTGTATTATTATATAAAATATTTTAGATTTAAAAAAATGCTTGAAAGTGGGTTAAAAATAGATGAAGAAGGTTATGAACGTTTAGATGTAGAAGAATGCACAAGGATATTAGATAAATTTAAGCGTGCTATTAAAGCCTTAAATCAGGGTCTACAAAAACAAAGATCTACTAAAGAACTTACTAGAGATGAACTAATATCAAAAGAGAAGTCTTTTATTAATAACAGACTAACACAAAAATTAGAAGTAACAAATCCTACTGAAAGAGAGGAAATAATTAGCAATTTATATTCAAATTAATATAAGTATTTCTTTAAATAATAAATAAAATTGAATTAAAAATATATTTTCTTATATGTTTAACATAACATGATGACTACCAACGAAAAGAGCAAAAAACGAAAGGATAATAATATAGATAAATCAAAACTTTGGAATGTTTTTGAGAGTGAAATTATTAATCCAGATAAACCCAAAGATCCTTTAGAATGTCTTTATAGAACTCTTGGTGACAGAGAGTCATGTGAACGTTGTCAAAGTTCTTTAGCATTTTCAGATGAGGGATTTTTAACATGTACCAATAATAAATGTGGCATCATATATAAGGATATGCTTGATCAATCACCGGAGTGGAGATATTATGGAGCAGATGACAATCAAAATTCTGATCCGACTAGATGCGGAATGCCTATTAATCCGCTTCTAGAAGAATCTTCATTTGGTTGTAAAGTTTTGTGTGCTGGTAAGTCATCATATGAAATGAGAAAGATAAGAAGATATACTGAATGGCAATCAATGCCATATAAAGAAAAAGCACAATACGATGAATTTCAGCGTATCATCATTTATGCACAAAACGCTGGTATATCTAAAAAAATAGTAGATGACGCACTATGGTATTACAAAAAATTATCTGAATATGAGCAAACATTTAGAGGTGACAATAAAGATGGTTTATTATTGGGGGCAATGTCTATATCATGTAAGGTAAACGGTTATCCACGAACTGCTAAAGAACTAGCCGCTATTTTCAGTTGTGATATTACAACTGCTACACAAGGTTGTAAAAACGCACAAACTATTATTAATGATCTTGAAAAAGATATGGAAACTAATAATAAAACATCCTTTTGCAAAACTAAACCTGAGGCATTTATTGAAAGGTATTGTAGTAAATTGAATATAAACGCAGAGTTAACTAAGTTATGTCAATTTATTGCTATCAAAATTGATAAAAAGAATCTTATGCCTGAAAACACACCTCATTCTATTGCCGCGGGTATTGTATATTTCATTGCTCAATTATGTAGATTGAATGTTAGCAAAAAAGATGTGCAAAATGTTAGCGAAATCAGTCCTGTCACTATTAACAAATGTTATAAAAAATTAGAGTCTATGACTGAAGAACTAGTACCTAAGGTTTTCTTAAACAGATATACTGAAATATGCGCAAGTGTCTAAAATATGCGCAAGTGTCTAAAATATGCGCAAGTGTCTAAAATATGCGCAAATATCTAAAATAATGTATATTAGGTTGGTAATATTTGTGTTTGATTTAGTTGATATTGTATTAATTTATTTCTAATTATATAAATTGACGATAGGGTCAATAGTGTTAGTTCTGTTGAACTTCTTAAAATCATTGGACTATCTTTTTTTACTACACTGTAATAAATCCACATACTAGATGAAAAAATATTTAAAATACAAAATAATAATGATAAATTATTTGTACTCTTGTTTTTATATAACAGAAACATAAATATAAATCTTCCTATTACAGATACAGATGTCGCTGTATATGGAATAATTTTCAAATCCTCATTGTTCATAATATAAAATATATCATTAGATTTTATATTTTATATTTTATTATTGTATAATTATGAATCAAACACAAACACCTTCGTCTGACAGATTTAGTTTTAATAATGGATGGAGTAAAGTTTCTAATATAGGAAGACAAATAATTACAACTGATACAGTTGAAGCCATAGGTAAATTTAAAGAATTATTAAAATCTTTCTATTCGGCTATGAAAAATAGTCAAAGTATTCAAACAATAAAACTAATTATGCAAGAAGTTATTCAGTTTTTAGAAGAAAAACTTGAGACAATGAAGAATAAACTAGATGATTATTCTACGAAATTTTTTAGACATTTACTTATAGTACTAGCATTATTCTTTTTTACAGGAAAAATTGGTGGAAACAAGAGTAAACATAGAAGTATTAGAAGAAAAATAAAAAAACATAATAAAAGTAGAAGAAGATATTAAGTAAAATATTCGTAATCTTAAGAATATAAAAATACTAATTTTAGTATATGTCAAAAGTACCAAAGATTGTTTTCATTATTCCCTATAGAAATAGATCCCAACATAAGTTCTTTTTTTCTAATTATTTAACATCTATTATGAGTGATAGAGACGATTATGAAATATATTTTTCACACCAATGTGATATGAGGTCTTTTAACAGAGGTGCTACGAAAAATATTGGATTTTTAGCGATTAAACAAAAATATCCTGAGGATTACAAAGACATTACATTTGTATTTAATGATATTGATACTGTACCTTTTTCAAATATTTTTGATTTTGAGACTGTAGATGGGGTTGTAAAACATTTTTATGGATTCAAATATGCTTTAGGTGGAATTGTAGCGTTAAAAGGTGGTGATTTTGAAGCAACAAACGGATATCCGAATTTTTGGGGATGGGGTATGGAGGATAATGTACTTCAAAAAAGATGTGAACATATTGGTTTAACTATAGATAGAAGCCAATTTTTTCCTATAGGAAATCCTAATATTATTCACTTATTTGATGGAGTATCTCGTATAATTAATCGTAAAGATCCTTGGCGTGCAACTCATGATAATGGTATTGATGGTTTAGGGACAATCCATAAATTGGATTTTTCAATTGATACAGAATCAAATAATCCTCTTGATAATATTCATGCATTAGTGTCAGACAAGATATTTATTATTAATATTACAACCTTTATGACTGGTACTAGATTTGAACATGATAATTATTATCAATATGATCTAAGAGAACCTCCGCGTAAAATAATACATCCAAATAGAATTAAAACAAATAAAATAGAAAATATTACTGATGATTGGAGTAATATTCCTTTTTATCCAACTGCTGAAAAAAAGAATGAAATGATTCAGCAATATGGACAAGAAAGAGCCGAAGAAATAATCCAATATAGTTATGACAACTCTACTGATCCTACTGTACCGGTATTGCCTCCATCTTATTATTCACAACAGCGATTAGTTGCTCCACCACCTCCTCCTCAAAATGAACTTGCATTTATTCAAAAATACAATGAAACTATGAGGCAATTAAATTCAAATCAAAGATTAATACCGCCAAATATTAATAGATTTTCTCCAGCATATTCAAGAATAATTGCTGCGAAACCGAAAGCAACTACATCTGCTAATATTCGGCTAGGGGGGTTATATAGATAAAAAAATTATAATAATTTAAGTAAACATTATAAAAATAATTTATAAATAATCTTTATAATGTCTCAAATAAAAACATTGGAGGATATTAAACATGCTTTCTATATAAATCTAGATCATCGTACTGATCGTAAAGAACATGTGGAAGAGCAAATGAAAATAATGAATATAAATGCTACTAGATTTAATGCTGTTAAAATGGAAAATGGGGCTATTGGTTGCAGTATGAGTCATTTGAAGTTATTACAAAATGCAATTGTAAATAAATTAGAACATATTTTAATATTAGAAGATGACATAACTTTTTTAGATCCCGAATTATTTAAAGAACAATTTAAGAAATTTATGGAAATACATAAAAATAATTGGGATGTCATTATTTTTGCTGGGAATAATCTTCCTCCATATGAAAAAATAGATGACACATGCATTAAAGTAACCAGATGTCAAACAACTACCGGTTATTTAGTAAATGGTCATTATATAAAAGTATTAGCACAAAACATCAAAATGGGATTAACAAATTTAATTCACCGTCCGAAAGAACATTCTAAATTTGCTATAGACAAATTTTGGTTTGTTCTTCAAAGTACAGGTAGATGGTATTTAATAATGCCTACAAGTGTAGTGCAACGAGAGGATTACAGTGATATAGAAAAAAAGAAGATTAATTATAGTAAAATTATGATGGATGTTGATAAAAAAGAATTATTTGAAGCAATATCTTATGTAAAAAAACAACAAGAAAATCTAGTAACAATTCACAATAACTTTAAAAATGTAACAAATTTATCTAGAAATATCAAATAATATCTGTAAAATATTTGTTAGTTTGTATATTAAATATAGTGCTTTTAAGCGAGTTATCTAGATAAAACCCAATAGCATAGTCTTCTAAATATTCAACTCCTATTTTACTTTTTTGTGTAATAAGGTATTGTACTGCTAATTGTGATAGTAAATAAAATCTTCCGCTGCAATATTTAGTTTTATAAACGATTAAGTTTTCTGGTAATTCGGGATGAATGGTACAATATTTACTAACATATGGGCGTTCAACGTTAACAATATAGCCTCCATAATGAATTGTTGGTTGTTTGTTTAATAATAATAATTGTATAGTTTTTAAAAATTTATTATCACATAAAATTTGATCATCATCTGTTTTAAAAATGTACTTAAAATTAAATTCTTTATTTATTGCTTCATATGCTGCAATAACTTTTTTGGGTAATGAGTTATAATCATCAGCAGTCTTTACATATAAAATTTGTTCATCATTATCAAATTTATAGGATGTGGGTAATTCTGGTTCACCAATAACGTGATAATAAGGCATAATATCAAAATTCTTGAGCCATGTTTGTTTTTGTTTGATGGCTTTATGTCTGTATTTTTTACAGTTCATAATTAATAAAATAAAATCGGTGTTAACACTCATAATATTGTATCAATATATTTTTTTATATAATAATTGTGTAATTATATAAAAATAAAAATAATAAATTAATATAGATGTTTTTTAATTTAAATAGAATAATTAAAAAAACAGAAACTCCAAAACCAGTAATAAAGTATATAAATGATAATGTTATTACATTTTGTACATGTTGGTATGTAGTAAAATCAAAATTTGGAATAAATAAATATTTAAAATGGATAAAAAACATATTATCAATAGTAAATAATTTTAATTTAGTTATATACACTGATCAATTTTCTTTAAAAACAATAAATCATTTAATAGATTACGGTAATAAAAGAATTAAAATAATAATAAAGCCAATAGAAAATTTTTATACTTACAAATATAGTTCAAATTGGGTAATAAATAACTCAATAAGTAAGTTGCCTCTTCATGAACATACAAGTTGGAAGTTAAATATGTTATGGAATGAAAAAGTATTTTTTGTGCAAGACGCTATAAAAAATAAATATTTTGATAGTATGTATTATGGTTGGTGTGATATAGGTTATTTTCGTAATGGAATAGATGATATGAAAACAAATCTATTAAATAGTTGGCCAAACCATAATGTTATGTTAAATAATGTATTTAAAAATAGTTATATTCATTATGGTTGTGTTCAAAATAATGCAATAACGTACGGTACGTTATCAAATGAAATAAAAGATCATTATAAAAAGAATTTGAAAAGTCCTCCAACAAAAAAGTATGAAGAGTTAGTTTTTGCAGGTGGTTTTTTTATTTTGAATCCAAGTATAATAGATCATTATGCTTCAATATACGATTCAAAGTTGAAGTACTATTTTGATAATAATTATATAATAAAGGATGATCAAACAATAATAGCGGATATAATATTTACAAATGAGAATTTATTTTATATACATACAGAGAATCATCCCTATTTCAATAATTGGTTTATGTTTCAACGTATATTGTTTTAATATATTATTTTTTACACCTTTTAACATTTCAAACGCTAGTTTTAAGTCAGATAATTAAGTATTTTCAAAAAACTTAAATGTACATAATGTAATATATTATAAATGAATTATCCATATCATATTCAAAAACAGTTAGATGATGATAATTATCACGAACAATGTACGTTTTGTTGTTGCATTCCCCTATATTTCTTTAATTGTGGGTTTAAATTAGGATTTTACAAAAATGATACGTATTATAGTCAAGCATTATGGTGTGGAGTTTATAATTGTAAATACAATAAATAATACAATTGATATTCAGAATAATAAGCGTTTGAAATGTCCAAATGGTGTAAAACAACTTAAAGATCTTTAAGTTAAAAAATAATATATATATTCTTTAGAAAGTACCTAAGTTTCTTTAAGTTGTTTTACATAATTAAATATTACACACTTGAAGATTTAAAATAGGACAAAAGGCTTAAAAATATAGAAATAAAATAATAAAATGTCTAATTCTATTATTTATATTTCTTCTTTATTTGGTTCGGTTTATTTAATGTCTGTATCATTAGGAATGATAAATAGATCGCTTTTAGAGAATAAAAAATTACCTCAAGAATTAATTATAATAAATGGTTTTACATTTGCGATGTCTAGTTCTATATTTATAGGTATTTCATTATCAAATTTGGCCTATTTTAAATCTTCAAGGGTGTAAAATGACGCTACTAATATATTTTTATAAATAATCACTATTTGCCCATCGAAATAAATCTTCATTTGTTACTGTGTGAGATCCCCAATAATCATCCCATTCTTCTTCTGATACATATTCATTTCTACGTGTTCTTATTAGCAGATCATTTCTTGTTTGTAATTGCGAGTATTCAAATTCTCTATACTTTCTCTCTTTTTGTACTTCTTCAAATCTTCTTTGTGCTCGCTCTTTAAGTAATGTCCAGCCTTTTCTATCACCAATATTTATAAAGCGTACATCTTTCATATATGGAAGTAAGTTTCTAAAAACATCTATTGTAGTATTTAATGCATCGTTTATGCCTGGTCGTGAACCTTTATAAATATTTTTATGACAATCCATACAGTATCCTACAAATACTGTTAAAATTGAACCATATTTTTTACAATTTTTGCAGTTTAGTGGTCCTGACCCGATATGAAACGATGGATGTGATAAATGATTAGTAGCCCATTCGTAAGGAAAATGCTGATCGTATTTTTCACCATTTACCATATAATACATACCTTGTTCACCTTTTATCAAAATGGGTTTTCTTTCACTTGAATCATGTATATCTTTTCTATAGTGTTCACAATTTTTAGAATTAGTCAGATTAGTTTCAATTTCTTTTTTTTCTGCTTTAATAGAAGCAACCTTGGCGGCAATTGTTGATGCTGATGTCGCAGCAACAGAAGGTAAAGTATTTGATGAGATAGTAACATATTTTTGTCCAACCCCTGTATTATTTTCGTATACAAGGTAATTCCTTCCAGGTAAACATAAGTAAAAGGGGTTAGAACCGGAGAGACGATCGTTATTTTCATTTGGACCAGAAGAATATTTCGGATCTTTATAGTAAGTAACTTCTTTAGTATTATTTTGATTCATTTTGAATAATTAACAATATTTATATTAATTATTAATTATTTTAAAAAACATTTCAATTTTTTTGTACCTTTTCTCATATAAAACGCCGGTTTTTATAGTATTTTATATGAGATTTATTTAATGTTATCAAAACTTATATCACCCATAAAAACTATATGACCTTCGTACTCTATAATTGTAAAAATTGTTTTATAAAAACTTTTTCTTTTTACATTACTCTTAATAATATTACAAATTACATAATATGCACCAACCATTAAACGATGTAATATATTATTTTTATCGAATATGCCAATCATTATTTTTACTTCATTTAAATTAGGTAATAATCTAATTACTCTGTCTTTTAACATTTCTATAAATCTCATAATGTATTCTGTTGAACCATAACAATAATTTATTTCTCTCTCTATGTCAGAGACATTTATAATTTCAAAATCATCTTTCAAAAATGATTTATATTTCCAATTCAATACATAATGTGTTTGTTGATAGCAAATTAACTTTTTTCCCGACATTTAATTTATTTAAATTAGTATGTGTTATTTATTTTCAATCAATTTTTTATTTACACATTTTTTACATTTTAACCACTCATTAAAACGGCGTTTTACACCTTTTTTACATTTCAAATGCCGAAATTTTATATACAATTTAATTTACTATATAAAAATTATACTATTTTTTCTACCAATTCGCCCTTACCATCATAAATCCAAATCTCACATAAATATCCAGCATTTTTTAATGCTTGTTGCTTTAAATATATACAATTAGCATCTTTTGCTTTTTTTGCACTCCAAGTAGATTTCACTTCAATACATCTATTTTGCGATTTGATAAAACAATCAACAAAATATCTGCGGATTTTTCCAGTCGTGTCTTCATACCAACATTTAGGTACTTCTTTTCTAGAAACTATAATATCATCTTCTAGTATATTTTCTTTTTGTAATAAATGATATAACATAAAATGTTCGTATCCTTGTATTCTCTCTATTCTTCCAGATGGGAAGATATAATCTTTTGATTTATATGCATTTTTTGATTGTTTTTCTGCGATTTCAGCGTTTTGTGCTGGACACATAGCACCGTATTTTTTTAAACAAGTATTCACAGTTTTTGTTCTAACTTCTTTGTTTTGTGTTGGATATTCGCAACCATATTTTTCTAAATTGGTTGCTTTTACTTTTTCTTGCAATTCTTTATTCTGTAATGAATATTTTGTGCCCCAATTTTTTAAACATGTTTCAACTTTTTTATCTTTAATAGTTTCGCATTGGGAAACATTTTCCACACCATAATTTAATATACATTTTTGAATTATTTTTTCTCTTACTTCTTTATTTTGTGTAGGATATTCACAACCATATTTTGTAATACAAGATTCTTTAAACTTTTCAATTCTATTTTCTGCTGTATGTATTTTACATAAACACCCAATAGATATAAATAAACGAAATGTTTTACTGCAAATATCATCGCATTTCAAACATTTAGCTTCAATAACAGTTTCTCTATTAATTTTTTTATTACTATAATCTTTTTTTAAAATAACACCATTTTCTTTGCAGAAATCTTGTAAGAATTCATAATCATAACGCAATTTAGGGTTTCGTTCGTTCATTAAACTATATAATATTAAATATATAGTTTAATATTTTTTATATTAATTTTATAATATAATATCGGCATTTGAAATGTAAAAAGGTGTAAATGTCCAAAGATGTAAAATAAATAATATATATTCTTCAAAAAGTACCTAAGTTTCTTTAAGTACTTTTAAAAATAATATATATTGTTGGAAGAATTCGAAATAAAAGTCGGCGCCAAAATCGAAAATGGACATTTTTAAAAATGTCCAAAATTGAAAAGTCGAATGTTTTTTAAAATTAAAATGCATTTGTGACTGACGTCGTCTAAAACGACTAAAAACACATTTTTTTTTGTGATGATAATATTTTTTTAAACAATTTAAAAACTTATTTTCTATTTCCAATATATGGAAAATTTTGGAAATAATGGAAATAAAATTAAGCAAAAAAAAATCACCCATTTTTGTTGCGAAAAATGCCAATACATAACTGATCGCAAAAGTAATATTAATAATCATTACCGAAGTGCAAAACATTTAAAAGACCAAAATGGAAATAATTTTAAGCAAAAATTAAGCAATTTATTTTTATGTGAATATTGCTCTAAAAAATATCAAACTTCCGCCGGTTTATGGAAGCATAAAAAAAAATGCAAAATAAATAATGAACAATGTGACGTACACTGTGAATCTAATGATGATACAAGTGACAAAGATCAATTAATTATGATGCTTATACAACAAAATTCACAACTTATTAAGGAACATACTAACATCAAGCAAATGATGATTGAACAACAAAATATTGTTCTTGAAATTGCAAAAAATGGCACTCACAATACTACCAATAATACTACACATAATCATACTAATTCTCATAATCAATCTTTTAATCTTAACTTTTTTTTAAACGAAACATGCAAAGATGCTTTAAATATATCCGATTTTGTTGATTCTATTAAGTTAAGTTTAGATGATCTAGAATACACTGGCAGAAAAGGTTACATAGAAGGAATTACTAATATTGTTCTTAAAAATTTAAAAAATATGGAAGAATACAAAAGACCCATACATTGTTCTGATTATAAAAGAGAGATTTTATATATAAAAGAAAACGATACTTGGAAAAAAGAAAATGATAACCGACCACTACTAACAAATGCTATTAAAGTTATTGCTAATGAAAATATTAAACAAATTAAGGAATGGAAAGAACAATATCCCGATTGTACAGACTCTGAATCTAAAAAAAATAATTTATATTTAAAAATTGTTAGTAATTCTATGAGTGGTATTGATAGAGAAGAAACTAACAAAAACATTAGTAAAATTATTTCCAATGTCGCAAAAGAAGTCATTATTAATAAATAAATTTCACTTTTTTCATATCTAGTTCTAATTATTGTATTTCAATTATACAACAGTCTATAAGAGATATACGATTATTCTCTGGTTCATATGTTAATGTTTGTATTTGTAGTGTATTATTTATATAAACTAAGTAATACCATTTTTCTTTTGTTATAGACAAATCAACGTCATAACTGCCATCCTCAGGATCATATATTGGAATAGAAATTGTTAATAGCAAATCATATCGTATGTCATTTCTTGGTATTTTTTTTATTTTGTGAAAAGCGTATTCGTAAAATGCGTATTCTTTTATAATATCAATTAGTTCTTTAGGAAGAACTATCTTGTTTATGATTGACTCTAATTGTTCTGTAATTAAGAACATATGATATTATTTAAATATAATATCATATAATTTTAGTTTTTGATTCAATTTTTTATAAATAAATTGCATTTGAAATGTAAAAAGGCGTACAAACTAATTTAGATACTTCAAATTAATTTTAAATATATAATCAAAAAAAAATATTATATTATATTATAATATGTCTCTTTCTGCTTCCGCTCAAAGATATTATCAAATGCGTTCAAAGAATTCCATGTGTAGTAAAAAAGCACCAAAGGCTTGTCGTAAAATTAAGTCTTGTCGCATGACAAAAACTACAAGTAAAAGAAATCATTTTTGTCGTAAACGCAAAAATACACGCCGCAAAAGAAACTAAGGAAAATTAAAAGTGTAAAAAATTGTAAAAAGATAATAAATATATTTTATCTTTTTACATTTGTGGGTTTTATGATATATTATTCTGACATGTAAAATAACAATAATGAAATATTAGCACATAAATGAACTCCTCCATGACATATCGTAGACATCCATAATTTATTCAGTTTTAAATAGTACCAACTAACACAATAAAATACTACTCCTTGGCATTGAATCAAAAAATAAGTCTGTTTTACAGGAGATTTCAAAACATAATAAAGATGTAGCCAAATTAAATATTGCACCCACATCATATCTAATGATCGCCTCCATCCATATACCGGATTGCGCCAATAATTCATAGCAAACAATGAACCTATACATACAGAAATACCCAACACTGGTTTTTCATAAAAATACCCCACTAATCCCGTAAAAAATCCTAATGAAGACAAATAAAATAAAACTCTCGCAGGTTCATTACTAATTACAATGATTTGTGAGTTATTAGTAGGTAATATATTTTTCATTTAAATTATATTTATTATGTATGATGTTTTTAATATATTATATTATTTATTTATCGTCTTATTACCGTTATAAATAATATAAATCAAATGCTTATTTTAACCCATTCTTCAGGAAATAAATCAGAAGTATCATGTTTCATATTAGAACCAAACCATAATTCAGGATAATATACAATTTTTGATACATTTTTATTTAAATATGCACTCCACCAACTAAATGTACTGTTTGCAATTATATTATGTGTACATAAACTCATTAATAACATTTGTTCCCAATCAGATAAATTTGAATCTGCTCTTTCAAAAGATATATATTTAAATTCTTGTTGTAAATCATTTATTATTTTCATAACATCTTCTAAATCTATATCTTCGCAAAAATATAATACTTTTTTTAACCCTATATTTTCATCTAATAGGGATTTTAACGCATTCCTATAATAAGAAGCAGGTAATATTGGATGTACATCAGGATAATTTTTATAATCACCCATTCTAAAATGCATTGATACTACATTTTCTATATCAGTTTTACATTTTGCTTTTACTATTATTTTATTTGAATCCAATTTTATTAATTTAAATATTGATTCTTTGTATTTATCAAAATATTTTGGACTTTGGAAATAACCATATAAAATTACATCAGTTTCCAAAAAATTACCTAGAAGATTAATATCATAATTAAATCCTTTTTCTTTTACGTATATAGGATTACTCATATTTGGTATGTCCTTTATAAATATTTTTAAATTAGATAAAAAGGAGTCAAAATAAGTATATCTTATAGTTGAACCATTTTCACCATTACCTAATTGCTTCTTGTCCATAAAGAAAAAAGGAATTCCACATTTTAATGCGTATGATATTGTTGTAAAAATTTGAAATAATTGATTTCCAAGTCCACCTTGTAAGACACATGTTATCATTTATTATACTTTATTTTATTACAAATATTTTTAAGTATTTATTTTGTATTATTACTTGAAGTGAAAGTACTAAATAATTTGTTAAATATTTACTGTTATTGGTTCTATTTTTTTTAGTTCTTTTCTGATAGTCTCTTCAGAACAACACATCAGTTTAGCAACATGACTATTTGATAAAAATTTATTTTCATTTAATAAAAATTTTAAATAAAATACTCTCTTTGTAAAATTTGAACCTTGGTTACTTAATTCATTTATTAAGTTTGTTTTTTCTTCTCTGTTTATAATATTTTCCAAAATATTTTCATTTGTTGTCAATATTGGTTCTAATTGCCATTGTTCATATTTAGAAAATAAATTTACATTTAATGCATATTTGTACTTTAATAATTCCAATTTTGACAAATTTGATTTACTTTTTGTCCTATAACTCTTTGGTAAAATACTTGTAGAATATTTTTCTGTCAACGTATTTAACAGTTCTGATTTTATATATATACTTGAATAATTAATAAAATTGTATTTTCCATTATATTTTTGTACGGATTTGAATAAACCTATTTTACTTGATAAAATCAATTCGTCTTTTTTAATATTGCTGCATTTGTATTTATGTAATTCCTTAAATTCTAATGCCTTTTTTATTGCCCAATTTTCATATGCTTTATATAAAATATGATTTACTTGCTGTCTTTCGTGTTCTTTTAAGTTTGGATTTACTATTAATTTATTTATTGTTTTAATTTGATTATTATTCAAATAAAACGCATTAATACATTGTATTAATAAAAAAATATACAGTACACTTATCATCATAAATATATTTAATAGCAGTATACTTTTAAATATATTTACAAATATAATAACCCTTAATAAATAACTATTTTAACAGTTTATTTTGTAATTGTCACATTCTGTTTTATGATATTTGTAACCATACCATGCGTTATATCCTTGTTGTTTCCAAACAACATAAGCACAATTTGCGTTATTTTGACAATCATATAAACTAGAACATGATATTTTGCATTCATTGTATTTTGATTTGGGATCTCCTGAACACCAATAATAACTATTTATCTGCATCAATCCATAATCAGTTGACCCATCTGTATTCTTATTTGTAGCGTCACAATTAAATGAACTTTCATATTTACTAATACAAACCATAGTTGAAATGGTTGATTGAGAAAATCCAGCATTTTTTAAATAGTTGGCTACCTGACACTCAGACTTGTAATTGGATTGTAAATTAGTTTCAAAGTATTTACAAGATTCGTCTTGTTGTATAGATACATATTTATAGTTGTATTCGTCTAAAAATTGTCTCACTTCTTTATCATAATTTTCTAAATACACATTAATATCTCTTACTAAAACCCAAAGAGAAATACCTGAAGGAGTTGTAATAATACTGTATTGATATTGTTTATTTCTTACTTCACCTAACTTAACTATCCAATATGGTGCATCTACTGGCGTACCATCAAGATGAACAGTTAGTTTTCCAGGTTCACTAGAATTGGTATAATATGCATAACCAGAAATTTGTTCTAATTCATTATTTATATTCAACTGTGAATTCAAGACACTTATGTTTTCATTTGTTAGTAATCCATATTCGGCTGTAATGCATTTTCCATAACCTTGAAAAATAACATTTGTAGGGGAACCATATACTTGATACCAGTTACCCAAATATTTATCCACATCAACTTGATTAACAGTTATAGGAATTTCTTTTAATGTAGATCCGCGTAGTGATTTTTGTAACGACTCGCTATTAGAATTATGTAAAAAAGATCCAATAAAAAGTGTAAATAAAATTTTGAAAAAGTTCATTATTATATACATATACAATATATATTTATATAATTTTAAATATGTAATATTTACATTTGATATTCAATGGGTTAAAAACATCTGTTAATTAAAAATCATCTGTAAACTCAAACGCATTATCTGAACCTGATTTATTGGCTAATGCATAATCTCCTAGCCTTTTTTCAAAAAAGTTTGTTTTTCCTTCTAAACTAATTAGTTCCATCCAATCAAATGGATTGTTAGTGTTATAAATTTTTTTGTAGCCAAGTTGGACACACAATCTATCAGCAACAAATTGAATATATTGTGTCATCATTTGACTATTCATCCCTATTAAACGACATGGTAATGCCTCACAAATAAATTCTGTTTCAATTTCTACTGCTTCTTTTATGATCTCATGAATACGATTTTTATCCATTTTCTTAATCAATTTTGAATATAAAAGTACAGCAAATTCACAATGAAGTGCTTCATCACGAGATATTAATTCATTTGAAAATGTTAATCCTGGCATTAAACCTCTTTTTTTAAGCCAAAAAATACTGCAAAAAGCGCCAGAGAAAAAAATACCTTCTACACATGCAAATGCTACTAATCTTGTAGCAAAACTACTGCGATTATCGTGTATCCATTTTTGTGCCCAATCAGATTTTTTTTTAATACAAGGATAATTATTTATTGCGTTAAATAATTTACTTTTTTCCTCTTTGTCTTTTATGTATGTTTCAATTAAATTACTATAAGTGTGACTATGGATATTTTCCATTGCTATTTGAAATCCATAAAATGCTCGGGCTTCGGATACTTGTACATCCATCATAAAACGTTGTGCCAAATTTTCAAGAACAATACCATCACTTGCAGCAAAAAATGCCAAAATCATAGAAACATAAAATTTTTCGTCTTTTGTGAGACCATCCCAATGTGATAAATCTTTAGATAAATCTATTTCTTCCGGTCGCCAAAAACAATCAATCTGTTTTTGATACATATTCCAAATATCTTGGTGCTCAATAGGGAACATAACAAATCTATTATCGTCAGGGGCTAATAATGGTTCTGAATTATTCTTGGACATCCTAAATAATATAATAGATAGATTTTATATTTTTTTAGATAATATTCTATTTTTTTAAATAATAACTTATTTTAAGAATGACTATGCAAATACCAATTGCACAACGTGATATGTACTTATCTCAAATTAAGGAAGAAATCAGAGGAAAAAAACAATTATTAATTAAAAAAAGGAAGGAATTAGACAAAAAACAGCAAATGAATCATTTTTTAGGAGATGTTAAGAGTGATTACGCAAAATATTATGAATATATAGTACAAGAAAAACAACAACAATATGATGCTATGATGTTGCTCAAAGAGTATTTAAATGATTTAGTAAAAACTGAAAAATTAGTTAATAATCAATTGACTACAGTTAAATATGATCAAAAAGAAATATTGTCAGAAATAGATAGACTTAAAATAGAATTAGATGAATTAATAAGACAAAAGTAAAAAATATAATAATAGTATATAAATGGCAGCAGTAACCGCACAAAATATTAAAGACGCTATTCAAGGCCTAGTAAACAGAGGAACTGCGTTTAACTTTAATTTACGTGGAAAGATGGATGAAATTACAGGAGCAAGTGGTAGAATTAGAGATAGTCTTAATAACTTGGATCGTTCTATACAAGAACTGAATGGATTGGCTAATCAATTTACAGGTCGTATCCGAGATTTAATTAACCAAAGAGATACTCTACAACGAGAAATAGACGAGAGTCAGAATACTATTGAAGATCTAAGACGTCAAAATGCTGATCTTCAAGGTAATGTACAAAGACTCACTGAAGCAAATCAACAATTAGAAAACGAGAAACAAGAAGCAATTAGACAACGAGAAGATGCACTAAGACAGCAACAAGAATTACAAAGACAATTAGACCAAATTAATGAAGACATTCGTCAAAATCAACAAAATTTACAGGATATAAATAATGGTCTTGGACAAATAGAGGGAATTTTAAATGAACAAGAAGCAATATTGGCTGGTATTCAACCAATTGACGACTCAATAAATACACAGATTACTAATTTACAAGGTCAAATTAATGCTACTAAAACGACCATACAAGATTTGTTAGTTCAACTAGGAGGACCACCGGCGAGAGGAGGGCCACAACCACCTGCAAGAGGAGGACCACAACCACCTGCAAGAGGAGGACCACAACCACCTGCCCAAGAGCAAGCACTTGATCCAGAAAATCTAGGTAATATTCTAATAGCAGCAGCAACTAGAAGTAATAGAGCAAAAATTGATTCTATCCTGAACCCACTAGCAAAAACTAATTTATATAATGAAATAATTAGATTAATAGACCCAATTTTTGGTGTCCGAAATCCAGATATTAGTGATAAAAGAAATATTATAAATTTTTTATCTAGGTTAAAAAGAACAAACGACGAATTATTTGGACAAATGGTGGCCGCAAATATATCTAGTGGTGGTAAAAGAAAGGTAAGGAAGTTAAAAACAAGAAAAACAAGAAAATCAAAAAATACAAGAAAAACAAAAAAGATAAGACGATACAAAAAACATAGGGGTGGTTATGTTTATTCTGCTAGTTCTTCCAATTCAGATTTAGATAAAAATAGTTCAGAAATTAGTTCATCACTATCTATTTCAAAAAAATCTAAAAAAAACAAAAAATATAATATGAAACGTACAAAAACTAGAAGTAAACGTTAATAAAATATTAAATTAACATGCTACGTAATCCTGGAAAATATCTACAATTTTCTGGCCAATTCCCTGTAATTTCTCGTACTCTCAAACATTTAGGATCTTTTCTCAAATTTATAATTCTTTGACGTTCAGCATATATTTTTTTCCATTTTCTTTGTATCAATTTAATCCAAAATGTTTTGAGTATACAAATGCATTCTTGTGTTGGCAAATAAATGCATTGTGCTATTTGAGGTTGAATATAGTTAGTTCTGGTAACAATATTTCTGTAATTTCTGATTGGATGATTAATTAAATTGTTGAAATTATTTGAAGCATTAAGTAAGTAATAAGCCATAACAGTTTCAGCCATATCTTCTATATATTCGGAATCAAATTTTTTCCATCGTGACGAAACTAAATAATGATAATTCAATGTAGCGTCATTACCACCGTGAATACCTTGATTAAAGATTTCACATAAAACTAAGTTATATTTTGTAGTACTAAGTTCTTCAGATTCATACATACATTCTTGGTCGTATTCATCATCAGAATAATCAGATAATTCATCATAACCCATATTCATATAAATAATTGTAATATATATAATTACAATTAAATCAATTTTTTATTTATATTATACTTTTTTTAAAGATATAATATATATATAATGAATTTTTCAAAATCGGTTTCTAATTTAATAACTAACAAGTATTTTTTGTACTTTATGGTATTTTTAGCGGTAACAAATATACTTGGTTATTTAGTAACAAATAAATTGAATGCTGCTATATTCTTTGGTTTAGTTGGATTATTAACTTATCAATTTAGTAAAAATATGGCAATAGTTTTATTGGTGGCTATATTAGCAACAAATTTTTTAATGGCAAAAGGTATGAGAATTGAGGGCATGGAAAATGCTACTGAAAGTGTTCCAAGTACATCAACCGATCCAAGTACATCAAGTGCTCCAAGTAGTACAGACAAGCCTTATAGTCCAATGAGTAAATTATCTGATGTTGATCCTACAAGTGCTGCTGCTGCTGATTTATTAAAGAATAGTAGTACAGCCCAAGAAGCAAAAGATAAATTATCATCAACAGTTTCTTCATCGGTAGGAGGTATGTCGGATACTACTAGTAGCGATGAACCTGAGGGTGCTGGTCAAACAATTTCTGGAGCAAAAGCAAATATGAACGGTACAAAGAAACCGTATATAGATAATGCAGCAACAATGTCAGAGGCTTATGAAAATTTACAAAAAATGATAGGTGAAGATGGTTTGAAAAAAATGACAGATGAAACAAAAGGGTTAATGCAACAACAACAAGAATTATTTAAATCTATGGAACAAATGAGACCATCATTAGAAAGTGCAATGCAAATGTTACAAGGTATTGATATGAAACAATTAAGTGGTCTTGCAGGTTTAGCATCATCATTTAATATGCCAACTCAACAAAAGGTTTAAAATAATATTTATAGATGAATTAATATATAATGTTATATATATATTAATGAAAAAGTGTCCTCCAGGCGTAATATGTGTTGAAAATATAACATTAACCTTAATAATAATAATTTTGTTAGTTCTTTTATTTCTAATTTATGTAAACTTTAAAAACAACAAGCCAAATGAAATAAATTTGAATCAAACAATAGAGCAAAAAGAGCCAAATGGTTTTTCTGGTTGGTTTAGTAGTTTAATACCAAGTTGGCCGTACACAAATTTGCCAAACGATGTGTTATTGAATCCTTATGCTGCTCCTTATAGAGATGAAAGATATTTGGTTCCAGATTTAAATTATGTGCGTCCAGGTTCAATTCCGATAAATGTATCAACTAACATAGGTGCAGTTTCTTCTCAAACGAGTTATCGTCAAATGGGTATAATGACTCCTTTAAATGGTACAAGTAAAGATAATATTTTACCTTTAATGGGTAGACCTTTATTTACAAATAGAGATAAATGGCAATATTACACGATATCAAATCAACATAATAATGTAAAATTGCCAATTTCATTTAAAGGTAGAAGTGGTTTAAATGATTATGGTGTAGATCAGATATTTTCAGGAGATACAGTATTTGTAGAGGGTTATAACGAGCCATTTGGTGTGACAATATATGAAAATGATACAATTAAGTATTTGCCATTTGTTTAATATTATTAGAATCCCAGTTTTTAAGAGTAGTTGTTCTTAGATTAAATTGTTTTTTATTTCTAAATGTATGATTATGTGTAAGTAATTTTTTATTCTTAATTTTTTTTCGTGTTTGTTTATTAAAAGAATTAATAGTTTTTTGTAAGCGAACTTTAGTTAATTTCATAATACTAATAATATAGTAATATGAAATAAATTTTATTTGTATACTTATATTAAATGAGTTGTTCAAATACTACAGCACCTATAAATATAGAACCAAGTAAAGCAGGAACATGTTATTCACAGTGTAATTATAGTTTTAATTATTTAACAAGTAAATGTACAGCGCGAAATCTGGGTAATTATGTAAGTATATTATATGACAATCAATCGTCTCCTCCTGTAACTTATAATAGTGATCCCTACAATGTTCAAGAACTGAGAATATATACTCCTTCTTTACATGCTTACTCAGGCAACAAGGCAGATGGTGAATTAATAATAATCCATACGTCCCTCTCAGGTAACAGCCCTTTGTTAGTTTGTATTCCAATAAAGAAGACATATTCAACAAATATAAGTTCGGTGTTTTTTAAATCGGTAGTAGATACTATGTCAAAATTAGGTCCATCAAGTAACAATGAATATGTAAATGTAGATATTCCAAATTTTAATTTATCATTAATAGTACCTAGAAAGAAGTTTTATTCGTACAATGCAACGATGCCTTATCAAGATTGTAATCCTTCTACTAACTATGCTTATATAGTTTACTATCCTTCAGATGCGTCATTATATATATCAGAGGAGACATATAATAAACTAACAAGTCTAATATCTGCAAATCCTTATGATGTAAAATCCGGAGTAGAATTTTTTGTAAACGAAAATGGTCCAAGTTCAATAGGTGGTAATAGTGAAATATATATAGATTGTCAACCGGTAGGTGAGTCAGATAAAGATGCCCTAATTGTAACAGGAGAAGGTGAAGAAATGTGGTCATTTGATAGTATAATAAATAGTAATTTATTTATGATAATAATTGGTGTTATAATATGTTTTATAATTCTATATTTTATAAAGAATATAGTTAATTCAACAGGTCCCCGAATGCAGTCAAATTTTCCTCAAAATGGTGGTTTTTTCAGATAAAATAATATATTAAATATTTTTAATTTAAAGGTCTTTAAATAGGTTTATTAAATATATTATTTAAGCATTTACAGGTGCAGCATCGTATGTTTCTTCTAAAACTGGTCTCCATGGCATTTTAACATAATCTTGATTGAATTTTTGTGATGCCATGTTTTTTACAACTTCTTGCTCTAAAGTATAAGGAAATTGATTTGTTGCTGTAAATGGGGACCATACTTTTTGCTCAGTAGGATAGTACTGTTCTAAAGCAGCCATACCTGTTTTAACTGATGCACTTGTTATTATTTGGTAAGCAACTAACAAACCCAAAACACCTAATACTGGATTTGAGTACGCAAATAAGAATAATGCTACAAGCGCAACAATTATCTTACCCAAAGTACTATCCACTGCACTAGCAATACTATCAGGCATTTTGTATCCCACAAGAAGATATATTACAAATAATATACTCAAAACTAATTGTGGCATATTTTTCTTGTCAAATAAAGTACTAAAATAGTCCATCTTATAATATATATATTTAAAAAAAACAATTTCTTGAAATATATTTAAAGCAAACTATCTAAATATAATTTACTAAATATTTAAAATTATGAAGTCGCAAAGACAAATAGATGAACATATTGAAATACCCAAAAATTTAAATACATATTTAGGACAAAAAGGTTATACTATTTTAAAGTCACAATTACCCATTAAAAGTCAATTATTTATTAAGGAACAATTAATGGTTAAACCATTTGTTCCTGGATCACCAATACCTGTTGATAAAACATTTCCTGCTTACAGGGAATCCGACAAAAAAATATATGTACCGCGATACTTTGGTCAGGAAATCTTTGGACCACCCAAAGAAATCAAAATAACAGAAGGAGATAATATTAATTTAATATTTAACGGTTCACTTAGAGATTATCAAGTGCCTATAGTTAATTCATATTTAAGACATGTAGAAAAAGGAGGAGGAGGACTTTTAGAACTTTATTGTGGAGCAGGTAAAACTGATTTGACTATCTATATTATCGGGCAACTACAAAAAAAAACCCTTATCATTGTACATAAAGAATTTTTAATGAATCAATGGATTGAACGTATTAATAAATATTATCCTAACGCAAGAATTGGAAAAATTCAAGGTCAAGTCATAGATATTAATGATAAAGATATTGTTTTATGCATGTTACAATCATTATCTATGAAAGACTATCCATCTACATTATTTGATTCCTTCGGTTTTACAATTATTGATGAAGTACATCATATTTCATCTGAAGTTTTTTCATGTGCATTATTCAAATTGGTTACAAAATATATGCTAGGATTATCTGCTACAATGAATAGAAGAGATGGTACAACTAAAGTATTTAAAATGTTTTTAGGACAAGTAGTTTATAAATTAGAACGTAGTAAAGATGAAAATGTTATCGTACGAGGTATTGTTTATCAAAACAATGATGAAGAATTTAATAATATTGAAACTGATTTTAGAGGAAATACTGCAGTTGCTAAAATGATTAGCAAAATATGTGAATATAATTATAGAAGTGAATTTATTTTGAAAGTTTTACAAGATATGATTAAAGAAAATCCAAAACAACAAATCATGTTAATTGCTCAATACAGAAATATATTAAAATATATGCATGACGCTATTAAACACCGAAATATAGCGACAGTAGGATATTATGTAGGAGGAATGAAAGAATCAGCATTAAAAGATTCCGAAACAAAACAGGTTGTACTTGCAACATATACTATGGCCGCAGAAGGATTAGATATAAAAACACTGTCAACTTTATTTATGATAACCCCTATGACGAATATTGAACAAGCAGTGGGAAGAATATTGCGTTCTAAACATGATTTTGCTCCTGTTGTAGTAGATATTATAGATTCACATGATAATTTTCAAAAACAATGGGCTAAAAGAAAAGTATTTTATAAAAAACAAAATTACAAAATAATTCAAACTAACAGTACTGTATACACTCCAGACGTTACCAAATGGAGGACTATTTATGAACCTAAAAATATAAAGCATAATCAGTCACAATCGCAATCTAATGGTGATAATAAAGATACATTCCTGAAAGTTCCTAGTAGTAGGAGTTCATCCGAAAAAAGTGTTGCAGAGGATTCTGAAGAGGAGATAGAAGAAGAGGAAGAAGATACCAAAAAACCAGTCGGTGTTTGTTTATTGAAATTTAAAAAATAGAAAATAAAGGTATTATTAAATATTTAGATAATTTTATATAGTATTATAAGCACTAATAAAAAAATAAATACCCATTGATAATGCAATAAACGATGTAGTGTATTTTATAGTCTTTTCACTAATTTTAAATTTTTCTGTTAATGTTATTTTTGCACCTATATATGAACCTATTAATAAAGTAACTAACAGTAGGTTTCCTATTACGAAGTTAATTTTACCTTTTTTATAATATTCCCATACGCCTGCTACAGTAGTTGGAAACATTAAAATGTATAATACGGTTCCTATAATTGTTTTATAATCTTCAATAATACGAGTAACGGCTAATGCCATTAATACAATTCCCATAGCACTTAATCCCGTGAAACCAGTAAACAATCCGGTAATTAAACCTAATAATATAGTAAATATTATATTATATAATGATATCATTAATATAACATAATATATTAATCTCTTAAGGTTAGATTTACCGAAAAATAAATATGTTTATTTTATCTATTGAGTTGTTAGTACTCTTAGTTTAAAACCATCCCCTACTTGGAAATCCCATTCCTGCATCACCTTTTCCATATGAATTTAACGCGTTATGATTTAAATTATCTACAGCATCATTATAAACTTTATCTATAGGTGTGGGTGTTGCTAAAGCACTTAGACTTGGACTTAATGGACCACCTGTTGAAAAAACCTTATCAAATGGTTGATTGTTCTGATACTGAGTATATCCAGGTGGATAGTTGGGCATTGGTCCAACCCCTCCTCTTTGTCGTAAAGATCTAGTAGTACCACCCTTTTTTTTACCCCAGCATCCTCCTCTTCTAGATGTACGACGGTGTCTTAAAAATCTAGATTTAACGCGACTTTTCAAACGTCTAACATGTTTTGTAATTTTTCTACGACTTCCCTTCATCTTATATTTTCTTGATATTTTATTTATTTTTTTTTTATTTATTTTGCGGCCTCCTTTCATACAAGGAAATTTTGCAGCAGCAGACATTACATTATTTCCGGGTAAAGGCATTGCGTTTGGATTTACAGTGTTTGGATTAACATTACTACTAAAAGGTATACCTGCAGTATGAGAATTGTCTATATTTACATTTCCACCATTTATATTATTTAATGGTGTAGATACATTTTTAAACTCATAAAATGACATTTATATATAATATTAAGATTTTATATTGACGCTATTTTTTAGCAAATTATATGTAATAATTTTTTCATTTTTCTCTGCTAAACTAACAGGAAACCATTTTTTAAATTTATAATTGTACTCACAATTCATTTTAAATGAACGATCCATAAAGACAAATTTATCTTCACGTTCGCATTCAAATTCATCTTCGTCATCACTTTCTTCTAATGCATCTAAATTATAATTTTCTTTTATATTTCTAAATAACTTATTCATCATTACACTCGTTTTAAAATCAGGAATAAACGCAACATCATAAAAATCTTCAGTACCTTTATTATATATAAAAAGATTATAAATGTCTTCTTGTAAAGCAGGTGTTATTTTAAAGACTGCTTTATTAAGTTGACCTTGTGCACATTTATTTGTAATTGACGGTTTAAAATATTTCATACAAAAAATATTACTAGATGAGTCTTTATTCAAGTAGCGAAATTTAATAAATTTTATTTTATATGGTAACAATTCTATTTCTTTTAATAGAAGACTAAAGTCATTTTTTATTAATGGCAAACCAAATATCATAAAATTTTTATTTAACGCATATGATGATACATCATTATTCAAAATTTGTCCTAACAAATTTAATTTTTCAAGATAAGTATTACGGTAAATATTTCGTCCTCTATAATAATAAATATCTTCTACACAAAATGCTCTCATTTTATTATAGTAAAAAATGGAACCATAAAAAATAGTACCAAATGCTAATTTGTCTACAAAACTGGTTTGTACTATTTCTATATTTGATATTTGTTTATTTTCTGTTATCTCCAAAATGAAACAAACATTATTATTTTTATAACTAGTAAACCAAGCAAAATAATTTTGACCTTCTGGAATAGCCAGAATAACATCTGCATCACAAACTTTATTATGTGTCATTGTTTCATAAGAAAGTTCAAATTTAGGAAAATCGGATAAAATTGCATTTATGTCTGACTCAGATAACTGCATTGATATATAGATTATTTGTAGTATAATCTTTAAACTTATTTCATTGATATATTTTATTAAAAATTAGTAAAATTATTAAATGAATCCATAGCCATAACAGTGTTATTAGAATTATTTGTATTATCACTATCACTATTTAATTGTTTTTTGAGAAAAGATTTCAATTCATCTTTCATATTTTTACTCTCTAATTCTGGTGAAGGTAACAAATCAATAGAAGTATAGGATATTTCTTTATTATTAGATATAGTATCAAATATATTTTGATACTTTTGATTGGGTGAATTGACTAAATCTTTAATTTTAGGAACAGTTAATGTAGATTTAAAAAATGATATTAGATGATGTACCAAAAAAATAAATATTATAGAAATTATTGAAATTTGAATTGTCCAAACTAACATAATATATTAAAATATTAGTTTAGGGCAGATAAAAACCTATTTATTTCCTCTTGGAAAAAAATATTATTAAGTAAATCTTGTAAATTTATTATTTTGGCTTCATCATAAAGAAAATAGAAGTCTATGGGTATAAAACTTTTACCTAAATCTATGTTTTCTTCAATACATTTAACAACTAATTTTAATTCTGATTTTTTATCAAATTTGTATTCTAATTGTGTTATTTTAGTACAAACATAATTAGTAGGTAGTTGAGAAACCATAGAAACTTCGGTATATTTTGTAAGATCAACTAACAAATCTCTTCCAAAATATCCTTTAACTAATTCAATATTAGTATTAAAACTAGGTTCTATTCTTTTTATGTTTGTTTCATCTAATAATAGTAAACCAAATTCTTCTGAAACTAATTCATAAAATTTTTTTTGATTTGGTATGCTAATTTTGTTTTCTAAAGTTGTTAGTTTATCTTTGAGATAACAGGGTAGAATATTAGGGATAAATATTTTCATTATAAAATTATTTATTACAAACTATTTAAACCTATTATATATAAACTATACACAAATGCCACAAATTATAATTGTTGAAAAGACGGGATTACTCAAATCTTTAAATGTAAAAGAATATAAGGAAGATGAATTATACAAAAAATGCGGTTTTAAAAAATCAGATGGATTTATTTTACAAAATGAATGGTCCGTTAAATTAGATGGTCAAAGGTACGTAATTGCTATGTACGGTAAATTAGATGGGAAAGCCAATATGGAAAATAAATATGATTTTCCTCCACCAGTTGATAAAAACTTATATTTTGGTTGTTGTGCTTTAGTTGGTTTGATACGTGATGATTCAAATAATAGGAGTTTAATTAATCTTTCAATTGAATTATGGAATAGAATATATGAAAAATTATTTGGAGGTTTTGAAGATCTTGCAGTGACAAATTTAGAAGACGAAGAAGAAGAAGATGAATTAGAAAATGTCCCTAAATCTATGAAAACAAAAAAAGGGGGTTATTTAAAAGATGGATTTGTAGTAGATAGTAGTGACACTGAAGGAACAGCAGAAAGCGAAACAGAAGAGGATACAGAAGAGGATGAAACAGAAGAAAGTGAAGAGCAAGAAGAACCTATTATATTAGAGGAAATTGGTTCAGAATTGTCGGAAGAAGCATATGATTACAGTGATGATGATAAATAATTAAATATAATAAAAAATTGATTATGATTTAAAAATAAATCATAATTATATAATTAATAATAAAATGCCACAACGTAAGATTGAAAATCCTGATATTTTTAGATCCAATGTTTGTAAAAAACTGAGTGAATATTTTAAAGAATCAGAAAAGGCAGATAAATATGCGACAAATTTGGAAAAAGGTATTCATAATTGGTCATTAAAAGAGGCAACTAATAGAAAGGTTGTGAAAAAATGGGACAATCCATATTTTGTACAATTGTATGTTGATCATTTAAGAAGTATTTACAATAATTTAAAAAATGAAAAATTGGTTCAATTAGTCATAACAGAGACAGTAAAATCCCATACAATTGCTTTTATGACTCACCAAGAGATGTGTCCAGAAAAATGGGAAGCCCTTATAAAAGCGAAAATGATAAGAGATAAAAATAAATTTGAACAACATTTAGAAGCAGCAACAGATACATTCACTTGTAGGAAATGTAAATCAAAGAAGTGTTCTTATTATCAATTACAAACGCGTTCAGCAGATGAACCTATGACCATCTTTGTAACTTGTATTGATTGCGGTAACAGATGGAAATGTTAATTATATTTTATTATTATTAAATATAATGCATTTTATTTTTGAAGCAATAATTATAGGTTTTTACACCCTTTGTTTATATTTAATTTTTTCTCCTTTTATAAAAAACTTTTATATACTTTTGTTAGTTGTGGGATTTTTAAAGTTCTTTTTAGCGGGTATTTTTGGAGTTCATACTTGGTTTTGTAATAATGGTTATGCTTGTTTAAAAGTAAGAAAAACAAATGAAAAATATGTATCAAGTACTAAAAACCTATTTTTATATTCTATAATAGATGCTATTGCTGTTTTAATACTGGGTACAATATTAAGTAATGTATTATCAAAAGGTTATTTATTTTTTGTTATAGGTATGAATTTACATTTATTATCAGAGTTATTTCTTATCCATAAAATGTTTTGTTTGCATAATTGCTACAAAGAATAACCCAATCAAAAAAGTAAATAAAAAATAATATGTATAATTTCTATTATTGTTATTCTTTTTTTTTGCTTGATTATGAGATATATCATATGTATGTCCAAAATCTTTATCCCAAATATCTTTTAAAATGGAATCAGGAAATTCCCGATTAACTTTACGTAAAAAAATAGCATATTTATTTTCTTTAAGTAGGTTTTCTATAATATTAATATTTTCATCGGTACCCTCTTTGAATAAATAAGGACTTGTTGGATTTGACATGCGAGACCAATCTGAAACTGTACTAATATCATTTATTAACGTCATTGGATTTGTTAGTTGTTTGAATGTTTGTAATATAATTGCAAATATACTTTCATTTGCCAATCCACCGTCATTTACAGTTCTATATATACCATTCTTTGCAGCCAAAAATAAAATACTTTTTTGAACATGGTTTCTACACAAAATAAACCATGGATCATTTGCTAACCAATATTCTTTTGTTAATAATCTCAAATTTGCTCTTCTATGAATCGTTATGTTCCACCATGCAGGTCTCCATCTAAAAATACTCGCCTGATAATGTTCTAAAAAAAGTTTTCTAAATTTTGATGGACTTATTATTGGCACACATGTATCTGTCACCATACAAAACCACAAATTATCTTTATCATGGCTAAAAGAATATGATAACAAAGCCATATATGCAGGAACTACATTATAATAAGATGTTGGATGAGTACTTTTTGGAGGAATTGTATGAAGACGAATCCATGGGGATTGAATCATATTTATATCTTTGTAATGAAAATATACATTTATTATATCCTTATTCGGTTTTATCCAATCTATCCATAACTGCTCTTTATGTAAAATATGTTCATAACTAATTATAAAACATAGGGCTACTTTCATTATTATATACAGAAAAATATATATTAGGATTAGAACGATTCATCCCATTATAAATTTTTTCGCTACCAATAACCAATGTGTATCTGTTACTGACACACTTCTTGTTCTATTTTTTTTTGAATTGTCAGTTATATTCGTACTGCAAGAAAAACTATTACTTCTTGTTTTATTTAATGACCTAAATTCGGAAATTTGTTGTTTTTCAAAAATATCTTCTATACAATCATAATCTAAATTGACATCAGAAACTAAATTCAGTTGGGTTTGTAAATTTTCATCAGATTCTGATAATGTATTTACTTCATTTAATTCATTTAATTCATTTACTTTTTCGTTAATAATATCTTTATTTATTTCTTCATTTAGTTCCTTATTTATCTTTTCAAGTTTAATCACTCTATCAGTTAATAGCATTATTTTTTTTTTCATTTTTGAAAGTTCAAACTCAACATTATCATAATTACTTTTTATTTTGTTAAGATCTTTTTGTAATAAATATATTTTGTTATCATATGTACTTTGTATATTTTCAAATGTATCTTCTATATTTTGAAAATAGAAATACAAATTATATATAGAATAAGAACAAAAAATTAACGATAAACCCGTTGTTATGAATGTATTTTTAACGGTCAACATTATATTAAATATGCTTAATTTTTAATATCTTTTAGTTACGTAATACAAAGATAAATTATATTTATTTTATTAATATAAATATAATAATGCCAGATTATACTATGACAGAAATAGATCCACTGGTTTTTTTAAATATAGGTAAGTTGTTAGTTCAAGATAGTTATAACAATGAATATTGGGGAATTTTTAACAATTCTAACCAAAGTAACACCAAGACATATGAAGATTATAAAGAAGAGTACCTTCAGAAACTACATGACCAATTAAATAATTTAAAAAAACATAAAACTGAAAAAGTATATGAATATAATTTGAAAACAGAATTTCACAAAAAAAATAATGAAAGAATTACATATTTAAACAGAAAATTAAGATTAGAAAATATTAATATTAGTAAGTATTCAAATTCTGCCAAAAATTTTATAACATTAAATACAATACATATAACTAAGAAATTACACGATACGATGCAAATCAGTTTTGAAACATCTAAACAACTACATGAGATGGAAAAAGAAATTGAAATGTTTAACTACTGTATTAGTAAAACAAATGAATATATAAAACAATATACAAATTAAAATACTAGATCTTCTAAATCTTTTAAAGGCCAGTATTCGCTACCTCCGTTTGGTAATGGTCTACGAATAATGAATGGTATTTTTTTTTGTTGTAATTCCAATTCCGCTATTAAGTAACCGTCTATTACATTTTCAGGTACTTTTATAAAAACAGAAGCCCCTGAATTTATTTGTTTAGAACGTGCTCCCAAAATACGTGCTCGTTCATATTTTGTAAGATATGGTATGGTTTTATGCAGATCATCTACAACAATACCATCTTTATCCCTAACAACTCTTGATAATGCTAATATTTCGTCATAATTCTGAGTTGTACATTCAGGATGAAAATTTGCTATATAATTTTCATTAATATCTTTATCAAATTTTTGTAAATAAACTTCTCCATCATCATCATCATCATCGTCACTTTCTTCATCTTCTGTTTCAGGTTTTTTATATACTGTTTTTGCCGGTATTTTTTTTGTTCTTTTTGCCTTTTTCTCAGCCTCTTCATCTATTTCACCCTCTTCCAATTCACTTTCATCTAAGTCACCAGCACCACCAAACATTTTATCATCTCCCTCCTCATCCTCCTCTTCATCATCCTCCTCCTCTTCATCATCCTCCTCTTCATCCTCCTCATCATCTAAAGTACCACCTACCTCTGGTTCTACCTCTAATTCCATATCTCCTCCAGAAATAACAGATGATTCATCATCTGATGAAGAATCACCTCCACTATTAACACTTTTTTCTTCGTAATCGTCGTCACCTCCAAAGTAACTCATCTTATAATATTATAAGTAAAGATTGTTTTATATTTATTATTTCAATTTTATTTAAAATAATAAGGTAGAAAAAAATTTAAATTACAGGTTAATAGTGTTGTATAAATTGAATTATTTTATATTTATATTTATCTTTATTTCTGTTCTTCTGTCTTCCAAACAGTGTTACATGTTGCACAAATATATACATATTTCATATTCTGGTCATCATATCTAATATATATAATTTCGCGAGGCTCTGGTTTTTCAGCATGATTAGTAGCACAATCTGAATTAGGGCATAAAATGTTGTTAATACGAGGAAGAGTTGGATCTAATTTTGTATATTTATTTATGATATGACTAAATTCTTGCGCTGATTTTTTTAATTGTACCTTTGAAACTGTTACATTTTCTACAGATAATGTTGAATCTGTGTTTCCGCAATTTCGGCAATAATAAATTAACGCATTAGTATCGTTAGGATCAATACTAATATAATACATATTTTGGCATTGAGTACAGAAGTGCATCTTTATATAATATAAATATAATTATATTTATATTTATATTTCAATTTTATTTAATTTGTATAAGTTTGAAAATATTAGTGTTTACGACTACGAGTATGACGACCACTTCTATTTTTTCTATGTTTACGAGTTCTTCTTGATCGTTTTTGCTTTTTTGTTCTCTTTTTACCACCTTTGTTAATTGGACCTTTGTTAATTGGAGGTAATCTCGTAAAAAGCGGTTGTTCTTCTTTGGAAGAAGACTGTATGTTTGAAGATGTTAGTGGAGGCAGTTTACCTACTAATTTAGGATATACTGTACCTACTAATTTAGAAGGTACAAAACTTTTTGTTCCACTTTCTAAATCCTCAACTACTACACTTTGTTGTTTGAATCTGTTCATAACATCTTGTGTTTCTTTCATTTGTTTATTCAATCTTTCTTTCCATGATGATTTGTCGCCAATGGAGTTATTTGAAATAGGAGGGAGTTTTGTTTCCCGTTTTGTTTCCAGTTCTCTTTCCCGTTCTCTTTTAATTTTTTCATAACGTAGAGGATCTTTTTTCAATGATACTTCGTATCTAAATCTATCATCTTCCATATATAATATAATCTAATAAAATAATTAATTACTATTAGATTATTTTAACGCAATTAATATAATTTTATTATTGAATAACTTTTCGTGTCTCAATTAATTTTTTTTCTAAAATATCATAATTAATAATTGTTGTCATTGAATAAATTGAAACTATCTCCGTACTATTTTCATCTTTTTTATTCTTAACATAATGTAATATTTTTTCATAATTTTTTATAAAACTATCCTTCATAAATGAATAAAATATTTCAAATGGTTCAGGTATTTTTTTTTTAGATATGTTTATTATCTCACAAATAGAAAAATCAATATTTTTAAATTCAATACTCTTGTTATATGGAATACAATCTTTGGATGTTTTTGAATAACCAGGTTCATTTTCTAAAGGTGAATCATTTAATAATGAACACAATGTTAATAAAACACTATTAATTGTTTGACAAGAAGACCATTTATCTCCAGACCACGTATTTAAAATAGAAACGCAAACTTTTCCACATTTGTACAAATTAGGATTAAATCGTGTTACACCATCATTCGTCATATAAGTTACCTTAGGTGGAGAATATGGATAATCTTGTGGATAATTAAATTTAAAAAAATAAAATCCGCCAAAATATGGCGTATTTTCGGGTCCAATAATCATTGCATAACCTTTAAACATATCAGTTTCATCGTGTGAATAATAAATACCATTATCTGTCAGAGGATGTTTAAGAATCTGTTTTACGTCTTTTAATAGCCTCTGTATAGTTTCTTTTTTGATGACCTTTGTGTCAGACATTAATAAAATATATAACAAATTTTTTATATTGTTTTAATAATATCATGAATAAATTTAAAAGGATGTTTATCAGGATCAAAATTAAATAATACACGACATATTATATATATAGTAGGTATGAATACAACGTAATAACACCATAACGCTCCTACATGACCTTTATAGTAAAAAGTTGTTGTGGTCAAAGTAAATATTGTAACTATAATAGATAATATTGCCATTTTAATATTTGGCAATCCCAATAAAAATAAAACACACGCCGTTAAAACAAACACAAAATAAGAAATTGTGTAATTCTTCATATCATTCCAAATCCATGTTAAATGTTTTGACTTTACATCTTTAATAGTACATTGTAGTTTTTTGTTATTTATAAATTGTTGAGAGTATGGAATAATAACACATAAATAAATAAAAACTACAACAAAAATCCATTTTTTATTTGGATTGTTTTTGTAGAAAATTAACATAACGATGGCTAGAATAACTGGCTGTAAATGATTTAAAATCATTCCCATAATAGATAAAAATCTGTTGTAATTATCACATATTTGATGTTTCCATAATAAGTATTCAATTACCTGCATTAAAGATACAAATGCAAAAAAATATCCTACAATTTTGTCAGTGACAGAGCCCAATAGTATACAAATAAAAGATGTAACTAATCCCAATGTAAGTGTAATAAAACTGGCTTTTGCTGAAAAGCACATATATATATATCTTGTACAGAAATTAAATAAAATGCGTAAAAATCCAAAAAAAGTATATTATTTTTAAAAATTAAAAAAAAATGAAATAGAAAAATCTTTATATATATTATCAATAATGACAACAATGGCATCATCATCACATTATAATGATTTATCTGATTTCTTATCAAAGCATAATGCACAACCCCATAGTCCTAATCAAGATCGTGAAGGTACGAATAAAAAAACAGAAGACAAGAAACCGACACATACACGTATTCCTTCAAAATCTCTAAATGTATATGGAGGAAGTTTTATTATAAATAGTGAAGAACTGCCAACATTTTACAGACTATATTATGAGCATGTATTTGTTAAAAATAGAAAGGAATATTTAACGGAAAAACAATTAGAAGAAGATGGTCCAATTTTAGTAGATTTAGATTTTCGTTATGATTTTAGCATTACAAGTAGACAGCATACTAGTGACCATATACAAGATCTAATAACTTTGTATTTAGAAGAACTTAAGGAAATATTAGTTTTTGAAAATGATAAAAAATTTCCGATTTTCATTATGGAAAAGCCAAATATTAATAGAGTTGTAGAAGATCAGGTAACAAAAGACGGTATTCATATGATAATTGGTATTAAGATGAATCGTACACTTCAAATTCTATTGCGCAATAGAATTTTATCAAAGATAGGTGATATTTTTGAATTACCTTTAACAAATGGTTGGGATAAGGTATTAGATGAAGGAATATCAAAAGGATGCGTGAATTGGCAAATGTACGGTTCTCAAAAACCAGGACATGATGCATATAAACTAACATATTATCTTGAAGCAGAATTAGATTCAAGTGATAGTAATTGGGTAACAGATCCAAAAAATCCCAAAGAATTTGATTTGCATAAAAATTTGTGTTTATTATCTGCACAGTATAGTGAACATATAAAATTTGATATGAATAAAAAAATAGAATCCGAATATAATAAAATTTTAGAAGAAACAAAAACTCAAAAGGTAAGAAAATCCGGAAACAAGAATAAAGGAGTAAATATAATATTTGAAGAAGAGGAAGAGGAAGATATAAAAATCTCGGACATAAAAAATATGGAAACATTACAAAAGGCAGTAAATAAACTAATAGAAAGTTTAAAAATAAACGAGCAATACATTAGAGAAACACATGAATATACACAAATTTTGCCCGAAATGTATTATGAACCAGGTTCTCATTTAAAAAATAGAATGGTAGCATTTGCGTTAAAACATACGGATGAGCGATTGTTTCTATCGTGGATCATGTTAAGATCAAAAGCATCTGATTTTGATTTTGAAACTATTCCAAGTTTATATAACGATTGGAAACATCACTTTAATAAGCGTCCAGATGGTGTAACTAGACGTTCAATAATGTACTGGGCAAAACAAGATGCATTTGATGATTATGAAAGGGTTAAAAAATCTACAATTGATTATTATATTGAAGATACTATATTTGAAGCAGGTGATTTTGACTACGCAATGGTACTATATCATATGTTTAAAGATAAATATGTTTGTACAAGTATAAAAAATAAAACTTGGTTTGTATTCAAACGTCATAAATGGGATAAAGACGAGGGTCAAACATTGCGTTTAGCAATTTCAAAAGATTTATTTCAATATTATTCTGACAAGCAGAATCAATATTTACAAGATGCTCAACACTATGAACCTAGTGATGAAAATCATGAAAAAATACAAAGAAAAATCAAAAAAATTGCTGAAATTTGCATTAAATTAAAGAAAACAAATGATAAAAATAATATTATGCGTGAAGCAATGGAAATTTTCTTTGACAAAGATTTTATTAAAAATATGGATTCTAATCCATATTTAATGTGTTTCAAAAATGGAGTATTTGATTTTAAAATGAAAGAATTTAGGCAAGGTTATCCTCAGGACTATATTACAAAATCAACGCATGTAATTTATAATAAGTTTGATAATGAAAAAGATGCAGAAACTGCGAATCAAATTATGACATTTATGGAACAGTTATTTCCTAAAAGTGACTCTTGTCGTTACATGTGGGATCATTTAGCATCTACTTTAATCGGAGTAAAAAAAGAGCACGTATTCAATATTTATCGTGGTTCAGGAAGTAATGGAAAATCTATTTTAACCGATTTAATGTCACAATGTTTAGGAGATTATAAGGGTACAGTTCCAATTACATTAGTTACTGCACCTCGTAATAATATTGGTGGAACTTCATCAGAAGTTATTCAATTAAAAGGCGTCCGATACGCAGTAATGCAAGAACCATCAAAAGATGCTGTAATTAATGAAGGTATTATGAAAGAATTAACCGGAGGAGATCCTATTCAAGCACGTGCGTTGTATTCTGAAAGTGAGATATTTATTCCACAATTTAGTCTTGTCGTATGTACTAACGCGTTGTTTGAAATTAAAAGTAATGATGACGGTACTTGGCGCAGAATGAAATTAGTTGATTTCTTATCAAAATTCATTTCGGAAGGAGAAACTCATACTGATGATACTAAATGGGTTTTTCCTAAGGATAAATCTTTAAAAGAAAAATTACCAATATGGGCTCCTGTATTCATATCAATGCTTATCAAAAGAGCATGTGAAACCGATGGAGAGGTAAAAGATTGTACAGAAGTAGTTGCAGCATCAAATAAATACAGACAAAGTCAAGATTGCATTAGTGGATTTATTACCGATAAAATTATAAAAGATGAACAAGGAAAGGTGGGTAAGAAAATGCTGAATGAAATATTTAAAGAATGGTTCCAAATGAACTTTGGAAATAGAAAACCACCAAAATTATCAGAGTTAGAAGAGGTGATGATAAAGAAATTTGGTAATATAAATCCAAAAACAAAACAATGGCACGGTATTAAAATAAATCATGACGATGGAGAAGACGTTTTAGATGATATGTAACATAATATTTACAAAATTAGTAATTTATTTTTTGTAAATATTTATAAATTATTATATACATTTTTTGGCAATCTATTATAAAGATTTTTTACCAAATTATAAATATTATTCACAATTATACTAATGTAATATGGATAAAATATTAAAAGAAGTAATATTATAATTTCTACTATACCAACTTTTTGCAGTACAAATATTACGGAAATTATCCATACTACTACCATCATGTAATAAATCCACCAAAAAAATTTGTACCACAAATTTAACCTATCAGATGCGTCTCTTTCATAATATGTTTTTCTATCATTTGTTAGTATATTACCTTGACGTTCTCTCAATAAAAATAATAATTCCTTATTATCTTCCAAATATTTGTTATAAGCCTCTATAAGTTCATTATAACTAATAATCTCACTATTATAATACGTATTCATTGTTGTAGCAGTACTTACTTCTTCATTAAAATTTTCGGTCAATAACGAAGCAATATGTTCTGCTTTTTCTCTTAATTCACGTTCTATTAAAGCTTCGTAATATGGATCACCATACGCATATACATAATAATTCTTCTTAGTATCTTCTACTTGTTTTGGGGCTGTTTGTAAGTTAGTTTGAGCATCTAAATATTTCTGTAGCAACGAATTTATCATTCTTTCTCTTTGGCAACTAGGTCCACATAATGGTCGCCTTTGAAATAATAAGTTATTTATATTAAATAAACTCATTTGCTGCCTCTTTAATAAATCATTTTGTTCTTGAAAATAATTAAATTTAGCTTTTAATGACCCATAATTTTTTTCTAATTCTAAACAATTACTCATCTTGTATTATCATTAGATTTTTATAATTTATTTTAATTATAAAAAACTATATATATATATTTATGCATTTGAAGGCACTACTGGATTTCCACTTAATCTCACTACAGGTGCACCTCCTGACATAGCATACTTGCTTAGTACATTTGATACAAATGTTTCTGTTGCTGTACTGCTAGTAGTTGATGGAGCAGTACTTGTTGCTGTAGTTGTGGTTGTAGTTGCAGTACTTGTTGCTGTAGTACTTGTAGGATAATCCAATGCATATACATCATTTGGAACGCACATATTTTTTGATTGATCATAAATACTACCTTCATAACAACATTGTTCACCTATACATGTAATATAAGGCATTGCCCATGGATTGGATTCATTACTAGTATCTGCTGTAGGTGCTTGGGTCTTATTAAAATACCAATTATATTCATCCCAATTCATATTACTCCTATTAGATAAATCTATCATTTTATAGCCTAGAAAAAATGCTCCTACAATTATAATAATACACATTAATAATATATACAAATTAGATGGGATAAAACCTCTTGTTCCTAAGTTTGCTAAAATGATCAAAGGAATACATGTATATACTATTATTTTCATAACTTCAGCATGAGCATTATAACGTTTACCATAATATGTATTAATTTCTACAAGTCGCAACTTATCGTATTTCTCACTTTCAATCAAATTTAACCTTTTCTTTGCCTCATTTAGTTCATTTTCAATAATATCAATAGCAGTCATTTGCTGACTTAATGTACTTCTAGATGAACTAACATTTTGCTGATAATAAGAATACATATCTTTTAAATTTGAGTATAAGTTTAATCTTATCTGTGCTATTTCGTTTATTTTATTAATTATTTGTTGTTTTTGGTCTGCTGACAATTTTACATCATCTAAACTATTATATAATTGTTTTTCAGTTGTTTGTAATTGTGATATGTCATTTAAAGTTTGTTCATTTCTTTGTTGTAAATCATTTAAACCTTTATTATCTGTCATTATATAAATATAGATAGATAATTATATTTTATTTTTTCATTGTAACTACAGTTGCCGTTAATAAACCCACTGCTAAAATACTCCAAAAAATATATGAATAATTTTCTTGAAGTACTCTAATATCTGTATCTGATAACATACCATTTAAATCATTCATATTTAAATTTTGCATGCCTTCTATACTATTATTAGATTCTAATTCTAATTGTTTTTTTATTTTTAGATTTACATTTCTGTACATCAACAAATTTTTCTTAAATTCCTCTGAATTCATATTCATTTTCTTATATATTCTATTATCTTCAGCATATAACTCATCCATTTTATTTGCTATATCATTTCCTAGAATTGCTAATTGACTTTTAATATTATCATAATCTAATTTATCTGCCTGTGAAATCATAGGAGGATTGCATTCCGTTTCCGGTGTCATTTGATCTCCTTTTGTGTAATTATTGTAAGTAATTGTATCTACATTTACTATTTCATTACTACAACTAGTTGAATTTGGTAATGCTGGTTTTCGCAGTCCTAAAACTAAAGTATCGTTTAATTGTTTTTCTCCTTTAGGATACATATTACTGTCTTTAATCCAACAAGAATTGGTTGATTGTTGAAATACAAAACCTGCACAGTTTGCAAAATTACTACAAGCATTTTGACAGTCATTAATTGTCGATACACCGTATGTTGTTATATCATTTCCACCAGAATCATATCCATTTATTAATTGGTAGTCGTTTGAATACCCAAGCATAGAAGGAGGATACTCTTTTAAATTTGAATCTGAATCAACATATCCTATCTTTCCTAAAGCGTTTTTATCTCCAACAGCATCTACCTTATAAACAGCATTTATCCATCCAGTACCATAAAATTTATCACCACTTCCTTTTACACATCCTTGTTTAGGTTCTGAAGTGTATAATACTAAGTTACCATCACTTTGCATTAATAATTGTAACGTACCATCTTCTGAACCTATCCACTCACCTTGCATTAATGTAGTTCCAGATGTCATATAATTTGTACCAGTTTTACCTAATGCTGAAATCAAAGAATTGTTTGGATTTTTTTGTTTTCCGTATGTATCCATTTTCCAAATATTTTCACCAATTTGTGAAACATCATTTCCACGATAAATACCAACTTGACCATTTCTTTCTAATATCAATATAAATTTACAATTTTGTTTATTTTGAGGCGTCGGATTTTTAATGTAATAATCTATACCAGAATAAGGCTTAAAATTTGATGGATCAGAAACATTCTTTATCCAACAATAATTAGTCCATGCTGTATTTCCTACTAAATATCCCAAACAATTTTCATTTCCATCACATAGTTTTTTACAATCATCTTTAGACATATTTTGATAAGAACCTATATCGTAACCTGGATTATCAGTGTCAGGTAATGAAGAATAATAATTACTACATTGTGCTGGAGCGTTGGTAGATGAAAATACTTCATTGCCATTTGCATCATATACAACTAATCTTCCTTCACTTGTTAATGAAGCATATGAACCTGTATTTGTATTAGATGCCCAAATCGGTACCAACACATCTTGTTCCGTAGCATTACCATATGATTCTGTTCTAGTAATGTCATTAGACAGTAAACACGCTGCTGTTCCATCTTGTCTATAATCCTGCATACCAAAATACTGATAAGCATTTTCAGTAGCATATTGTTGACATTTTTCAAAAGTGGTATATCCTATAGTACTTGGATTCCAAATCATGGCTCTTTGATCATCAGTGAAAGAATAATCGCTTGAAGTGTATAAATTCCATGTTGCTATTTGTACTGAACCTCTGTTTCCAGGAGGAGCATTTGCATCTCCTACTACTGTTACTAATATAATATAAGCACCATAAGCCTGTGGATTTGTAATATTAAATGTTTTCATTTGCCAATTAAAAGAAACATTACTTTGGTAATCTACTTGGTACCATTGATTATCTTTCCAACCTAATATATACCAAGTATTTGGATCTCTACCGTTTGGATCTCCACAACAACCTTGTCTTCCCTGAATATCATATTTTGTAACTGTAATTGGATTTAAATTTGGAAAGTTTATTTGTAAATATTCACCCATTATTGTTTGAGGTTGACCACTAGAATTAATAATATTTGGAACTCCAAATAGACCTTTATATTGGCCAGTATTTACATCATAATCATGTGGGGCTCCTTCATAACTATGCCACCATGTATTTACATTGTTATCAAACGCACACCAGGGTCCTGTAAAATCATTATTTTCTTGATAAACACTAGAGGCACCAGCAACAAAACCATTAACTTGATTTGAAGAACCCATTATTGGTACAACTAATGTTGATATTGGTGCCGGTTTATCATTATAACAACCAATGTATGAAGAAACTGGATTACTTATTAATGTAGAAGCATAGACATTTTTACCCTCATTACCTAAACTCTCATTCATTTTGACAGGTGTTCCTGATATTAATTGCGGAGTTGTTGGAATAACAGTTCCAGGTGCATTATAAGTTTCATTCCAAGGAATATTAATATCTGTTGGATATTTAGGTGCAGTTGTAGAATTCCATATCTCAGTACTCGGAATATATTTTACAACACCATCATTTGTTACATAACATATGTGTCCGGTAGAAAATTTAATGGTCTTATTTAAATAAGGATTACTACTACTCTGACGACTAATTCTTGCTAAACCTTTATTACCCATATTTTTTTGTATTTGAATATATTGTTGAAACAGATCGTCATATTTTTGTTGAAGTCTATTAAACTCATCCAAATCTTTTTGATTTATATTTTGTGTCATTGATGATGATATTTGGGAATTTTGTAGAACTGGAACATAACCGTCTTCTTGACTTCGTAAAATCGTCTCATCTGTAGAAAAACCTTCTAATAATGTCGTTTTCCTAGAAATAGCCTTTTTAATCTTACTTTGATATTTTTTAAATTGTTTTCCCTGTTTTAACGATATTTTTAATAAATTGTCGCTCATTATTAATATAAATAAATACAAAAAATTTATATTTCTATTTATTTATACATTATATTTTAAGGACTAGGTAAATAACCTGTTCTCATTAAAATTATTAGTGTTAATACAAAACCCCAAATCATAAATCCTGAAGGTATACGTAACATGAATGTCAATATTATCATTAAAATAAACATTATTATCCAAAATAGTACAGGAAATGGAGGTGGTTGCTTACCAAACATAAACCGAATAGTTAAAATAATAACAACAATCGTTATAAGCACCCAAAAACGAAACGATACATTCTCTTGGGTTGTATAGAGATTCTCATTTTTAAGATCTTCATTAATAGATCTATATTCATTTAATTGTTTTTCCATTTGTCTTTTTTGATCTAATAATTTTTCATAATAGATTGTTAGTTGTTGTTGTTTCATATTTTTTTCTTTTTGTTGTAATGTTGCTTGAGGTTTTAATTGACTCAATTCCATGTTCAATTGTTGATTAATGTTTAATAGACGTTCATTTAATGAATTTAAAATAACTAATGCTTCTTTTTGTTTGGGTATAAGTGCAATATCACTATCTAGACCAGTTGTAATACGACCATCACCTTGTCTAGCCCAACAATATCTTTTTACTGGATTAAAAGTGGCTCCTGTACATTTTTCATCCGAAGCACACATAGACTCACACTCACCTACTGTCGCAACTGAACCTTCTTTTAAACCAGAAGTACCCCACCATGCACGACCGTTCAACTGTGCATAATTACTTACGGAACTAGTGTTGTCACCATTTGACGTGCTGTTAGTTTGTAACAAATTAATATAATTATTTAAGGCTTCTTGATATTGATTTAAAATATTTTCATATTCTTTTTCTAGAACTTCACACTTTAATAAAGTTGATGTCATTTTATCATTATTAGAATCCATTATATATATATATAGAAAAAGTATATTTTATATTTTTGCAAATTTATAACCTGCTAAAAACGATACTAAACTAACAAATGAAACCAAAAAATATATATTAGGTACAATATCATCATTGTTATTATCATTTACTTTAATTAAAGTATTAATATTATTCTCATCATTTTTTTTAATTAGATACTTTTCAATAGATTTGTTAGTTGATTCTCTTATATATTTTAACATATCAGGGTTTATAAATGGTTTATTTTTTAAATAAATATTAAACATATTTTATTATACTAAAAAATAAAAGATATTATTTACGAATTAATTTATTTTGGTACTGCGACTGCATTTTTTCCTAATTTAACTAACAAACCTGATATTAAAAGTATTCCAAAAAATATGTTCCAATTATTATAATATTGGGAATTATACTCCTCTTTTGAATCATCTATTAATAGAATTGAACTATTTTGAATAGTAACTAAACTTTGTAGTTTTTTCGATAATTCTGCGTACAGTTCCTTTTCATCTTTTATTTTCTGTATTAATGCTTGTATCTTAACCTCTAAATCTTCAATATTTTTGTCTATATCATTACTAGTCGTAAACAAATCTCTACTCATTGTTTGCAATTGTCCTTTACTATTAGCATAAAAACTTTGAAATTCATTTACTTCAGGGTTTTTGTTGTAATACACATAATATTTCTTAAAATCATCTAAAGCCAAAAAAAAAGTATTTTTCATATTATTTATTTTTTCTTGGAAGTCTTTTGCTTTCCCTATAAGTGGAATGTCCATTTATATATATATTTATAAATATAAATATATATTTGTTTCATATATTTGTTCCTCATTTAAAATTATATTTATCACACCAATACTTAAATCCATACGGTCCTTCAGTTTGAATTAACCAAAATTTCAATCCTTTTTTTTCTATAATAGATGATTGTTTTAATGTCCAATTCCATGATTCATTTGTATGATCATCTATAAATCCATATCTATATAACTTGTGTAATTTTTTTCTTGGTGATTTTCTGTAACTTAAAACCCAATGTATACTTTTCTCACAAAATTGGATTGGTTTCATTAAAGTATAAATTTACCTTATCTTTATATTTATATTTATATTTAAAACCTAACTATTAATTACAGATTCTGTAATAAGGTGCAGTAATTGCTGTTTTACTAGGTCTAATGATTTCGCATACTTCTCCTGGTCGTATACCAATTGCTTGAGCAACTGGATCAAATCGCGATATATCAGGAAACTGTACGTCCTCCATTACATTGTATTTTCTTTTTATTTGACCCTTTTCGCTTTCTGATAAAATACGATGTTGTGGCACAAGAACATGATTCAAAATATTGAATTGAAGACGTTTCAATGATTGGATAATTATAAATATTTTATCTTGTTCCCAAATATGTTTCAAAGCATTTTGCAACGTATCATTTACCTCTTCTTTTGTGACAATAAATAATGTGTCTCGTTTAGTTAAAATTTCTTCCACATTGAATAAATCATCAATCATCTCCTGTAAATTATTTGGTCTCAAAGATTTTGCCAAATAATATCGGACGTACATTTTTTTATGTTGTTTATCGGCTTCTTGTACACTAGCATTGTCATCACTGTCATCTATTTTTCCATGCAATATCATATCTAGTTGATTGTTAGTTTTCATAGTATTTACCTCGTTTACACTAAATCCTTCATATTCGGAAATATCATAACCTTGTTTTTTCATTAATTCTAGAATAACAGTTCTAGATTTATATACTTGAGAAGTTAAACTACTTGTGTTTTGGCTTGCCATGCTTCTATATTATAATATAAACATATTGATTTTATTTTGTTTCAATTTTAAATTATATTTTGTATATTAAAACCAATTAATGTAAATTTCTAAATAAATATTAACATTAATTATTCTCTAAAATACAAATTATATTTTTATCACTTTTGTTGAACCACTATTTGTGTCACTAGTTGTGCTATGTGTATTTTCAGAATTTGTACTCACAGATGTTGTTGTTGAGGGGCTTGTACTAGAATCCTCTTTTTTTGTTGGAGCAAGCATAGGCATTCCTCCTAATAATCTTGCAGTTACATCATCTGGCATTTTATATGTTGTTTTAATTTCTTGTAAACCTGAACCGATTTGTTTAAATTGGTTTCCCATTTGTGAATAACTACTACTTAAAGCATTCAATTGTGCTTTTGGTGGCAACGCATCAAAAAAAGGTGTTAATTGACTTTTTACAGTTGGTTGACTATTTGAATTTGATCCACCTCCACCTTGCAACATAATCCTTCTCATAACAGCCTCTCTTTGTTCAGGTTTCATCATTAATAATGTTCCTTGATGTTTTCCAGATAACTTAGAAAAAGTATTATTCATGGCTATATTATTAAATGGTCCAGATCCACCTCCACCTCCACTAATACTGTCCGTTTTTGATGACAAGTTTCCAATATTTTCCTGTATTTGTGTTTCTTCTGGTTTATAATTGTCTTTTATAAAATTTTCTATTTCTGTGTTAGTATTAAGTTTAATGGCTTCTTCTTGTAAGTTACGTGGTAAAGTAGTAAACATTCTGTTTAATTCTTCATCATTTAATGGTGGTAGTATTGCTGGTGAATCCGGAATATAGTCCGGTGAAGACCCATCATTTGGAACAAAATCATCATCAGGTACATAAGCAGGCGATACATCTGGATAATCAGGAGATTTTGGTTGATTTGCTGGTTCCCAAAAATCATCACTATTTTCTGATATAACAATTTGCGCCATTTCCGGTACACTACTAATCTCTTTATCCAGACTCTGTGGTTCAATAGATTCTCCTAAAATAATTCTTTTATTGTATTCTTGAGATTGTCGTACTGATTTGTCAATCTCTATTTTGGTTAATTTTTGGTTAAGTGACTCCTTATAATTTGATACTATATCTTTAATTTCTCTTTCAGCAATTCCAGGTTCAATGTGGAGAAGTTTATCAATGCTTCTAGATTGATATGATAAATTCATTAATTGATCAATATTTTCATCAGTTATAATTCTCATTTGAATATTCATAACTTGTAATTCTTGAATCAATAATTTAAGAGCATAAGGTATTCTGACGACACTAAAAGATCTTCCATATTTACTAAATGCATCTAAAACAGGTTGACCTTCAACGTTTTTATTAAAAACGATAGGACCATCGGCAAAAGGACTAAGGAATAAATTTTTATCTGGGTTGTAAATAGCAATAGCACCAGTTTTATTACAAACTGCCATGTAATATTGATCTCCTCTAACCATATATGATTCATTTAAGAAATATGACATTCCATGTCCCATAATTCCGTCACGTTCCATTTCACCAATTCTTAAACCACCATCATTTGCCCTCCCTTGATTTGTTTGTCTTGTAAGAGCACTACGTTTACCTGTTGCACGATAATTAATCTTATCCTTAACCATGTGTTTTAAACGCATATAATAAGTGGGTCCAATAAATATTTCAGAATATATCTGTTCTCCACTAAAACCATTATATAATAATTGATTACCGCTACTATGATATCCAATTCTGGTTAACATTTCTCCATATGTATTTGTATTAGCACCTTTAGTAGCAAAGGCAGTACAATCTCCATAAGCACCATATAAACATGCTGCCTTTCCAAATAAACATTCAACTAAATGACCTATAGTCATACGAGACGGTAAAGCATGAGGGTTAATAATTAAATCAGGTCGTATACCATCTGCAGTGAAAGGCATATCTTCTTCAGGAATGATAAGTCCAATAGTACCTTTTTGGCCTGCTCTTGAAGCCATTTTATCTCCAATGGATGGCAATCTTTCTTCACGAATTCGTATTTTGGCAATTCTGAAACCTTCTTCTCCTTCAGATATAAAAGATTTATCAACAAATCCTAATTGACCTTTTTTAGTCGTCTTAGAATTATCAATATATGTTCCCCGATTGTCATTAGAACTAGTAACTTCACCAATTAAAACAATTTTGTCATCAATTTCGGTTCCTTCTTTTACTAATCCGTATTGATCTAATTTGCTATAGTCAAATCCGTCTTTTAGTCTTTGTACGTTTGGTTTTGACTCGATATTTGCAAAAACGGTGTTTACATTTGAACCAGATACTTTTGAACTTTCTTCATGCGCCTCGTAAGTGGTATAATATGTTGTTCTAAACAAACCTCTTTTGACAGATGCTTCATTGATTAAAATAGCATCTTCTACATTATATCCAGTATAAGACATAATTGCTACAATAGTATTTACACCATATGGTTGCTCTTCTTTATTTATATATTCTAAATAACGCGATTTTACTAATGGTGTTTGTCCATAATTTAATAATACCCCCATTTTGTCTAATCTCATTTGAGAATTGGAATGATAAACAGAAACTGCTTGTCTACTTTGTCCACAAGAAAAACAATTACGTGGGAATTGATTAGATTCAGGAAAAATAATAGAATTTCCCATTACTCCAAAAATTAAAGAAGGATCAATTTCGCAATGAGTATAGTATTTGTTAGTTCTAACTTGTTCAGGTGTAGTTGCAATTAAAGCAGTTTCTTCTTCTGATGTATCAATATAATCAATGATGCCTCTATTTCTTTCAAACATTTCTAAAATTTCAGGTAAAGTATTGTATGTGGGATATAATTCATTAATATTATATAAAATATTATTACGTATATTATATTTTTCATCATTTTTTCTCTCAAACCCACTTACAACTTGTTGCCAGGTGTACTTTCGGGATTCTATAATATCTTTAATAGTGCCATGTTCATATGATAATTTTAAATAACTAATTTTACCATCATCATCAACTTTAATATCTCTATAGAAAATAGGACGTGTTAACCGTCCTCCATCTGTAAATAAATAAATACTATTAGATTCATAATCAAATGATATACTGGTATATAAAGGAATAACTCCATTTCTACGAAATAATTTTAACATATTAATAGTTTCAAGAGGTGTATCAATAACCCCTATCCAATTTCCATTGACAAAAATTTTAGACATGTCTGCGAGAATTTCAGATGAACATTCATGAAGTAATTTAAGTGGAGTATTTGTTCGTAACCATTTAATTAGAGGGAAGGATGAAAATCCATTAGTAATAGCAGTACTAATAGCCATATGCTTATGTAAACCAATATTTGCTCCATCAGGAGTATCAACAGGATCAATAAATCCCCATTGAGTACTGTGAAGTAAATGTGGTCCAACTACCTTTGCAGTGGGATCTAATGGTAAATTTATTTTTCTTAAATGTGAAATAAATGTAAACCAGGATAATCTATTAAGATCTTGTACTAATCCAAGTCGTTTTGTATTTGCATCAGCCCCCCAATTTCCTTTAAATCCTTTGCGAAATCCATCTTCAACAAGTCTTTCTTTGAAGAATTCTTTAATATTATCGTCAATCAAACTAACAAAATTGGTTCTGTATTTTCCAGGGTGATAGTAGAATTCCTTATCAATTTTTAAAAATATATTACGATTTTGAATTAAAAAATATTCTCTGAAAAGGTCATAAATCAATGTTCCAGATACTTCAACGCGTTTAAATTTAAAATTGTCTCGGTTTGTAGGTGCTTCTCTTCCCATAAATACCCTAAGCATTCTATTAACCATGAATCCGATATAATATGCTTTAGTTAAATAATTATCTTCCCCTACATGAGGTAAAAAATAATTCATTAAAATATCTTGAACAGCAGATACAGTTTGTCGTTTAGTAAATTTTGAAATAAATTCTAGAGCAATTTGTTGAGTAAAAATGTTATTAGCGTCATGAATAGATGGTATAAATAAGTCAACCATATCAGAGTTTTTCTTTATATCTAATAAGCAATGTTCAATAATATTTTTATCAGATATAACACCAAGTGCACGCATTAAAATGAATAAAGGTATTGGTTTTTTGACATTGGGTATATCAACGACAATTTGATTGTTAGTATATGTTGCATCAGGTGCAACAATTTTGACAGATGTGTAACGTATAGGTTTAGAACTATCTTCTGAAACGGAATGTACTTCACATGAAAAACTATATAAATTATCTGGCTTATTTTTTCTGACATAAAGCATATTATCTCCAAATTTTTCTTGACTGACAATAACTTTTTCTTTTCCTGAAATGATAAAATATCCTCCATAATCATTGCGACACTCTCCCATATTAAAACGTGCTTCAGTAGATAATCCTTTAAGAATACAAAGATTAGAATGAAGCATAATAGGAAAACGACCTAAATAAATTTTTTCATATGTTTTGGTTTGTTCAATTTTATTTTGTCCGTCATATAATACAAAATCAACATCAATATCATAATGTATAGTTATTCCATATGTCATGCTTCTTAATCGTGCATCGTTAGGATACATGTAATGAGGATATGGTTTAGATATACCTTCTGTACTAACATCATCATATATGATAGGTTTTCCAAAGTACAATTTTGTTCCAGTTTTTCCTCCAAGATAAATAAAACATTCGTGTTTGGATTGAGATTTATCTGTTTGTGCAGTTTGATCTTCTCGTTCAATAAATCGTATAGGGTTATTTTCCCGAAATATTTGAAAAATGCCTTTACTAAAAAAGTCGTTATACGAATCTAAATGATGAGCCACTAAATTATATGGGTTATCTTTAAAATATTTGTCAATTAGGTTCCAAGCGATTGTATCCATTATATTAATATAATGTTATATTTTTATAATATTATTTGTATTAATAATATTATTTTATGATTTCTCAATCGCAACTTCTTTGGCTAAATTTTTTATAATTTTGTTAATATTAATAAGTTGTTCTTGTTGTGTAGATCCGGACATGGCGTTAGATACGATTTTAAGATAAGTATCATTTTTTTTAGATTCTGTATCCATGCATTCTGGGTTAATTTTAACCCATTCTGAAATTTGTTTGATATTTTTATTGGCAACAATTTTTATGGCATTTTGTAATAATGCTGTATTAATATCGTTTTTTGTCCATTGATTTTCTTCTTTAATGTACAATATTTCCCTTTTAACATCACTGCAATGAATAGGTCGTTTATGTGTATCTAGTCCATCTAAGTTTTTGATAAAAATATTAGATATTCCTTGTACGTATCCAAGTCTTGCTGTATCTTCTAGATCCGAAAGTTGTAACTGAATAGATTGAACGAATTCTGATATATTGAGCGCCTCCTTACATGTTTCGTTTAAAAATACTTGTAAATTGAATGTTTTATTATTATTATTGCTATTATTCATGATTTGAGATGGTACAGATGTGATTTCAACAACCTTTTGTTGTAATTCATTATTTTGTTTGAGTAAATCATAAAACATTTTGGGTGTAATTTTGATATTGTCCAAACTAATATTTTCGCACCCTTGTCGTTTATGTCTCCATAATCCTGAGTTGTCCTTGTAAATTTTTCCACATACACATTGATATAATTTTTGGGGTTTTTCAGGCAATTGGGATTGAAAAACATTGAAACTGTGTTTTTGCGTCTCTAAATGTCTTTTATAATCTTTTTTATTTGACGATTTATAGTCACAACAATCGCAAAAAAATTTAGGGGTTTTTTTCAGTGTCAAATCATTGCTTAACATTGCTTAATATAGCAATATAAAAAACCCCTAAATCGTTTTTTTGCAAAAAATAAAAAAAAATATCGTCACACTTTTTTTCGCATTTTTTTTGATTTTTAGATCATTATGCTAAGAACACTCGAAAAAAAACGCTTTTTTCGAAACTTTTTTCAGATTTTCGAAAATGGACATTTTTAAATTGTCCAAATTCGATTTCCCTTTTCGACTTTTACAGAAAAGTTGTTACTGAGGGTACCTATCAAAATAACACATAAAAATATGACATCATAATTCGTCTTGTGTCAAAAATAATCAATTACTAGACGTTTTTATTAATAAGAATAGTCAAAATAAATACTCCGATCTTCTGATATAAAAAATAATTTACTTACCGCCTCCTTAGAAAGTTCATATTCTTTGTGAGGATATTTAACACTTGATCCATTTTTACTGTATATAAATTCTAATATAATAAAAATATGCGTGTTTCTTTCAATATTTTCTCCTATGTATTTTACTTTAAAAAAAGTACCTATTTTTTTTAAAGTTAATGTATAATAAACACCTGGTATAAATAAAAATGCAGTCATTAGAAAGAATATTATAATAAATTTAAAACATTTTTTAAATATATTTAAAATATTATTAACAAATACCATAAAGATAATTATGTTAGAAATAGTATTATTAATTATTATGTCATTAGGTTTTTTTATTCTAGCCGTGGCAGGATCCGTACATTATATATTTTATTTTAATATTAATGTAAGAAGATAAATTGTTATTTTCTCATAGTTTTATTACGTTTAACTCGTTGTTTTTTTGATTCTATTTTTCCCATTTTTTTAGTTATAGAAAATGTAGTCCATGGTTGCTGAGGTCTGTCTTCTAAATATGGTCTTAAATAATCCCATACACGATTTTCATCACAAAATTTATTTTTATCAAATGGCATACCACATGAATTTCCCCAACGTAAAGAAAAAGACATATTTCTAGCCATAGTTGAATCAACAACATTACCATCTAATGCTCCCCGAGGTTGAAATGGTTTTGGTCTAGATGAATCTGACATATACTCTCGTGCATCTAATTCATAATGCGCACAACAAGTACGAGAACAAGGATTTTCTTTATTCAAATAAACATCATAATGATCAGATATAATTTTTTGCGCTATATCAATATTCAATTTTCCTTTCCAAGTATCCATTAAATCGGCCAACCTAACCTTACGAGCACCTTGATGACGTCTAATATCATCAATACCTGTATTTACACATTCCAAATTTCTTATTCTAGGATCATATGGTGCATTGAATCCAATAAAATATCCATTTGATGTACGTTCAGTTTTATGAAAACGTAATCCTAATTCAATACGCATAATTTCATTTTTGTTAGTATCTCCAAATAACCATGAATTAGCATAATCTCCACTATTTCCATCTAATAACATTTTTTCATAATCGTCTAGATTATTTCCGTATTGCATAGCATTACGAATACGACATGAAATAGGTATATTATTCTCATATGCTATAAATCCCCCAATAGTTGTTTCGGTTCCTAAAATACCAGCAGATGTAACAAAAAAGTCAGTACCAGACCAAATCCACCCAGGAAATCCCATCATTAAAATACGATTTCCTTTAGTAGGATTCAAATCAATAACATATTTAGCCAATTGACCATCTGCAAAATTAGAAAAATTATTATGAGCACATACAATTTTACCATCTGCTGTCCAATTTCCAACAGCAATAAAAGCACTACATCTTTCTTGTGCTCCACCTTCTCTAGTTGTAATAGTAGATGCGTTAGAAGCAGCAACACCTCTAATAGCAATAGATTCTTCTTCGGGTAAATTAGCCCACCAACCTTCTGTTAATGTAAAATAATTGTTCCATGCAACAACTTCATCTATAGACATATTTGCACCTTCAGAAAATCCTAACATTTCCTCATAAAATTCCGGAAATTGATCTTTAATTTTTTGACTAAAGTATTTTTTGGCTGCTTGTACAAAAAAATCCCATTTTACTCCATAATCCGTATAAATAACAAAATCTAAAATGCGTTTAACTTGTTTCATATCTTGAGCAATAAGTTTTCCATAAGCATAACCACGTTCTCTAGGATTACCTTTAATAGAAATATATACCCACCCATTCATATTATATCTTAAACCATTTTTTACCTTAATAATATTTGACATATAATAATCTTATATTATTTATAAAATAATATAATTTTACACCTCTTTCATTTAAAACTAACAAAATCAAAATATAAATGCTTTAATTTTGTATTCTAATTCATCTTGTTTTTTATAATATTTATAATAAATTTTTAACCCATTTTCTATTGTATCTATAGTAGGAAGACATCTGTCTAATGATTCATTTTCTAAATACGTTTGAAAATTATCATAATACAATATATTTTTTATTTCAATTTGAAATTTTCGTTCAAAATCTAACTCATTATTTGTAAATATTATAATATCACCGATTTGCATATTTGCAAAGTCCCCTCTATTTAATCGTCCTTCAACGGTTTTGATTCTAAATTTTATCAAGGAAAACCATGGTTCGGATAAGTTTTTTTCATAAATGGACATGTTATAATTGTATAATTGTATAATAAATTACTTTTATATATTTTGTTTCAATTTTAATTATTTAGTATTATTTATTTTTGGTTTTAATGGTGCTGGATCAATATTTCCTATACCGCTAGTACTTACTAGAGAATTATACCTTTGAACACGAACTGTAGAAGAGGCTTCATCTGGATTTTTAAATCCAGGGTGTTCTGGAATAGGTATATTGAACATTTTAGATACTAAATGAAAAAAACTAACAAAAAATCCAAATAAAATAATAATGAATGCAAAAATATCACTACGCGTTAATTTCTGTTTTAAGTATACATAATTTATAATTAGTATTAAACAGAATTGTATAATAATTAATAAAAATGTATCTTGTGTGGGTGTAACTAATTTATATTTATCTCCAACAAGTACGGTAAAAGTCATAACAATCCAATCCATCCAGGCATAAGGAATTGCTATTTTGTATGCTTCCCACATTGTTAAATTTTTATATGGTAATGTCACGTATTGACCCCACATAGATAGACTTTGCGCAAATATAAATAAGAATAGAAATAACGCATAATAAGGTAATTTAGTATAGTTCATTTATTATATGTATATACTATATAATGAATTTTATATTAACTTTTTTAATATGGCTATTCCTAAATATAATGATAGGTTTAACAATGGATGCTGCTTTATTTACCCAGACAACACCCGATATGAAGAATGCAAATATATTTGAAAAAATTTTGTCTTCTGAATTTTGGGCATCAATTGAATGGATGTTTTTGATACCAGCAAATAGAATAGGTAATACATTTTTGACAGCCCCTCAAATTTCATTGTCATCATATGTTTTTGATTTCTTAGCACAATTATGGTCAAACGCATATTGGTTAAAATTACCAACAACAATAGATGATTACACTGGAATGATATTAATATTATTTGGTATGTACGTTGCAAAATTCACTGTATTTGGATAATTTAAAATTGTTTAGGTAGAAACCCAAAATATAAGGGTTCATCATTATTTTCAGAAACTACATAGGTTGGAACAGCCGCAAGATAAGCATTTCCTGCGGGATAAGGCATATTTCCATCTAAAATATTTTGACGTACTGCTGCACGATAAGGTAGATCAAACCCAGCACTACCAATGCCGTATCCTCTACCAATTAAACCTCCTCTAGCCATACCTGCTCCACCTCCACCTCCACCTCTAAAATTTTCGGCTAATGGATTTCCAAAAATCATAGACATAGAGATAATAATTATAATAAAAATTAACAATCCAATGGCAGTTTGTATTTTGTTCATATTTTATATATATATATATTGTATATAAAATATAGTGTTTTAAAATATAGTAATTATATATTTTTATTGATTTTTGTTTTTCCCTTGTTTCTTTTGATATCCAGATACAGTAAACATAATAATAAACAAAAGAATAAAAGGAAGGAAAAGTAAGAACCAAGCAATACCAGTGTGACCATCTTTGCATATTAAATTCAATACCCAAGTCCAGAATAACACGTATATAATTTTAATTATAAAAACAGCGATACAACTGGGAACATTACAAGAAAACATTCCTAAATTATATTTATTACTATTACCCATATTTTGAACAGCAGCAAATGCTAATCCAATAATAGCGATAATAAAATAAATGTAAGCAGGAGTGCACAATTGACTTAGTTTTGTAGGGAAAGCCATTATGAGATATCTTGAGAAAATAAATTAAAAATTATTATTATATAAAGAACGCGTTAATTGACCTTCGTATGGTAACGGATTTACAGGTGCACCATATCCGTTAAGAGAATTATATGCCGATTTTAAATTATAAGAAAAATCACGTCCTAAATTAACTAAATCTTGGGGTAAAAAAGTACCTCCTTTTTGTTTTTTGTGTTTTTTACCCTTACCTCCAATAAGACTGTATAAAGATTTGTATCCAGCATCATTCATGGTCATTTGTCTGCTAGGATCATAAGCGATAAATGATTTAATATTTTCAAATTGATTTCTATTTCCTTGTACATGATCAACCCCAGGCCATTTAGAAATAGGAGGTTGCCAGGTGCTTCCTACATTTGGTCCAGGAATAGGCGGAATATTAGTTTTATAAAACGCGCCTCCTGTCATTGTATTACATTGAGCGCAAGTTCCTCCGGTCATTGGCTGAATTGTATTACATTGTCCGCAAGTTCCTCCAAATTGTCCGGTTCCCAAAATAGAAGTACCTGGTATACTGCTTGCTCCGCCAAATTTATTCATTTGACTCCATGATAATCCGCCAACAGGACAACCACATGATCCACAACCTTGTCCACCTTTCATTCTTCTATTTAAATAACAATTTCCGGGACAAGGATGTGGACAGTTGCAGTTTGGTCCACAATGACAATTAGGTCCACAATGTTTGCATCTAGTGTTGTCTAAATTCTTTTTACAAGATTTATTGTGCTTATGTTTTTTAGAACATCCGACCATATTAAAAAATTTTTGTTTCTTGGTTTTATTAAATTTGCGTTTATTTTTACGACTATGTTTAGGCATTTATATATTATACACTTAAAAAAAAGTACAATAAATAGTAAATTAATTATAATAAAGGGTTATTAAATAAGGGTTAAATTATAATTTATTTCTACTCAATATCTACATGTGTAAGCATATGTCTTCTGCAGCACATTTTTTTAAGTCCAAGTTCATCTAAAACCTCACCTTCAGGAGTTTTTTCGCTGTATTCTTGAGTTAAATAAATAACTTTATCAACGTGTAAATCTTTAGCCATTTTTCTTTTTCGTACTTCTTCACAATAGTAACGATATTTATCAGCGATTACTGTACCGCAAGTAAAGCATTTAATAGGAATGATCATTGTCTCTTATATATAATATTATAATTATTCTATATTTGTTTAATATAAAATCAATTTTTTTATATTTGATTATGTTTATTTATTATGCAATACGTATAACCAACCTGTAATAATATATTTATTAGATGATTTTGGCATTATACCTCTATGAGGAAATTGCCATGAAGCCGGAAATAAAATTAAAGTACCTGCCTTTGGTTTAATTTTGTATGATCCCCAAAATTCAGTTTCTCCACCTTCTTCCACATCATTCAAATAAAATAAATATGTGATAACTCTATGTTTTTTTTGATCCCAATCAATACGAAAATCATTATGATATATATATTTACCTTTGTTTTGTAAATATCTTTGAATCATAAATTCAGTAGTTCCAACAAAATTAGAATCTAAAATACAAAATTGTCTGTTTGTATGGTCTTCAGTTATGTTATTAAATGTAAATTTTTGTAATTCATCAATATATAATTTAACATTTCTATTCAGTTCTTTTTCTAAAAATTTATCAATTTTTTCCCATTTTTGTTTTAGAATTATATCATTTGTATTTCTAGGAATTATAAAATCCGTAGTATCTTTTATGTCTTTATTAACACCTCCTAAAGTAGTACCATCAAATTTATTGTCTTGAACTTCAAACATTGTAATAATTTCATCACACAAAAATTTAGAAATAGCATTTTCATTTTTATAAATTAAACTTTCAATAAAGGACATAATATCAATACATGTATATTTTTTAAATAAAAATAAAAAAAATAATAATTATTATTAGTATTATGTCTCAATATTATTATAAAGGAATAAATTTAAACCAAATTGTTGTCAATAATGGAAACACTACACCTCAATCAGGTTACTATAATTTTCCCCAATCAACATTTTCATATAATTATAGTATATTTAGACCAAGTAATTTTGATTATTTATACCAAAACAATCAATTGGCTAATAGTAGTACAACATTTACAGCAAATTATAGCAATGTTTATTTTAGTTCGTCTAACAATGTATCTATTCCGAGTGGGTGTAAATCAATGAATATAATAGCGGTAGGTGGAGGTGGTGGTGGAGGTGGTGCTGGTGGTGGTGTATCAATACAATGTGGATGTAATGGTAAAGGTAACACTGCAAATGGTGGTGCTGGATCACCAGGTGGGTATGGCTCATATTTTGCTGGTAATGTAGAAGTAGGAAATAATACAAAGTTAAATGTCATTATTGGTCAGGGTGGTGGTGGTGGTGGTGGTGGTAGTGGTAATAGCGCAAAATCAAATTTTAGTGGTGCAAATTTTGATTGTGGTAATAATCAAAGTACAACAGGTGGAACAGGTGGAGATGGTGGTGCTGGAACAGCAAGTTATATTCAATTCAGTGACGGAAATATATACGCTAAAGCGGATGGTGGAAATGGTGGAGGAGGTGGAAATGGTGCGTATGGGTATGCGAACAATTCTACAAATTCTTATGGAGGAAATTCAAATGATAGTCCTGGTTCTCCTTCAAATAGTCAATATGCAGGCGGTCCAAATTATTATCCTCAATTTTATCAAACAGTTAATATTCCATTTGCTCCATCTTTTACAGTCGAAAACGGAGTTGGTGGCGGTGGTGGAAATAGTGGAGGAGGCGGTGGTTCTGGTGGTAGTGGCGGTGGTGGATGGAATGGTGCTATGCAAATAATATGGTTATATGATTAAATAACATTATGTTTTCGGTTGTACAATTAAATCCACAAATCCTACTAATATATACCTTATACCTTTGGTAATAGGTAGTCCAGAATGTTTAATCTTACTGCTATGTAAAATTAAATCCCCTTGTTTAGGTTTCATTGTTAATCCATCTTCAAAATATGTACCTCCTCCTTCAAAATCTGTGTTATTGCTAAGTAAAATTTGAAATGATAAAAAAGATCCATCTTGGTGCATTTCTAAAAAATGTTGTTCTTCTAATTTATACTTAACAACAAATACATCAGTAAAATTAATTTTAATATTTTCATCTAATTCATAAGAATCTTTTATTTTGTAGGAAATTGTTTCAAACGTCTCACAAATAAAATTAAAAATACTTTTAATATAATGTACTGGTAGGTCTGTAGTAGGATATGCGTTATGTCTATTAGTTATCCATCCTCCGTTATTTTTTGCATATAGTTCAGATTCATTAATAATCCATTTACAAATATCAGGGGTATATATATTAGAAAATAAAAATCTTTGAAAAAACCGATTATATTTAATATTAGTAACATGATCAAGAATGTATTGAATATCGCCTGCAATATTTTTTTGATCATGATTTAATGATAATTGTAAATTATTTTTAATAGGATCATCTTTGATAAATAAAAAAGAGTCATATTCAAGTGGTAATTGAAGCAGTTTTCCAAATTTTAAAAACAAATTGTTTGTTCTATTGTATAATAAACTTTGAAAGAAATTAAAATCAATAAAATCAGGAGAAACGTATTGGTTTATAGGTGTATTTTTATTTTGTGTAATACTTATTTCTGAATTATCAATGTAGGTAGTAATATCAGGATTATAATAGTCAATATTTTGAGGTTGTTGATTCCATAAATTAATGGCTAGTATATATCTAGGTTCAATATGATCATTTTCATAAAAAAAATTGGAAGTTCCATGAAATAATGTACTATTAAATGTGATATGTTTTTCAGTTCTAGGAAAAGATACAAAAAGAGAATTTTGATTATCAAATTCTTTAAATTTGTATGTGTTAAAATCAATATTTGTAATAATGGTAGGACAATTATGATTGTTAAAATAAGTAACAGTTGATAATAAAGGATGAATATATTTGGATGATGTTTTTTTAACATGTTCATCGCAATCTAAATGAAATTCGTCTTGGTGTGTGTTAGTTTTCCACCAAAATTCAACAAATATATTTTGTGTGATTTCAATATTTAGTCGTTTAAAATGAAACATAGATATTTTGTGTACAACGTGTTCAATGAGAGAATAACTTGATTTTTGTAAATCTAATAAATATGTAGATGTAGGTGATTGATTAGAATAAAAAAAATCAATAATATTTTGTGTAGGAGTGTTGTAATTAATATTCCATATATCAATATTATTCATAATACAAAGTAACGAAACATATTTTTAAATAATAATTTAAATATTTAAAAATATATTACAAAATAAACTATAATATGTTTTTAGAAATATCGGAAATAACAAAAAAAAATAAAGAAAGGTTAAATTGGGATGAATATTTTATGTCAATAGCGTTATTGGGTTCGCAACGTAGTCCATGTAAAAGATTGCATGTAGGTTCAGTTGTAGTAAAAGATAATAGATTAATATCAATGGGTTATAATGGTTATATATGTGGTGCTCCACATGTTTCAAGAATAAAGGACGGTCATGAGCAGTCAATAATTCATAGTGAAATAAATGCGTTAGCAGATTGTGCGAAGAGAGGTACAAGTTTATTAGATGCAAAAATCTATGTAACACATTATCCGTGTATAAATTGTTTTAGATCAATAGCATCGTGTGGTATAAAAGAGGTGATATATTTATATGATTATAATAATGACGAGATAGTGAGTCAATTGTCGTCAGATGCGAATATAAAAGTGCGTCAATTATTGACGGGGGGTGATGATGCTACATAATGTAGCGATGGCATTTTATGTGTGTTGTTCATACTATCCGCTACATTATGTAGGACACGACCCATAACACTTATTCTGATAATAATAAGCATCCATTGTTATCATTTTACCATCTTTATCTGTTTTATATGTAGGACCAAATAAATTACCTGCTACACATTTACCTGTACTTGTAAACACACAACAACGCGTTAAACCACAATTGGATTCTGTCAACTCATTACATGCCTTTTCTAAATCTGAAGAATTACCTAAATAACTATCACAAAAACTCTCTGCCGGTTCTAATTTTATTTTTTCTATATTTTCAGGTGAATCCTGCATATTTTTTTCATTAAATGTTTCCACTACAACTTCTTGCTTTAATATTGAATTCGGCTTAGTAACGTTTAAATCCCAACCTTTTAAATTTATTATAACTAACAAGCCTAAAGTAAATAAAATTATCAAAACAATACTCAAATAATTAGAGTTTATAAAATCTATAATATCACTCATATATTTTACATTTAGAAAAGGAATATATAATTCATTATTTTTATTTTATTCATTTAATGTATAATGCCTAGACACAGACATCGGCAAAGACGCTCTAGAAAAAATATTATTAACAAAACTTTAGAACAAAGTGTTAGCGTAGCAAAAACCACTTCACAAAAATATATGCCTAAGGTTAAATCTGGTTTGGAAAATGTTGGTTCTAAAGTTATAACAACTGGACAACAATCTGTACCATTTTTACAACGTATGACACGAAAATTTCTTGAAATGTTCAAAATTGGAAACAAAACTAGAAGATACAGAAGAAAATATTAAAAACAATAATTTAAAATTTATTTATATTTTATTATAATGAAAATTTGTAATAAAATATTATATGTAGGAGCAGGACACCATTTAGATCCTGTCGTACATTTTAGAGAAACTAAAGAATTTTTATTTATTGATACTCAACCTAGAAGTGAGTTTGATTCAGAATGTCCTCAATTTCATATCGGATTTTACAGAAAAAAATTTGTTGATTATTTGATAGACATATGTGAAGATTTTGGTTTCATTTTAGAATCAGAATATGTTATTGATAACAAATATCACCAAAAAGTATTATCACTCAAACAACAATTATACTACTTCTTTGATAAAACTAAAATAATTAACCCAACATTGTTAGTGTTCACTAACAAAACAACCAACCAAACTATTAAATACTATATATCTACCAATATTAAATTTAATATGACACCAATATTAAAACAAAATATTGAATCTTGTGATGGAATTATTATTTCAGGTTACCATCCATGCAGGGAACTTTTAAATTATTTTACCAATTCAAAATTATTTATAGGATATACTGAAACATGTTATAACATTGTTGATAATAATAATATTACCGATGAAGACAAAAATAATATTATTTATTTTCTTGAAACTTGTTTATGTAGCATAAGTTATTATTTTAATGGGTTTTATATTGTTGATTATCATAATGGAAACTTTGAAAAATGTACTAATTTTAATGAATTTAAGTCAAAATTATCATTATATTCATCAAAAAATGAAGAATTAGATATTGAAAATGAAGAATAATTTATGATATTTCTTGTAAAATTGTACCTTTGGTTGATTTTGATTTTTTATATTTTTTGTTAGTTTTATGAATCTCGTTGTGACATTCTTCACACAAATTAATTAGATTTGCCTTTGTATTCTTATTAAAAACAAGTCCTGATTTTTTAATTACTCCCTTTTCATTTGCTTCGTTTTGAAAAATCAAATGATGAACATCTACTGCTAATCGGTTTCCACATTTTTCACACATCCCTCCTGAAATATGATGAGCATTGAAATGTGATGGTTTTTGTTCTAATAAACTAGCGGATTGAGGATGATATTTCATTCTTATATTATGAGCATTTTCCAAAAAATCTTGTGGCAAATTTAGACTCTTACATACTTCTAAGCCATACATATTATTTCCTGGACCATCTTGTAGTTTACGATTATAAATGAGGCAATCTTTTTCTTTATCATAAACTACGCTCATATGTTTTAACGCTACACTATGTAGCGATACAATTTCATCATAATTAATAATTTCGTGTAAATGTGTAGCAAATATGAAGGAACAACCCACTTTATGTAAAGCCTGCACACCAGAAACGAAAATACTTACAGCACTTATACTCTCCGTTCCGGAACACAACTCATCACCTAATACTAGACTATTTTTATCAGCCAGGCGCAAAATTGTTCTTAATTCTGACATCTCCACAGCAAATGTAGATAAACCTTTAAATAAATTATCATTACCTAATATTCTAGTAAAAATATATTTATAAGGATGATAACTGTATCTCGTTGCTGGAACGTATAACCCTGCTTGAGCCATTGTTTGAGCAATACCTATCGCACGAATTAAACTTGTCTTTCCTACTGCGTTAGTACCATATAATAATATACCATCTTGAATACTATCACCTATTGTTACATCATTGGATACATATAATTCTGATTGCTGGATTTTTTCTATTAAACAATGACGTAAATTTTCCGCTTTTATAAACGATTTTTCGTTTTCAGTTTTAACTATTTCAGGTTTGCAATAATTATATTTATTTGCTATTAGCGCTTTTGAAAATACAACATCAGTATATGTTAATAAATCACATACCATTTCTATCTTTTCATTATACTCTTCTAAACTATGTATTATACTGTTATAAACTTTATTCAATGTTTCTATAAATGTTACCTTTATTGTACTTACATTTTTACATAATTCTTTTATTTGTTTATTAAATATATTATGATTTGCTGCTGATTGTTTTGAAAATTGTATTGGATCTGTACCTATATCTAAAGTAAACTGATTTTCAGTTCCAAAATAACTAGATTTGTACCTCAGTATAATATTTTTTGATTTACCTTTTGTCAAAATTTCACTTAAAATTTTACATCTCCTTTCTGTCGCTAATAGACTAAAATTATGAGTTTCGGTTTCATATGTTTTAACATAACTTTTACTATCTTCTTCAAGTTCTTCTAATTCTTCTTGTTTTTTCTTTTTTGTTGTCTTTTTTATTTTTAACCCACTAGTTTCGTAATTTGAAATAATTGAATCAAAATAGGCACGACAACATTCTAATTGATCTTTAGATTCAAATAACGTTTTTATTTGATGATCCAACTCATCATTTACACCACTTTTTATAAAACTTTTTTCTGTCTTCTGAATTATATCTATATCTTTACACTCCTCTATAAATAAGACAGAATTTATGTAATCTAGTACACTATTTATATCATTTATTAATCTATCAAAATTCTTTATTTTATACTTCAAATATGCAACTAACACACTGTCTTCTTTAATCATATTGTACAACTGTTTAGATTTACAAATACCATCGTACAATTGATACAATGATTTTGGATTTACTTTTTTTAAGATTATTTGACGATTTATTTTAGAAATATCTTTGATGTTAGTTAGAAGTGATTTTATTACATTATAACTTTCTTCTTTATCTAATAAATATTCGGTTATATCATATTCTCTTTGAAGTTCGGTTTCATCTGTTATCGGATTCAAAAATATATATGAAAATTTTCTTTTACCCATTGCGGTTATACATTCATTCAACATTTTAACAACAGATGAATATTTACCTTTGTAATTATCATCATCAATGATGTTTAATTGTTTTAAAGAATGATTAGCCAATATTAATTTTTTGTTAGTACTCTCCAAAATAGGTTCCGAAATTTTGTAAATCAAATATGGATTATGTTGAAATATAAAATCTAATAAATAACAAAATGATTGGCAAGCATATACATTTTCATTAAATATACTCATGAATGAATTTATATCAGCAATTTTATAAAATTTATTTAACAATTGGTACTGATAAACTTGTTTTTCACAATTTAAAACCCTTTGGGCATTCTTATTTGTACTATTATTTTTATCATTGCTAGAAGTTAAACTAACATAATGAATTGATTTACTTTGTAAATTTATGTAACTAACAATATTTGATAATTCTTGAGAAGATAAATTACTCACTATTATGGTTTCACTTGGTCTATAAATAGATATAAATCTTTCTAATTCATCAAATGTAGTGGGATTATTTATGTAAATCTCATTATATTCTGTAATACTACATGTACCTGTATAAATATCTAATTGAGAAACTCCAATATAAATATGGTTTGTTGAGTTTCTCAATGAGGGTTTTTTTACTTCCATCCATATACAACATGTGTTGTTAGTTATTAGTTCCGGATCAGATGAAAAAAAAGTACCAGGGGAATATACACCTGTTAAACTTCTATTTTTCTTCTTAGTTATTGGATCATCTTCTTCATCTTCTTGATAAACAACTGCAGTATAACCATTGTCCTGAAGTTTTTTTATATATTTTTCTATTAAATGTGTTTTAAAACCAGCATTTACGACTTTATTATTATCAATAATAACATTTTTGTCACCAGATGCCTTTTTATCTACAATATTTAGATCACACATTCTAGAAAAATCAACAATACGACTACTATGAAAATTGTCATCTTCGTCTTTTAACGCATATACTTCAAAAAAAGCACCATTTTGCATTAAAATTATTGTTAGTTCCCCAAACTCTTCTGAATATTTTTTTGTTAATTCAAGATATTCTTTTATTAAAGACATTAGATTATATAATTTATTTAATATCTTTTTAAATATATTATTTATTGTTTTATTACTATTTCATCACAGATTTGTTAAATGGTATTGGAATTGGTGATGAGGCTCTATATTTACATGTTTCTTTTTTGTTTTTATGATTGTTTATAGATATATTGTTTTGTCTAAATTTATCGTAACATTTATTATTATTTATTATTATTCTCATCATAGATTCATAAATATCATTTCCATCATCGGTATCATTATCATTCTCATTATCATCATCTATTTTCGCTGCATCTATTTCGTCTTCTTTAACAACAATAACAGTACCCATACCCATGACACATTGCAAAATCAAATTCATCGGTATCTTTGATATGTCTATTGTTATTGTTATTGTTATTGTTATTGTTATTGTTAGATAACATAGATAAGGAAATAGAATTGTTGAATTTATTATTCATTATATTATATAAATATAAATTTTTATTTATTTTTTTATTAATTATCTTTTAGTACTAAAAATTCTGAATTTTCATGTTTTGAAACAACATCGTATGCCTTTTTTTTAATTGATAAATATGTTTGCTTGGATAATAACGGGATATTATAATAAAAAAATTTAAGAATATATAAAAACACAAACATGGTAAGTGAAGGATTCATACCGCTACGGTAATCTTCTAGTAACATATCTTTAAAATAATTGTTATAAACAGATATTTCACAATCTATTCCTGTATGCTTTTTACATTTTATTTTATATCCGTAAATCATTTTATTATTTAATTTCCATACAACCTTACTAAAGTTTGATCTTTTAACATGTAAAAAATGTTGCAATTTTGCCATTATACTATATTCGTTATCATCAAAAACAGCAATATCAATATCACTTTTACCTGGAATATAATCTCCTCTTGTTATAGATCCATAAAAATACAATGGCGTATCCAAATATTCACTTAACCGATTAAAATATTTTTTCAGATTGTTGGGTAAATTCTGAGGTATAGTGTCCATTAAATTAACATAAGATAAAAGTTTATAATTTTGTTTCATCATTAAGAAAATTATGCAGAAGGGTTTCTTTATTAGTGTTAGTTATTTCACCTGCTAACATAGCAGATTCAAATGTTTTTCTTAAGATATCCGCGGGGCAAGTAGTTCCTACCTTAATAATGCCATGTTGTCGTAAATATTTGCGAATATCATTAATATGTGTTTTTTTTAAAGTTTTCTGAGTGTTAATTATATTTTTTCTAGTTTGTTTATCCTTTATAAGTACTGCTACCTTTCGTAACGCATCAGATTTTCCCAACGTAAATTTCCTTTTTGTAGTTTTTTTTAAAAATTGTTTTGTATTCTTACTTTCATTATCAATACTTCTTGTCTTAAAGAGTTCATCAATATCATTGCTGTTATCATTTTCAATGTCCCCTAAATCTATTTTAGGCATAGTACCTAAAACATCAAATGATGAATTTATCCCCATACCAGCAGCCACTGCATTAATTTCTTCCATTTTTTTCATTTTATCTGCATTTTCTTGATCTTGTATTTGTTTTAACTTATTTTTAATTAATTCTAATCTTTCTCCCCGATTGGATTTATTTTGTGATGTTATATTAGGTTCCAATATTGCACTGACACCATTTAAAGAAATATTTTCTGCTGGATGTTTTTTTGGAGGTGTTGGAGGTCTAATTAAATTATCCAAATCTGGAAGAGATGATGAAAAATCATCATAATTTTTTTTAGTCTTGATCCAAGTTCTATATGATGGTTTAATACCATTTTTTAAACATCCATAGGGTACATCTTGATCAGGTTTATAATTGATATTAAAAACTTCTTTAGAATCATTATTAAATGATTCTTCTAATTCAGGTGGTAAATCTAATGAAACGAATTGCTGATTAGAACTAACAAATGTGTTAGATGTATTTTTGAGTGTTTTGTTTTGTAAATTGCGTTTATATTTTTCTTTTTCAATGTTTCTTTTTTGTTTATTTGATAAATCCGACAAATAATTAACTGCACTATGGAATTCATCAGAAAACTCTTGTGTAATTTTTTCAGAATCAGGTTTATTAGAGTCCTTTTTTAACTCATTAGTTTTGTGTTCTTTAATTCTCTTCAAAAGTTTGTTTTTGAGATTATTAGGACTAACAACAGGAGCAAGTACCAACTCCTTTTTTTCCCTATTTTTTTTAGTTTTTGAACCAGGAAGTTTAAATAACTCTGGATTTATTTGAATTGTTTTTTTACTAGACATGTATTATAATAAAAAAACATTTTTGTAATTAAAACACAAAACAATTTCGCATTAAAATTCATTGATTAACTAACAATACATTGATTGCAATATCTTATTAAATTTTTCCTTGTCCTTGTTAGATGTTTCTTCATTTTTTAAACAAATTTCTAAACCCCTATCAATATCTTTAAGGGTAATTTTCTTTTTAAGATCTTCATCTAAACAAAATACTCTTCTACCGTGTGCTATTTTTGTTTTAGCAAATAATGTTTCAATATCTCTTCCATAAAATTTGAAATGTTTTTTGTTTTTTTCAAACCATTTAACATTAATTTCAGAATCTTCTGCAATTGACCATTTTCCGTCACTTACTTTTTTAATAAAAATCTTGTACAAATCCTCTCCAGAGTATTCATCAGTTTTAAATCTCCAAGTAAAACGTGAGTTTAATCCTTGATTATAATTAAAAAAACATGTATTTAAATCATTCTCATATCCAGCAATAATAACCATTAGATTATCCTTATGATCACTTAATGCTTCGCATAAAGTATCAATACATTCTTTAGAAAAACTATCTCGTTTTTCCTCATTACCGAGTGAATATGCTTCATCAATAAATAACACACCTCCTAAACAATCTTTGATAACATCTCTAGTTTTTAACGCAGTTTGACCTAAATAACCAGCAATTAAGTCAGCCCTAGTTACCTTTCTAAATGTACCTTTATTTAATATACCCATTTTAGTAAATATATTGCCAATAATTTTTGCTATATCAGTCTTACCAGTTCCAGGAGGACCATAAATTACAGTATGCATAAAATCATTACCTTTATTTATTGAATTTGTAGTGTGTAGTTTTTGAATATAAAATAATATTTGATCAACAATATTTTCTTTTAGATCTTTCATTCCTATCATATTATTCAATTCACTTAATGGTTCCTTAATTTTATGCAATGATTCAATATCAATATTATAATGCACGTTTTTATAGTCAGGATAACTATCTACAAGTTTTAATAGATCAGAAATATTGTTTATTTCTACATTAATGTTTATTTTTGGTTTATTTTTTTCAGAGTGTTCAATAATAGGATTTTTATTATGTATAAAATTATTTTTATTTGTTTTTTCTTCATATAGATTTGGATCAAATTGTTTTTCAATAGCCAATAATAGTGCTTCCCATTTATCTTGACCATTAAAATAAAGAGAATTCAAATTATTATTCTCATAATCCGAATTAATTCGTTTTATATTATTTTCAAGAGAATCTTTTTTTTCAGGAACAGTTTCTGTTACCTTTTTAGATTTATTATCCAATTCTAAAAGAAAGTTATTATAATTTTTAATATCTGTAAAAGATCTAAATTTGGGTTTAGATGTACGTATTTTTTCTTGTTTTCTAGGCCGTTTATTCATTGTTTTATTACTTGTGTAAAATACATTTATATTATTTCAAAAATATAAATATAACTCATAATTACTTCAAAAATATATGTATAAAACGTTATCATATATATATTTTAAAACAATTTAAAAATAAATTGAAATATAAAATAACCGCAATTATGGATTTAAACGCTCATATACTTACTAGTAAACAAACCAAAATGAACACTGAACATATTATTGGGAAGCAAACTTTTGATTGTGAAAAAGATCCATATATTGAAACTCCTTGGAGTATTATTGAATCCTATTTTAAAGATCAACATTTGGAGCGTCTCGTTAGACATCAATTAGAATCGTATAATAATTTTGTTGGATACCAAATTATTAAAACGATTGAAATGTTCAATCCAGTACATATCAAATCTGAAGAAGATTATGACGCAAAATCTGGTAAGTATGCTTTGGAAATATTTATTACTTTTGAAAATTTTCATATTTATCGCCCACAAATACATGAAAACAATGGTGCTATCAAATTAATGTTTCCTCAAGAGGCACGACTTAGAAATTTTACTTATTCATCAGCAATGACACTTGATATTAACATCAAATATGTAGTGAGAACTGGAGAAAATTTGGAAAATGTAAATATGATATACAAGACTCTTCCAAAAATTCATATTGGGAAACTACCTATTATGCTTAAATCTAATATCTGTGTACTCAGTCAGTACAAATATGTTGATAGTAATCATACTGGCGAATGCAAATATGACGCCGGTGGTTATTTCATCATCAATGGATCAGAAAAAACAGTATTAGGTCAAGAAAGAGCCGCAGAGAATCGCATATACGTATTTAATATTTCCAAAAATAATACTAAATATTCTTGGACTGCTGAGATAAAATCTGTTCCTGACTTCAAATGTATTTCACCAAAACAAATTAACATGTTCATATCATCCAAAAATAATGGATTCGGATGTCCTATGTGTATTCAAATTCCACGCGTTAAACAGCCAATACCATTGTTTATCGTATTTCGTGCACTAGGTGCTATTTCTGACAAGGAAATATGCGAATATATTCTTCTTGATCTTTCAGTTGAAAAATATAAACAAATGTTAGAAAATTTACAAGCATCTATTATTGAATCTAATAAATATATGACATACGAAGATGCCATAAAATATATTACAAGTCACGTTAGTTATACTCCAATTAATATGGACAAGGAAACAGGCATAATAAAAAAACATCAATTTACTCTTGAAGTACTACAAAATGATCTCTTTCCTCACTGCCAAACAGTAAAACAAAAACTATATTTCCTAGGATACATGGCAAACAAACTTATGCAAGCACATTTTGAATTAATTCCAAGTGACGACAGAGATTCATATGTCAATAAAAGAATTGACTTGACCGGTACATCATTAAACAATCTATTTCGTAACTATTTTAACAAATTAGTTAAAGATATGGAAAAACAAATCATCAAAGAAGTCAAAACAGGCAGTTGGAGATCTACAGAAGACTATAATAACATCATCAATCAAACCAATATTTATAAAATTGTAAAACCCACTACAATTGAGAATGGATTCAAACGAGCATTAGCAACTGGAGATTTTGGAATCAAACATGCTAATTCAAATAAAGTTGGTGTAGCACAGGTACTAAATAGATTGACCTATGTTGCTAGTTTGAGTCATCTTCGTAGAATTTCTACACCAACAGATAAGAGCGGAAAATTAGTACCACCTCGTAAATTACATAATACTTCATGGGGATTTCTTTGTCCAGCCGAAACTCCAGAAGGTGGGTCTGTAGGAATTGTAAAAAATTTGAGTTACATGACTCATATAACAATTCATTCAGATAGCAATTCTCTCTACGAGTATACACAACCACATGTAATCAGTTTAGAAAACTTGACACCAGTTGAAATGCAAGATAAAGTTAAGGTATTTATCAATGGCGCTTTTATAGGGATATCCCTTGAACCACAAAATTTATATGAAATGTTAAAAGATATGAAAAGTAAAGGTATAATCAATATTTATACTTCCATTATATTTAATTATAAACAGCAAGAATTGAGAATTTGTAATGATAGTGGTCGGGTAACGAGACCATTGTTACGTGTCAAAGATAAAAGTATATTGCTTACAACAGATATTTTGGAAGGGTTAAAAAGAAATGAACTGAAATGGGATGATCTTTTAACTAATTGTAAAATTAGTGACGCCATTATTGAATACATTGACCCCGAAGAGCAAAGTTTCAGTATGATTGCTACATGGCCTAAAGATATAGTAGCAAGTACCGAAAATATTGTATATAAATTTACGCACTGTGAAATCCATCCATCAACTATATTTGGAATTGTAGCATCTTGTATACCATATCCTGATCATAATCAATCTCCACGTAACACTTATCAATGTGCACAGGCAAAACAAGCAATGGGAGTATATGCTACAAATTATAATGAACGTATGGATAAAACTGCATATGTCCAAACCTACCCAACACGTCCATTAGTTGATACCCGAGTGATGAATTTAATTAAAATCAATGAGATTCCTTCGGGTTGTAATATTAACGTAGCAATTATGACTCACACAGGATATAATCAAGAAGACTCAGTATTGATTAACAAAGGTTCAATTGATAGAGGTTTATTTCAGATAACACTTTATCATACTGAAAAAGATGAAGACAAACAAAAAATTAATGGAGATGAAGAAATTAGATGCAAACCAGACTCATCCAAAACCAAAGGAATGAAATTTGGTAATTATAATAAGGTAAATTCTAAAGGTATTGTTTCAGAAAATACTTTGATTGAAAATCGTGACGTCATTATTGCTAAAGTGACTCCGATTAAAGAAAATAGAAATGATCATACCAAGGTAATAAAATATGAAGATCAAAGTAAATTATACAGAACTGTAGAAGAAACATACATTGATAAAAATTATATAGATAGAAATGGTGATGGATATAATTTTGCGAAGGTAAGATTAAGAGCATTTAGAAAACCTGTAATTGGAGATAAATTTTCATCTCGTCACGGGCAAAAAGGTACCGTAGGGAATATTATTCCAGAAGAAGATATGCCTTTTACAAGAAATGGAGTTAAACCAGATATTATTATTAATCCTCATGCAATTCCATCCCGTATGACAATTGGTCAACTTAAAGAAACACTACTAGGTAAAGTATTAGTAGAACTTGGTTTGTTTGGAGATGGTACAAGTTTTGGTGATTTAAGAGTTGATACGATTTCAGAAAAATTATTGGAATTGGGATATGAAGCACATGGAAACGAGTTGATGTACAATGGTTTAACTGGAGAACAAATAGAGGCTAGTATATTTCTTGGTCCAGTATTCTATCAGCGTTTAAAACACATGGTAAATGATAAACAACATAGTCGTTCTATTGGTCCAATGGTAAATTTAACGCGACAACCTGCTGAAGGTCGTAGTAGAGATGGTGGATTAAGATTTGGTGAGATGGAAAGAGATTGTATGGTTTCACATGGGGCTTCAAGATTTACTAGAGAAAGAATGTATGATGTTTCAGATAAATATTCCGTACATGTATGTAAAAAATGCGGATTAGTCGCATCATATAATGATCAAATACATGTCCACCATTGTAGAACATGTGACAATAGAACTGACTTTGCATATGTTCAGATACCATATGCTTGCAAATTAATATTCCAAGAACTCACCACTATGAATGTTGTACCAAGAGTAATCACAGAACGATAATTATTTGTTATATAAATAAACAATTAAACCAGAAGCACCTAATATTACTAATGTATAAATAATTTTTTCACGCCATCTGTAGTATTCTTTAAATTTAATATCCTTTGGTTTATATTCTTCATAATATCTTATGTAAAAATCATCAATACTTATTTTTGGTTTTTCAAGTTTTTCATTTATTTTATTATGTACAAAATGCATCCATTTTATAAACGATTCTCGTGAGTCTAAATATGCAGTAATTGGATATTCATCTAATAATTTACTAAAATCATTACCAATTGATTCTACAGGGATAAATAAAGGTAAATTTTGAATTAACTCATAATATTTTTTTTTTGTGACAGCGTTAGGATGATGGGGATAAGACATAGCCAATGTATGTAAAAAAAACCAAAAATGTGGACCCCAAATAGTAGGATCTAATCGAAACGTGTTTTTATCTAAACTAGGCATTTAAATTAAAACAACATAAAAAGATGTTTCTTTAAACATATAGCGACTCAAAATGAGTAAAAATAGTATATGTAACAATTGTGGAAAACCAGGTCATATGTTTCATCAATGTAAACTACCAATTACAAGTTATGGAATTGTATTATTTAGGTCGTCTGATAGAGGAGTTGAATTTTTAATGATAAGACGTAAAAATAGTTTTGGATATATTGATTTTATTAGAGGTAAATATATAATAACAAATATAGAACATTTAAGAACATTATTCAATGAAATGTCAATTGATGAAAGAGAGTTAATACGACATAATACATTTGATGTATTATGGAAGAATATGTGGGGAGAAACTAACATTAGTACTCAACACAAAAGTGAAGAAACATCTTCTCAAAAAAAATTTGATATATTAAGAAATGGTATTGTTGTCAATAATGAAATAATTAATTTGAATTCTTTAATAGATGAAAGTACAACACAATGGAAAGAAACTGAATGGGAGTTCCCAAAAGGAAGAAGAAATCATCTTGAAAAAGATTTAGATTGTGCTTTAAGAGAATTTGAAGAAGAAACAGGTATTTTAAAACATAAAGTTAATATTGTTGAAAATATTTTGCCATTTGAAGAATTATTTATAGGTTCAAATCATAAATCATATAAGCATAAATATTTTTTAGGTTATACCGATACTGACCATACTTCATTGCAAAACTATCAACAAAGTGAAGTGAGTAAGTTAGAATGGAAAACAATTGATGAATGCTTAGAATCAATTAGACCATATAATTTAGAAAAAAAACAAGTTATAATAAACATCAATAAAGTATTAACAGAATATAGATTATATTAATAATATATAAGTAATGAGTTTTGAAATTAAGATTAAGCCAAAAAAAGGAAAGAATCCAGAAAAAAATGAAGATCTTAGTGAAATACTTAGTGGAGAACAAAGTGGAGAATCAAGTCAATCACAAAAAATGTCTCAACAAGAAATTTCTGAAGAAAAAAAAGAAAAAAAAGAAAAAAAAGAAAAGGAAGAAGTATGTGATACAAATGAAATAAACAAATTGTACAACAAAAAATGTGGAAATAATTTGAAACTATTGGAATATGAAGAGAAAAATAGAGAGGAACTAACAAAAAATCCAAACCAAGATCAATATCTTTACCCTACTTTAGATGATCCTAATTTTAATATCAAAATTGCTGAAAAAAAAGAGTTTAGCGATACAAAATATGATGGAACCATATACGGTATAGAAGAATATGCTAGAGTATTAAGTACAGCAGAATATGAATTATTACCACAACAAGCATTTGTTAGAAATTTTTTGTCGTTTCAAACACCATATAACAGTTTATTATTATTCCATGGATTAGGTTCAGGTAAAACGTGCTCCGGTATTGGAGTTTGCGAAGAAATGAGAGATTATTTAAAACAAATGGGTATTAATAAACGAATAATTATTGTGGCTAGCCCAAATGTTCAAGATAATTTTAAATTGCAGTTATTTGATGAACGTAAACTAAAACTAGTTGATGGAATTTGGACTATGAAAGGTTGTTTAGGTAATAAATTATTGAAAGAGATTAATCCGACTGGAATGACAGGGTTAAAACGAGAAAAAATAATTCAACAGGTAAAAGATTTAATTAATGCTTCTTATTCATTTCAAGGTTATTTACAATTTTCTAATGAAATTGTACGAAAAGCCGGTAAACCAAACGATACTACTGAAACCAAAATCAGAAATTTACAACATGAGTATGGAGATAGATTAATTTTAATAGATGAAGTACATAATATCAGAGTTTCTGAAGATAATGATAACAAAAATGTAGCCAAAAATCTAATGTACTTAGCAAGTGTTGTTAATAACCTAAGATTACTTTTATTATCTGCAACGCCAATGTTTAACAGTTATAAAGAAATTATATGGTTACTAAACTTAATGAATATGAATGATCGTCGAGGTATTATATCGGTTTCCGATATTTTTGATAAAAACGGTGAATTTAAAAAAGATGAAAATAATAATGAAATTGGTAAAGAAATGCTTATGCATAAAGCAACTGGTTATGTGTCTTATATAAGAGGTGAAAATCCTTATACTTTTCCTTTTAGAGTTTATCCAGATAGATTTGCACCTGATAATACTTTCAGAAGTAAAGAAGAATATCCTAAATTTCAAATTAATGGAAAAAAAATTCCTGATGAGCGAAAAATTGAAAAACTAAGTCTATATTTAACAAAAATAGGAGATTATCAACAATACGGATACAATTATATAATAGATTTATTACGTAATAGAGATGAAAGAATGATTGCGACTCGTCACGGTACATTTAGAAAAAAAAAAGCATTTTCAGCATTAAAATCCTTTGGATACACTGATTTACAAATTCCTGTTGAGGCATTAAATATTATTTATCCATATGACGGATTAGAAGATCTTGCCAAAAATATTAGTCCTCTCGTTTTTATAGATGAAGAAGAGCAAAACATTGATGATATATCTCCTGCTGCAGATATACCTGAAACTGATATTACTGAAGAAATAGATACAGTTTTAACGAATGGACCAAAAATAGTACCAACAATGAGAAGTGAAGTTAAATCAGAATTAGAGTCTGAACCGGCTGTAACAGAAGGAATTGAAGCAGATTTAACAATGTTTAATAATGTAGTAGAACCAGATGTGCGTAATATTCCTGTGTTGAAACCAAAATTAAAAAAATCTAAAACGAAACAAAAAACCGATACTATATTTGATATAATTGAAGATGAAGAGGAAGAAGTAGTTAATACTAACAAAGGTATTACTAAAATGAATATACCTTCTCCCACTATAAGAAGTTTTTCTGAAACAGTAACACCATTTGAAGAAAACGTACCTTCTTCTAGATCAGGACTTCATATTATTGAAGGTGAAACAAAATCAAATATGCCTCAAACATTAGAATCAATTCAACGAAATTCAGCATCAAGTAGATCTTTATCATCACAGAGTAAAGGTGGAGCACCATCGGGATCTGAATCAGCGTCAGCACAAGTATTTATTGATCCAAAGGAACTAACAGGAAAACTAGGGTTAAAAAGAATAATGAATTATTTAGATTCAAAAACTCCTTCAATAAAAGGTGCATTTGAATATAGAAGAGGTGTACCTCATGTATTCAGTAGTGACGAAATTGGACATTACAGTTCAAAAATAAAAACAATTTGTGATTATATTTACAATACTGAAGATGATGAGGTTTCAGATGGTATTATTTTGATTTATTCCTCATATATTGATTCTGGAATTATTCCTATGGCATTAGCATTGGAAGAAATGGGATTCACAAGAGCAGGTGATAAAAACAAATCATTATTTAAAAATCCTCCTGTACCTGCAGTAGATGTAAGAACAATGAAACCACCAAGTAATAAAAAAGATTTTAAACCTGCAAGATATGCTATGATAACAGGTGATCCACGTATATCACCAAATAACGACCAAGAAGTAAAAAATTTAACAAATGATGATAATTTAAATGGAGAAAAAATAAAGGTAGTTTTAATATCACAAGCCGGGTCAGAAGGTTTGGATTTTAAGGCAATTCGTCAAATACATATAATGGACCCATGGTATAATATTAATAGAATTGAACAAATTATAGGAAGAGGTGTTCGTAATTTTTCTCATAAAGATTTACCATTTGATCAAAGAAATGTTCAAATATTTTTGTATGGTACAATATTAGAAAATAGTGAAGAGGAAGCAGCAGATTTATATATTTATCGCATATCAGAAGTTAAAGCAGTGAAAATAGGAAAAGTAACCCGACTTTTGAAACAAACTGCAGTAGATTGTATTATAAATCATGACCAAACCAACTTTACCACAGATAATTTTAATCGAATAAAAGAAAATGCAGATATAACACAAATATTATCGGATCATCAAGTTTTAAAAGAATTCCAAGTAGGAGATTTAGATAATTCGCCAACATGTGACTTTATGAAATGTGAATTTGATTGTTTACCAAATGTAGAATTAGATGAATCAAGGATGAATTTTGATACTTATAATGAAACGTTTATGTTAATTAACTCAGATAAAATTATTCAAAAAATTAAAAATCTTATGAAGATTCGTTATTTCTATAAAAAGCATGATTTATTACAATTGATTAATATCCCAAAAAAATATCCGATTGCTCAAATATATGCTGCTCTAACACAAATAATAAATGATAATACTGAATATATTATAGATAAGTATGGACGCACAGGATATTTAATAAATATTGGAGATTACTATTTGTTTCAACCAAGTGAATTAAATTATAATAATGTTTCTATTTATGATCGTTCAGTACCTATTGATTATAAACATGATATGATAAAATTTCATATAAAGACAAATGTTGCTAAGCCAGTTATAGATAAAAGAAATATTCTTGATAAAATAATTTCGGAAGAAGAAGAAATACCTGAAGAAATGTTTGAAGGAAGAAAAGTATTTGAAAATATGTACTCTAATTATAAGTTGGCATTGGAAACATCTAAAGTACCAAGAGGAAATGATAATTGGTATTTATATTGTGGTGTAGTATTAAGAAAAATGATGAAAGAGACAGATATAATTAATGCTGATTCAGATCAAGAGAGACTAGAAATTTTAGAAGAATTTTTAATTCAACATATTGTAGACACACTAATGATGGAGGAAAAAGTTGATTTATTAAATTATTTATATGCTTTTCCTGATTTAGATAAAACTTTAGAAATTAATATGCAAAAACGATTTCTCAACAAGTCAAAAAAATATTTGTTTTCTAAATTCATTACAGCAAAAGGAATAATCGGTATTGTAATTTTTAATGGTCCTTCAAGAGTAGAAAATTTAAATATTTTTATTTTAGATAAGGAAACAAACAAATGGATTCCGGCTGAAGCCGAAGATAAAAAGGATTTATCTCCAGCCATATTGAAAAAATATAAATTAAAATTAAATTTAAATCATTATGTAGGGTTTATTGGTTTTGAAAATAACAAAAAATATATGGTATATAAAATTAAAGATACTGCTAATGAACGTTCTACAGGTTTCCGTTGTGATCAATCAGGTAAAGAAAAAGTTATGAATATTTTGAACGATATTGAAAACGGAGACAGATATGTACCAAAGAAAACCAAAGATGGTGCATATGAATTATGTGTAAGACAAGAATTAACATTAAGAAGTTTTGAATATGAGAATGTTGAAAATAAAACTTGGTTTTTAGACACTGAGACAGCAATCATAAATGAATTTGAAAAAAAGGAAAAACCAAAAAAATAAATAAAATATATATATAATTGCCAAAAATAAAACGAAATTACCAAAATTATATTCTATAATTTCGTTTAAAATAAAATTGAAAAAATAATTAAAAGAATATTTATATAATAAATATATAATGGAAGCAGTTATTAAAGCACCTACTAAACCTAAATATAGACAAAAGGATACAAAAAATGTGTACAGTCCTTGTCAAATAACTAAAAATGTAATATTACCAATGAATGCGGTAGGAAAAAATTTACATCAAACTTTGGAAAATACTATAACAAAAATGGTCGGTGGGAAATGCATTGTAGAAGGATATGTAAAGTCTGGATCCATAAAAATTATCACATATTCTAGCGGACTTGTAAAGGGGGAAAGTATCATTTTTGATGTTGTATTTAATTGTGAGGTTTGTTATCCTGTTTCTGGTATGAATTTAAATTGTGTTGCTAAAAATATTACAAAGGCAGGTATAAGGGCAGATAGTGCCGATGAAACTCCTTCTCCTTTTGTTCTATTTGTAGCAAGAGATCATTATTACGCTAGCGACTATTTTAATTCTATTCAAGAAGGAGAAAAATTTACTGCAAGAGTCATAGCACAACGATTTGAATTAAATGATAAATATGTATCCGTTATTGCTGAATTAGTACCACCACCAAGAGAAGGTAAAACAACAACAACAGCAAAACCAAAATTAGTATTAGAAGATTAACCTATTAGTTATATAGTGATTCAATAAAGTAAAGAATGTAAAATATATTTTTTTATTTCAACTTAAATATTTGTTAGTTATTCTATTATAAAATGACTGAAACTGAATATGATTTTAATAAACTTAATAATATCAGAGAACATATAGAAAATATGTCTAAATTTAATCAAATTGAAGTACTCAGATTATTAACAAAACATAAAGACGTAATTATTAATGAAAATAAATATGGAATTCATATAAATTTAAGTGAATTAGAAACATCAATTATCAAAGAATTAGACGTGTATATCAATTATGTAAATACCCAAGAAATTTTATTAAATAAGGTTGAAAAAGAGAAGGAAAAATATAAAGTTTATTTAAAAGATAATAAAGATATGATGACAAATACAAATAAATATGTCTTTGATTCATAAAACTAAATATACTAACAAACAATCGTATAATCATGTATTAGAAAGTTTACAAGATTATATGTTGACAACAAAAAATTTAATAAGGTTTACTAAACATGTTATTTCGGTAGATATATCTAGACCAAGTACTAACAATAATAAACATAAAAACATAGATAAACCTAAAAACATAGATAAACCTAAAAACATAGATAAACCTAAAAACATAGATAAACCTAAAAACATAGATAAACCTAAAAACATAGATAAACCTAAACACACAGAAAACTCTATTAAAAAAAATGTAAATCAAACTAATGCAAATTTTTATTGTCCAAAACAAGTAGATTCACTATTTTGGTGCTTTTATATTTTAAAATATGGATTTTCAAATTATGAAATGGAAATAAATAATCAATATTTTATAGTAGAAAAAAGAGAGAAGTTTTATTATATTGAACTTTTAAGAAAAAATAAAGATTCTTTAAAAATTCATAAAATTAAACCGCTCACTGAATTAGAAGATAACTTAGCAAATATGGATAAAATATCTGTAAAGACTTTTTTTGCCCTTTGTATTATTGAAAAAATCAATGTTTTGTTAGTTGATAAACGAAAAATCTATGAAATTGCAGTAGATGAAACAAAACCAGTTCATATTATTCATAGAAATGGTGTTACTTATGAACATCATATAGAGACAGAAGTTACTTTAGAAAAAATGCAAAAATATAGAGACACCTATTACATGATGACAAATTTTGATAGTTCTTTGAAAGCAATATCTTCTTACAAGTTAGATGAACTAACAATGTTGTGTACAAAATTTAATATAGATTTAAATGATAACAAAAAGAGAACAAAAAAAGATATTTATGAACTTCTTATCCAAAACTTTTAATAAAAAATTGAATAACAATATTAAATATTATGTATAAATATATATATATATGAGTGAACGTATACATAAAATGGACAAACAAACTAAAATTGATTCGAATCAGGGTCCCTCTAAAAGAGGGCCATATAGACAAAACCCTAGAGGAGAAAGTGTTGATCCAAACAAACAACTAACAGTTATTTCTACATTATTATTAAATTCTCAAGTTCGTAAATACAACGAATATGAGATGGAAGCAAAATTTGGTACTAGAGGTATTAAGCCAATTACTAAACAGGATTATGATAATGTTGTAAAAACTTTAAAGTCAATGGGGTTTATTTCTAATAATGAAATGGGAGAATATAGTTTAAAAATTCAACCAGAATTTCTTGATGTAAGAACAGGTGAGTTCAAAACTACAAATGATTTTGATAGATTCCGTGTTGAAATAAACGGTATGAGTTATATACAAGAGTACTGTCGCACCAATGATTTAAGATTAATATTTAATAAATCTTCGTATAACGTTAAGATAATGAGAAAGGTGGATGTTAAACTAGATGATAAATCAGATGAAATAGTGAAAAGTGCCGATTTTGATGATTTTAATTTTAGGGTCACCTATAAAAATGAAGAGAGTATTAGTCCAAACGGAAAAATTGGAACAGAAATATTTGAAAATTGGCAAAAATCTCAAAAGATTTTTAGATATGTAAATCGTATAACGTTTACACATATGGATTATCCGTTTAGCATTGATATGTCTATAATAAAAAGTTCTAATAAAAACGAAAGAGGTAGATTTATTAAAACATACAACATTGAAGAATCCAATGTTTTCAAGAATCCAGAATCATACGAAATTGAGATAGAAGTAAATACGACGCAAGCGAAATATAAGTATAAGGATCCAAAAGAATTAAAAGATGGTCTTCAGAAAATGGTAAAATTTGTACTTAGCGGACTGCAAAAAACAAATTATCCTATTTCCTATCCTGAGCAACGAAAGGTAATTGATGATTATTTGAATATGTTATTTTCAGAAGAATATAAAAAACGTGGAGAAACGTATGTTCCAAAACGAATAGTTTATCCTAGCGATTTTCTTGGTCCTGGTTTAGTTGCTCTTCAAAGAAAAAATATTGGGCCAATAAATCCGAGTCTAAATGTTATAAATATCACTGCTCCATACACATATTGTGTAACAGATAAGGCAGATGGTGACAGACATTTATTATATGTTAATAACGAAGGAAAGATATATTTGATAAACATGAATATGAATGTTATATTTACAGGTGCAAAGACATTTCAAGAAAGATGTTTTAATTCAATATTAGACGGTGAATTAATTTTACACGACAAATTGGGCAATTTTGTAAATATATTTGCTGCGTTTGATATTTATTATATAAATAATGTTGACGTAAGGGCAAAACCTTTTGTTGAAGTACCTCTTGAAAAATTAGAATATTTTGAAGAAGGTTGTAGATTACCATTATTGAAGGATTTTATTAGACATCTGCAGCCTGTAAATGTTCTTTCATCTAATATTCAAGAAAAATTATCCGCAAAAGCATTATTAGAACAATATAAAAAATCAGTTACTAGTAAACTGAAATGCCCTATTACTATAATTTCTAAAAAATTTTATCCATCGTTTGATAGTTATGGAAAAGATGAAGAATTATCCAAAGATACTACAAGCATATATGAAGCATGCAATTTTATTTTAAGGAGAATTAGGGATAACTTATATGAATACGAAACAGATGGGTTAATATTTCAGCCAACATTATTAGGGGTAGGATCAAGTAAATTTTTAGAGGCTGGTCCAAAAAAATCTATAAGATGGGAATATGCTTTTAAATGGAAGCCTTCGGAAGCGACTGAAACATTTCCTCATAGTTATAATACAATAGACTTCTTAGTTCTAACTAAAAAAAATGCAGATGGTAATGATGTAATAACACCAATTTTTGAAAATGGTTTAAATATGAATGAAAGTACTCAATTTAATCAATATAAGACATTAGAACTTGCTGTTGGCTTTGATCCTAAAAAACACGGTAATCCATGTCAAGACTTGTTAGATGACAAATACGTTAGTAAAACAAGTGAAGATAATGAAGATGCATATAGACCCAAAAGATTTTATCCAACAGATCCTTATGATATAGAAGCAGGTATATGTAATATAATGTTAGAAATGGATTCAAATGGTCAATCACAAATGTTTACAGAGGAAAGAGAAATATTCAGCGATCAAACGATTGTTGAATTTAGATATGATATTTCTAAACCAGGATTATGGAAATGGATACCATTAAGAGTTCGTTATGATAAGACTGCTGATTTTAAAGCAGGTTTGAATAGTTTTGGTAATGATTATACAACAGCCAACAACAATTGGTATTCAATTCATAATCCTATTACAGAAAAAATGATAGCAACAGGTAAAGATATTCCTGGTATAGAAATAACAGATGATGTGTATTATACAAGTGTCACCAAAGATAAAATCACGAAAGGGTTAAGAGATTTTCATAATTTGTATGTCAAAAAGAAACTAATTACATCGGTAAGTAGAAGAGGTAATATATTAATTGACTTTGCATGTGGTAAAGGAGGCGATTTTCCTAAGTGGATTATGGCTAATCTATCGTTTGTATTTGGTATTGATATTTCAAAAGATAATATTGAAAACCGATTGAATGGTGCTTGTGTAAGGTATTTGGAATATAAAAAAGAGAATAAAGATACTCCATATTGTTTATTTGTAGAAGGTAATAGTTCGTTAAATATCAGGAGTGGTACTAACATGTTTACCGATAAGGGAAACTCAATAACCAAAGCAGTATTTGGTACAAATAACGACAAGACTTTAGGTCCGGCTGTTGCTAGACAAATAGGAAAGGGTCAAAACGGTTTTGACGTATCTTCAATTCAATTTGCATTACATTATATGTTTGAAAATAATCGTACATTTTATAATTTTATGAGAAATGCAGCAGAATGTACTAAATTAAACGGTTACTTTATTGCTACATGTTATGATGGCCGAACAATATTTAATATTTTGAAGAAAAAAAAACAGGGAGAAAGTGTTGAAATTTATCAAGATAAAAAAAAGATATGGTCAATTACAAAAGATTATGATAGTACTAGATTTGAAGATAATGATAGTTCTTTAGGATATAAAATTTCTGTATATCAAGAATCAATTGGTCAATCTATTCCTGAATATTTGGTTAATTTTGATTTCTTGACAAATGCAATGGACAAATATGGATTTTCGTTAGTAACTAGAGAAGAAGCGAAGCAAATGGGTCTACCAGAGGGAAGTGGAATGTTCGTTGAGTTATATAATATGATGATGTCCGAAATAAAGAGAGATCCTAAAAAAGAAAATGATTATGGAAAAGGTGTCTATATGGAAACTTATGAGAAGGACATATCTTTCTTGAATCGTTTCTTTGTATATAAAAAAGTTAGAACAATTAATGCAGAGAAACTAACAAAAATACTATTAGATCAATTGCCTGAAGAAGTTGAATTAGAGCAGGCTGCAACAATGTTAGCACGTGAGAGTGTAAAAAAGGCTGAAGAAGAGATTAAACCCAAGGCAAAATCACTAGGAAAAAAATTAAAATTAATAGAGGCAACTGAAGCATTAGAAGAAACAGAAGAACCAAAAAAGAAACCTAGAGAAAAGAAAATAAAAACAAAATTGAGTAAAGTTCCTGAAAATATTGTAGAAGAAAAAGTTGCAGAAAAAGAAGTACCAAAAGAAGTAATACAAGAAGGAGAATTACAAGAAGGAAACTTACAAGAAGAAGTAATTGAAATTCAGCCAGTACCTAAACCTAAGAAGACAACTAGAAAAGCGCGTCCAAAACAATTAGTTGATTTTGATATTGTTGAAGAAACAGATATTTAATTTAAACATGTTTAAAAAGATATAAATAAAAATTAATAATATATTATAGTCTAATGAATTATCATATATTACCAAAAAATAAATTTAATATTAAAATAGAACCTGACATAAAGTGGTCATCTCCCATAACACCATTTATATCATATAGTCTAATTTATTATTTAAATGACATATACAATCAAATATTATCTATAAATGAAGACTCTAATAGTGATGTAGATATAAATATAGAACATATAAATCATATAATTAACCCTTTTGAGTTTATTCACCGAAATGTTCCAGGTTGTCTAATTTCGGTAAGCAAGGTAAAACCAGATTCATCGGTATTTTTTGAATTAATGGAAATTTTTCAAATTTGTAATATAAGCGATTTTTTATCTTTAAAAACTCAAATAAATATTGCACATATTACTCCGAATCATTCATCTAGTAACTATTTATTAAATATGTTAAGAGAAGAAAATATGGATAATGTTTTGAGCATGTCATTTGATTATGATTTGTTAGTTAATATGTTTATAAACAATGAATATTCTCACAAAATGGATTTACTTATTTTTGAATTAAATGATAGTGATTACATAAGTACAAATGTGTATATTAGAAATATGTTATTAATATTATATATAACAGCAAAGTATCAAATGAATAATGGTATATGTATAATAAAAATAGATCATGTTTTTTACAAATCTATAATTGATATTTTATTTATTTTTTCAGGATTATTTGAGAAAATGTTTTTGATTAAGCCTTCTATAAGTAATATTACAAAAGGTGATAGATTTATAATTTGTAAATTTTTTGATAGTAATTATGTACAGAGTTGTAACTTGATAAGTCAATTAGAAACAAATTTGATAAAAAATATAACAGAAGAACTTTTTGATTTTACAAAAATAAAGTCATTAATAACTAATGATATTCCATATTATTTTTTAAATAAAATAGAAGAATCAAATATAGTGATAGGTCAACAACAGTTAGAATCATATGATCAAATAATAAATATATACAAAAATAAGAATCGTGACGAAAAAATAGAAAGTATAAAAAGAAACCATATACATAAATGTATACAATGGTGTGAAAAAAATCAATTACCTCACAATAAATTCATAGATAAGGTAAATATATTTTTAACTCCAAAAAAAAAAGAGTGTGATGAAGTTAATTAATGCCAGATGCATAATTATACAATGGTGAATTTTGTATATTATCATAGTATGAATAACTAGATATAGAATCTTTAATTGAATAGGGTTTACCTCCGGCTTGTGTGGCTCCAATATAGTTACCAGCAGTTCCACTAAATATAGTATTATATGTTCGGTATTCATCACCTCTGCCGTTAGTTCGGCATATTAATTTATTTTGATGTTGACCATTAAAGAAGAATGGATTGCCAATATAAGTAGCAGGTGTGCATGGTGGTACTTTATCTTTGTAAATATATGGTGTAACAGGTATTTGTCCATTAGTTAAATCAATAGCAGCATTTGCTCCTTTTAATCTTCTATTGATAGCAGCAGTTGTAGAAATAGTATCAACATTCAACTTAAGTATGCGTGTGCTACTAGAAACTCCTCCTTGTTTAGCAAATTGAGGATTATTAGGTTTATAATAAACTTTAGTACATCCTCTTGGATTAGATGGTCCGCTGAAAACTGAACCGTTGTATGGATTGGATGTCAATTCATATAAATATGCTATAATTAAAGCATATTGTTCCTTTGATAGTAATTTTTGTAATGTATCAACAAATGTAGTTACAGTTTCGGGAGATTGTCCAGCAAGTGCGTTATAATCATCTATAGTAATAAATTTAGCATTTAATAATGACCGAGACAATGATTGAATGTATGCCAATTCAATGCCAGTTTCAATAGTAAAGTTAGGATTACATTGTGCTACATATTGATTAACAATAGCCAATGGATCACCAGGTTTTGTATATTCAAGAATTTTTGCAGTTACAAATGGATATTTAGAAAATAAATTTAGAATTTCTATATCTACAGGACCTCTAATAAAGTTAAATTGTCTTTGTTGGAATGTTTGACAACGATTATATAAGTACATATACGTGGTTTGAAAATAATTTTTTTTTAAGAGAGTATTGGCTGGTAGTACTCTTTGAATAGCCTTTCTTGGTTGATTACAACATAACAATGGATTCATAACACTTGGTTCGGGTTTTTCAGTTAAATTGTTTATAGGGTACCAACCAGATACTAAACCCACACCTCTACAATCTAGACATCCTTTATCAATATTGCTTCCATCCTGTTCTCCAAGAATATTGGCTAAACCTACACCGTCATTTTTATCAGTAGGTTGATTGTCTTTAACAATAAAACTTCCTGGCATGTCAATTAATTGAGATATTAAGCCGGTTCCTCCGTTACCTCCTCCTAATGATGAACCAATAGAACTTTGTACTGCTCTGTTAGTATTAAATGCAATAAGACTCTTTTCAATATATTCAGAAGGTTTCTCAGGATTAACAGTTATTACTGCGAATGGTATAGGTATAACAGTACCTTTACGATAGTGCTTAATAGGTCTGGGTAATCCAAAACCTGTGGGAAACACATTTCCAGGATCTAAATTGGTTAAAGGTCTAATATGTGTAGATGTAACTCCAACGGGATTACTAAAAATACCAGTTCCTTTCCATGGCCTATACGGTATATTTTGATATGTGCTGTTATGATTATAACCACTTGCTGGTTGTTGTCTCATATTTGTAGGATAAAAAGCGGTAGACATTATATAAATATTAAAGAAAATAAAAGTAATATATATTATAATAATGTTATTAATATATATTTTAATAATAGTTTTTTTGTTATTAATAGGTTATCAATTCTTTTTAGGAAGTTCAACTAACAAAATCATAGAGGGTTTAGAAAATCAAGAAGGTTTACCATATAAACCATATAATGTAAATGATCCGAATAATGCTTTAATATTAGCGCAACAAAATGCAGGTAATATAGAAGTTTTAAAACAAAGGATGGATGAATTAAACGGTGTAAAACAGTCAATAACTGACATGCAAAACAATATAAATTCAATGCAAGTACAAGTTGATGGTTTAGTTGAACAACAAAGTGCTTTTGCTCAAGAATTAGCTGGTTCTACTCCTCCTGAGGTAACTGGTACAGAAGGTCAAGAAACTCCCGATGCAAGTCAATTTATAGAAGAAGATGACGAAGAAAATCAGTAGGTATATACAAATCAATAAAAGTACGAAACGAATTAAAATAAATTATGGTTATATATTAATATTAATATGTTTCAACAAATTTTACAAGGTCCAAGTTCACTCGGAAAAGATTTTCTTGGTGACGATCCTACTAATATTAAGACGCCAAATATGTTTCAAGAAATTTTAAAAGATCCAAGAGCAGCCGAAAAAAAATATCTTGGGGAGGATTATCCTTATTATAAAAACATAAATTCACCATCTGAGTTAGGTATGTCAAGTAAGGGTTCTTTAGAGCAATTTGGAAAGGATCTTGATGGTCTTATTAGTTATGTTGAATTGTTAGTTACGGGTGATAGTAAGGCATCAAAAACAGGCAGACCATTAGGTAACAAATTTTTTGTTCAAACACCTGGAAAATGTATAGACAAGAAGACTGGTGCAGAAGTAGATAGGTATATGTATATTGATAATGTTCCTGCTGGTAATATTCCATTAATTTCATCAGGTTTAGGTACAAATTTTACTGAGTTTAGAGGAATAATACCTGGAACACTAAGTAATCTAAATAGTTTCAATCCAATTACAATATTTCAATCATTTTTAGAAAAGACAAAACCAGATTGTCAGGAACTAACGATGGAAGTAATAGATATATATAATAATAGATCAACCGAAAGTCATTTTGTAGCCGAAAGTGATATTAAGGCATTAGATCCATGTATATTTCCAGATAGAAGAAATCCGTTGTTACCAGATTCTGCTTGTAAAGAAACATTTAAAAATATGTTAAATGAGCCTTATACATGTTATAAAATTCCTGATGATCCGTTAGTACAAATATATTTTGGTGCTTTAGGTGCTCTTGGGGTTTATATTTTGTATAAGATAATGGTTAAAAATGGTATGCTACCAAATAAATAGTTTTGTTTAATATTTTTGTTACGATAAATGCTCACAAAAATATTATAAATATTTATTTTTTGTGACGACGAATACGCCGACGACTATGTCTTCTAGAACGACGCCCCTTTTTGCCTCCAACTGCTCTAATATGACGAGTATTATCCACAATCCAATATGACGGTTGAGCATTTTGTATACCTCTAATAGGAGCGGCATAATACGCTAAATCTGAACCACCTTTCATTGTTTTTGATCTACATTTACGTCTTCCACCTATTTTTTTTTCTACAAATTCTTCATTTACTACTACCTCATTAGCAGGTGTTGTTCCAGTTGCTCCAGTTGTTCCAGTTGTTCCAGTTGCTCCAGTTGTTCCAGTTGCTCCAGTTGCTCCAGTTGCTCCAGTTGCTCCAGTTGCTCCAGTTGCTCCAGTTGTTCCAGTTGCTCCAGTTGTTGCCGGTGCTGCTTTAGAATCAAAACCTAACATCTCTTTTGCATCAGCAGCCCAATCACTTGTTCTCTCAGTTATACCTTTTGTTAAACCACTAGCGGTACTACCAATAAACTGATTTGTTTTACTTACTACATTTTTCGCGTTCTGGGATGCCTTTTGACCCCACGACGAAAACCAACTAGGCTGATTTGGATCAGAAGAAGTAAAAGGCCAGAATCCTCCTTTTTGTTTTCTTTGTCTTCTAGTTTTTTTTTGGTTTGTCATTTATATTATTAATATAGAAATTATATTATAAATATCTTAATTTTTATATTTAACCACGACGATTAACTAACAATTTTACTAATTCAACAGCAACCAATGCTCCTGCAACTTGGGCAACAATGTATGGGATTAAATCAGAACGAGGAATTTTACCTGTGTACATAAATGCAATCGCAACTGCTGGATTAAACGCACCCCCACTAATTGCACCACCTAACAATACACCTACTGCTAAAGCAGCACCAATTGCTAAATAATTACCTGTAGCCGCAATTACAAACATTAGGAACAATGTTCCTAAAAATTCGACGAGATATTTATTCATCATTTATATAATAGTTTTAGAAAAAGTATTATAAAAATATAAATTTAATTAAATAAATATAAACTTGATTTTGTACTGGTATCTGCTTGATTTGTTATTTGAGTTGAAATTATAATATTACCATCTAAGTTTATAACTGGACTTGTATATATGGCAGTATATGAATATTGTACATTTTGAGGAATTGGTTTACTCCATTTTAGTGAACCATTAGGTTTCAAAGCATATACATAAGATACAGTAACATCTGTTAAAGAATTCGCACTAGTTATTCCAAAATATATTGTTCCGTCTGAACCTATAGCAGGAGTATTATTAATTTCTATTATTTCATCTGTAGATTGAGGTAATATATTGTATTGCCATAAAACAACACCATTTTGAACAGAATACAATGTAGATTGATATGAATTCGTTAAAGATGGATAAGATGATGTTACTGAAAAATAAAGTACATCGTTGTTAGTTCGAGCAATTGAATTTAATAAATTCCTTACTGATACTAATGGAATTGTTAGAGAATTTGTTACATTCTGAGTACCAGTTGTAGTATTTACTGCGTTCAAATATAATTCACTACTTGATTGATAATATGTAGTTAATAAATAAACACATGAATTATCAACATTCAAAACTGGGCAACCAAGTAATAAAACAGACTGAGGTTTACCATTGTTACAATTATATCCCCACGAAAAAACACCATCTTGAGTAACTGAAACTAAATATGATAATTGATAAACGTTATTTAATTGATATCCAAAATATATGTTATTATTACTATCTATAGCAACACTGTAATTTATTGATGGTCGATATGTATAATTAGTAGAATATGGATTATAAGTCCAGTTAGTTAATTGAGTTGTATAATTTACGGAAAATAATTTTGTTATAGCGGCAGATGTAACGGTGAAAGGCGCAGTATTTTTTTTATATGTATAAGTACAATTTACAGCAAAATACATATTATTGTTTGATCCAATAACTATTGGTGTTTTTATTGAGTAAAAAATTGTTTCTAATGTTTCTCCCGAAGGTATTGTGGGTGTTATAGTATATTGTTGACTCCATATTAAAGTTCCAGTTGTATTAAATTCATAAATATATCCTTTTTCAGAACCAAAATATATATAACCATTTGGTGCAATTACAGGTGTAGAACCATTAAAAGTATCATTTAAATTTAATTGACTAAACCATTTTATGGTACCTGTACTATAAAAAGCAAATAAAACACCTTGAACATTAACATTTAAATTATTGGGGTCTACTACGTTATAACCTATATATATAGTTCCATCTGCTGCTACAACTGGTGAAGTTGCTACAGATAAAAATTCAATTGATGTTCTTAATAAATTTAAATTTCCCTTTTGACTTGCTAGGATAGGACTATATCGTGAATTAGTGTTATCTAGACCACCAAATTGTGGCCATGGACTACAAACTTGGTATGTTGTCGTTGTTGGTAATAATTTGCATGGATTTTCAGGGGTAGGTTTAGGTTCAGGTTCAGGTTCAGGAGTCGTTTCTGTATCCGTTTTACGTACATCAAATACACACTCAAATGTTTGCTTTAATGGTAAAGCATCTCTATTACAATAATTAAATTTGCGAGTAATTGATCCAATAGTATTTCTTGTTTTACCTAAATTAACCGAAAATGATGTTCTTAAACCACCACCAGCCTGAAGATTCCCTCTAGTATTATAAAACATTGGAAATGACATTATTAATATATAATAATAATATTTTAATCCATTTTTAAACTGTAATTAATAGTTTTGTCGTGGAATTGTACCCCAAGCACAGATTCCAGGTTGAGTTAAATTATAATTATATATTGAACTTTTTTTCCTAGGCGCTCTGCAACCACCTGAACGAGCACGTTGCAAAGCAGTTCGCCTAAAATTAGTATCAAAACTTTTAGTAGAAATTGGATCACGTAAAGGTAATCCAGATTTATAACCAGTCTTACCTACTGCTATACTCTTTAAAATAGTTGTATGCATTGAAGATGGTAGAGGTTCAATATAATTCATATGTGATGATACAGGTACTTGTCTTTGTGTTGAAGATATAACTTTAGTAATTGGTCTAGAAAGTTTACCTAAAGCTTTTTGTTCGGCTCTTTGTTCAACACTAAGAGCATTAATTCTTGCGTATTGGTATCTCGCGTTTGTGTTCATATCGGCATTTACCGGCTCTTGAGACGGATAAAATTGTGGAGGTGTAGGACGTTGACCTATTAGAGTACCGTAACTATGATATAACATTGCGAGTGGATATTGATTAGAATTTAAAGGGCCTCCAATTGGAGCATTTACAAATCCTTGAAACGATTGGGAACCTATTGAGGTAGTTATTCCATATGGATTACTAGTCATTTTATATACTATATAAAAATATTATATAAACTTACAAAATTATATATTTACACTATTCTATTGTTTAATATCTTCTTACTGCTCTGTATCTAACCTGTGAACCCTTATAATCATCACCTCCAAATGATCTATCATTATATGTATAATTAGATGCTTGATTTCTTCTAAACCTTATATAATCTGAACTGTCATATACGTACTTCCCGTTACATGTTGATGGAGGAGTTTTAAAATCTAATTGAGGAGCATTCCAAAAAATATCTGCTCGACATGAAGTTGAGTTAGCACCAATATATTGTCTTAACCCATGCATACCAGGTCTACTTTGAAATGTTTGACAAGGGCCCCCACATGAATAACTTTGACGACAAAGTAAATCACCTGCGTTATTTACTGCTCTAAATGGTGTAATCATACAACGTGGATTTTTACTTCCACTAAATGTTGATGTATTCCATGAATTTCTTAATGTAAAACGAGTACGGGCAAATGTGTCAGAATTATCGTGATCTACCACAGGTTGAGGCATACGACCTCTTATACCACCTCCCAAATATGCAAATAATGCGGCTTTTTCTGGATCGTTACTTGCAAGCACAGGAATTCCTATGCCGGGAATAGCAGATGATAAATCACCGAGACTCCCTGTTGACCATCCCGATTTTCCAGTTGCTGATGATGAAAAACTACCAATAGTCATTTATTATATAATACGATAATAAAAAAATATTGTTTATTCTTAAATCTCTATAATTTTAAAATATATGTATATAGTATAATGTTTGATTTTAAACTTCTTCTTAGTGCCATTATTTTTGTTACAGTTGATTTTTTTTATTTAAATTTGATGAAAAATTATTTTGCTAATCAAGTTAAATTAGTACAAGGATCTCCAATCAAAATGAATTTTCTCGCTTCACTCATTTGCTATATCTTCCTTATTTTTGGAATAAATTATTTTATTATTAAACCAAACAGAAGTGTTCAAGATGCGTTTTTATTGGGTCTAGTTATTTACGGTGTTTTTGAAACAACAAATTTAGCATTGTTTTCTAATTGGTCATGGATAACAGTAATTATGGATACTGTATGGGGAGGTATTTTATTTGCATTAACTACATATTTAGTTAAATTATTTGCTTTTTAATTTTTTTCATAATTTATTGCATATGGTACAAAATATAACGAGAGTATTAAATAAATAATATTTATATTTAATGACACAGAAGCAAAAATAGAACTTAAGAAACAAGATAGTATCATCATTAAACTATCTCCTAAAATTGCCTTAAAACCTACTTCTTTTGCATATTTTTTGAAAAAATCTAACATAAAGTTATATCCTTCGGGTAAACTGTTAAAAAAACACGAAAATAATATATCATGTATTATTTGAATTATTACTGCTAAACCAGTAAATTTTAATATACTGTAAGTTGTAAAAATATATTTATATAAAAATCTGGCTATTATTATTCCAATAATTAAAATTAAAACATCTGCTAATACAGCACTTAATTGAAATGTTTTGTACCATTTTTTTAAATATGTAGAATTAAATACACCATGAAATACTAAAAATATTATTATTAGGTCAGCATTTAGACAACCGTTTAATATTGGTAAGTAATCAGAAACATTATTAAAATTTGATATATTTTTAAGCATTATATAATATAATAAAATATTATAGTATTTTAATATATGTCAGATAATAATACAAATCCTTCTACAGATCCTTCTACAGATCCTTCTACAAATCCTTCTTTAAATTCTTCTTTAAATCTTCCTCCCTATCCTGAAGTACCAGAAATTACTAATAATACAGATTTTGATCCAGAGTTGGACGCAGCATTTGCAGCCTCTAGAGGGTCAAAACCAGATACATTAACATCCACTGGTTCCGTAAATAGTAGTAATACTCCTAATAGTATTGAGTATAATGGTGTGCCATATAAGGTTGATTCAGATAGTGGAAAAGTATACACTATGGATGGTGTAAATGTACCTGAACTAGGGTTTGATAATGCTAATGGTACAATCTTTGCTTTACCTTCTACATCATTACCTTCCGGTGCGATAAATGAATCTGATGTAACTAATGAATCTGGTGTAACTAATGAATCTGGTATGATTATTGAACCTGCTAGTTCTCCTCCTGTTACTGCTAGTTCTCCTCCTGTTACTGCTAGTTCTCCTCCTGTTACTGCTAGTTCTCCTCCTGTTACTGCTAGTTATAATGGTGTAGAATATATTGTTGATGGAACTACTGGTGAGGTGTTAACAAAATCATCTGATGGAAGTTTACAAGTAGTTCCTGAACTAGTATATAATCGTAGTACTGAAGAAATTACACCTGTACCTGTTGTTGATAATGCTGTGGCTATTGATGGTAATGATGGTAATGATGGTAATGATGGTAATGATGGTGCTGGAAAAGGAACGATGGTAGTAGAGGCTTTACCTGCCAAGGAAGGCACCAATTATGTAGATATTCCTGAACCAAATGCTACTGATGAAGATCCTAGTAATCAATTTCAACCAATATTAGGGGATATACAAGTATTTTATAGAAATTTGGCTATCTTACTTACTGCATATAATTTATCACTTGACAAATTAAAAATCAAGGTTGGGGTTCCAGAAAAAATTGAGCAAATCAATAATTATATGAATCAAATTCAAGAAATGAAAAATACTTTTATAAAAATATATGGTAATACATATAGTACAATTGGAATACCAATAGATCCTAATTTTGATTATAAAAAATTAATGGAGCAAAGCCAATTTGAAGAATTTAATCAAAAAGCATTAACTGCAGAGGCTATTACTATTATGGCTTCATTTGGTTTGATTCCTGCTTTGGCAGGAGGAAATAAATTCAAAAAAACAAAAAGAAGAAGAATAATTAAAGAAAAAAAGACAACAAGAAAATTTGGTTCAAAAAATAGTAATTCAAAAAGTAGAAAAAATAAAAATAAAAATAAAAAATAAAAAATAAAAAATAAAAAATAATTTTATAATATTTTAAGTGTTATATATATAATGAAATTAGAATTAATTATATTTGGAATAACAGCATTTTTAATATACAATGCTTATCATGATAATAAATATACAAAACTAATTTTATCGTACAAAAAATATTATAAAATGGCTATTATAGGTTTTTTTGCGCTCTGTTTGTACATAATGCTTAAGCGTAATCCTACCCAAAGTAAAAATATGTTATTATATACTAACAATCTAATTAAATATATGCCAATTGATCGTTCATCAATGGATATGATGAGCCCAATTTTTGATTTAACTACTAAAGGAAATAAAAGTTTCATGGAAGGTTTTAATTCTAATTTAAATCCAAATAGTAATTACAATCCAGTCCTTATAGCACAACAACAAAAAAATTTATTAAGTGGGCAAGGTCCTAAACCAACAAAACGCTCAGTTAGTGAAACAAAGAAAAAATACGTCGCATCTATGCAGGATTGGAAATGTGCTCAATGTAAAAAGAAATTATCTTATACGTTTGAAGTAGATCATAAGGTACGTTTAGAACATGGTGGAAGCAATGATGTTACAAATTTGGTAGCAATGTGTCGCGAATGTCACGGAGAAAAAACTGCTATGGAAAATATGTAAAATATTATTGTATCATTAGTATATAATAATATTATGGTTGTTTTTAATAAAGGCGAATCACGATCAGTTAAAACAGATGTATATAATATTTTTAGCAAATATGTTACAGCAGATAGTTCATATTATTTTTTAATAGCCTCTTTTTTAGCATTATTTCTGTTAGCAATTTTTTTAGCAATTTTTAATCCAAATGGTTGGGATAAAGTTTTAGGTTATGAAGTTTTGCTTACTTTCCCTATTATGGCATTAATATCATTTTTAATAGTTGAATTATATAAAGTTAGAAATAATAAAGATGATGAAACATTTACAAAAAGTTTTTATAAATATTTGTTTTGCGGTGAACGTATAACTGGGTTCTGTCCACCGTCATCTAAAATACTTACAGTTATTTTATTTATTTTAATATTCGTTATTGGTATTGGATCTTTTTTTGGAATATTAGGGATAGGTGGAGCAATGTACGAAAAACCTCCTGAAAATAATACTGCTTTATTTTTTAATTTTTTAATAATTTATACTTTTTTAATTATAGTTTGCAGTTTGTATAATTATTTCAGTACAAAAGATGCCAAGATCTTAGAAAAGACTAGTAAAGCATTTCAAGAATTAATTAAATTACGTACACGTGCTACGTTATATTTTATGTTATTCATTTTTGGTTTGATCGCTATTTATTTTTTAAATCCTTGGGGAATTATGACAAATTATGGTGGCATAAGTTTGTTCTTTTTGGTTTTTATAGGTTGTGTTTTATTTGGTTTAATTTATTTTTATCAGCAAAAAATAAATGGCGTAAAGGATATTGAAGGTTATCCTTTGTTAGCACTACTAGGTAAAGGTATATACATACTTGTCGCATTATTAATTTCAGGACTATTAATTTATGGTTTTTTATCAGTAACAGGAATTTTTAATCAAGACGCTTCTAAACCAGAAAATGCGTTACATATAATGTTTAATTTATTTTTATTATGTTGTTTATTTGCTTTGATTTATAAGTTAGCAAATGCTGGTGGATTTTTAGATAAGAATCCGTATTACAGACTTATCATAAATACTTTGTTCTATATTCCTTGTTTATTAATAATCTTATTAAATCGTATTCTTAAAATATTAGGATATGAAGAAGGAAAATCTCAACCACCAACCAAAAAAGAAATTATAATACTAATTGTTAGTATAGTACTATTAGTAAGTTATTTTGTTACAACTTCTTATATTGCTCCACGGTTAAAACAAACATATTTAATACAAGGAGGTAATCAACTAATCAATCAACCTGTTTCTTTATCTTCATTGAATAATATTGCTTCATATGAGAAATTAAATGGTCTAGATACTCATGAAAATGGAAAACATAGTTATCAATATGCTATATCATTTTGGTTTTATCTAGATTCATTTCCACCAAGTACAAGTTCGGCATATTCAAAAGTCGTACCTATTTTATCATATGCTGAAAACCCTACTGTTAAATATAATTCAAGTGATAATACAATCTATATCACAGTTAAACAAAAAGTAAATGATGATGATATAAACTTCGTTAATTATATTCAAGAAAAAGAAGTTGAAATAAATCCTGAAACTGTAAGTAAATGGAAAAGCATACAAGAAAAAATAAGTAATGTAATTGACAAAATACAATCTGTACCTCTTGGACAAGAAGTAGATGCAGATGGACATCGTATGATCTATAAGCAACCAAATGTACAATTGCAAAAGTGGAATCATATTGTTTTAAATTATAATGGAGGAACTTTAGATGTGTTTTATAATGGAAAATTAGTTAAATCGGCCATAGAAGTAGTTCCATATCTAAGTTATGATATGCTTAGTGTGGGAAGTGAAAATGGAATTAGTGGTAATATTGCAAACTTAATATATTTTCAAGCCCCATTAGATTATTTAACGGTTAATACACTTTATATGTCTCTAAAAAATCAAAATCCACCAGTAGATCCTAATAATACAGAAAGTATAATACAAACCTAATGTTTTATGTATAAATATTTAAGTAAAAATAATACGTATTATTTAATTAGATTCCAAAGATAGAAAATTTCTAAATGTATAATATAATGGAAGTCAAAAATATATTATTATTTGCAATTATAGTGATTTTATTAATTATAGTTATTCGTTATATAAAGAAAGATGTAAATACTCTTACTGGGCTTACAGCCGGTCAAACTTCCCAAAAAGTTGAACCTAGTGATTTAGCATCTTCTAATACTGGAAATTCAGCAAATTTTACCTATTCTATTTGGTTTTATATTGATGATTGGAATTATCGTTATGGAGAACCTAAAGTTATTTTTGGCCGTATGACCACAGGAGCGGCTGAAAAAGAACCTTGTCCTTCTGTTGTATTAGGTCCACTTGAAAATAATATTTTAGTTTCTTTAGCCGTTTATCCAGGTATTGATACTGTTCCTGAAGATGGTCAACCTCCTGCTAACGTAATTGTACATAAATGCCCAATTGCTAATATTCCAATTCAACGTTGGGTTAATTTATTAATTAGCGCTTATGGACGTACATTAGATCTATATATAGATGGAAAACTTGTTCGTACATGTGTTTTACCTGGAGTTGCTAAAATTGATCCAAATGCTCCTGTTTACATTACACCAAATGGAGGATTTTCGGGTTGGACAGCCAGATTTCAATACTGGCCTGATTCCTGTGATCCACAAAAAGCCTGGAATATTTATAAAGAAGGATATGGTGGCAGTTTATTGGGATCATTGTTTGGAAAATATACTGTGAAGGTTTCACTAATGGAAGGCGATACTGAAGAATCTAGTTTTTCTTTTTAAGGAATTTTAAAATAAATCCTATAAATACTATCAAATTTATAAGATTTTAGAAAATTAAAAGTTTTTACTTTTTTAAACTTGATAATATATATAAAGATGAGCACTTTTTCTAATTATTCAACAAATACTGGAAGTGGTTCTACATTCAATCCATTCACAAGTAATACAAATCCATATGTCAATGCTACCCAAGATTTTCTTAATTCAAATAGTCTTGTTGCAAAAATTGCATTTTTATTGTTAGTTCTTCTTATCTTCATTGTTTTACTTCGTTTAGGAATATCTCTTCTTGGATATTTCTTTGGACCAAGTGGATCACCTAGACTTATCAATGGAATGGTTGATGCAAAACAACTTGTTATAATACCACAAAGTCCTCAAACTGAAAATTCTATTATTGTACCTCGCTCTGTAAACGCAACAGAGGGAATAGAATTTACATGGTCAGTTTGGATATTTATTGATGATCTTACTTATAATTCAGGAAAATACAAATGTGTATTTTACAAAGGTAATGATTATTCAGGAAATCCAAATGCAGACGAACAAGGATTAAATTTCCCAAACAACGCACCAGGGGTTTACATCGCACCCAATACTAATAATTTAGTCATTATTATGAACACATTTAATGTTATCAATGAAAATATTGTTATTAACGATATTCCATTAAATAAATGGTTTAATGTTATGATACGATGTCAAAATAATATACTTGACATATATATTAACGGTACTATTACAAAAAGCCATAACTTACATGGAGTTCCAAAACAAAATTATGGTGACGTATTTATTGGAGCAAATGGAGGATTTGCTGGATATATTTCTAACCTATGGTATTATGATTATGCGTTAGGTACAAATGCAATAACTAAACTAGTTGAAAAAGGACCTAACACTAAGATGACTGGAACTAATTCTATGAACTTAAAGAACCCTGATTATTTGTCTTTAAGATGGTTTTTTTATGGAATGACAGATAGTTACAATCCTTAAGACATTAAATATACTAATTTAAAAATAACTAAATTTGTTATATATGTCAAAATTTCTTAAATTAACTAATTTTCTGTTAAATACAAGTGATATACATAAAATAGTTATATATCCAAATAAATATTCTATTCATATTGTGAGTAAAAAAATAGATGGTTTTAATTGGGGTATTGGTTGGTTTGGTCTTGGAAATATTTCTTCATATAATTATGAAATTGAAGTATGTGAAACTAAACATTCAACTGATTACAAAATAGTTTCTGAATGGATTGATAACAATTAGTACACGTTGGAAATGTATAAAATATATTAAATTTTATTAAATAATTTAATATATCATATTATTCCAAGATGGCTTGTTATGGAAATGGTAATTGTCCTTATTTGCCGCAGCCCCCCAGAGAATGGTCTAGAGTTCAAAATAGTTGTTCTGTAGTAACCGACATTTATATTGAGCCATATGTAACTGTTCCATTAACTGGAGAAGTTGTACCTAGCGTTGATTTAGCCAGAAAAATACAACAACTAAATAAAGGAAATGTTTTACAATATAAAAAAAATAGTAGTAATTTAACTCAAAGACAAAGATATTCATTAATTGCAAAAGGTCAATGGGTCAATCGCAATACTACTTGGGCGACACAAAGTACACGAGGTTATACAAATCCTAATAATACTAGTCTAAAAAGAATTGCTTCCTTTAATATTGCTATTAATCCTGCAAATGGGGTACCTATCGGAACTACATTGCTTCCTGTTACTTGTCCAAGTATTAAAGTTATTGATTATCCGGTTCTACCTCCTGTTGTAGGTGGATCATCCGAAAATCCTCCACCCCCACCTCCACCTCCACCTGTAGTTGATTCAGGAACTGTAATTCCTTCTGTACCTGATGTCACACCTATTGTACCTATTATTATTCCTGATGAAGGAAATTTATTATGTAATGTTAAAGAAAACGTATGTACTGGAGAAATTATTACACAACGAGCAGACCAAATGTATAATCTTACTACAGATTCAGATGTTCCTGGACCTATTGAAGCATTATATTGGAATGATGGAGTACCTACTTGGTATCCTAGACAAAGATATGTAATGTCTAATAGTACAAATAAATGGCCATTTACAAGCGGACCACCTAATGATCCACCTTATGTAAGTGCTGTTAAACCTTATCCACCAGTTATTACTAGTGTATCTTTTGATAGAGAAATAGTTACTTTAAAATGGACTCAAAGCGAAATTTGTATACCTGTATTTACTTTTGAAATTTATCAAAACGATGTTATTGTTAGTATTGTAGATGGGAAAACATTTACCACCCAACTAATAGTAAATAACTGTGAATTATATACATATTTTATTAGAGGACATACTAACGGTAATGTTGTTTCTGAAAAATCCAATGTTGAACAAATATATGTTTCTTTTATTGAACCTCCATATAATTTATCTTATACAACTATTAGTTTTGATACTATTCGTTTAAATTGGAGTCTTTCACCTAATAATTGTGATCCTCCTGTTAGTTATAAAATTTATAATACAAGTGGATTAATTGGAACTACTACTAATCTATTTTTTGTACAATCTGGTTTAATTAATTGTAATATTTATACTTATTATATATCTTCTGTAGATATTAATGGAGTTGAGAGTCCAACAGTTTCTATTACAACATTAGTTGGCTGGCCTAACCCTCCTACTAATCTAAAATATGCATATCAGAATGCCGGGGGAGTTTTACTTTCATGGGATAAACCAACTAATTGTAATACTCCTACTTCTTACAATATTTATGATTGTACTTCTGGAACAAATGTATTATATGCTACATCTACCACTACAAGTTTTCTTTTATCACGTCTTGTTTCGTGTTCTACATATATATTTAAGGTTGCATCTGTTGATTCCAATAAACATGTTAGTGATCTTTCCTCACCAATTACAATTTATTATAAATGGCCACAACCTCCTACTAATATAACATTAGTGAAGAAAGATTTGGTATTAATATATAATGATCAATATAATGGTTTTGCTACAATAGATATTTCATGGTCTGCACCTTCTTACTTATGTTTTACTCCATCTAGTTATAATATTTACATTAATGATATTTATGATAGTAATGCAACAATTACTACATATAAAACATCACCATTACCTATTAATAAAACATACACTATTACAATAACAACTCTCGCATCAATAGATGGAACAACATATGAATCCGCTAAATCAGAACCCTTTGATATTTCACTACCTGTTATATTTACTACAACCGGTTCACCAAATATTTTATCAAATCCACCATATACATCTATTGTTTTAACATATTTAAATAGTGCAACAATTACATATAATTATCAACTAAATATTGAATTTACTTTAGTAGGTGGAGGTGGTGCTGGAGCAGCAGGATATTATGCTTCTGGTACAAATGGAGGAGGCGGTGGTCAAGTTTTAAATTCTGCAGCACCTATAACTGTACCATCAGATACATGGTCGTTAAATATTGGTGCTGGACAAGTGGGACCAAATTATACTTCTATCCCCTCACACGGAGACGATACTTCTATTGTAGGAACATATGACATAGTAACTGGTTCAAACATCGTCACTACGCAAAATTCGGTATATGGAGGGGGAGGAGGGATAGCCGAAACATACTATTCAGATCAAGGAGGGGGTGGTTCTGGAGTAAAAAGCGCACCAGGTGGTTCATATTATATTGATACTGCTGGTTATTCATCAGGTGGTGGTGGTGCTGGTGGAAGTTTAACTAGAATAAATTCTTCGGGAACAATTACATTAGAGTCTATAGGTGTTCCTGGTGATAATGGTAATAGTGGAGGAGGAGGTGACGGAGGTTTAGGTCAATTGGGTATTGATGGATACTTTTATGGAGGAGGAGGAGGTGGTGGAACAACTTCAACTTCATTAGTGGGACAAGGTAATTCCGGAGGGGGTGATGGTGCTAGTAACTTTCCAACACCTAATGGTACACCTATTAATCCTGCAACACCTAATACCGGCAGCGGTGGTGGCGGTGGGTTTGGTTATCAAACTCCTTCTAATCCATATTTTTGGAGTCCATCCGGTAACGGTGCAAGCGGTATTATAATTTTAAAAATAAGTGCTCCACCATAAATAATATTGTCTGAATAGAATACATATTTAGAATAATTATTATTTATCCTTATCTAAAATAATTATATTTGAATAATTTATATGGCTAACACTGGAAATATTCGTACCCAAAGACTTTCAGCAACTGGAGGATATAGAACATGGGGATCTGCTGTATGTGGTAATAATGCGGCTGGTGGAGGGGCAACTAGACGTATAGCGGCCTATTATCTAAGAAATACCGATGGTAATGTTGACGGTTTATACAATTTTTTTCTGGGAAGGTCAGGAGGACTCCCAGACCCGATAAAGCCTGATCCAACACCAACACCAACACCAAAACCTGAACCAAAAATACCATATACTACTACAGGTAATCCAACTATCGCTGTAAATAATAATAATTATACAATAACATTTACTAGTAACGGAACTATTACATTTAAATCAAAAGTATCTGCAACAATTACTGTTGTAGGTAGAGGCGGAGATGGTGGAGACAGTTACTCGGGAACTCCAATAATCGGTGGCGGTGGAGGCGGTGGAGGCGGTATTGGTGTTTTATCATCATTTATTACTGACGTTAATTCTCCTTATTCAATATCATTCAGTAGTTTAACAACATTTTCAAACTCATCGTATTATGTACAATCAACTTCTGGAGATAATGGAACTAGTGGTGGTAATGGTGCTGGTGGAAGTGGTGGTAACTCTATAAACACATTTCCTTCTGGTACTTTTGCAAATTACTCAGGAGGTAATGGCGGTAATGGATGCGTAGGAGACGTGTTTCCTCCTTACACTAGTAGTGTCCATTCTACCCCCGGTAGCAATAGTGGTGGATTTTTATATAATGTACTATATTCAGGAGGAGGTGGCGGAGGTGGTGAGAGTGGTCAAGGTGGAGGGTCTGGAGGAAATTGTGGTAATAACGGTCAAGGTGGAGGTACTTATAATACCTCAATTAATGGAGCGTCTGCTACAACTTATGGTTCTGGAGGAGGGGGAGAAGGTTATGACAATTTTATTATCGATTATTCTGGAGGCACTGGTGGTCCAGGTGCCGTTATTATTACTTTTACATACAATTAAATACCAAAAAGAGTTACGTGTAAAAATTGTTAAAATATAGTTAAAATAAAATAATATGTATTTTATCATTTTATTTTATTTTATTTTATTTTATTTTATTTTATTTTATGCTCTTAAATTAGGATTCATACATATTTCTTGTGATGGAAATACATCTCCACTCATACACATATCATTAACACCTACAGGAGCACAAGTTCGTATACCTTGTTCTTCTCCTATATAACACCAACCAGATTTACCTGTTGTTTGAATTGAACTACGTGAATCATCTGGCATTATATTGGCTTCTTGAGATGCATTTCCCAACGCTTTTTGTAGTGTATCTTCTTGCCATTCCATAGCAGATCCAGCATCTTGAATTTGCTTTTGAACAGGCACTCCTTGTTGTGAACTGGCTGCCATTTGACCCTGAGGAATATTAGTAGTAGAAACACCAATAGATGTTCCACTTGTAGAGATGGGAGTCATTGACTGATTTTGTGCTGCTTGTTTTTCAATTGTAGTAATTGCTCCTGTTGTAGCACCGGAAACTATGTCAACTCCTGCTTTTGTTCCAGTAGCACTCGTTTGTACTGTTTGTTTAGTGGTCTCTAAAGCATTAAACCCAAATAATTTCAAAATTGGTGTAAATACTTGATCAAAAATAGTTGCTGTTGCTTGAGTTCCTTTTGCTAAATAAGCAAAAATATTTATTCCTAACAATGCTAAAATTAAAATAATAATTATCCAAGTTTGCCAACTTATATTAGCAAAATAATCTAAGAATGATCCTGAACTGCCGCTAGGTGCTTTAGAGGCTGAAGCGGCTGTGAATGGACTTTGTAACTCATCTGGTATACTTTCAGTAACAGATTTAATATACTCACTTCTTGTGCTCATTATATTAAAAATACATATTAATTTTTTAACATTTTAACATTTTTAACATTTTAACATTTTTAACATATTAAAATTAAATATTTATAACATGTCTAAAAGATACAATTATGTTATTTAAATGTTAATAAATATGTGAATTTATTTAAGTTACCTAAAATTTCATCACGTACATTTAATAGATCACTATTGTTAGTTATATTGATTCCAGCATCTTTATTCATTTCAATTAAGAAATTTTTATATTTTTCTATCTCTTTCTCAAAGTCTTCTAGATTAGTGTAATCTAATAATGGTATAGTTTTTTGTCCAGTTAAATTAACTCTATCTCCTTTTTTTCCTAGCATGATTTCAACAAATGTATCAATATTTTCATTTAAGTTACTGTAAAGTTCATCAGTAGCCTTATGTTGTGCATAATTAGTTGTTTTCCAATGATACAATTTTACAGTATTTAACATTTGTAGAAACATAGTTACAATTTTTTGTTGAGTATATTGATTAGTTGGAGAAGATTTAACTTTTCGTGTACCTCCGCGTTTTTTACGATGATATCTAGTTTTCATTATATATAATACTATATTATTTTGTTGTATATTCTAAGAAATTCGTGGAATATATTCCGCACCTAAACTATTCATAGTTTCTAATTTGGCAATTGTTTTTTCTAAGTTAGATGCCTTAATATTTTGATATAAATAATCGGTACCAGGTGAATGTTCATTTTTTTTGATTTGTTTATAAATTTTATTGATGTTTTGTGATATAACCAAAATTTTATCCTTTTCTTTTACTATATCTTCTTCAGTAGAGAAAGGTTCAGTAAAAATTTCAATAACAAAATACATCAATAATCTTCGTTTTTTATGACAACCTGTTTTATAACGTAAACAAAATATATTTAAAGCGCTATTAATCATACGTTGAATAAGAGTACTCTTCTTTTTTGATTCATTTAAAAAAATATCCCATATAATCCATATAATATCCATTTGACATTTAGACTCCACTTTGGCAAACACTCTACGTTCACACTTGAATTTTTCCTTTTTTTGTTTACATATATTTTCAAATTCAATAATCCATTCCATCCAATAACATGCACTAACACTATTTTTTCCTTCTTCAGTTAAATTGTAAGCAAATTCATTTGCTGCTATAAATAATTCTTTAGGGTCATCTTTCAAAAAAATTTCATCGGCATATTTAACAGATGGTGCTTTAAATCGTTCGGTCATTTGTGTTAAATCAAAATCTGCTGGTTTCACTTTAACCTCACTATAGCAATGGCGTTTTTTTGCTTCACATAAAACACACATTACTTCACAAAATAATTTTCTCATTTTATAATTATTTCTTAAACGTAATTCCATATCTACATACCCATTGGCAACTATTTCTTTAAAATTTGATATCCTTAAATCAATATATGATATCAATTTTGGATTACCAATATGAATATGTTTAGTATAAAATCCAATAACTGTATCCCATAAGTCCGAATAATGTCCAGCACATATCAATTCTGCACTCCAATAACAAGCGGGTTCTATTTTTGAATTATACAAACTAGTCAATAATTCTTTTTTTACATCGGTTTTTTTGAATTCAGAAAATGTAATACCTTTAAAATCTTTGGGTTGTCGTACATCATTAATCTCTATATCACTCATTATTATCACTTTTTAAAAAAACTTATATAAAAATACTAATGCTTTAAAAAATAAATAAATTATTGTTTACTACACTTTTTTTAAAACTAGATAATATATAGATGACCAGTTTTTTAAAACAGTTTAATTTATTTATAAAATCCATCGGGACTTCATATAACAAGGCTAGTATATGGGGAAAAATACTTGTATTTGTTGTCTTACTTTTGTTGTTAGTTTTAGTATTTAAGGGAATGCCTAGACAAGGAATTGAAGGTTTTGAACAAAATGATAAATTTTTATTTAAAACAGGTACAGATGTATATGATGGATTTTATGCCGACATATACGATTATCTAGTTTATAATAATCTTAAGGATGATTATGAAATTGGAGAAATTATGAATAAAACTACACCTACAAATCAAAGTATTATTTTAGATATTGGATGCGGTACAGGTCATCATGTAGCAAATATGGCATCTAAAGGATTAGATGTTATGGGTATTGATATATCCCCATCCATGATTGAAAAGGCTAAACAAAATTATCCTGAATATAAATTTGAAGTTGCCAATGCTTTAGATGGTTCTACTTTTCAACCCAATACATTTACCCATATTTTATGTTTATATTTTACAATTTATTATATGCAGGATAAAATGACTTTTTTTACCAACTGTATGAAATGGTTAAAACCAGGGGGTTATTTGATTGTCCATTTGGTTGATAGAGAAATGTTTGACCCTATTTTACCACCAGGTAATCCATTATTATATGTGTCACCTCAAAAATATGCTAAAGAGCGTATTACAAAAACTCATGTTAAATTTAATGATTTTAGTTATGATGCAGATTTCCAATTAAATAAGGATAAAAATATTGCTACATTTTTAGAGAAATTTAAAAGCGATTCTGACGGAAAAATACGTAAAAATGAGCATATTATGTATATGCCACCTACTAAAGATATTACTGATGAAGCCCAAGCCGCAGGTTTTATTATAGAAGCAATGATTGATTTGGTTCATTGTCAGTACGAATACCAATATTTATATATGTTTATGAAGCCAACTTAAAAAAATTGAATCATATTTATTTTATATATATTAATAAATATAATTACAGAGAATGGTGTCACTAAACGATTTATTTACATTTGTTCTTATGATGACAAAAAAATATAATATAGATCCTTCTCATTCTGAAGGACATAGTATGGATGTTATACGTTTTGCTGATGAAAATTACAGAAGTCAATTAGATATGTTTCCACATCTACAGGATCAAACCAATGTAATTTACACTTCAGCGGTTTTGCATGACATGTGTGATAAAAAATATATGAATCAAGATGAAGGTATAAAAAATATTGATTTATTTCTCAAGGACAAGTTGAATGAAGAGGAATTATATTATACAAAAAGAATTATGGAAACGATGTCTTATTCAACTGTCAAAAAATATGGGTATCCTGATTTAGGGCCTTATCAAATGGCATATCATGTGGTTCGTGAAGCAGATTTATTAAGTTCTTACAATTTTGATCGTTCTGTCATTTATCATCTTAACAGAGGAAATTCTTTGACAAGTTCATATTGTAATGCGTTAGAACTATTTGATAATCGTGTCTTTAATTATCACTCAGACAAATTACTGTTGTCTGACTATGCACAGCAAATGTCTGTACCGTTATCAATAACAGCATTGAAACAGATGACTAGTTGGAATAGGATTTTGATGAAATGTTCAAGATGATCTGATATAAATATTGTAATAGATATAAATATATGATAATATATAATATAAATGATTTATATTTTATTATTTTTATTTTTTTTATTTTTTACTGGTGCAGTTAGTCATATAAGTCAAATACATATAGCACAGGGTAGAAATCCGGAAACTATGATAATTTCTTGGATAACTAAGAACTATAGAGGTTCAACTGTATGGTACGGTTTAAATAAAACTAATTTAAATATGATTAAATATGGATATGAAACATCATATAGTTTTGATTATCCTAACTTAGGATTATATGAGAGTGGAACAATTCATCATGTGGAATTAACTAATTTGAAACCATCAACGATGTATTATTATATATGTGGAGATATTAGTTCTGATACGCAATCGGATATAAAAATGTTCTCTACTACATCGCATGTAGGGAGCAATTTTCCGGCAACATTCGGTATTGTAGGTGATGTAGGGCAAACTAACGATTCACAGAGTACCATTTACAATTTGAATAACCATAAAGATATACAAATCATATTACATGCTGGAGATCTAAGTTATGCTGATTGTAATCAAAAATTATGGGATTCATATGGAGAATTAATTGAACCATTGGCTTCTAGAATACCTTGGATGGTAGGACCTGGAAATCATGAACTTGAGATCACTAACGATCAAATGTTATATAGAGCATTTGAGGAACGTTACAAAATGCCTAAAATCAAAGAACCTGAGTTTGGACCAATAACTATACCTCCTAAATATCATGATGACGATTTAAAATTACCATATTGTTGTTCTAGCACATTTCAAAGTGTATATAATTACGGGAATTCATTTTATAGTTTTGATACTGCTTCTGCTCATATTATTTATTTAAATCCATATTCAACTACAGATATTCAATCAGAACAATATAAATGGTTAGAATGGGATTTACAGAGAGTTAATAGAAAAATTACTCCATGGGTCATAGTTGTTATGCATTGTCCTTGGTATTCTTCTAATCAAGATCACTATCAAGAAAAACAAACTGTATTAATGAGAGATTCTATGGAATATTTATTTTATAGATATAGGGTCAATATTGCTTTTACTGGACATGTACATGCATACGAACGCACTCATCCTCTATTCCAAAATAATACTAATGATTTTGGAACTGTATATATTACAGTTGGTGATGGTGGGAATTTAGAAGGACATGCTAAAAACTATTATGAACAACCTTCGTGGTCTGCTTATCGCAATGGTACTGATTATGGTTATGGGACTGTGACATTATTAAATCCAAATAGATTACAATGGAAATGGTTCAAAAATGAAGATACAAAAATAATATACCGAGATTCAGTTATAATATGTAATTCATTTTACAACAAAGTATATTGTTAACATGGTTTGCGTTGTTTTTTTTGAATTAATATATATAATATTGATATGAGTTTAATCGATATTGTTGACAATTCAAGAACCGATAAAAACACTATTCATTCATATTTAGAATTATATCAAAAATTATTATTTACAAAAAAATATACTGCTAAAAATGTATTAGAAGTTGGAATATTTCAGGGAGGTAGCATAAAATTATGGAATGATTTTTTTATCAATGCAAATGTGTATGGATTAGATATGATGAATATTAATGATGTATGGGATGGTATTAAAAATAATTATAAAATCATATTACATACATCAATAGACGCTTATGATACTAATTTTTTCACGACTAATTTTTTAAACAAGAATGCTAAATTTGATTTCATCTTAGACGATGGTTCACATACATTAGAACATATGAAACAATTCATAAAATTGTATTCGCAAATAATGACAGATGATGGAATTCTAATAATTGAAGATGTTCAAGATTGGCGTTGGATTGATATGCTTAAAGATGAAGTTCCAGAAGAGATGAAGAAATTCATTAAAGTATATGATTTAAGACACATGAAATATCGTTATGATGATATAGTGTTTACAATTGACAAAAGTAATAATTAAAAAAATTGAAATTTAATACTTAAAATAGATAAGTATTATTATATTATATTATCAAATTTGCCAAAGCCACTTTATAACAGAATGTCATTATTAACAGTCCCAGTACGTTTTAAAGAAGTTTTAACAACTAATGTTGTTACTCTTCAAGTCCATCCTTATTGGCCTATAGAACAATTTTTAAATATTTATATCCCTATTTTAAAAAGGACTCTTATGCATACAGAAGAAGATATAGAAATTGTTGAGGCTGGACAGAATACAATATATAGGGCAGCGGAAGCCGCTCCTGCATTAGAACCAACTCCAATAACTTTGAAAAACAAATGGGGGAGGAATTTGAATGTAAGTTTTTATGTTAGATTAAAAAATTATCAGTACAATTATCCAGAACCTGTTATAACGACAGTGTTTATTGAAAATGGTGAGATATCAGGGGAAGTTATTCATTCGGTTATTAATCCCTTATCAAATGCTGTACAAATACCCGAATGTGTTGTATGTGCCGAATCAACGGATACAATAAGATATTTTGGTTGTCTTCATTATATATGCCAAATTTGTATAAATGGTTGTTTACAAGTTGGTCACAATAGATGTCCGACTTGTCGTCAGAATTTACGCTAAATATTTTTGGAAATATGCTCTAAATAAAAAAATTTGGATTGTAATCATTTATGCTAATATAAATATTTTTTTGTATTTATATTATGTATTGTTAAAATTATTTGGTATGTTAATAAGTTTAACCTAATAAAAGTAAATATGTATAATAAATAATGATATTATACATATTGGGTTTTATTATATTATGTATTTTATTATTTTTTATGTACATAAGATTAAAATATCAATTTTGGGCACAACAGCCTGTATTTCATTTTTATGATGTATATTATTGGTTTTATAACAAAGGTATTATAATGCATAAACTACCAGAAAAAAATAGATATATAAATTTTAAAAGTATAACAGTTAAAGAGTTTGACAAACTAACAAACGAGGATATAAAAGAACTAACATTAACTATTCGTTTGAATTATTTAAGAAACAAAGACAATATTTATGATCCAAAACAAGAAAATATTGTACCATATTTTATTGGTCATAATACAAAATCTTACTGGTCGTTTTATTGGCAACCAGAATTATTACTTGATAATAAAACATCTAAAACGATTGAAATTAATAAATTGATAGGTGTGATGTCAAGTCGTCCATTGCATGTAAAAATAATAGGTAAGGGTGAATTAGATGTATATTACGTAGATTATTTATGTGTTGACAAATTTTATAGAAAAAAAAATATCGCTCCTCAGATAATTCAGACTCATGAATACCATCAGAGACATAATAATAAAAATATTAGTGTTAGTTTATTTAAAAGAGAAGAAGAACTAACAGGTATAATACCTTTGACAGTATACAAGATATATTGTTTTAATATGAGAAATTGGACTACTGAACCCACATTGTCCCCACATATAAAATTATTAACGGGTGATAAACAAAATATGTATTATCTATATAACTTTATAAACGAAAATTTGAAAAGATGGGATATAGTAATTTATCCAGAAATAAGTAATTTAATGGAGTTAGTTGCTACAAAAAATATGTATATAAAAATGTTAGTTGTAGAGGGAGAAATAGAGGCTATATATATATTTAAAAAGACTTGTACTTATATAGAAAAAGGTGCCGAAATTTTATCTTGCGTTTGTTCAATAAATAGAAATTTATCTAATGAAGAATTTATAAATGGGTTTAAGGTAAGTTTATGGTCATTGATAAAGAAAGAAAGTAGTTTTAAGTATCTAGTAATAGAAAATATAAGTGAAAACGAAAAAATAATAAATAATATTTGCATAAAAACACATCCAATAATAATATCCCCATGTGCTTATTTTTTTTATAATTTTGCTTACAATTCATTTAATTCAAGAAACTGTATAATAATAAATTAAAAATCAACTTAAAGCCCTTTAAGTTCTTTTAATAATATAATATGGCTGTCCACAAAATAAACATTTACTAATATTACTTTGAGCAGGAGATTGAATTATGGGATTAAATTTATTACATTTACGGCACATTGATACCTGGGGTAAACTAATTATATTCTTGTTAGTTGTATTCTTACATTTTATGTGATTTCTATATCCTTTGAACATTATTAATACACAAGAAAAAATTGAATCATCAAACAATATTTTATATTAATTTATACATTTGATTCAAAATGGATTATGACTCCGATAATAGTACACATAATAATGACGATCATCTCAGTAAAATACGTGTAATATTTAATTCAAAATTTAAACAATTTATTGCTAATTTGAGACGCAATAATGATTTGTCTAATTTATATTTAACCAATATGGATTTAATATTACCTACACAACTCAAATTGAGAGAATATATTCAACAAAACCAAGATCAATTTGATATGGAACATGGATCTATTAATATTAATAAGTTTGAATCACATCCAGACTTCTTTGCTATTATGATTTGCGTTATTATACCTAATTTAGATTTATATAGTAATTTTCAAGAAATCTTAAATGAAAGCAATAAACACCAATGGCATTTTTCTCTATACTCTTCTGACAATCAAGAGGATGGATTAGAAGAATATGCGGCAAATTACTTTCGCTGTGCTTGTCATCATAGTTGTAGTCCTGAAAATTTGTTTATAATTACTAATATACACAGTAACCAAAATATTTTAATTGGTTGCGATTGTGCTAAAAAAACAGGCTTTATTGAACCACAAAAAATTAAAAACACTTTGGATAAGCGCGATAACGATCCAAAATATATGCGCTTCATTGAAGATGCAAAAAGAAAAAATGAAATTAAACATATGACAATAATGCGTGAAGAACTTGCAAAAACTCATCTTGACATTGATACTGTCAAACAAACATATCAATATTACGGAGGTACACATGATGAACATCTTGAATATTTTAACATAGTAAATAAAGATAGCGATAATACTATTGAAGATTTAGTTGTAGAAGAATGTGACACATGTTGTCAAAAAGTTACAAAAAAAATATTATTATTGAATACAGACGAAGGACAAAGTTTATGTGTTTGTGTCAAATGCTGTAATATTTTAGAAAAATATCCTAAAAAATTACAAGGAATTAAAGGGTTTTGTGAGGATTGCGGCGAAAAACATCGTAATCGTTCAGACAATTACTGTAGTTTTTGTAGAAATAAAACTAACTGTATTACTTGTAGAAAACGTGATTTTTGTACAAATGAACATTGTCAAGATTGTTGTACAAAATATATATATTGCAGTAAATGTAATAGAGAAAAAGTTAAACAACGAGGACATAGATGTCAAAAATGCTTCTCTAAAACAAAAAAATGTAAATGCGGTGCTATTATATTTAATGAAAAATATAAAACTTGTTATGATTGTAAGAATACTCGTTATGCTTCTTCCATTTGGACCTAAAACAATAAAATAATTATATTAATTATATTAATTATATTAATTATATTAATTATATTAATTATATTAATTATATTAATTATATTAATTATATTAATTATAAAATTAACGCACATATTTACCAACTCTTGCAAAACTATCTACAATAAAAATAATAAAAACTCCCAAAAAAGAATATAAAACTACTTCTTCTGTAACATTACTTGTTTTTTGATCTTGCTGTTCTTCTAAAAGATTTATCATGTAATTCAGTTTTTCAATAAGTATTTGATTATTATCTGAAGGAGATAAAAAAGACTCATTACTAGAATTCGATGGATTTGGATAATAGGGTTTATTATTATCACTTCTATTTGTATAAGTAGGTACCAGTCGTCTGTAATATTCCTTCACTTGAGCATCATTCATAAAATTACTATCTAATTTTTGTAAATCCAATTCTTCTTCTTCTGCAGGAACAGGCGCTAAACCGTCTCCATCTGGATTTTTTGTTCGTTCAGAACCCATAGAAACTGGTTTAGGAGGAGGATTAAAAGGATTCATTGGTTGAAAATTTTCTGAATGTTTTGCGCTCACATAGTTACCATCATCATCATCATCTGGTAAACCATTATGAATAGATGCTAGTACTTTATTCACTTTAGCCGAATTAAATTCATAAGAAGATTGCTTATTTTTTTGCGTCGTATTATGGGTTCGTTTCTTCTTTGAGATAGCAGTGTCACTATAACTAGAATTATTATTTTCACTATAAATTGGTTCAGCGGTTATTGCTAAATTAGACATTCTCTTAATAAAAATTAAGATAATAATTATTTAAAAAACACTCTCAAAACCTAATTACTATATAAATTAGTTTTACTCCAAATAAATATATTTGTTTATTTTATATAATGAATATGAAGATGCGCGGAGTTTTAGGTTTATTTATTGGATTAATCATTATTCTACTTATTAATCCTTCAATGATTTATAATATTTATAACACTATTTTAGGTAAAATTATTTTACTCGCTATTTTGATATTTGTAACTATGAATAATGTTACACTAGGTTTGTTAGTTGCTTTATTAATTATTGTTGCTTCTAGAGAATTTGGTTCTGTCGTTGAAGGTATGGATAATGCTGACTCAGATATTTTAACACCAAAAACTATTGGAGTTGATGCTGATACTACATCTGTCGCTCCTGAAGATAAAATAAATGTTGTTACTGCCGATGCTAACAAAGAATTAATTAAAAGAAAAGTTCAACAAAGTGAAAATGATTCATCAAGTGGAGGCATTGATGTTGTAGATAGTAGTCTTAATGTGAGAGCAACTGATTCTAATAGTTTACCAACACCCAAATCTGCTTCTACAGAAAATGTTGCTCCTGCTACAGAAGGTACTTTAACTACTACTATGACAGAAGGATTTTGCAGCATGTGTGCTTCTTTTTAAACTTTCAATATAAAAACTATTTAAATGTAAATTATTTTTATATATAATGAAATTCATTACAAGCATATTGAATAGATTTATTAAACAAGAAAAAAAAGTATTGGGTAGATGGAATATTGATAAATGCGATAAAAAAATAAACAATACTGTTGATTTATCCAATGAAGATCATTGTGGACCATGTGGACAATACATATTGAATAAAACATACGATATTTCGCATGTGTATAAAAACATTAAACCTCGTAAATAGTTTTATCATTATTTAGTACATAATTTAATTTAATGTCAATAAAATTAAATTATTGTTAAATTATATGAATAAAATATATAAGACTTTTTTTATTATTTTTGTCATTTTATTTCTAATTTGGTTAGTTTATTCTAAACCCTCTAAAGAATCTTTTACACCTAAAATAAAACAATTTTATAGACCCTATATCAGACATTTTAATACTTATTACGAAAATTTTATAGGTAACTATGGACCAGATTTTGTTATTAATAAACTAAGAAAAATGAATATTTACTAAAGATTTTATATCTATTTAATATAACTATGTTTGATTTTCTATTCAATTCTTTGGCATTTGTAAACAACCATATTATGTTTCTTAATAACAGTAAATTTTTTGCTGGCGTCGTTATGATTTTATTAAATATTGGTTCTAAATTTATTGCTATACAGTTTAGTCGTTCTACTGAAGAATATCTTAAAATGAATGTCACTAAACAGTTGCTTATATTTGCAATGGCATGGATGGGTACAAGAGATATTTATATTGCTTTAATACTTACCGCTATTTTTACTATTTTATCAGATCATTTATTTAATGAGGAAAGTCCATATTGCTGTGTACCCAAAAAATTTAGAATATTATCTAAACTAATTGATGATAACAACGATGGAATTATTTCTGAACAAGAAATCAACAATGCTATTGCTGTTCTTGAAAAAGCAAAAAAAGAAAAACAAAAGCAATTACAGAGAAAAAATTTTGTTATGTTTGGAGAATATTTAGATAATGCTAATAAATCTTTTAATTAATTATTCGTATATTTTACCAACTTATTATAATTTAAAAATCTACGAATATTATAGATATGAGTACTAGAAGTAAAAATCCTAAATCATCTTTAAATACAACAAAAAAGGTAAGATTTGGAAAAGATGCAATAAAAAGATCATATGAAAGAGAAAGCAGTCCAATTTTATCTTTAAAGGCTCCTAGAACTGTAGAGACCAAAACTTATGATGGAAAGAGATCAAAAACAAAAAAAGAAACTGGTTCAAAAGAATTTTTAGGATTAGGAAAACAAGAAGTAGGTAATACGTCACAATTAGCACCCTCACAACTAGGTAATACTTCACAATTAGCACCCTCACAAGTAGATAGTACGTCACAAGTAGCAACATCACAAGTAGCACCACAAGAGAAAACGGCTGCAAATAAACCATTGGAACAAACTAACACACCAGAAACTAACACACCCGAAATAATGACAACTACTTCACCAGAAGATAATATAAAGAATAATACAGATATAACAAAGATTAAAGTACCAAATACTTTAATTATATATATAAAAACAAGGGTACCTAATCATCTTAAAATAAAATATGAACCTTACATGACAGTACCAACTAGCAGAAGTCATGTTGTATATTTTGATCCACTTGTAAAATATAGATGGCGTGCAATTAAAGATATACCTTATGGTGTCCCTAAAGATAACTTATTTACTCAGTTTTTTGAACCTAATCAATTTGACACTATGATTAACCGAACCCTTAGTAATTTATTTTATGCTCAAAAACCAATAAATTTATTGGAGGCAAAAGATAAGGGAATTATTACAAATAATATTAATTTAACTTTACAGACATTATTTAAAACAAATAATTTATTTTATATCAACAAAAAACCTTTTACTATTGTTGGAGCAAAATATAATAAAAGTGATTGGTCACTTGACAAAAAACCTATTGAAGAATTATTTGGAATACCTGGCATTAATAGTACAACTATACAACAAGAAGCCGATGAAGAATTAGCCGATATACCAGAATCAATACGTAGTGGAAATTTGGCTTCAATAAATTTGGCAAAAAATATGAACGCAAGCAATTTAGCATCCGGATTAAATAATATTAATGGAAATATTACTCCTGAACTACTGTCTCCAAAAAGAGCACACAAAAAACGCAAACTTTATAGTCTTAACTCTAGACTTGAGAGTTTATTTGAATCTTTAAAAGAAAATAAAGTTGTTAATGATGATGAACAAAATATTGACTTAGGTAAGGATCCCTTAACATTCACCATTTTATTATCTCCATCTATGATTGCTGAATATATTCAAACCAACCCTGAAAGTGATTTTGTCAAATATTACCAAGAATATACTTTTTCAAAAAGTACGTTAATAGCATCATACAATAAATTTAGCAATCTTGAATTGGAAATTGCTCAGGATGCTACTTATTATAAGGATAAAAGATTACTAAATAGAGATGTCTTGGATAAAATTAAAAAGGACGCAAAAGGTCCCATACTTTTAAATGAAGTTGTAAATTTTTTACAAAAGTCTTCCAATAAAACAAGTACAAGTTCTAATGTAAAAACTAAGTTTGACCGATATTCTGAATATAAGCAAACATTTGATAATATATTATATGATATTGTTACTTATACCAGTGACTATATTTCAAAAATTGTTGAATTAGCAAGTATTTTAAATGATATATACAAAGCACAACAAGACTATTTTGAAAAACAAAAAAAATTGTTAGTTTTTATTAAGAAAAATTACGCTACATTTTTTCCAAATATGATGGGATTAGATTTAGTATTTAGATGTATTAATTTGGATATTTATATATGTTCAAGTATAATTAAAAATAATCCATCTAATAAATATTCTGATTCTTTTTTTGAAAACTTTAATAATTTTACAATGTTTTATCAGAATTTAATTGATTACCAAAAAAAGGTATTTTACCATAAAGAAAATGGAAAACTTAGCATATCTAACTCTTTTTACATAGGACAAATGCAGAAATATATTAATAACCCTAGATTGATTTTAATGCAAGTTGAAATATACTACATATTCTATTACAGGGTAATGCTCTTTAGTTATTTTAATAATTATGATATTTGGCAAATGTACTATTATACAATTGAAAATGCAACTAACATTTTATTTTTAGAAACAACTAATTTATTAGAAGGTACACAAGTACTACTTACAGATTATAACAATCAATATGGTTCGGAATCAACGAAACAAATGTTTCAAAAAAACAAAATTGTTGGAATAAGTTATGAAAAACCTCCATCTCCTGGCATTTCTGGAGGAGCAGTTATGATTGGAGGTGCCGATCCAAATTTAAATGTAGATCAAGGCAACATTCTAGGTCAAAATAACGATGTTATTGTTAATCCGGATAATGCCAATTTACTATACACTGCTGGTGCTTCTTCAAGTAGCCCTACTTCTAGTACTACAACGGCTGGACCTGCTCCAAAACCTTCTTCTACAAGTGGTGATAATCCTGATGATGAACCAGATCCCATTAATTTACCTACTTCACAACTAATATTAGTTGATAACTATGGTAACAATGTTCTCTATTTTTTAAGAAAGAAAAAACCAAATGAAAAAACAACTATTTTAATTGATCAAATGCAAAAATACATAAGATTATTAGAAAACTACATTGAATTATATAATTTAATTATTTTATATACATATTTTTTAGAAGTTAGTTGTGTAAGACAAAGACGTTTATATGCTGCTGATGTAAATAGGTCAGAAGTTAATTCTAAGATGTCAAAATCCAAAGAAGATCTTTTAAGACAAATTAGAGAGACTATAAATTCAATACCATCATCAATACAAATAGAGGATATAGAATTTCCTGATATTTCTTTAGCAGATATTAGAATTACTGGTAGGCCTGTAAATATGGATGAGGCAGATTTAGATAGATTATTGGATATTGTTAAAAGGGGGATAAATGATAACAAAAATTATCAAAAATATACAGATGGACGCATTCAAAATATGAAAAATGCAATAAAAAAATTAAAAGCAAAATGTGAAGGTGTAGAGGATTTATTTCCAATAACTGAAGACACTAATTTTCTTACACAATGCGGAAAAATATTGGATGAAGTAAAAATTGATATTCCAGAATATACAGTTAGAAGTACATATTGGATTAAAAAAGAAATTTCAAATTATAATGAAACTCTATCTTTGAATGTTAATTCTCAAATGTTACTTTTGCAAAAACAGGCTGTTAATGATAGAATTATGAAAACAAAAGATACTACTTCTAGTGACTGGGTTATAAGTAATGTTAAAGGTGATGGTGATTGTTTTTTTGTTACGTTAGCAGATACTTTGAATGCACAACTTGACATGTTAAATGCGACAACAAATAATCCTTATACAGTTCCTCAGACTAGTGTTTTATTACCAGGACAACCTCCTATTAACAGATATACTGTAGAATCATTGAGAAGGTTGGTTGCTGATAATTTTACTCAAGAAAATTATATTAGATTATTGACTTTGATGGATATTCGTCAAGTTGATGAACAACGAGATAATCCTATTACTTTAGATGTAAGCGGTATACCCAATATTGATTTAGAAGATATTTACATAAATGATGATCCTTCTACTAATTATTATCAGTGGCTTGTATTAAATTATGATCCAGATACATACATGCCAAACGGATTCAAAACATTAGATGAAGTTAGACAAACAATTCAAGCAAAATGTAGGGATGATGATGGCAATTTAAGAAGATGTTTTTGGGCTGATCAAACTGCAATTTACATTATTGAAAATGTACTTAAAATTAAAATAATACCAATAACATTAAAAGACATAAATATTAATACATTTTATGTAGGGGATAGGATAAGATTAGAAGATAATGGTATGAAAATTTATAAGAACAATGATGATAAACTACCAAAAGTGGAACAAATTATAGTTGGAATTGATGAATTAACGTCACCTGTGGAAATAACATATTACTTAATAGATGATACTGGAACTCAGGGTACATTAACTGTAAAAAAACGTAAAAATATATTTAATTATATTGACCATGAAAGTGTAATAACAATTGATTTTCTCAATACATATGCACAAGATCCTCCAATTGATTTTGATGACTACATATTTATGTTTTATGATAAGGATAACCATTATGATATTGTAATGAATCTAGGTACAAAAAAATACGTTTATAAATTTGATGAAATACCTGAGTATATATTATATTCTATATACAATAAATATTATAGATTTAATTCATCACTTGAAGCACGAGACAACAATTCTTTTTCAAAGATACCAAAATTTCTTGATAAATTTCTTAAATTTCAAGAAGAATATACAAAATATGAAACTGAAAATGCTGATAAAGATATACACAGAATTCCATTGGTTTATGGAGGTAAAAATGCTAGTGAAAAATATTCAGAATTTAAGCCTTATAGTTACTATACGCCTGGTGCAGATCGCGTATATGGGTTACCTCCAAGTGGATATCCTGGCATGGGATATCCTGGCATGGGATATCCTGGCATGAATTATCCTGGCATGGGTTATCCTGGCATGGGTTATCCTGGCATGGGTTATCCTGGCATGGGACCACCTTATTCACGTAAATATGCATCACCCTATAGATCATTACCTTATAGTAAATCACCTTACAGTGATAATAGTGGCTATAAGTATAGTATTAAAGAGATGAAGTCAAAGTTGTCTTTTTATATAGAAATAGAACTTGAAGTTTATCCTGGAAAATCAGCAAATATATTTCAAAAATCGGTAATAAGATGTCAAAGTACATATGAGCGAATAAGAGAAGCCTATGCAGAAATATTTGGATTAACATATGCTCCTTTAGAAATGAGAGAAAATGCTGCTTATATATATTCCTCAAATAAAGGTACAAAAAAAACTAGCAAAAATATCAAAACAAATAATAGTGATAATCAGAAAACAATGAAAAGACGCTAATAAAAATACTGTAAAATGAAATAAGTATTTTATAAAAAATTGAATAATAAAATTTCAATAATAATATTTTATTATTCATAAAACATGTTGTTAATTAAATTAGACAATCTTATAGAAGGAACCATACTCAAAAGGCCTTCGGCTTTTATTAAATCGCCATATGTGGCAGATATTCAGTGTTCAAATACAGATGAGATCTATCTAGGCCACACTGCTTCACTCGGATGCTGCGGATTAGCAGAAGTAAACTCAAGTGTCTTGATTTCTGAGAATAAGGAATCCAAGACAAAACCAAAGAATCAAGCAGGACTAAAGTGTACTCATACTGTGTTTTTGTCTGTAGTAAAACATGGAACAAACGAGAATATTATAGGAATTCATCCTAAACTTGCAGAACAATTAGTTGAATCAGCATTAACAAAAAATTGTTTATCAAGTCTTTTAAATATTAAAAAATTTCGCAAAGAAACAACGATTTTCATAAAGGACAAAGTAGATTCTCGTTTTGATTTTACAGGTATTGACAGTAATGGCATTCCATTTATTATGGAAGTAAAAAATGTACCTCTAGCAGATTATGAAGATTTGGATAAAAAAGACAGAGGCAAGCATGATTTTAGCGACAGAGATTATAATTCAAAAGTAGCCTATTTTCCAGATGGATATAGAAAAAAATCCGAAGATACTGTTAGTCCAAGAGCATTAAAACATATTCGTGAGTTAACACTTATAAAAACATCTGATCCAAAAATTAGATGTATAATGTGTTATGTTATTCAAAGGATAGACGTAAATAGATTCCAACCATCTATAGTAGATCCACAATATAGAGAGGCATTCAAAACTGCTTTTAAGGTAGGTGTAGAAATAATAACATTGGTTGTTAGTTGGAACAAAAAAGGGGAAGCATATTTTGTAAGAGATAATTTACCTATTGTACATGATGATATATAATTATTTCAAATTACATATTAAAAGGATTTTTTATGTATATTTAAATGAATACAGTTAATATAAATACGGACAAACCAATAAAAAACGAAGATTTATCAGATAAAAGTTCTACAAAAGCAGAAACTAGTCAAATAGATTTAATTTTGTATAGATTAAATGAAATAACGATACAATTACAAGAAATTAAACATGATATTAATGTCTTGAAAAGAAATCAAAATATAAGTGTACAACCAACTATTTCTCCATTTTCTATACCGCCTCCACCTTCCTGTATATATCCTCCTCCTCCTTCAAGATTCAATCATTTTCCTAATCAATTCCCAGATTATTTACATCATCATCGACCATATTATCAACAAAATCAAGGTCTATAATTAATTTATAATTTGTTGAACATTTTTATCAATACTTTCAATAATTGTTTCTAGTGATTTTACATTGGCTTCTGCATTTTCATCACTAGATAAAAATGTTGTTAGATTTAATATAACTTTTATTTTTTCCGGAGTCCATAATTTAGATAAACTTGTTATAAGTTCTTGGGTATATAATGGAGTCATTCCATCTTTTCTAAATAATACATCAATGAATTTATTTTCTTCTAAACTAACAAAATAATTTGAAATAATTGCAAAAAAATAATTAAAACAAAGTCTCATTATAGAGCAATGTTTGTACGTTTCAATTAATTTTGATATTCCATTTTGCGCACATTGAAATAATTCTTTAATTTTAGGATGAGTCTTTACACTTTCCTTTGTTAAATATATTTTACATGCTAATTCTATTGGATTATATAAAAATTGTATATCGGTTTTATTAGTTTTTAAAACATATCTACAGACTGCTTGAAACATACCAGGTTCTTGTAAGTAAATTATATTTCTATCAATATATATTTTGGTACCTACTGGTTTATTACTTATTATTGCTAATTTAATTATCACAGACAAAGGATCCAAAATATATAAATTGAAATCTATTGTTTTATTATCTGGAAGTGTATTGTTAATAAAATCCATAATAATAATGGTTAAATTATATTTAAATATTTAAATTAAAACATAAGCGATAACACCGTTTCTATAAAAAACCTATCTTCTTCTGATATTTTTGTATATTCACCACTTGTATTTATAAAAAATATTTTTAAATTTTCATTTGTATTTGTTATTGCCTTTATAACTGGATTTATATAAGATTTTCTTATTTTTGGGTTTGAATTAACTGCATACCAACGAATGAAAAAATGATTTAATGTTTGGGAATGATGATGCATTTGAGATGATTGAGATTGTGAATAATATAAAAATACACATAATAGTATTATATTCAATGTATAGTTCATTATATTTATAAATGGATTATTTTTATATTATTTTGGACTATTCATAAATTCTAAAACCAATTCTTCTGGTATATTATTAAAGTCAATAATTTTACTGTTTAATTCATATTGTTTTCTAAAATCAGGCGATTCATTTAATTTTTTTTCTAATAATTCTCTGTTTTCAAAATATTTTAATGCTGTTTTTGGACCACATTTTGGAAATACAGATGGTATATTATCACTTATGTCGCCTGTCAATATTTTGCAAAATAAATCACATTCTGGATTTCCTGTACAACTTTTTTGTTCTGTTAATTGTTTAAACGCTAAATTGTATAAATGTACACGATCACAAGCCAATTGTAAATAATCTTTATCAGAAGTAATCACATAAACTGTGCATTCTGGAAAATATTCAAGAATATGTTTTATTGATAACGCAATACAATCATCTGCCTCTAATTTAGGATGTTTTAGGATTGAACTAACACCACCTTTTACAAAAAGTTCTTCCTCATACGCCATTTGAAAGAACGGTCCACCCATAAATCCATTTTCGGGATTATTCAATCTGTTTGCCTTGTATTGAGAGAAATATTCGTTTCTCCATATATTTGCACGCTTACAATCTTTTCCCACAATCATTATCGGATTTATTTTTTTATCTAGATTTAACCCTTTTGGAATTTTTTGTACATTTTCAACAAATGTCTTTTTAAATTTATCTACAAATTCTTTATTCTGATAAGGATCTTTTAAGACATCCTGCTGCTCAGGATAAGCATTTTTCCACCATGTTAATAATGAATGATAACGATAGAAGCAAAAGTAACTGCCATCAATAAAGATAAATATCGGTTTAGGTGTCATTTGATTTTTGTAAATATCTATGATCATAAGTATAATAGTTTAGTTTTATTTAATTACTTTCAATTTTTTATTAATAAATTAATATTTATTTATTAATAAAAAATATAAATATATCATATATGGCTAATAATCCGAGATATTTATTACCTGGTATAAATGGAGAAACGACTGATCCATCTTACAATATATTAACAAATGGTAAAGTAAATATTGGTTCTAATAAGAATTCTATAATAACATCTGCTTCTAACACTATTTTAGGTTCATGTGTTTTGGGGGTCGGAAGTTCAACAACTACTGCTGATACAACTAATACTAACGTATATGGAATATATTATAGTGATGCTGTATCTGCTACCCGTATAGCAAATGGTACGACTGCTTTACAACCCTCTGGAAAAGCAGGTTATATAAGATATAATAGTACACAAAATTATATTGAATACTATAACGCAAATCCTACAGTGTTAGCATGGTTACCTGTATCAGTACCACAACCTATTATTAGTAGTTTTACACCATCTTATATATCTGCCGGTGCTGGTACTTCAAATGTGTATACCGTAATTGGGGCAAATTTTGATAGTAGCGCAACCGCAAGTTTTAAAGGGGTTACAACTAACACAATTTATGCTTCTTATTCAACAGCATATGTATCTACTACACAATTGACTGTCACGGCAACAGTAACAATGTCAAATACTACTACTGAAGGAACTGAACCGGGGGGGTTTTATTTAATAGTTACTAATGCTAATACAGGGGCAAATATTACTTCCGTTTCAACAATTAGTTGGAATGCTGAACCATATTGGATTACTGCAGCAGGTACCAATATGGGAACAGGTATCTCTGCGATTACTTATACGACAGGAACTACACCATTCACTGCTCTTTCTGGAGCCGATGCAAATTATCCGCCAGTTACTTATTATTATACTAGTGGAGGTGGACCGGCTGGTGCAGGTTCGATAGTCTTAGATTCTACAACCGGAAAATTATATGGAACATCTCCAACTGTAACAACTGTTACAAATTATACTTTTACGGCAGAATTAAAGGATAGTCAAACCGTTCCTGCTGTATCTTTACCAAGAAGTTTTGGTTTTACTATTAGTCCAATTCAAGTAACTGTTACCAATCCTTCAAGTGTTACTACAGTCTATAATTTCTTCTCTAGTTCTCCTATAAGTTTTCCTATAGGAACATCTGGAACATATACATTAAGTGTAAATACCGCTGTATCGGGAAACTTTTTATTAGTTGGTGGAAATGGAGCAGGCGGTAACAGTACTTATTCACAAGGAGGAGGAGGAGCACCAATATTTGGACGTGTCTCTCTTGTTTCAGGTATAACTTATAGTTTAGTAGTTGGTGGTGGTGGAAATTGGATGAATGCTTCCACAAATCAAGGTCCTGCTGTTGCCGGAGGAGGTGGTCTTGCAGGAACACTAGGATATGGAGGTCAAGGTGGTGGTTATACAGGATTGTTTTCATCTAGCGTTAGTGGTGCAAATTCTATTTTAGTTGCTGGAGGCGGAGGAGGAGGGGCTTGGGAAGCAAAATCATACACTACGGATAACGGGACTATAATTTGGGGTGCAAATGGCGGCAGTGGCGGATATAATGGAGGAGCAGGAATTGCTGGTGCAGAAGCAGGAGGTGGAGGTGGTACACAATCCGCGGGCGGATCTTCGTCAGGAGGTGGAGGTGGTTATACAGGTACAGGTTCGCTATTAAAAGGTGGAGATTGTGGTACATCTGGAGACGCTGGTGGTGGAGGTGGTGGAGGTGGTGGATACTATGGAGGTGGTGCTGGTACAGGATCAAATCCTGGTTCATCAGGAGGAGGAGGTTCATCATATTCAAGTCCATCTGTTACTACTGTATCATTTACTGAAGGGGTAGCGAGTACTAATGCTAATACAAATGGTACAACTGGTTACGCAACTTTATATTGGAGTCCTACAACTGCTGTCACGTTAACATACGTTAGTGGTACTGCTTTGCCTTCACCAACTACAGCAGCAGGAACAAACATTTATTCATTTACTGCTCCATCAAATGTAACAACAACATATACATTTTCCATAAATGTAAGTTTGCCAATGGTTTATTTGTGTTTGGCTGGAGGTGGTGGTGGAGGATATAATGGTGGAGGTGGTGGTGGTGGCGGAGGAATGTTAACTGGAGTGGTTGTAACAAATTCAGCAAATCAAATAACTGTAACTGTAGGTAAAGGAGGAGCAGGGGCTACAGGTAGTCCTAGTGTAGTAGGTAGTAGTGGTGACAACTCAATAATATCAAGTAGCGGGTTTTCAACAGTTACAGCAATCGGTGGAGGGGGTGGAGCAGGTAATGGAGGAAATGGTACTTCTGGTGGATCTGGTGGAGGGGGTGGAAGCGGTGGTGGTGTCCCTGGTGATTATAGCAGAAACGGTGCTGCTTCTTCATCTCAGCCACAAGGATTTGCAGGGGGATATGGTAATCATATAAGTGGGTGGACACTTGGTGGTGGTGGTGGTGGTGGAGCAAGTGCGCCTGGTGGCAATATGACATTGAATTTTAATCCAATAACAAATAATGCTGGTGCAGGAGGAGCAGGACGTTTTAGTTGGATAACAGGTTCAGCAGTTCAATATGGTGGTGGTGGTGGTGGTGCAATTAATGACAATACAGGTGGTGGTTCACTAGGTGGTGGTACAGCAGGAGCAGGTGGTGCTGGTGGAGGAGGAAAAGGATATACTAGTAGTGGTAATATTAATGTCGCTGGAACAGATAATCTTGGAGGTGGTGGAGGTGGTGGGTCTCATCCCCAAGTAAACAATGGTGCAAGAGGAGGTTCAGGATTAGTAGTATTAAGATTTGCATCTAGTTGGTAATATTAAATTTTAGACTTTTAATAATTCAAAATTTAATATCTCTAATAAATTTAAGAGTTTTTTTATGCATTGATTTCATTAAAATTCCAAAAATAGGTTCTAAAAATTCAGGAATACCCACTTGAGGGTCAAAATATATTTGCTGTGTAATATTTATTTTATGTGGTGTTTCTAACTTAAAATCATATAATATATCACTAATTGGTAACAATGATGCATTAGAACAATTGTTAATTTTTTCTCCATATTTTGAATTAACTTTTAAAATAAATAATGTACCATTTTGATATTCTTCTTTTTTAATATCAAAACTAACATATCTTTGTTTAAGTCCAAGTTCTTTAAAAAGGTGTTTTACGAGTAGAAAAACTTGTGCTTCACTATCATTCAAAATGTCTAAATGTACTTTTTCAAACTTATCTATATTAGTTTGGTACATTAAAGAAATAAGATTAAAATTAATAATTTTATTCATGTAAATATTTTGATTTTCAACGGATGATGTTAATTTATAAATGTTAGGTGATATTCTAACTAACAAGAAGTTCTTCCCTTCAGCAATTTTTTTTTCATAGTATTCCATTTATAAAAACTATCTATATTTAAAACATGGTTTTATCGCGAATTTTATGCTGTAAATTATTTTTTTGTTGTTCTGACGAAGAATGATAACAAAATATGTTGATGAAAATATGTAGTTTAGTGTCAGTAACAAGTTTTACCCAAAAGTTTTTTCGAAAAATCAATTTTGGACATTTTTAAAAATGTCCAATTTCGAAAACCTGAAAAAAGTTTCGAAAAAACATGTTTTTGCAAGTGGTTGTGAGCATAATGGTCTGTTTCTCCAAAAAAATAATTTTAAAAGTGTTATGATAAATTTTTTTGTGAAAAATACTTAGACACTATTTTGTTGACAAATAGTATAGTGAATGGCAACGGATTTTAGTGAAAATAGTGAAGACCATAAGAATTTTTATTTCTGTAATTTTTGTGACTATAAATGCTCAAAGAAGCAACATTTAAAACAGCATTTTTTTTCTCAGAAACACAAAAATCGGATTTTCAACAATGTTGAAAATAGTGTCAACATTGGCAACGACACGATAAATAAATATTTTCCATGTACATGTGGAAAAACGTATTCAGATAGATCAGGTTTATGGAAACATAAAAAGAAATGCAAAAATTATGATGACAATTTGGATGATGATGATGAAAAAACCACATTAACACAGATAGTAAATGGTATTACACCTGAACTAGTAATGAAATTAATTGATCAAAATAAAGAATTACAACAAACACTTATACAACAAAATAAAACTATAATGGAACTATCTAAAAATGGCAGAAACAATTATAGTAACAACAACAATTCTAATAACAATACATTTAATCTTCAATTCTTTCTTAATGAAACATGTAAAGATGCTATTAATTTATCGGAGTTTGTTAATCAAATTCAAATATCTTTAATTGATCTTGAAGAAACAGGACGACTAGGATACGCAGAAGGAATAAGTCAAGTCTTTATAAAAAATTTAAATGAAATAGATTATAATAAACGTCCAATTCATTGTAGTGATTTAAAAAGAGAAACATTATATATCAAAGAAGCAAACAAATGGGAAAAAGATAATGATGACAAATTTTTATTAACAAATGCGATTAAAAGTGTAGCGCATAAAAATATTAAACAAATTTCAGAATGGCAAAAAACAAATCCGAAGTTTTCAGATCCGGCTTCAAAACAAAACGACAAGTACCAAAAAATTGTTAGTAATTCCATGTCAGGATCAACTAAAGAAGAATCCACTAAAAATTATGAAAAAATTATAAAAAATATAGCAAAGGAAGTAATAATTCAGAAGTAAAAATATTAATAGAGTGCATCTTTGTACATTTTAAGTATTTTATCTTTTTGTTCTTCATAATTTACTATTGGTTTAGGATATCCAATTTGCTTATATTTAACCCATTCAGTATCCCATTTTAAAATATCTTTTTCGGGTACATCTTTTAACTGTGGTATCCATTCTTTTATATATTCACAATCTGGATCATATTCTTCAGTTTGACGCCATGGATTAAAAATTCTAAAATAAGGTTGTGAGTCGGCACCTGAACCAGCAACCCATTGCCAATTTCCATTATTACTAGCAGGATCATAGTCGGTTAAATGTTGTGCAAAATATTTTTCTCCTTCTTCCCATGAAATTAAAAGAGTTTTAACTAGAAAACTAGAAACTATTAAACGCGCACGATTATGCATATATCCTGTTTGATTCAATTGATTCATAGCAGCATCAACTACAGGAAAGCCAGTCTCACCTTTACACCATTTTTTAAACCAATTATTATTATGATGCCATTTAATCTTATTGTATTTTGGTTTCATTGCTTTTCCTAAAACATGCGGAAACGAATATAGAATATTAGCGTAAAAATCTCTCCAAAATAATTGCCTGATAAAATCATTCTTAGTACGAAATGCCTTATATACTTCTCTTATACTAACACATCCAAACTTAATGTATGCACTTAATTGTGATGTAGATTTACTTAGATCATTATGAGTTTTTGAGTAATGACTAATATTTTTTGCTGCTATTTTCATTTGTTTAATGGCTTCCATTCGGCCTCCATGTACCAATATATTTGTATTTATAGTTGTGAAATTTTTGAGAGCATTTACAAGCGAAATTTTATTAGGCAGTTGTTTAGAAGTAGAAGCAAAACGTATTTTTCTAGAAGAAGATGGTGGATCAACTTTTTTTCTTAAAGATGCTTCATAAAATGGTGTGAATTTTTGATAAGGTGTTCCTGCTCCGCTGACAATTGTTCCTGGTGGATGTAAATAATAATCATGACCAAAATCAAATGCTATTTTTTTAGAATCACATAAATGTATGATACCTAGTTCTCGTTGAATAGCATATGGTGTGTAGTCAGCATTGAAACAAACAAAATCAATTTCCAAAGCATTTATCAATATACTAACAATATTTTGATTATGACCATAAAAACACAGTAATTCTCCACCCTGTTTTCTTATTTGAGAAGATAAATCCTGAAGAGATTCAATCATAAATTGTACGGCATTATCGGATTTAAATTTATTAGAAGAACCAACTTGCTCGGGAGTAAAAATAAAAACAGGATAAATTCTTTTACATTTCGCATTTGCCAAATTTAACCCTATATTATCAATAATTCTAAAATCACGTCTAAATATGAATAAACCATTTTCATATTGCATTGTATATTATATTATTATAAAACATATTAATAATAATATCTTTTTTACTTACAAAATTGATAGTAACAATTAGCATTTCATAATTAAATATAAAAATATCCAAATATACACAATTTATTTATTGCTCCTACTTCTATTTCTACTTCTAGTTTTACTTCTACTTTTAACTCTATTTCTAGTACGAGAAATAAATATTGTATTTTTTTTTGTTTTTCTACATTTGAATTTTTCATCTCTCTTGTAACCCTCTTTACATTTTTTAACACATCTTTTAATTAGATGATTAAATTCTTTATCTTTTGGACATAATACTTGAATTTCTAAAGCATCTTTTTCTGCTATTTCTTCTATCTCAGGATCTAATTTTTTACTAATAGATTCATCCTTTCTTGAGTATTCCATAATTTCCTTTGGTATAGGTAATCTATTTACCACATTATGATCTCTAAAACTTTTTTTAAGTCTTGTTAGTACACCTATTTCTAAAAGAATGTTTTCATATTCATCTATAAGCGAATCTATATCAATTATTCTATTATGTGGATTAAAATTATACATTTTTTGAAAAAAACCAGTTAGTCGGGTATAGTCTTCTAATGAAACAGCATTATGTCGTTTGAAGCAATTCAAAATATATTGCATAGAAAATCCAAACCCAAATATATCAATAGAATCTGTAATAAAGTCTAATACTTTATTGTATGGATTAGTATCAATCATTTGATTAAACCCATCAAAAAAAGAATCAATATATCCATACTTTGTAGAAGCATCAGGATTATCTCCATCCGGATCTAAATATGAAAATAAAATATTATATGCTCTAGGTTTATTAATAGGTAAATCTAATGTATTAATTTCAGAATTAATGACAATTAAATCGGCCAATTCCTTTTTGAAAGTTGTTCTAGTCTGAGGAGTACTTTTGTAATATTCATCATACATATCTTTATTCATAAATCCAGTATCAAATGGATAAGACCAATGAAAAATACCAAGTTTATTTTTATTTTTTTTAGAGGAAGATATAATTTGCTCTTTTGTTCTCATTAATCCAAAATCAATAAATTTTAATTTTCCAGTTTTTGTGTTGAATAATATATTTTGGGGTTTTAAATCATAGTGAACAATACCATTCAGTTTAAAAAACCTAACTCCTTTTAATAAATGATGAACTTCAAGCCAAAATTTGTCAAATTTGGTTTCTTTTTTTGTCTTTAAATATGTCTCCAAATATTTTAAGCATAATATTTTTAAATCAGGTCCTCCAAATTTTAAAACTAATAAACTGTAATCATTAGGATTCATAATAACGTCTGAAACATTTATATTTTTACAATTCTTAATATCTTCTACTGTATTTTTATCTAATTTTGGTTTACAAATTTTAGGTGTCCCTAAATGATATTCATCGTATTTATCAATTTTACCAATAGTAACAAATTCTTTTAGTTCTTTTTCTGCATTACTTGTTTTCATAATTTTAGAAACATAATCGTTGTAGTTAAAATGGGGTTCAGGAATATGTTTGCACTCAATACTTGGTTTATGTACACATCCATATGCGCCTTCACCAATAATTATTTTTTTGTTATTTTGTGTTTGTAAAGATGGTTGCATAAGAGAAGTTGTTAATTTTATCATCTATATATTATACCTATAAAAATTGATTTAATCAAAATTATGGTTTAATAAATAGAATATAATATATTAATTAAACCATAATCTTACACCTGTTTATATGTGTTTTTTTGTTTTTATATTTTTATTTCTTTTTTTGATTTTGTAATGTTTTTTGGTAGATGTTTTGATACCACGATGTATTTTGTTAGTACTGAATATAATATTATTAATAAATTTTTGTATATGTTTGAAGAATTTCTTTTTTGCTGGTGAGGAAGGAAGAAAAGGTGTATGATCTCCGCCTTCATTACCTTTGATTAATAATAATTTTGATAAATGATTATTTTTAACTTGATCATAAATCCATATTTGCGTTTCACTAGGTACTATACTCCCTAAACCGGCATATATAAATATAGGAATTTGGTGTTTTACGAAAATTGTATTAACCATATAAGTATAATCTGCTGCCATAGCATCTTTAAATGCTAATGCTAATACATTTCCATTAATATTATTAGTATATCTCATCCATTCATTTAGTTGATTCTCTGTAGAAGCAAAACCAGGAACAGTAAATTGTTTTAAAAGTGCAGATTTAATAAGATAGTAACCTTTTGTAGAGGAAAATGTTTCATATTCATTAATCCATTTTTCAACTGTGTTCCAAGAAAACGTTGGTATATGTGGATATGTAGTATCAGCAGCATATTTTTGCGGCATATTGATTAATGATTCTTCAATTTGAATAAATCCTGAAATATTTTTGTGAGAATATGTGTTTAAAAAATTATATCCAACTAACACACCATAAGAATGTCCTAATAAGAATGTTTTTTTATTATATAACTTTAGTATTTTAAATAAATTAAACATATCAGTTGTCATCGTATCTATATTAATTCCTTTATATATATTCAAATTTGTATCAAATGAAGATAATCCAAAACCTCTCCAATCAATTGCTACAATCGCTGTACTGGAATTATGTAAATAAAAAAACCATTCTATAAATGGTATAGCAAATCCAGTAAGTCCAGGACAAATAAAAATACATGTTTTACATTTTGTATCTAGTATATTTTTAGTGGCAACATAACCAATTTTAGTTGAATATTTTGAAATAAAAGAACTAACAAAACACTGATTTTGAATAATATTAGATGAAAAATAAGTTGGATCGTTCATTTATATAAGTAAATAAAATTAAAATATGATTTCGGGAGCAATTCTAATACGTGCATTATGTTTATTAATAGCCATTAAATGAAAACTGCGATGTTCACAATCAACTTTAGCCGCTTTTCCCTCTAAATATAATTTACTTTTAGATGCTTGTTCAGTGGCTGTTAATAAATGTTTAGGAAGTAAATCTAAACGAACAGTAGGATCATAAAATCCATCAATAAATTTGTTAGTTCGGTAAATACCAAATCCATTAAAAGCAGATAAACAAGGTATCAAAGTTTTGGGTGGTGTTTCTTCAATAATTTTTTTAATAAACTCGCCCCATTGTTTCCAATTTTTGAAATGCATACAACTAAAGCAATATGGATATTTAGATAAAGCCCATAAATCGTAATATGGTTCTTTATTGAAGGTGATAGCATCCCATTCGGTATTAATTTTTAAATAATATAATATATATTCTAACCGTACAGGTTCAATATTTACTTCATCACAGTCAATCATAATAAAATATTCATAATCAGAGAATTGATTTCGTATTATATCTAGACAAGCATTACGTGCTTTTGCAATATTATGTACTCTAAAATTAGTTAAAGGTTCGTTACCGGTATGTAAAATAAACTTCTCAGGATTATTATTTTGATAATTTATTAAAAAACTATAAGAATTATCCTGAGATTTATCATATGAAATGATAATTTTATAATCTTGAAATATTTTTCCAATAGTCTCTATATTTTGAAATACTTTTTCAAGATATGGTGCACAATCTTTAACTGTTCCGCAGATGCAACATTTAGCATTAATCATAATATATATAAAATATATTATTATTACGTGTAGTGACGAGTTTCTAAATATCTAAACTCACAGTATTTTTATCAGATTTTTGTCTTCTGCGAGTTCTCTTCGGAATGTTTGCATCAGTTTGAATATTTTTTAAGTCTTCTATACTGATTGTACTGTTATTGTTATCTAGATTAACTTCAATTGGTGAATCTTGTTGTTGTCTAGTAAAAGATGATTCTGCAACATTAATAGTTTTGGTCTTTAATCCCGAAAGTATATCTGAGATATCACTAGGTCCTTTCATATCAGGTCTACGCGCGCTTCTTTGAGAAGGTTGTGGTGGTTCAAATCCAGGTACTCCTAAATTATTTTCTCTGACACTAATGCCATCATCATAAGAAGCCCCTGGAGCAAATGTTCCTCTAGCCATAGATACATCAGCACGTCCCATATTCATGCCTCCAAGATTATTACCTCCTCTATTTGGTGGAGGTGCCATTCCATTAGGTCCTTGAGTTGCCATGGGTGGTGGTGGTCCCCTTCCGGAAGGTACTTGTGGTTCTGGATTCATTAATCCACTCATAAAACCAGAGAATCCTGGATTGGATCCGGCCATAGAATTCACTGCTGCGGTTTGAAATTGTCTCATAAGATCTGGATTTTGACGCAATATATCGTCCATACCGGGCATAGCACTCTTAAACATAGTGTTAGTCATATGTACCATCATAGCACTTCCTCCAAGTTGAAATAACAACTTAAGTTCAGGTGCCATAGATGCTTTGCTCTTATATTTATCATACAATTCTCCAAATATTTCGTCGTAATCAGTAATATTCTCGTTAATTTGATCTCCCCAACCATCAATCTTAATATCAAAAGGGTCAAATCTATTATTTAAAAATTCAATGCCATTAATAATAGCCATCATCATATTTCCTTGAAATTTGATAGAATTTTGTTTAGATTTTTCTTCCATGATCATCTCATATTCTCCTTGCATTTCGGCTAAATTAGAATCCATATTGTACTTTTTTGTTAGTTCAACCCCTTTTTTTTCAAGCGCTTCTAACTTTCTTAAATATTTAAATTTTTCTCTTAACATTTCTTCTTTAGATAGTTTAGGTTCAGAAGATGAACGTTGATCAGGATTAATCGGTATATTGTTGAATTTTCCGTATCCATCCCATGTTTTTGTATCAGCGGATGTATTAGATGTTGCTTGTCCTAAATTATTAGAATCCATAACTCTAATAGAAGGTGTATCATCAAATCTAACAGATGGTCTATCATCGTAGTCAGTTTTGATACCAAATAATCCAGACTCAAAATTATTAGTCATAGGTGCTGTATCTTTTGCTAAGTCATTCAATTCATTTTCTAAATTATTTAAATCTTCAATGTCGATGTCACTAGTAGCATTATGATTGTCTATTTTTTTTTCATTCATTAAGAGTTCAATTCCTCCACCAAAATTTGTACTTTTATTTTTATTCCAATTTCCATCTAAATTTTCAAATTCCATAGAAATATCAATTATATCGTTGTCCATATTATGAATTAATTAGAACATATAATTCTAAGTAATACGAATTTCAAAATATATATTTAATTTTTAATTTAATTCTAAAGTTTATATTTTATGTACCACATTCCTTGTAAAAAACAATCTGATAAGTCGTCTTTCTTTGAATGTTTTTGAAAGAAATCTTCCCACTGGTTAAATCTGTAATCATTTGTTATATAATTTTTACAAACTTCAATACCTAATTTTTTTCTTTGTTTATAATCTATTTTTTCTTTATCCTGTATAAAATCCTTAAGTTTGTTAGTTGCACTTATAAAATCAATGTTAATATTATTATTTTTCATAATAAAGTACTGAGATAACATTCCTTGAATGGTTTTCATTTTATTAGCAATTGGTCCGATTTGATTCTCAATAATAATAGAATCTACATGTTCATCAGCAAATATTTCATCAAATTTATGTTGAATATTTTTGCCAATTGTCACTAAATTGACTTTAGTTGCGTTAGGTTTATTGATTAATGTAAAACAATTTGTATTAATAAATTCTGTAATTAAATGTATTAGGTTTGTTTTTTTTGGAGGCTTATCGTAATTAATTTTATATTTATCTGCGATTTCAATTAAAGATTGTATTTTTTGTTTATTAATAAATGTTGGGTTTAGTTCTGATGTTGGATGAATATAATTATGTTTTTTAGAATGTTTTAAACAGTAACATTTTCCGTCCTTCATAAATTTTGCAGGTTTATTACATAATCCATTTTTATCCACATCAATACATTTTTTTTCTGAAATTTCCGTTAAGTCAATATTATCCCACTTAACTATTCTTAATTGTTCATGGGTTTCAAAAAGACAAAAAGAAAGATTTTTTATTCCAACATCTATACTAAGTAACTTCATTTATAATACTAAATTATTAAAAGTTAATATTATATTGTTTTATTATTAATTAAAAATTTGTTTGAATAGTAGGCGCTACCATCTTTGCGTTTAATTGTTGACGTGTCATATAATCTCGTTTAAGATCACTATTATTTAATCCAAATGCTGGACTACTAGTATCATGTATGGAATTGAAATTGTACGGAACATTTGAACTGGGTGTAGTGTTTAATACTGCAGATGGATTATTACCAGATGCATAAAAAGATTCAACAGTGTTATATTTCATAATTTTATTAGCATTATTTTGTAGATATTGTCTGTACTTCCAGTTAGAAGTAATTCCTTCCTGAGACTGAATTTTATCATTAACGACAGATTCTGGTTGCCAAGAACTATAATTTCTGCCATCGCTCATAAGAGGTGGTAAAGTGAAGTATGTATTATTAGAGCCTGTAAATTGAGATGTCCAACTCATTTATACTAACAATAGATAAAAATTATTCAATCCCAAGCAATTTTAGTATCTCATTTTTTTTTAATTTAGAAGCGTCAGATATTAACCCTTTTTCTATAACTACTTCTCTTAATTTATTTAACGATAATTTTTTATATTCATGTTTATTTTTATTTTCGTCTGTATTAGTTTCATCAATGAGTAAAATATTTTTATTTGATTCAGTGATTTCTTCGTAATCTTCTTCTAAAATATCGTTATTATGTGATGATAAATTTCCTAAATCTGAAATATGAATAGTCTTTATTTCCTCTTTCAAATGAGTGTTATTTGAATCTGCAATTTCGTCATTTAAATTTAATTCTTCAATATTAAAATCTTCAATATGTGGTACTTCTACTTCCTCAGGAATTAAATCAATATTTAAAAGTTTTATTTGGGTATCTTCTTCAACATTGTCTTCATCAACATCATCAACATCAACATCATCATCATCATCATCATCTTCGTCATCTTCAACATTTTCATTGTCTTCATCATCATCATCTGTAGAATTATTAACGGTACTAGCATTTGTGTATTCTTCTTCGTCTTCATCTTCATCATCGGAAACATTTATTAAATCTTTGTTAATTCCCCCTTCTTGCTTAATTGTATTTTCAAATTCATTGTCTTTTGAATTAGAAGAATTTTTAATATCAGTTAATCTGCTTCTAAAGAATCGTAGTTCATCAGCCATAGCAGTAATAACTCCTAACATAGAATTTAATTTATGATCTTGTTCTGCCATTCTATAACTAACATATGCAAAAATCCCTCCAATTAATATAACAATAATTGCAATACTAAATAAAAATGATGTACTAAATAAATCGGATATTGCCATTCTTAAAAATGATTTATATATTATAATCTTTTTTAAAACGAATTATTTAATTTTTAATTTTTATGTTTTTTATTTCGTTTTTTATTTCTTCTCTTAGTACCTCTAGCCAAAGGATTAGTTATTCTTCTGCTTCGTCTATTAGACATAGAAGATTGTGCTGATCTTTGCCTCTCTATTTGTTTTTTAATTGCTTCAAGTTGCCTATATAATGTATATCTTATATTGTTTAGTGCCTCAATTCCTTCATTTACTCTTGATAATTGTTTATTTATATCTTCAATTAATTCTTCATTGTTTGCTACTTCATCTACTCCTACAGGAGAATTACCTTGTTCATCAACATATTCTATAGCATTTGATAATTTGTGTGTAAGTATTACTCCTCGGTTTGTTAATATTCTTATATTTTCTTCTGTATTTTCATAATCATTAACTAATTTGTCTATATTAACTGGTTTCATAATATATATATATATTATTTTCTAGTACTTTCTAAAATTTCTTTAGGATAGTTCATATCTTTTAGTACTTTTAACCCACCTTTAATTTTTGAAATTCCATTTTGTAATATGTAAGTATATTCAAAATTGTCGTTTTTTTTTAGTGTCTTCATGTTGTAATTTTTAATTTTATTATTTTTTCCTAATTTTTTACATAATTTTACGTAATGTGTTGTTAGTATACATGTAACATTTTCTTTATTTACTAAATAGTTCATTAATGCAAACGCACTACTGACTGCTTCTTCAGGATTTGTTCCTGAATATAATTCATCAAAAATACAAATATGATTTTCTGTACTACTCTTTTCAACAGAATCAATGATTTCTTTGCATCTACGTGCTTCTGCTTGAAACAAACTATCACGACCTGAAGTATCTGGTATATTAAGATATGAATGAATATTTTCAAATGGTGTTAGTTTACAAGATTCAAAACATCCATAACCAAATTGTTGTGAAAGAATAACATTAATCAAACATGTTTTAATAGTAGTTGTTTTTCCAGATGCGTTTGGTCCAGTAATAATCATATTTTTATTCAGATTACAGTCATTTTTAACAATTGATTCGCTAGAAGCATGAATGAGTTTAGGATAATACATTTTTTTCAAAACAAGTCTTCCTTTTTGGGTATATGTAGTCTTATAAAGTTTGTTAGTTTCAACATTATTTTTTAATGTTTTCATAATATTAAAATATGAATGAAACCCAAAAGAATACAATAATGAATTCGTATAGTAATTATTGTCATATAATTGATAAAATGTGTGCATTATATGTCCAATTTCAGAAATTTTAAATAAAGATAATGAAAAAGGTGTGATTTTATTTATTTGAGTTTTAAAATCGTAAAGTACATTCATATTTTTTGTTAGTTCGTTATTAAAATTAGTGTATTTACTAAATGTTTTTGTTTTCGTTATATAATATTCCATTGTTTCTAATGAAAAGTCAATATAATCTTTGAATTTAAACAAATAATCATGAATTTTCTTCATATTGGAATAAAATCGTACGCATACTAAAATATTTTGATATACAGAAAATAAATAGAATGCTGCAGAAACAATTAAGTATATCTTTTGATTAAAATCTACTTGATGAAATTGCGTAAAAATTTTGGTAATCGCATGATTAGATATTAGTGCTTTTAAAACATCAATATAGTCTTTAATATTAATATTAATTCCCTTTGCTTTAATAATAAAAAAAGGCATAATCAAAATAAAAATAGGTAATAAAAGTGATAAAACAGGTGAAGCAATATTATAAATGCTCATAAGTTGAAGAAAATGTGTATTATTATTAAGAAATTTGGCAAAATTCCAATCAATGTATAAATATTTTTCACAAAATCCAGTTTGACGATAAATTTCTTGCCACGAATTTACGATGTTGTCAAAGTCAAAACTGCTAAAATTATATTTATTAAAAATTGTATTTATTTCGTTGGTCTCTATAACGGAGACAAGATCTTGTGTTTGTGTAAGAAAATCAGTATCAGTAGTGTAGTTGCTTGCAATTTGTTTAACTACCTGTCTAGATATAGAATCAGTTGTATTAAATATATGCTCATATATAGGTTTTTCTTCAACATCAACGGTATCAACTAACTCTAAATCATTAATAACAGATTGATTAAGTTGTTTGTTATTTTCATTATAAGTTATTGGTATTTTGAATATATCATTAACAGATTCAGTTGATAAATTAATGGTACTATTTTCATCGTTATTTTTGTCATCACTATCTAACATTATTTGTAAAATAGAATATAAAATAAACTATTTTACGAATATTAAAATATTTTGAATAATTATGTTTATATTAGTGAAAATACTGTTATTGTATTTAGTATATAGTACTGGTTTATCATTTACTAGATATGTTTTAAGAATTCCTTTATTTAGAAAAGACCTCTTATTAATGGATAATATTGAAAAGCAATGCATTATTTCAGCAAAAAATAATAAAATGTATTGCGACAAAGACGCAAAATTATTCATGGATGAAAATGAATTAATAAGTGATAAAAAATTAATAACGATTTCTCCGGGCGGATTCAAAGGTTTCTATATTTTAGGTATCTTAACATACATAAAAGAAAATTACAATACAGATGATTTGATTTATTCAGGAGCATCTGCTGGTTCTTGGAATGGGTTATTTATGTGTTATAAAGGTGATCCATTAGAATTTGTATATAAGTTGTTAGATAACAATATAATGAAAGCAAAAAGTATTACAGAATTAGAATATTTTGTTAAATATAAGTTATTAACAAGTTATAAAGATGAAGATTTTGATTTAACTAAATTATTTGTGGGTGTAACGACATTAAAAAATTTTGAATTAATAATAAATATATTTTCTGAATTTCAAAGTTTAGAAGATGCGATAAATTGTTGTATAGCAAGTTCACACATACCCTTGATTACGGGTAGTTTAACTAACAAATATAATGATATGTACACTTTTGATGGCGGTTTTGGTAATTATCCATATCTAAATAAAAGTCGTTTACTTCATGTATCTCCAAGTATGTGGAATGATATGAAACCGCAAAATAAAATATTAAAGGGTATTAATACTTTGAAAAAATTTTCAGAATTTTTTTCAGTGTCTAAGAATAATTTGTTAGAACTATTTGATGATGGATATTCAGACGCAAAAAAACACAAAGATTATCTTGATAAAATATTTATTGTAAAAAATGAGTACCAAAAAGAAAATAATTCATCGTCAAACGCAATTATTTAAATGGTAACAGGAAAATCGGATGGTAATTCAACAATTTGTGTCTCATAATATGATTCAATCTCTTTCATTTTAAGAATATCTCGTCTTGTAATAAAATTAATGCCAGTTCCTTTTCTTCCCCATCTTCCAGAACGTCCAATGCGATGTAAATAAACATGAGTATCTTTTGGAATATCAAAATTAATAACAAAACTAACTTGTTGTATATCAATTCCTCGTGCAGTAACATTGGATGAAATAAGTACTCTGGCTGATCCGTTTCTGAATTCTCTAAAAGCACTATCTCTTTCTGAATGAGACATTTTGCTATGAATGCAACAAACAGGAAACCCATCAGATTTCATTGCTTCGTATAAATCAGTGACTCTTTGAACACTATTGCAATAAATGATGCATTGAGAAACACTGATAAGTTGATATAAATCTTTTAGTGTAGCGTATTTTTGTTTATCATCATCAACGGCGACAAAATATTGCTTAATACCTTCTAGAGTGAGATTTTCTGCTTTAACACAAATTTTAACAGGATCTCGCATAAATTTGCTTGTAATTTGAAAAATGTTATTTGGTAGAGTGGCGCTGAATAGCGCGATTTGTACGTTTTTGTTTAAATTTTGAAAGATATTGTAAATTTGTTCTTTAAATCCCTGAGACAACATTTCATCGGCTTCATCTAATATAACTAACTTAAGTTTATTTGCTTGAATATGACGTCTACGAATCATATCATATATTCTTCCTGGACATCCAACAATAATATGAGGTGGATTACTACGCATATTTTCAATTTCATCATCAATAGGTGATCCTCCGATAACCGTTTTAACTCTAATGCCAGTCATCATATCTGATAAACTACTAACAACTGTACTAGTTTGTTGTGCAAGTTCATGAGTGGGCCCAATAATTAAAACTTGATTACAATTTTCTTTTAAATTAACACGTGAAAGTGCACCTACAGTAAATGCTGCTGTTTTTCCAGTGCCTGACTGTGCTTGTGCTATAATATCGTGTCCTTTTATTATAGGTAATATCGCTTTTCCTTGAATAGGACTAGGTCGTTCATATCCATAAGCATAAATTCCTCTTAATAAATCTGTATCAAGATCTAATTCATCCCATCCAGTAATAATTTTAATAGGTGTTTCAGTATTATCTATTTCGTTATCTAAATTTTCCGATTCTAAATTTTTTTGCTCTGACATAATATATATATATTATACATTGGTTTTAAGTGTATTTAAATAATAATATTATATTTAAAAAAAAATTGATATAAATAATATCCTATATACTTTATGTATATAGATACAATGGCAGCAACTACAAAGTACTCACTTTCTCAAATTACTGATATTTCCTTCAGTGGTTTTGACTATACTATTTCAGATGATACAATTGCTATGATCAACTATTTGTCGGGTCAAGTAGGATTTGTATCTAATATTTCATCAAATGTATTTAATAAAAAGCCGTCAGTTGTTGAACCAGAGAATAATTTCAAACAAGGTAATAAAAAACGCAAAGGAAAGGCGGTTGAAATAAGCGCAGAAGAATGGGAATCAATAAGAACATTTGAAGCCACTGCAATTTCAAAGAAGACAGGTTTAGATGCCGAAATAGATCAAGTACGTTTATGTTTGAATAAAATAACAGACAAGACGTTTTTAGATATGCGAGAAAAATTGATTGCTCAAATTGATAAGATTTGTTCAATTCCTGGTATGAGCATAGAAGATGGTGAAAAAATTAGCAGAGAAATTTATAACGTTTCGTCATCAAATAAATTTTATTCAAGAATATTCTCTGATTTGTACGCAGAGTTGGTAACTAAGTATGTATGGATGCGTCCTGAATTCAATAGACAGTTTGAAAACATTATGGAGAACTACAAAAATATCACTTATATTGATCCAGAAACAAACTACGATGAGTTTTGCAGAAATAACGCAATAAATGAAAAGAGACGTGCCATGACATTGTTCTTTGTAAATCTAGCACTTAATGGTTTCATTTCAAAGTTGACAATTGTCAAAATTTTAAAAGAACTTTTGGAAACGGTTATTGAGAAGATTGAAAAAAGTGATGTGAAATTTCTTGTTGACGAAATAACCGAAAATATCGGTATTTTGTACAATAAAGATTTATTAGAAGAAGTTGAAAGTTATCCAGATTACGAAGAAGATGATTATTTAATAGATGATCGCAGCATAATAGAAACAGTAACGATGCTCGCGAAATATAAAACAAAAGATTATCCTAGTTTGTCAAATAAGTCAATCTTCAAATTCATGGATTTAGTGGAAATGTAGATTATTTATTTTAAAACGAATTTAAAAGTAATTATTGTTTTAATGTATAAAATAATGAATAATAATCAAAATAATATTTCTTTTTTTTTGCATGATAAACCTGTAGAATATGATAATAGCGATGAATTGAAAGATATCATACATACGATGGAACTTAGTTCAGTAGGATCTGAAATACAACATGATTATGGTGAAAATCTAAATGAAAGCGATTTGGATTATTATTTGGATAAATCTTTTTATGGAAATGATGAATTATATTATAATCAAGAATGTACTGTAAAAGATTTATTAAAAATTTGCCAATATTATAGTATTGATAAATGTATAAAAACATCAAAATGTAAAAAACCTGATATAATAGACACCATAGTGTACTTTGAAAATTTACCAGAAAATAAAGAAATAGTAAAAAAAAGAAACCGTATGTGGGCATATATGCAAGAATTGTCAAATGACCCTAAAATGAAAAAATATTTAATTTGGAGTTAATTTTATTATCTTATAAAAATAAATAAATAAAATATTAAATCTTATTAATTTATATACAATATGGTTGTATCTAAATTAGATAGTAATGTGAATTATCCAGAATTAAAACGAGTAGATCCAGAAGATCTAAGCAAAGAATCCAATCTGTACCAAATTGAAATAAAAGAATTAGATGTAGTAGTTGCTATAGGTGGACCTAAAAATACTTTTATGGATAAAAATATAACATATTTTCCAGTTTATTTAGTAAAGCATAATAATAAAGTAATTCAAATTGGTGTATATGAAATTCCATCATCATCAATGGCAGATTATGTTGATGAGAATATGATATTAGATATAGAAAGACTAGATTATCCGCTTATTTATACTTTTGCAACAAAAGATATGATTAATAAATTAAGATTAGTTCCAAAAGAAGATGAAAAAGAAGAGGTGATTAAACCGCAACCTAAAGCAAAAAAAAGTGAAAAAAAAGTTACAAAAGGTTCTGAAACTGAAATACTTATTCCTCAAGTTAGAAAGGATATTTTTACTGCACGAATAGGCGCAGTAATTCCTGAACCATTAAAACAAGAGACAGCAAAACAAGCATCAGATATACGAGAAAAATATCATTCAAGTACATCAGACACTTGGATTCAGAAATACATGAAAAATAAGAATTATACAATTGAAGATAATGAAGGTCTTGGTGATTGTTTGTTTGCTACAATAAGAGATGCGTTTAAAAGTATTGGTCAAGATACAACAGTAATTCAGATAAGAAATAAACTATCTGATTTATCGGATTCCACAATTTTTAATAATTATAGTGAAAGGTATAATATGTTTTATAATGAAATAAAAACCACAAGAGCACAATCAATACAATTAAAAAAACAATATGAAGATTTAAAAAGTAAATTAGCAACAACTATTGATAGAGAACAACAATTAATAATTCGTGATGCAGCGACAAAAGTGTATAAGAATTTTCTTCAGGTGAAAAAAGAAAATGAATATGCTAAAAAAAATATAGAGGATGTAGAATTTATGGAAAATGTGAAAACAATTGAAGACCTAAAACGTAAAATACGTACTTGTGATTTTTGGGGTGATCCGTGGGCAATAAGTACATTAGAGAGAATGTTAAATATAAAATTCATTATAATGTCAAGTAATAACTATATAGACGGTGACATAGATAATGTATTACAATGTGGTGACTTTGTGGATCCAGTTATTACAAGTAGAGGTGAGTTTAATCCTGAATTTTATATTGTAGTAGATCATACTGGCAGACATTATAAATTGATTTGTTACAAGAAAAAGAAGATTTTTAATTTTAAAGAAATACCATATGATTTAAAAAAAATGATAGTTGATAAGTGTATGGAAAAAAATGAGGGTATTTTTAAGTACATTCCTGAGTTTGAGACTTTCAAATCTCAATTATTAGGTACTGGTAAAGGAGACATTCCAACATTTGATGAATTAGGTGAGGCAAAAATAAGAAATTTGTATGATGATGATGTGGTTTTCAAATTTTATTCTAAATCTTCTGACGAACCAATTCCAGGAAAAGGTTCCGGTGAAAAAATTCCAGAAAATAGAATAATGGAGTTTTCTGAATTATCAAAAATTCCAAAATGGCGTAAAAAATTATCAAATTTTTGGATTCAACCGTTTACATTAGATAATCATCGTTGGGCATCTGTAGAGCATTATTATCAAGCGTCAAAATTTAAAAAGAAAAATCCTGATTTTTACTTGTCTTTTTCATTAGATTCTGGTACAGAATTGTCTCAAAGTCCAGAAATGGCAAAGGGCGCAGGTGGTAACACAGGTAAATATAAGGGTGAATTGTTAAGACCAAAATCAGTAGAATTAGATCCAGATTTTTTTGGTAGTCGTTCAAATAAAGAGATGACGGATGCACAAATGGCCAAATTTTCACAAAATGAAGATTTAAAAGAATTATTATTAAATACAAAAAGGGCAAAATTGATACATCATGTTCGTGGTAAAGAACCGGTAACATTTGACGACTTGATGGTTATTCGTGATAAATTGAGTGGTAATAATTTGTCATAATTTCTTTAAATTAAAAAACAAATAATATATTTTAACTAGTTCAAAATTAAAAATTAAAATATATATATAAATTATATGAGCAACCCAACTACTACCCCTGACGATGCCACTGAAATTTTGCTTATAGAAGCAGAAAAATCTTTACTTGAAGTTATAAAAAATTTGTTAGTTACTAATAAAGATAAAATCGGTACTTTTAGCGTTAAACTTACTCCAGATATGATTAAATATATAAATATATTGCTTGAAAATAATCCATCTTTTTTTAAGGAAACAGAATCATCATTGAATACAATTATATCAGATAACACTATTAATATAAAAGATATTCCCGAAATTCTTGTGTTAGTTAATAAACTTTATAGTCTTATTTATAACACAAAGGCTATTGGAAAAGGTACTGATTATTATGAAATCGTCAAAACATTATTTCATGTGATTTTAGTAGTTTATATTCAAACACATAATATCCAAAATGACAAACTAACAGAACCAATTTTAAAATTGATTGACGCATGCATTGATTTAATTAAATTACAAAAACACTTAAAACCTATAAAATGCAAGTTATTTTAAATTAATATAACGATGTAAATTATTATATTAAAATACCTAATATAACAATTTTTAACAATTAGAACCCTGTGCATCCATACGTGGTGTAACTCCATTAGGACAACATCCATAAATTGTACCTGCACAACCACCAATTGGCTTAACCGGAACGGGATAAGGGACAGGAATTGGTTTTGGTACCGGAACAGGTTTTGGAGGTGGTATAGGGGCTGTACTTCTAAATAACATTAATAGAAGAATAAAAATTAAAATAACCATCAAAATTGTGTTAGTTTCCATTATATAATATAACGAAAAAAATAATAAACTCTTAATATATATTTAATCATGAATCTAACAAAAAATAGTAATTCTTTAATAAAATTTTTTGTAAAAAATAACTGTTTAAACCCAATAAGACAAACAAAAAAAACCAATACCATATTTAAGACTCTATATCATGAAATAATGAGTGGTTTTAGTTATATTAATAGTTTAAAACACAAGATGAAAGACCGTTTTTATAAACTTAAAATAACTGATATACATAATATAAAACAAATACCTAAACCTCAAACATTTCCAGCAAATGGGTTTCCAAATATAGTACGACAGCATATAGATGAACACACTTTATCGTCATTACATTATTCATTTAATTTATTTGATAGAAATATTGACATATATTTTTTAATTGAAGATAATAACGCAGAAAATCTTACTAATACTTATAATACATATGTTGATTATATGTTAGTTTGGTTGTACATTGTTAATGGTTATGCTTCTCGTCATTGTTCACCTCACCTAAAGATATTTATTTATTTTACATCATTGATGAAAAATATACCATCAACAAATGTTGAAATTCTAAATGAAGCACATGTTAATACTGCTTTTACTAGAACGTGTCCATCTGATTCAGAGATTGTTGTTTTTAGAAAAGAAGAATGGTACAAGGTTTTTATTCATGAAACCTTTCATAATTTTGGACTAGATTTTTCAGATATGAATAATTCTGCTTGTCATTCAAAAATTCTTGCATTATTTCCGGTGAAATCTGATGTTAATATATTTGAATCCTATTCAGAATGTTGGGCAAGAATAATGAATGTGTTGTTTTGTAGTTTTACAATACTTAAAGATAAAACAAATTTTGATGAATTCTTAATAAATACACAATTTTTTATAAATATTGAACGTATATATTCTTTCTTTCAAATGGTAAAGGTACTTAATTTTATGGATATTAGTTATTGTGATCTATATAGTAAAACTGCTTATGCCGAAAATATTAGAAAAACATTTTATAAAGAGCAAACAAGTGTATTATCTTATTATGTTCTCACAACTATTTTGATAAATAATTATCAGGATTTTTTAAGTTGGTGTCGCACTAACAATACTTCATTATTACAATTTAAAAAAACTACCTCTAATCAACACAATTACTGTAAATTTATTGAAAAAAAATATAAATCAAAGAGTTTGTTAGATGATATAGACTGTACAGAGAATTTATTATTAAAATTAAAAAAAAGTAGTAGAACTAAAAAAGGAATTAGAGATTTGGGTTATCTAGTTACAAATTTACGAATGTCTGTGTGTGAATTGGGATAATTATATTACATTTGAAAAACTAAAAACAATTATGTTAGTATAATTTATAAAATGTGTTGGAATAAGGAGGTTTCTTTAAATACATTTGTTTTTAGTTTTACTGTGTTATTGTTAATAATGTACAATAATATATTTACTCAATATAAGATCTTTGAATTTAACAACTATTGGGTGTATATATTTTTGTTTTTAATTATAGTTATTCAACTTATTGAATATTTTATTTGGGAAAATATTAATAACCCTTTTTATAATAGTTTATTTACAAAAGTACTGTTATTTGTTACATTTCTTCAACCAATTGCTTCTATTTTTATAATTACTAATAACAAATTGTCATTTGCATTGTTGAAAGTTTATTTATTTTTATCGTTACTATACTATTTATTTAAATTCTATTTTGATAAACTTACATTTTCAACCATAACTACAGATGGTCATCTTTCATGGATTACAGTAAAAAATAATACTATAGGTAATATTTACGGAATAATATGGTTATTTTTCTTTTTATTTCCTCTTTTTTACAATAAATTTTATGGTGGTTTATTAATTGCTTTACTTACACTTTCATTTTCAATTTATAATTACTACCAAAATGACTCTATAACAAGCATGTGGTGCTTTATTGCTAATATTGTGATGTTGTATTATGCTGCATATTTATTAATATATTTACCCTTTTACAAATAATGTTTGTCATACTTTGTTATGCCTTATTTCGGTGTGCCCAACAAAATTCAATGCTTTTATAACATGATTTGCCACAAATGCTACCGTCTTTTTTTGAATACGGACATATGTATTTGTACATACCATTTCCTATAGATTTTTTATTTGATCTCCACGCTTCAATTGCTCCATCAAAGTCAATATTAACTTCGTATAACGTTTTACTTTCAGTTTTCGTTTGACTTCTTGTCTTCATGTTTGTTAGTATATACCATTTATTATACTAACAAAGTATTTCAATTTTTTTTGTTTTTTAATGACTTTTTGTTTTTTTTTATTTTTTTTGTCTTTTTAGATGTTTTATTTTTTCTATATTTCTTTTTATTTGATCTTGATTTTTTACTACCACCCTTAAACCCTTCTTCATCATCAGCGCTTAATCTGCTTATCCTATTATTGTTGTCATCTTTTTGTATATCCAAACCTTCATATGGGTCATCACTTTCTCTTTCGCGTTCTAGTTGTTCATAAAAATCTCTCTCACTATCCGTTGTACTTACTCTTTCTCTATTGGGTAAAGTTGTACCTTCATTTCCTGTATCTTTTTGAGTTGTAAAATATACAAAACTACTCGTAATAAGCAATGCAGCACTAACACCTATAATTACATATAAATTATTACTCATTATTATTATTGTATATTTAATTATTTTAAAATTATAAATAAAATTGAGATAGTTTAAATTAATTATATTTTATATAACCAAATACATAGAATATGGGTATAAGAAGACTGAATCGTTATTTAAAAGATAATTGTAAGGATTCAATCCGCTGTATAAAAGTAGCGGACTTGAGTGGAAAAAAAATAGCAGTAGATGTTAGTATATATTTATATAAATATGAAACCGAAAATGCGTTATTAGAGAATATATATACGATGTTATCTATATTTAGATGTTACAATATAATTCCTATATTTATCTTTGACGGCAAACCACCACCTGAAAAAAAACAATTGTTGATAAAAAGAAAAGAAGATAAAGAAGCAGCACAAAAAGAATATGATAGACTAAAAAACGTGTTAGTTAGTATGAATAATGATGATGATAAACATGACATTTTATCTTCTTTAGATCAATTAAAGAAACAAATAGTATGTATTAATAAAGATAAAATAGAAAAAGTTAAAGAACTCATTAGAGCATATGGTGCTACTTATTATGATGCACCTGGTGAAGCAGATGAATTGTGTGCATCATTGGTTATTAAAAAAAAAGTTTGGGCGTGTTTAAGTGAAGATATGGATATGTTTGTCTATGGTTGTACAAGAGTGTTGAGATATTTTAGTATAATTAATCACACTGCAGTTTTGTACTATATGAAGGGGATATTACAGGAATTAAAAATGACTCAACAAGAATTCAAAGAAATATGTGTATTATCTGGGACTGATTATAATACAAATTCTAACGGCGATAACGATAAGGTGAATTTACAGACAACAATAAAATATTTCTGTAAATTTAAGAACAACGCCAACGATAAACTAACATTTTATGAATGGTTATTAACAAATACAGACTATATTTCTGATATAGAATTGTTAAATAAAATAAATAAAATGTTTGATTTAACAACAGAACATGCCAAATTAGAATTATTTAAAAATATTATGATTACAAATGGTCCAATTAAAAATGAGGAAGTTAAAGAAATTATGAAAGAAGAAGGATTTATATTTTGTACAGTAGACTAGTTTTAATTAATAAAACGCATATAACAAGCAATAAAACAACATATGTTCATTATAACACCATTTTTTTACTTGAATAACAATGACTCATATAAAATGAAAAAAATACTGCTAAAATAAAAATTATATATGAATAAAATAAATAAATATATAAAAGTTTTATATATTTATACATTATACATGTTAACTAAAGCAGATTTGTATAGTAATCAGTACGATTATGAAACTTTAAAAACTAATATATATTGTGTTAGTATGTTGGATATTTTAAATACCCAAAAATTGAATGCAGATTTTTGTATTAAATATATTCTAAATCCAAATTTTCAATTTTCTGAAGAAGATGAAAAAATAACTATAGAACTTGTAAAACAAAAACAGCCACATATTTCAAATATTGAATTTATACGCTCTCAAATAATAGCAAATATAAAAAAAGAAAGGAAAGAAAGAATAGACAGTGTGGAAGATTTTGAATCGTACGCAAATAGGAATTCTTAATGTTTACGTGTTCCTTTTTTATGTCCTTTTTTGCCTTTTGTTTTTTTATGTCGTCTACTTTTTCCGCCTTTACGTGATCTAGGTTTTTGTAAAGCCTTAATAGCATTTTGTTTTAAAAAAGGAGTTGCTGCTGAAAATGCAGAAGATGCCATTGGATGAAATACTTCAGAATCTGCGGCTAACACATCTTTTTCTGATAATCCACTATTTTTTATTATTTTTTTAAATTGTTCTTTTGTAATACTCATTATATAATAATCAAATAAAAAAGTATTTTAATTATTGTTTTTAAATTAATAATTCTTATTTATTAATTTAAACGATTAGTTGATTTTAATTTTCTATTTTTTTTGTTTTTTATTTTTTTTAAATGTACACACGATTAGGCAACAACGGTCTTCTCGGCCTTAGAGAAGTGAGGAGACATGTATCGTTGGAGGTTGAAGTAAGTGAGTTCATCACTTCCCTTAAGTTTCAAAAGGCTCTTCAACTTGGCATCAGGGTTGATCTTGCGACCATTATCCTTGTCTTGCAAGTTGTGGGAACGAATGTACTTGTTGATTTCACGAGTGACATCAGTGCGAGCCATTTCGGTTCCCTTCTCCTTTCCTAGAAAACTGGCAAGTTCGTCAGAAATCTTGGTGGGCTTGACAAATCCAGATGGAGCACGGTTTCCGGACTTTCTCTTGCGCTTGGCAGAGGTCTTTTGGGCGGACTTAAGTTCACGAGACCACTTCTTCTCAAGACTGCGGTACTCGTTCTTTAGGGAAGCGAGCATAGCGGTCATTTGATTGAGTTTAGCAAGGAATTCGGTAGATTGGGCAGCAAGATCAGAAGAATCAACAGCGTCAACTGGTTCGTCAACAACAGCAGGAACAGCAGGAACAGTGGCGGCTTCAACCTTAGCCTTGGGAGCCTTAGGTTTCTTATCAGCCTTAACAGGAGCAGCAACCTGTTCAACAACAGGGGTATTAACAACAGGAGTAGATTCAACAACTACGTCAGAGGTCTTAGATGTTTTCTTTGGCATCTTATTATACTATACTACTATGATATCTTTTTAAATAGTTTAAGGCCTTAAATATATTATTTGTTATCTAAAATGGTCTTAAGTTTTTTTATTTTTTAATAATTAATTCAATAATAGCCCCTACTTACATATAGCATACTGCTTGATATAACCATGGAAGTGATGTAGCGGCATCTTCACTTACTAAAGTTAAAGCACCTAAAACATAATACGCACCTAAACATTTACTATCCTTGTCTATTCCTAAATTAACGAATTTATCTATTATATCTAAAATATTCTTTCGTAAATCGTCTAAATTTTCTAAAACCGTGACTAACTGTACATTTTGTAATCTACCAAATGGATTTCCATTTGGCGGACAAATATCTCTCTTGGTTTGAATAGTTAATGGAGCACGATATTGCCAAATATCTAATAATTCTCTATAAAATTTTATATATTGATTTCTATTCAGTTTTAGAAACCATTCTGCATTAGAATAATTTCCCAATGAATCTATATTTTGAAATAATGTAAGTGCACGTAATTCAATTGATTTTTTATTTGAAACTTCCTTTGTTACATCATTTAACTCTGTACATATAACTATGTTTAACACACGACTTAAACGCAATAATGTTCTAAAATCCTCTAATACTTTTGATAAAATAGGTTTTTTGTTGAATGGATTTTTTATTGCTCCATTACATTTATAAATCAAATTATGTAGTGATAATATATCAAAACCATAAACAAAACCATCTTCATCTTTAAAACTAAAAAATTGTTCTTTTGGTATTTCTTTTAATTCTTCCATTGATAAAAAATCAATGTTATTTATACACATAGATCTATTTAAATATGCTGGACCATGATATTTATTATATTTCCTTTGTAAATAACCTCTTATAATTTTTTGCATATTAAGAACAGAATTAGATAAAAATAAAAAAGAATAAATTCTAGAAACTAGTTGTTGTTTATTACCTGTAACCTTTAATTTATAATATTTCGCAAAATTTTTCAATTGTTGCAATTTATAGTCATAACGTAATAATTTGTCACTCTCATTAAATTTTGGTACAATAATAGTATCATCATTTATTTTTTCCATTTTTTTGGTAGATTGTAGATTTTTTGTTTTTGCTTTATTTATTGCTCTATCGTAAATGGTATCTAGAAACTCAACACTTTGTAAGATACTTTCAGCATTAACATTTTTATTGTTTTTTACAAAACTCATATATATTATTTAAATAAAATGTTTTTGTATTATTTTATAAAATAATATTATTACTTTACTATGATATCATGTTATTTGAATACATGTAAAAACTTATTTTATATAACTTATTTTATATTTAAAAAAAAAATTGATTTAAAGATATATCATAATGATATAGTATAAATACAGACATGGCAGACTATATCGTTGACGGTACTAAAATTGATACTTCTATATTCTCTTATTCCGCTCCTAAGGCACATGCTTCAGGTGGAAAAGTAGTAAATTTATACAACAAAAATGCTAAGGAATCTATTACTATTTCTACTCCTCTAATCTTGACTTGGGGCGCCCAAGAAGGAGTTGAACAAGGTAGTAAGAAACCAACTGGTAAGTGGACTATGTCTCTACAATTTCCGAGCAAAGATTTTAGCAATCCCGATGCAGAACTATTTCTAAGTTCAATGCGTGCTTTGGAATCTAAGGTAAAAGCAGATGCTATGACGTACTCCAAGGAGTGGTTCGGAAAGGAAATCAAGAGCGCTGAAGTTATTGATGAAAAGTTCAATATTATGCTTAGACATCCAAAGAGAGAAAAGGGAAGTGCAGAAGTTGATGAAAGCAAGCCTCCCACTCTTACTGTTAAAATTCCACAATGGTCTGGAGTTTGGAAGCCAGAGATTTATGATGAAGACGGAGAACCATTGTACATTAATGGCAAAGTTAACACACATTTGTCTCCACTTGAATATTTGAAACCAAAGACTCATGTTATTTGCTTGTTACAGTGCGGCGGTTTGTGGTTTGTAAACGGAAAAATATCAATTACATGGAATTTAAAGCAAGCAATTGTTCAAAAACCTAAGCCTACAATTGAAGGAACATGCTTTTTGAGGCCTAAAGCAGCAGAAAAGGAAAAAATGAAGTCTCTTCCTCCTCCTGAAGAACCGGTTGATCCTGACGGAGTACATGCTACAGTCGTAGCAGATTCAGATGATGAACACGACGAATTACCCGTATCAGTACCTATCAGTACTCCTGCTACTGTTACAACCGAACATGCATTTGCTGAAGAAACAAATGAAGTTGTTGAAGTAGACACCAAACCTAAGAAGAAGATTACCAGAAAGAAGAACGCAGATACTTAATAAATATTGATATGTAATTTATATGTTTATTATTTGTTAACAATTTATTGTAATTTTTAACTATTTTTTAATTTCGTATTCATTTACGATATTAAAATACTTATACAACTTTCATTTTATATCCAAAACATAAAAAATCATTTTTATAGAATTTATTAATTAAACGAATCGTTGGTACACTTAAAAACTTATTGTAATCTGGTTTATTTTTTTTTGAAAACACATTTTCATTAAAATCATTATATCCTATATCTTTCATCATTTCAGTTAATTTCTCTTGTCTTAAAATTATTAAATCTTTGTAAAATTTATTGTTTTCATCTATCAAAAATTGATATTGTGGTCTTATATGATTGTCATGTACATTATTATTTTTATGATAATCATTTATTGCTTTTTTTGTACAATTATAAACATCTTCTTTGGATGAATCATTATTAATTTTTTTTAACCATAATAATTCACTAATAAGACGTGTATAAGGATTTCTTACAACAGTGATTTTTTCTGCAATATCAATATTTATATTAAATCTATCTTTATTTTGTATTAATAATTTTAATTCAAAATGTTGCGGTGTTTTTCCAAATTCTTTTTTTAAGTTTGACTCTTTTATACTATCTGAAAATAAATGATCTTCTTCAATTAGTGTTTCTCTTTTCAAACTTATTTTAGAAGCAAAATATTCTTCTAAACTTGAACCACCTGTTTTGGGAATATGTACTAATAGTATCGTTTTTCCATTTATATCTTTAAAATAAGGCATAATTTATGACAATATTTTTTTTTTTAAAATTTAACTTAATATTATTTTTACTATTACATCTCCTTTGCAACTAACATTGTATATATCATTTTCTTGGATGCGAGATATACCTCTACCTTTTATTTTATATATTTGTTCTTCTTTTATATATAAATTACTCACAGGAATTTTCAAGACTCTTTCGCCTATATCACAACTAACAAAACCAGTACCTTTAATAATATTTGAAAGTTCACTATCTATTTTAATAATTAAATCATATCTTATATTATTATTTTCATCAATTGTTATGTTAGTTGGAAGTTGGGGTCTACATAGTACAATAATATCTCCACCATCTTTTGCATCAAAATATAATTCACTATGCCATAATGGAACTAAATAAAGTTCATCATCTACGTATAATTTAAAAATATTATTATCCCAAATATCTTTTAATGTTGGAGTCAAAATATATATCTTATCATTTTTATATTTTTCTTTTATAATTGAACTAACAACTTCTAATGTTGTATCATCTATATAGAAAATATCCTTATACTTGTATAGCAAATTATATACTTCAATTGCTTTTTCCTTATTTAATTCCTCAAACATTTTTACGGAAACAATATTGCATCCAACTACTATTTCTTTTATTATATGTACAAGAATTTCATTATAATCGCTTTTAATTATAGAAGATATAAATGTAGTTAATATATTACTGTAAATATTTGACTCTTTAGAGTAAGATGAACTAACAAATTCATCATTAGTATTTAAATTTGGTATTTCTTTTAATAAATATTCATATGATATTTGTATTTTTTGAAATTTTTTTGTAGCGTACTCTGAATTATTATTTTTGTCTGGATGCCATTTTAAAGCCATCTTATGATATTTTTTTTTAATATAGTCTATTGTTAGTTCAGATATTTTTATATCTTCCAAAGATATTTCTAATGTGTCTAATGCAATTTGAATATCCATTTTAATCATTAGATTTATTTAATCTTTAAATTAAAGTTTAAAAATTTATAATTAGTAACAACTAACCTTGCCATATTCAATGTTTATTATTGTTTTTATAACTTTAGGTGTGTACAAAAATAAATTATCTACTAAATCTTTAACATTAAAAGAATTTATATTATATGACCAATATATTTCATTAGCGTTTTGTTGAAATTCTTGATGAAAAAAAGGTGCATAATACAAAATATTATTATTAATCAAATAATTTGATGGTATGTCGTATATATATTCAGGTCCTTCCCAAGGACCTTCTATAGTTGATGAATAAAATAAACAAACTTTTGGTCCTACACTAAACCAATCAATTGATAATATCATATATTTATACAGGTATGTGTTAAAAATTATAGTAGATGTTAATGCTAATGGAGTGAATATAGTTTTAGGTATTGAATATAAGTATGATAACCAAGATAAACCATTATATATTTCTAATGATGACCATTTTCCATCAATAAAATCATTTATGGGTATACGTGTTACATAACCATAATAATTATATGTTTTTGAACCAAATAAATATACGTAACCATTATTTACTATTGATGTATTTCCAATGGTGTTTGTAGTTGTTATAGTTGGAATTGACGATTTATACTCATAGGTCCACAATGAAGGATTGTTTATATCAGTAATATTTAGTTGCAGTATATCTATTCCAACAGTAGTTAGATTAGTACAGATAACTTTTTCACAAATAATATAGTAATTATTATTAATTATTAATGCGTTTATTGGCCAATAATTTAATGTTGGATTATTAGGATCAGGTTGAATTGGGCTAAAAAAACCATAAGTTGCTTTATTTTGACCATATTGACCTTCGTATTCAGGCATGTAGTGATATACAGATGATTTATTTGTATCATTATTTATAGTCCATATTAAAATACTATTTCTAGTCCATATTAAACTATTATCTACAACTAATATATCTCTTTTTCCATCTACAACATTACCATAAAAAGTATCTCCTAAAAACCACAGATAAGTACTGTTAACATTTGTCTTATTAATTATTATTGATGATGCTATATCAGCACCTAAAAATGGTGTCATAATACCTAGATAGTTAGTTAAATCATTATCTACAACCGAATTAAATATGTATTTTGGTTTTTCTGTTGGTCTTTTTCTAATACCTAATGCTTCTAAAGCGCATGGAGATAGTATACTTCTATTGCAACATGCTCCTTTTACTTTTTCTTTTGCTTTATAATTAACAACAAAATTAGATGACCTTTGTTGAGACATTATTTTTATATTGTATAATTATATTATATTTTATGTATTACACTTGTTAGGTAGAATAGATAACTCTCCAAGTGATAAATGGGACGATAATTATTGTTGTAATATTTTAAAAAATTATATGTTTTTATTAACACATTTGACATGTCATTTTTTTGAATTTTATTTGATTCAATTAATTTTGTTAGTATGTACCATATGCATTTACAAATATCTAAATTATAAATAAAAATATCATATAACAAATCTCTAAATTTTAAGAATTTCAAATCGTCTATAATTATTATTTCATTTAATATTTTTTCACATATAATTTTGTGTGGATACATTAATTCATTAGTATTAACGTGTAAGTATTTTATATTAGATATATTTTCTATATCTATCTTTTGGAACATAGGTTTTTTTATACATTTTGAATAAGATACCTTTGTTGGTCTTCCCATATTTATTATTTCGCAACAATTTAAAATACTATCTGGTATAAAACTAATTTGTTCAGTTAGTAATATATATTTAATATTTATAGAACTAGAATTATTATCTTGCATATAACTATAAAAATTTTCTAGTAATTCGCTATGAATATTATGAAACTCTTTACATACAATTATACCAGTTTTTTCAGATTTGGCTGATAATATATCTACAATTTGTTGATAAATTTCGTACCATAATAATTTTGAATTGCAACCCAATAAAGACATATCTATTTCATAATGTATATCACTTATTTTAAAAAAATACTGCTTTTTATCATATGTTACGCTTAATTTTTTTTCGTATTTTAGTTCAGAAGGGGAATATTTTTTAATTGAGTACAACATTTGACTGTATTTTCCTACTCCACTTGGACCATAAAAAATTAAGTTACCAATTTTATTTAACTCTTTTGGAAATTTATTGTAGATTTTTTGCAATTTGGGATGTAAATTTGTTTTATCTACTTCATTTATATATTCTTCAAAATGTGTTTCTAAGAACTTCATAATATAAATTTATACTTATTCTTTATTTTGATATACAACATATTTATATATTAAAATAATTTTGATATTTATATCTTAAATATAATATTAAAAACAAATTAACAAATAATTACAGCGTAATGATTATTGTAAAAAATGTTGATCAATTTAACAATGATAATGTGTATTTTTGCGAACCAATTAAAAACAATATTATGAATAATGGACATTTTATTAGAATTTTATATTCTACTCCATTATTTAATTTAAACGGAATATATTTATTTATTACTATTAATCATCATAGTATTGAAAAATATTACAATAAATACAAATGTAGTTTTGACATTCATGTATATCAAAATATAATAGAAAAATTAAAGTATATTGAAGATGATATTTTGAAAAAAGTTGGAATAAAAGGAAAGGTACCACAATATAAACTATATGAGCAAATGCAAAATGGAAATATAAAAATTATTGCTGACAATATAGATAAACTAAATAATACGTTTTTACTTAAAATAGCAGGTATTTGGGAGACCGAAACTGAATACGGACTAACATATAAATTTAATAAATTGTCTACATAAATTATTTTATCCTTGAGTTGTGTAAAATTTTAATACAATTACGTAACATATCAAAAAATACAAATTTAATATTGACAGTAACATAAATAACATAAATGTTGTATCACTTATTTTTTGCATAGTTTTATAAGCAGCACTCATATAGTCATTTCCTAACATAATAATTTGTAATGTTATGAAAAAAGACATAAGACCTGAAAATGTATAATAGTAGGATGATAAATGATCAGATTGAATTATATCTTTATATTGATTAATAAATACTAACAAAACACTAATTGTAAACAATAATATACCAATTGGAATAAAATTCCAAAATATTACACCGTTCGGTACTCTATTATTTGAATTAGAAGATAATTTTAACGCACCTAAAAATACCAAACAACCTAACATTATTGAATATCCACTTACTAACACTCCCCAACCACTACTACCATTTAAAGATAATCCTATCCATGTTAGTATAATACCTGCACTAATTACAGAATATACAAAACCTTCAAAAGTATATCCTTTATTTCTTTCAGCATTTACAACTTTAGAACTAGTAATCATTCTTATTTTATGCTTATATTATTTTTTATTAATATGCTCTTTAGTTCATTTATTTCATTTTTCATCTCCTTTATACTACTAACTAACAACGGAATTAATTCTAAATAATTTACAGATAAAAGATCATCTGTATGTTCATCGGGTTTTTCTGAAACTAAATCAGGAAATACTTTTTCCATATCTTGAGCAATGAATCCATAATGCGTTTTATTTTTTTCATCATTTTTATATGTAAATTCCGTTGGTTTTAAATCAAATAACTTATTTGATAAGGTTTCGTCTATAGACTTTATGTTAGTTTTTAATCTAATATCAGATGGATTATATAAATTACCTTCTACATATAAATTTTGAGGTATTAACACACTTTGAAATTTGGGAAGTAAAGGCGTAAGAGTACCTATATTTTCATATGTAAGAGGTCTCCATAAATTAGGAGATACTCCTGGTACAAATGTTTTTATATAGGCTGTATTATTAGGTTGTCTACCATTATAATTTGCTATTCCTGATGGCATATATATAATTATTGGTATAATTATTTAAAAAAAATATACGTATAAAATATATGAGTCAATTTAATACCTTTCAAACATACCCTTTAATACCAAATGCTAATCAATATTTTTTTGAAAAAAAATATATATCAATACACTCAGAGGATAGAGATCTTTTAAGATATCCTAATTCTGCTGAATTTGAAATTGAATTGCCTCAAGATTATTTAAATGTGGCTTCGGCTAGATTATATTCTTGGTCTTTTCCAGCAAATTATAGTGTATTTTCAATACTTAATAGCAATATAGCAATGACCTTTAAATTTACTAGTCTTTACAATCCTGGTGATTTCTTTTGTACTGATTTATTAACTGAAGCAATTTATAATGCTTTATATAATCAGTCTTCTAAAGAATATGTAATTACTATTGAACCAGGATTTTATAATCCTGAACAGATGGCTATTGAATTAACTAACAAATTTAATGAAGTTATTACACTTGAAGTTATAGATTTCCTAAATTCACCAGATGGAGAACCTTATGCCTCAGTTAAAGATGATTTTACAGGTTACGATAGATTTATAATCGTATACAATACAGTTTCACAAAAATTATGGTTTGGAAATACTGCTGATAAATTTTTATTGACCAATGATTCAACATTTATATTCAAAAGAGAGTTTCTAAATACTCAATGTCTCAGGGAGAGAATTTTACCTGAAACTAGCAATTGGGGACTTCCTGCATATTTAGGTTTCACTCCATGTTCTACTCCTTCATTAAGTGCTGCTGAGACAGTTACTATTCTTGGAGGAATTACTCCAAAAAATACAAACGCAAATGTTGTTCCAACTGAAGGTGATGGTTCATATACATTAGATATGATATTACTAGTACCTAGATTTTATTACGGTGATGTAACTGGATCTGGAGATAATGGTTATTGGTTATTACCTAAATTACCAGGTGCAACGGTTTATTTTTTACAAGCACCTGCAAAAATTAATTTTATGGGACCAGCATATATTTATATGGATGTTGATGGATTAAATTGTATTGATGAAACCAGTCCATATTATATTAATGAATATGCTCTTCATACAAATGTAACAAATGGTATTGTTAATTCATCATTTGCTAAAATTCCTGTTCCAACAACACCTATTTCTCAATGGTTTGATACTGATATGGCACCATATAAGTATTTTAATCCACCTGCTGAAAGAATTAGAAAATTAAAATTAAGATTTAGATATCATAATGGGCAAACTGTTCAATTTGGTACATTTGAATATTCTTTTATGTTAGAATTTAATCTACTAACACCACAACAAGAGAGAAATTATAGTATAAGAAATGCTTTTGAACTTTCCCAAAATCAGTCATTCTCAAAATAATAAATAATAAAAAATTGAAAATTGAAAATTGAAAAATAACTATTCTATATTATAATCTATAAGCATAATATGGAATTTACAGATAGTGAAAATGGCATTTGTTTTAAGTTTATACCTAAAATAGTTACTTCTTTTGATCAAATTAGTAAACAAAAACTAATTTTAAAAAATGACGTATTTGAAAAATATGAAGCCGATACAAATATAAAGGGAGAACTGTTAGTATGTAAGAATACAAATAAATTAAAAAAACATTCTAAAGTAGTTATTAGAGAAACGTATGATGAATACCTGCAATTTATTCAAAATAGAGATTTTGAAAAAGATAGATGGATTTATAATATTATTGACGGTTTAGATGAACAAGACAAAATCTTGTATAAAGATATTGAATGTGTTATTGTACCTACATATACTTGGGATGGAAACAATATTCAAAAATTACATATTTTATGTTTACATACTAACAAGACCAAAAGATGTCTTAGGGATCTTACTGCATATGATATACCTTGGTTAATATACATACAAAAAAAAACTATTAGCGTTATTAAAACTAATTACGGATTAAATGAAGAAAAAATAAAGGCATTCATCCATTACGAACCATCTACATATCATTTACACATACACTTTGTTAATGTAGAATATGTAGAATGCGCTTCATCTGTAGAATATTCTCATGACCTTAATAGCGTAATATTTAATTTAAGTTTAGATAGTGATTACTACAAAAAAATCGTATTGAATAAACGTATTTAATTATTCTACTTTATATGTTAGTTTTATCCAATTTAATAATAAAACTTTTTCACAATTTCTATAGTCACCCTTAAAATCCTTTAATTTAAAAAATTCAGCCTTTTTCATGCGAGGCTTTTTGTAGAATATATAATCTCCAAATTTTCCTGTTCTAATACTTAAATGTTCATTTAATTCTCGTACCAATCCAACCGGTTTACTAGGATCTAATACCTTATCTTTCTCTAAAAATCGTATAACTTGTAAATATTGTATATGTTCTATCGGGGTATTTCCATATTCCTCTTTTAAAGATTGTTTGTTAGTACCCCATTGAGCGTATATTCCGTATTTTCCTTTTTTTATAAATAAATCTAAACCTTTATATTTTCCAATAGAATCTGAAGTCGTGTGACTAGTATTAGTATCTATCACATCTTCAAGTGATACATTGGATGCATATTTTAATTGTTCTAAATCTAAATTCTTTTTTACGGGCAAAAAAGACACTTTTTGGGGATTATTAGTATCAATACATTTTATCACCGGACCATGTTTTCCTATTATTAGAGAATGTTTATTATCAATTTGTATAGAAAACTTTTTTAAATCTGCCAAATCTCTAGTTATTTTTGTTAGTTCATTGTTACAATCTTTACATAAATCTGACCATACATTTATACCTTGAGAAATTTTATCCAATTCATCTTCCATTTGTTTGGTATAATCATAATCAAAAAAAGAATCAAATTTTTCTACTAAAAATTCAATTACGATAATACCTAATGGTGTAATTACTAATTTATTTTTTTCATTACCAAATTCTTTTGTACAATTTAATTCAGTTATATTACCATTTTCTGTCATACTAAAATCACTGCATGATATACTTTTTCCAGTAATATTTTGTTTTTCCACATATTTTCTTTCTTGTATTTTATCAATTAGAGAAGCAAATGTAGATGGACGACCGATACCTTTTTCTTCCAAGATTTGAACTAAACGTGCTTCTGTGTAATGAGACTTTAAATCAATCATTGTAAATTTTATATCTATCTTTTTTGGTGTCATATTGATATTCTGTTTTAACCCATTTATATAAGCATATGTGTCTGAGTTTTCTACTTTATTAACAATTTGCCATCCAGGAAAAATATTTTGTTCTGTTTTGTAAATAAATTCACTATCTAATGGTGCTGTAATTTTTGCACTTATAGAATTATATTGTGATGAAGGCATACAACTTTCTAATGTTCGTTTCCATATTAAATCATATAGTCTTATTGCTTTGGCTTGTAAATCATCTGTTGAATCTTGTAATGAAGGAGAACAAACATTAATATTTACAGGTCTAATTGCCTCGTGGGCTTCTTGTGGAGGAGGAATTCCTTTTTTTTCACCTACAGACTTCTTTTTTTTTTCGGGTGGATGTACAGATGTCATTGAACCAACAACTAAACCTTCAATATTTTGATTTACATATTGCTCTCCATATACGTTTATAATATATTTTTTAATATTATCCACAAAATCTTTACTATATTTTTTAGAATCAGTTCTCATATAAGTGATATATCCTGATTCATATAATTGTTGTGCATATTTCATTGTCTCTTTAGGCGATAAATGTAATTCATTACTTGCCAATTGTTGTAAAGAAGATGTCGTTAATGGTTCAGGTGATTTTTTTATAACCTTCTTTGGCTGAGTAGTTGTTAGTGTAAAATCAAAATCAGTACACTTTTCAAGAAAAATTCTAGATTCTTCTTTAGACTCAAAACTCTTATTAAGGTCAAATACAAGATTTAAATTTGTAAAATATCCTGAAGCATTATATACAATTTTTCCAGGAGATTTTTTTATATCCAAATAATTGTCATATACAATTCTTAAAGCAGGTGTTTGACATCTTCCTGCTGATAAACTTGTAGTATGATTTTTTACAACACAATTCCATAATATGGGTGTAATAGTATATCCAACTAACATATCCAAAATCTGACGCGCTTGTTGTGCATAAACCAAATTCATATTAATTGTTTTAGGATGAGAAATTGCAGATACTAATGCTGATTCCGTAATTTCATGAAAAATAATACGTTTTGTACGTTGTACTGACAAAGAAAATAATTGACATATGTGCCACGCGATGGCTTCACCTTCACGATCATCATCTGTTGCCAAAATAACTTCATTTGCGTTAGCAATTTCCGAACGAATTTTTTCAATTTGTTTAAGTTTTAAAGGTTCATTAATAACATCATAATTTGTATGAAAGTTATTATCAACATCAATTGACTTTAGATCAGGAATATTTCGGATATGACCAAATGATGCAATTACTTTATATCCAGGTCCCAAATAAGACTCTATTTTTTTGCATTTTGCTGGTGATTCAACTATAACTAATGAGGTAGGCATGATTAAATAATATATTAATTTATCTTTATTCTAATTTAATATATTATTTACATAATTATACAGGTATTATCATCAGAATTTGTATTTTCTGATTGTTTTTTATTCGTTTTATCATTATCATAATCTTCATTAGTAGTTTCTTCTTCATCTGCATTTTCATCATACTTAGTTTGTAGTAGTTCAAAAAAATCTTCTAAAGAAAGTACTTCTTCTTGCCACTCATTATCAAATAAATAAAATTTAATAGTATTATTCTGAGAGTGTTGTGAATTAATTATAATTATATCCTTATCAGTCTTTTTATATTTGTTGATTTTTGATGTAACTGATGTTCTATAATTGGTATCCACAAACACTTTTATACTGCTGTCAATGGAATTAATGTTTTTAATAATATTTTCTACATAAGGTAAGCAATCTTCACATACTGGAATAATAACAAAATCAAGTACCATTATAGTAAGTAAAATGTTTTGACTTTAAGTTTATTTGTGAAAACTATATTTATTTTTTTCCACTCTTGAAATTCATTTTTTTGAATTGCTTCCAAGAAATTTCTACTTGAGGACCCTTATATTCTGGTTCCTTTTCACCCGTTTCTGCATTTAGTTTTTCGGCCTTTTTTAACGCACTGTCAACATAAATTTTTCTTAATAGCATACCAAATTCATATGCACCATTATGTTGATCTAATTTACCATCTTCAATGTCCCTTAAAACATCCAATGCCTTAAATAAAATGCTTAAATCTATTTCATCTTTTCTTACTTTGTTATATATATCTGTATAATAGGTGAATAAAAAGTTACATTCAACCATGGCTTCTAAATTTAGATTATCATTATCATTAAGGTACTTGTTCTTTAACATCAATAGATTATTAATGTCTGTGCGTAAAATATGACTATGCTTTAATTCTCTTATTAAATCAGTGGTATCTTCTACATTATTAGCCGCAATCATTTTTTGCAAATGAAGTCGTTGATTATCGTCCATTATATTATTATTTTAGAATACTATTTTTAAACTATAATTTATAAAATTATATTTATATATATTATAAATGAGTAATAATCAAGAGTTAACTGGGCTTCCACCACAAACTTTAATGAAAGGATCCGGAAATCCGAGTCTTGCAGCACAACAAAATATGAATGCTTCTAATGAAAAATTGAATTCACTTGGAAAAATTGGTGGTAAAAAAAGAAAATATTTACGAGGAGGTGCTTCTGCTGTTGCTGCACCACCTGCAAATAATATGTATCCTGATGGAGGAGCAACTCAAAATAATGTAAATAATTTAACATCTGCATCAATGAATGCTAAAACAAATGCTGCATTTGATGGTACGGTTGGTTCAGGACCATCTTCCACTGCTAATATTGTTCAACAACAAGAAGCAATAAGAAAAGGAGGAGGATACAAAACCCGCAAAAGAGGTGGGGGAGTTATATGGGGTTGTTTAAGTGGTGGCAAACATAAAAATACTAGAAGACACAAAAAGAGTAAAAAACACAGAAAAAATAAAAAAAGCAAAAAAAGCAAAAAATATTTTATAAAATCTAGATAACACGGTTTTATTAATAAAATAAATATATATTAATATTATATATTATGCCAACAGTAGGTAATTATTTAAATTTTTTATATATAAATTTAGGTTTTGTTGCTTTATCAACTATTATGGTATTTTTACGATCTGCTATAGATATAAAAGAAAATTGGCCTATTTATAGATGCAATCCACCTTATTGGATATTTTCTGATAATGTTACTGCTGACTTTACTTATTGTGTACAGAATACGCAAATCAATATGATGGGATACCTTCTTCAACCAATTAATTACATATTAGGAGGATTAGGTTCATTAGCAACTGAATTCTTAAAATCTATTAATTTTATACGAGAATTCTTTAGTATTCTTAGAGGTTTTATTACCAGCATTGTAGATAAAGTTTTTGGAGTTTTTGTAAATTTAATTATACAATTTACCAAATTAACAATTTCAATTAAAGATATGGTAGGCAAATTAATTGGTGTTGTAATTACAATGGTTTACATTTTGGATGGTACTATTAAAACTGGTAAAAGTTTTTGGACAGGACCACCAGGACAACTAATTCAAGCAATAGGTTCTTGTTTTCATCCAAATACAATGATTAAACTTAAAAATGGAGAACAATACACTATGGAAAATATACCTTTAGGATCAGAATTGGAAAATGGAGGAAAAGTTTTCGCAGTATTGAAAATAGATAACTCAAAGAAAGAGTGTTTGTACAAAATAAACGATGATGACCAAGATATTTATGTTACAGGGGAACATTTTGTTTTAGATAAACAAAACAAAAAATGGATTCAAGTTAAAAATTATGATAATGCTCAAATTCAAAATGATTTTATTATTGATTATTTTTCATGTTTGATTACTACAAATGGACGTATTCCAATTGGTAACCATTTGTTTTGGGATTGGGAAGATGACGAACTAACAAAACCCTTGTATAAACAAAAATAAGTAAAAAATTAAGAAATAATTATGTATTATTATCCATTTATAGTATATGGATAATAATAACGAAAAAATAGATGATTCAATAAAATTTATCAAAAAAATATATGATAATTTAAGTTACTATGATTTATATGGAAATTCAATATTTATTTTTATTTTTGTTACGATATTCCTATTTTTATCTGTGTCGTTTTTTAAAATACTTAAAAATAAAGAAGAAATTGCAGATGATTGGCCTAATCAAAGATGCAAACCACAAAATATGGTTTTTGCTGGATATATAAGTAAACCTGATGATAAAACTGCTTTTCAATATACTACTGAAAATTTTCAATATTGTGTACAAGGTATATTAATTAATATTACAGGATTTGCTATTCAACCAATTAACTATTTAACAAGTGCACTTACTACTCTTTTTAACGTGATTGCAGAAGCAATTCAGAAAATTAGAGAAATGATATATTATTTGAGAAGTCAATTAACCGTAATTACTGAAGAAGTGCTTAATAAGATTTTAGCGTCTATGATACCTATCCAAAAATTGCTCATTTCTGTTAGTGATACATTTAACAAAACTCTTGGAGTTATGACAGCGTCATTATATACAGTTCTTGCATCTTACTATCTTTTACAAACACTGATGGGAGCAGTACTTGAATTAATAATTAAAATATTAGTAATTTTAGTAATAATTATTGTTGGTCTTTGGATTTTACCATTTACATGGCCAGTTGCAGCCACTATGAGTTTAGTTTTCTTAGGAATAGCAATTCCATTAGCAATTATTGTTTATTTTATGGTAGAAGTTTTACACGTAGAAATGACAGGAATACCCAAATTAAGATGTTTTGACGAAAATACTAAATTTATAACACAAAACAATTGTATTAAATCAATTAAAGATCTTAATGTTGGAGAAATACTCTATGATGGATCTATTATTACCTCTAAAATCAAAGTTACTTCAGAAGGACTTGAAATGTACAATTTAAATGGCACAATAGTTAGTGAAAGTCATATAGTTAATTATAATGATAAATGGATACCTGTACGAGAACATCCAAAAGCAGTTTTGATTAATAACTACAACAAACCATTTTTATATTGTTTAAATACTTCCAATAAAATAATTACATTAAATAATATTATTTATACAGATTGGGATGAAATTTATAATGACAAATTAGATAGAGTTTCACGTTTTGCGTCTAAAAATTCTACTTATAATTTATTAAATATTCATAAATATTTAGACAATGGATTTCTAGAACATGACATAGTTTTATTAGATAATGGATTCAAAGAAATTAGAAATATTGAAATTGGAGATAAACTTTTAAACGGAGGCGTGGTATACGGAATTGTAGAAATAGATACACAATATTTAAATTGGGATTTAGGAAAAACCAAACCTTCTAAATTGTACAGTTTATTAACTACTAATAAACAATTTATTGTTAACTTACAAATTGTTCAAGATTACAACAGTTGCGTTGACAAAATCTTTATATAGGAAAAATATTATCTAAAGAATATGTATAATATGGATATTTCTATTGGTTCATACAAATGTAGATTAGAAATTTTAATACTTATTGTAGTTGTATTTTGGATACTTTCTGGACATTTATTATGTAGTTGTAGCAGATACAATATTATAGAAGGATTAACATCAATGATGTCAAATTCTAGAACGAGTAGTGCTGGAAAATCCAAAGAAGGTTTTGTTGGGGCAAATAATACAGCGTATGGTCCCGAATTTTCTTCTGCAGATAGTCCGGATTGGATCAGAAATCCATCTACTTGGTCTATGCCCACATTAACATATAGTCCTGGTACTACACCAGATGCTGGCGTAAAGGCTATTTGGGACAGACCTAAACAACCAATACCTTTACCTGAAGGTGAATTAGATATGTTTGCTACTACCAAATTTGACGGATCATGTTGTCCTAATGCATACTCTTCTAGTATGGGATGTGCTTGTATGACAGTTGATCAATATAATTACTTACGTGATAGAGGCGGCAATAACGTACCATACTCTGAATATTAAATTAAATTAATATGCTTATTGTTTTGTAGCACCACATATTCCACAATAACATATTGGCTGTGATTTTTCTGGATCAATATCAATATAGTCATCTATCCATTCATGCTCACAAATATTGTTTAGTTTATCTTTAACAATATTTTGGTACTCTAATAAAAAATCTTTTAAATTTTGTATTTCTACATTATTAAATATTTCTATTAACTTAGAATAGATTTTATCTATATCTTCAACAAAATAATTGTTATCCAATTTTTCTTTATTTTTTTTTATATATGCTATTTTTTTTTCTATATTATTTAATTCTATTAAATAATCTTGCACCATATCATTTATATCTAAAAGTATTGTCTTTTCGGTTACCATTATCATAAATATTCTAACAAATTTTTATATTAGTTTAATATATAAATGTCATCACAACCATCAGTCGAATCAGAAAATTGGGCAGACTTAAAAAGGACAAACTCTTTACAAAGTAAAAAAATGAGAAGACTTGGTGTTATAACACCAGAAGAAAGAGATAGTAAAATTGAAGAATTTAAACGGTTTATGAGTGAAAAAATAGAAAAAGAATCACAAGAAATAAATGAAAACGAAGAATCAGATCAAGCATTTGTTTCTGATCCTAGTACAGCATTTTTTTATTATTTTATGGGTCGTGGTAATCCTCTTCACGAGGGTCATGTACATGCATTAAAACAACTTATAGAAACGGCAGATAAAAACAATGCAGTACCTTTAATATTACTTGGAAATGGACCCAAACCAAAAAAAGCATCAGATAAATTAAATGATCCAATCAGTTTTGATTTAAAACAACGTTTTCTTAAATATAAATTGGACGAATTGTTTAGAGCAGAAGGGTTAAAAACTCCTCGTTATATTATAAAAGAAAAATCATCGGCACCGGCTCAAGATGTATCGCGTTATATACAAGATGCTTTAGAAAATTATGGTCCTGATGTACAAGATATTATTATAGCACAATTTGCTGGAGATAAAGGAGAAGATGCCAAGAAATTAGATTTTATAAAACCTATTGTTGTGGCTAAAGCAACTGAACTACGACCATCTTCTGTAGTAACAACAATAACCGAACCGATTAATCCAATCAAAAATGATGGAGAAGAAATGTCTGCAACACGTGTAAGAAAATATGCTTATAATTGTTATTTAAACGAACAAGATCAAGATATTAATGGTGAAGATTGTTTTAAACAAAAGTATGGTTGGTTTTATAAGGATTTTACATCAGAAATATATAATGGAATATTGTCTCCATTATTTAATCCACCATCTGGAATGTCGGCTATAACACAAACAGAAATTCAAAACTATATTGATGGTATTGTAGAGAGTAAAAAGTCAAAAGGAAAGGCAAAGGGTGGATTTAAAAATAAAACTAAAAGAAAAAGAAAAAATAAAACAAATAAAAGAAAAAAGTACAAAAAAAGAATTATAAAAACTAGACGTAATTAAATAAGAGAATAATAAATACAATATTTTTTAATGTATTTATTAAAATAGCAAATAAATAGGTTTTCCTACACGTAAATTAAATCTACCAATTGATTTTAACATATTATAATTGATAGTAACTAATGCGCCAAAATTTCTTGTTAAACGAGGAACTCCTCTATTGTAAAATATTGCACTTGTTGTAATTTTTCCATTAAAGTTAGGCATTCTTATATTTAGAAAATATTAAATAATATTTTACGATATTTCTATTTAATATGAACGAGAAACAGAAATAAACTTACTCATCATTCTTGAAAATAAAATAGGTTCGTAAACAATACGTGTTGGTTGAACAATTGAATAATTTCCTGCTGCTAAACCTCCAAAATCTCGGGCACGATTAGGAACACCCCGATGATAAAAAATTGTACTAGTTTTACCATGACTTCCTGCTGGCATTATATAGATAACATATAAAAAAACTATATATACTAATATATTCCTAAATATAAACAATGAAAATTATTACACATATAAATAGTAAAGTGAAGGATTAATCGTATCTGTTTTTTTAATTAGTTTATCTACAATATCTTTTGTAACAGTAAACGGAAATTGAACTTTTATTGACATATCTTCCTCAAATAGATTTGATTCTGGACGCATTAAACGATACAAATTTAATTTTGTATAAATTATTTCTAAACATCGTTTCAAATTTCTAACTCCATCTTCTTTATTGCAGTGATTATCAATAATGTAATGAATCGTTGCTTCAGGAATAATGATTTCTGATGATTCAAACTTTACTTGCTCTCGGATACGAGGTAATAGATAATTATTTGAAATTACAGTCTTTTGCTTTTGATTGTATCCTTTTGTTTGAATACGATACATTCTATCTTTTAATATTGAGTTCACTTTGTTCTCATCATTATAACTAAATATAAACAAACATTTACTCAAATCAAAATCTATCTCAGCAAAGTACTTATCATGAAATTGAGAGTTTTGAGATGTATCTGTTAAGTGGGTTAAAATACCAGCAATTTCTTCACCTTTTGGGGTATCACTAATTTTATCTAATTCATCAAAGTAAATTACTGGATTCATGCACTTACTATCAATTAAGATTTGTACAATTTTACCCCATGTAGAACCTTCATATGTATAACTATGACCTTCTAGAAAACTACTATCTGTAGCACCACCTAACGCAATGAAAGCGAATGGTCTATTTAAAATTTTACTAATTCCCTCTTTTACTAAACTAGTTTTACCAGTACCGGGAGGACCATGAATTGCTATTGCTGTACCAATTGCTTTGGGATTAGTAATCAACTGTCCAAGCATTTGCATTATTTGCATTTTTGCATCATTCAAACCATATACAGCATCATCCAATGTTTTTTGAGCAGTTTCCATGAAATCATGACATTTATCTACACCGTCATTTATACTTAACGGTAATGTTTGGAATTTTCCAAATGGTATTCTCATAAAGGTATCTACCCAATTCTTTATTTTATAGTACTCACCACTACCCGGCTCCATATACCTTAAAGAACTGAGTTTTTTCATTGCGGTTGCTTTGAAAATAACTGGTATTTCTGACTCAAGTAGTGTTAGACGATATGGTCTTTCTACTCTAACTATTTTATTAATTTCACGTAATTCCTTTATTATTTTCTTTTGATCATTCACCTCTAATTTACCGTAAAATTCAAAATCATTCATTGTGTTTTTATCACGCATTATTTTTCTGAATATTCTTTCGTTTTTTTCCTTTTGTTTTTTTAGTTTTTTCTCTTGTTTCTTTTTGTTTTGTTCTAACTTTGTTTCACATAGTCTTATACATTCTCCTACAAGTGAATTATCTTTATTTCGGGTTTGTAAATCTTTTAATACCGTTAGTATATCTTCCGAATCATTTTTTTCACTTTTAACACCAAGTGCATTTTTTAACTTATCAATTAAAATATTATCATTTTCTACCATTGCCGTATCTTCCTCTTTTTTCTCTTTTTTCTGAGAGTCTTTAGTGTTTTTTTCTTTTTTTGCCTTTGTATTTTTACAAACCTTCTTTTTACGATAGACTTCCTCTTCCTCTTCTTCTTCTTCCTCTGATGAAGAATCATCTGTACTTACTGGATCATCTTCATTTTCTGTTTCTGAGCAACTATCACTACAAGTTTCCCATTCTTCTTCATCACCTAATTCATCATCTTCATCTTCGTCTCTTGCACCTCCAATGGTAAATATAATATTAAATTTACCAGCACGTTGCTTTTCGTTATCTTCATCTTCGTAATCTTCATCATCATCTTCATCATCCTCATAATCACCTTCAGACTCATCATCTTCATCTTCATCACTTACAACAATTTTCTTTGATTTTTTTACAGGTTTTTTAGAATTTTTTTTTGTTTTTTTGCTTGAAACTGGCTCTTCTTCACTTTCACTTTCATTTTCACTCTCATCCTCAGAATCATATTCTTTTACTTTTTTATTCTTATTTTTATTCTTATTTGCCTTCTTCCTAATT